CTATTCATCCTTTGGCATTTTCAATAATCTAGTTCCAATTCTTTTTAACTTCTTGTTCCTCACAAGATCGTAAGTGACATATTCCATACTTTGGCCCGTAGGAGGCAGTTTTTCCTTGTCTACTGTTGGTAGAAAATCTTGCAACTTGATAATTATAGAGTTAAAAATATCAAAATCCCATGAGGCAACGGTGCCGCCATCTATTATAGTAGAAAAAGAAAAAATATATTTCTTAGGTATATCAATACCACACAAATCATCAATTTCGTATTCCTTCATGCCAACGTACCTTGGCCGTTCATCTACATAAACAAACGGCGTCCTAGCAGCCAATGCTAGCCTAGAAATACCAGAGAATACGTCTAGAACACATCCAGTCATTCTCATAACAGTAAGTATCTTGTTTATTTCCGTGTCACTGAAATAAATACAACTCCTGCTAAATTCCGCCGACAAGTCGTAAGTGCCAAAGCTTTTGCACACAACTGGCAAAAAACCTTCTTTAAGCAGTCTGTTAATCAAAGCAACCCAAAATTCTCTAGGAGCCTGAATTAACCGACAGTGATTATTGTGCCAGTTGTTTATATGAGTTGCTGGATAAATGAATACTTTATACCCACCCTTTTCCATAAACTCACGATTAAAGTCCTTGTTCAACATCGCGGAAGAAGGCACCAATGGCAGAAATCTTTTAACCTGCTTATACTTAGTCCAAAAAGCATCCGTTAAACCTCTGTCATAATATCCTAAAAACTGAGTATCAAGCGGCAACACATCTTCGAAAAAGTATTGATTTAGGTTTCTGTAATACTGACTGACTAATTCGCTCTTATTACTAAACCCGCTAACATAAGGATACATCTTCTTTATATGAGCATCACTTTGAATAGACCAATACTCATTAACGTATGGGAATAAAGACGCCAACCCAGGCCAACCGCATATGATATGATACTTGGATGGTTTGTCCTGTTCTTTATAACGATGAAGTAACAAAGAGGACAGAATGAAAAATGATCGCATATCACCAAAGAATGGAGCTACTGTGATGTTAGCTGCATCCGTTGGAATATTATCGACGTTAAAGAAATCTCTTTGGAAACCTGTCTTCTCTGCTGCTTTGGCTATTAAGCCAGCGATATCCTTCATTTAAATCCCCGCGAGTCGATGCAAATTTTGTTGTCTTAACTTTAAAACAACATCCCGCTCATCTACCATGCCTATTACATCTTCCCAATTCCCACGCTCCATTTCATGAATACTACTTTCCAACAATTGAATTGCCGCATCATTATCGTTGTAGACATTCAAGAAATGAGACAAAACTAACTTCTTTTTGCCGTTCGTGGTTAATGCCAGTCGGTAAGCTTCCTGTCCCTGACCAAATAGTTGATCTGGACTTTCAAATATCAAGAATGGAGTACCCATGATAGCTGCAAGTCTGGTCGATGCCGTCCAGAACTGCACCGTAAATTCCATCTTCGAAATGATAGCAAGCGTCAACTCTAAATCCCTAGACTCTGGCATTCGGGAAAAATCAGTGATATGTGGCAATGGACATTCTAACGTACTTTGCTTCTCGCCAAGCCATATTGGAGTATAGCTCATACTCTCAAGCTTTTTGATTAATTTTACATAGAACTCTGGTTGTAAATTCCTACCATATGTCGTTCGATTACGAGCAACCACCCCAACAGGTCTGTTGCCTTCAGGAACCTTGATATACTTCTCCACCTCGGCCAACGCCGCATCGCTAGGCTTCGGAATTGGCGTCATCTTTGGCTTCCAGTAACGAATGTCCGCAAACAAAGCCTTCACAACATCAATGCTGGAACATTTAGGACAACGTTGCACTTCGTTAATGTCGCCCCAAAGATGGTCGCAACGCTTACAAGTGTTGCCTACCGCCAAACGCCCCAACTTGTCAGAGCTTATAACCCGACCAAGCTGTTCGGCGTTCTTTTCCAGCTTGGTGAGGTTCTTACTTGAATGATGGAAAGCAAGGGCTTTATCCCTTAGAAATTGAAATTCCTCTTTAATTTCCCAAAACTCATCGACCAAATGCTTGTAAAGATAAGCACGACCATACCAACCCATAACTATAATATAAGCCCCTGGATTTTCCTTAATTAATCTTGGGACACAATACATAGCACCAACAATCTCACACCCAAACTCTGAAAAACAAGAAATGATTACAACTCGCTCCTTGTCTGTCGGCTTAGGTCTGTCTGTAAATTTGTGGACGTTAAATTGAACATCACACATCTGTTCTTCTTTAGACTTACGCTTCATTAATGGCATTTTAACTCCTAATCCTCATCAGTTTGACATGCTGCCCGCATTTGGGGCATTTAAATTTTCGACCGCTGCATTTAGCGCAATTAGCCACAGGAGCTAAATCCTTAAGATCGGAGGTTAATCCGTTGGACTTACGCGACCAATTGCACTTGTTGCATTTTAATAGAAAAAATGTTTCACTCATAAAAAAATCCTTACTACCAATAAGGTAGTAAGGATTTAAGTGTTTATGATAATTCGTCTTGAATGAAATCTGGACTTAAAGAATTGCTCAATTCGTCTATCTTGTGCTTTAATTCGTCTATCTGAGTCTGGATTTTCTTAATCTCTGGTGCTTCATCACCATAAGCTCCAAACTTTGGATTAGAGTTAAGCTTAACCTCTAGGTTATAGAGATTATGCTTCATATAAACTATCTCACGCAACCCTTTACCATCTGCCCACTCTGGCGTTACTTTTTTACGCTGATCTTCGCCGCGTGATGGTGGCTCAATTGGATTGGCAGTATTGCCTAGTTCAGCACCCTTAACACCCAACGCATCCTTTGAAGGAACATCCCTTGTTTTGCCCTGTGGCTGCGATGCAAGAGGTTCTTCTGTGCCAATGCCATCAATCTTGGAAGTCTGTTCCTTAAGGATATCAGGTGCCTCGCCACTATGATTGGACAGCTTGTAAACCTGCTGCCAATACTTGGCGTCACACTCGTTCAAAGAAACAGTTTCTTTACCAGTCTTGCGGACATTACCGAAATAATCAGTCTGATATACCTGTGGGTTAATTTCCTGCTCTTTTGGCTCAGTTGGGAAAATTCCCTTCTCCTGCGCCTTATCCCACACGTCCATCCATTTTTCTAATTCAGCGTTCATAAAATTATATATGAACGCTGAATTAGAAAATCATTTGATTAATTCGCCCTTTCGCAAAGGTATTACCCGAAGATCAAATGCCCGATCCTTCGGAATCAACTTGTCATACTCCCATTTCGGCCACTTCTTCGGTGCCCATAGAGTATAACGATTGAACCCCTTGTCAGGTGGCTTAATCTTTAATTTAACCAATTCGCCTTCCAGTAATTCAGGGCCAAAGCGGTTCCAATCATCCTGCCAAACCTGAATGAACCCTTCCTCACCGTTAGCATCTTCCGCCTTCAAAAGCCAGTAATTCACATCCTTGTTCTTCTTGGAAGTCTGCTTAGTCACACTCTTGAGCATTACCTCAACATAGCCTAACGGCTCACCCTTTTCCTTGAATATTTCAAATGTCCTATTGCCTTCATAATCAGGACTATTTCTGATTGGGTGATGCCAGAGGAACCCATAGAACATCATTTCGCATTCTTCAGCATTATTCAGCAGCTTAATAAGCTTATCTTCCACCTCTGGCACCGTACTAACTTCCGCCACCTCTCGTAGCGCCTGCTCACGCAAGAACTCATCCATCGGCGGAACAGCATCGTCAATCGTCGGCTTGGCATAATAACTGCTGTAAGAACGCTCCGCTTTCTTTTGAAGTGCCGCCAACTTCTCCACCTTCTCGTCTTCGGGAGCGTCACTGTTGGCAATTACTTCACACTCTTCAGCATTCTTAACCACGCCAGTTTCATACCTCTTCTGCCGTGCCTGCCGCTTCTCTTTGATATCCTTATACCACTTGTAATACTTGTAAAGCGTCTCTGGCTTACCATCCGAAGTAAACAACCCCAAACCAACCAACGCCTTTACAACGCTTTCATCCGTGCCAAACTTGTTCAAAAAGTCAGTGAAACCAGTGTATGGCTGACCATCCACAATCCTTTGTGCAACTCCCTCCCCAATACCCTTCACGTTCGCAAAACCAAAGTAAATCTTATCGTCAGTGATATCAAAATAGACCTTGGATTTATTCAGGTCTAATGCCTCTACTTTAATTTCATGACGCTCTGCATCCCGTTTGTACTCCTTCATCTTCTCAGCGTCCGATTCAAAATGCAAAATAGATGCAAAAAACTCAATTGGATAATGTGCCTTCAATACCAAAAGCATGAAAGATATATAAGTATATGCTACAGCATGACTTAGGTTGAAAGCGTAGCCCGCGAAACCTTCTAGTTGCTTCCACAGCGCTTCGACTTCTTCCAGGGACCAACCAAGGGTTTTCTGGCCATTCTCAATGAATTGAATCTTATACTTTTCGAAGATATCCTTTTTCTTTTTACTGATGGCTTTAATCAAGCTGTAACAGTCTTCTAATGGAATTTCGCCTACAGCGTGGAATATCTTCATGCACTGCTCTTGGAAGCAGATAACGCCATAAGTATTGCCAAGAATCGGCTTTAGTAGTGGATGAAGTTCGTAAGGTTTCTCACCCTTCTTACGCAATACAAACTCATCATGCTGCCCTTCACCCATCGGACCAGGACGATATAGAGCGGTAATGGCTACCAAGTCGTCAAAACTGCTAATGCCTGCTCGCTGTACTAGCTTTCTAATACCTTCGGAGTCAAACTGGAAAATACCTTTCAGGTCGGCTTCATTGGCCATCGCAATAGATTTGGCATCATCAATGAAATTATCATCCGAGAAATCTTCTTGCCCTTCTTTAGCCCATACACTGCTCAAGCCGTGACGTTCTTTAATCAACTTGCAGGCATAATTAATCTGGAGTAAGTTGGTAATTACCAACCAGTCCATCTTAATAAAGCCCATCGGCTGCAAGTCTTGAGTATGTAAACCTTCTGCCCATGCCGAAAGAGGTTCCCCTTCACTACCACGAACCAAAGGAACATAATTGGTAATTGGCTGGCTAGAAATAACGACACCGCCCGCGTGCTTACCTTGGCTCTTATTGCGGCCAATCATCATTTTAGCCGCTTCAGCTACGTCAGGGTTGTCATCGCAATACTTTTTCAGGTCAGGGAACATTTCCAGGGCGCTGTCCCAGGTCATTGCCTCGCCTTCGTCATCTTTCAACCCGATCTTGGTGGTGAGATTCAATATTTCATAGCGGTCCTTATCGTGGACTTTCGCCATGTCAATTAAGCTGCCCTTAATGCCAAAGCTGTTATAACTGCCGATGTTACAGACCTTATCAGCACCAAAATATTTTGGTGCCCAATCGTTCTTGAGATAATCTCTAATCTGCCGTGGAAAGTCCACGTCAACGTCAGGCCAGTCCTTACGAGCCTTACTCAAGAATCGACTGAACAGCAAGCCGTGCTTAATCGGATTGACGTTAGTAATGCCAAGACAGAAACAAACCAATGACCCGACACCCGACCCTCGCCCTGGACCTACGGCGTTAGATGTGCCAAACATTTCCATCGAATAACGGCGGGCTTCATCGACGGCTGCTTTGAGAATTAGGAAGTAACTGGAGAATTTGAGAGCGAAAATAAGCTCAAACTCTTCCTTGAGTCGCATCTGGTATTCTTTGGTCATGGGCAAGCCACGACGCTTAAAGCCCTGAATGACACCCTCTTTGAGTTTGTGATCGGCGTCAGGAATGACAGGGAGTTTCATAGAACGGTCGAGCGTTACATTTACCATACGGCAAATTTCGACCGTATTCTTTTTGGCTTGCTCAAATAGTTCAAGCGGGATTACGTCGCTGTAATCTGTTTCCCACTTTAGAGTTAACTCCTCTTCCGTCTTCATGGAGAGATTTGGGTCTTGCATAAAGAAGAAATCCATGTCGCCAGATTTCTCCGCTCTCTCCTTAACGTCTTTGAGAGTATATTTGGTCTGAACCATTAGCATCAAATGCTGGAACTTGCTATGCCCCGCATCACAGAAATGGCAGTCGTTGGTGAGGATTAGCGGGATGCCGTATTTCTCATGGGCTTTGATAATGAAAGCATCATAGGGCTTTTGCTTGACGAAATCGAGAAGCATTAACTCCAGACGGAAATCCTTGCCGAACATCGCCATGTACTTTTCGATCATAGCGAAACCAGCTTCTTCACCGCCCGCGTCAAAGGCTTGGGCGATTTCGCTCATGTAGCAACAGGAGGTAAATATAATACCTTCCTTATACTGCAAGAGTTGCTGGTGGTTCAGACGTGGGCGGTAATAAAAACCCTTGAGGTGCGCAAGGGAAGACAGAGTTACAAGATTCTGATACCCCGTGTTGTTATAGGCAATAGCAAGCAGGTGGTAACTTTTTCGTATGATCTTGGAATCTTCGGGCGACAGCGACTTGAGGTAGTCTTTCCATTCTTTTTCGTTGGTGTATTCAATTTGCAGGGGATTAACGTATAATTCACACGCGAAGATTGGAGTGAGAGATTTATCTTTGTGGGGATCGTCTTTGTCGCCTGTGGCTTTGCAGGCGCGGACTTGCTCTGGAATGACCGCCATCATCCCGTGGTCACTGATGCAGAGATAGTCACCGTGGCCCTTCCACTTGGCAGCATATTCACTTGGAAAAGCGAAACCGTCGAGAAGTGATTTGTGTGAGTGGACATGCAAATGTTCAAAGCCTACATTTGGTCTAGTCATTATTGCCTCCTATTTATCTTCATACAAATAACACTTCTTACCGAGTTTCTCGGCTTTTTTGAAAGTATCCATTGTTCCATTGGCTTTGATGCCGTGGACGACAAATGCGGCTAAATAGTCGCAAAACTCAGCGATTTGGGTGTTTCTGGTGAAGAAGTTTGAAACTTTGTAGGGCTTATTATAGTTCTCGGCGGGAAGGATGCAATAACAATTGTGACTGGAATGTATCGGTGGAAACTCAACGTACTGTAACTCCATATCCAGAGCCACTTTCTTCGCCAAGAAATCTGCTCCGTGTGGACAACCTCCACTGACAACAACCAAATTGTCGCCATAACGTGAGTGGACAAGCTCTAGATATCGTCTTATTTTATTTTCGTTCTTGTATTCTCGACTGCCAACTACTGCTATTTTCATGGGATACCTACATACTAAAATGAACAGCCGCACCTACGGCCATAGCAACTATAGGTCTTATGAGAATGTAAGATAGAGAGTTGGCTAAACCAACCTCTTCACTCTTTTTATAGTCATAATAATGATATGTGATGAAATCTAATAACACGCAGATGCCAACAGCATGAAGAATGGAGACTGGTCGTAGTCCCAAAGGGACTACGAACCACTCCCACAAATATGAAAGAACAAATCCTTCAAGCGAACTAGCAATAACAAACAGCAAGATGAAGGACCAAAACAAACCAAGTAGTTTAAGAAACTTATTCAAAACATTTTTCATCGCTTAAAACCCATCATCTTATCTACATCCTCTCTGGATGAGATGCTTTCCTTCATTTGATTCAAATTTTCCAACGCTTCTGTATAGTCGTCGCCCAAAATAATAACAGCAACGAACAATTCTTTCAAGTGTGCAATACTGAAATCTTCGGTGTCCTTGACCCACTTCTTAATGTCGATCTTCAAATCTTCTGGCTTCTTCTCCCCACAGAGATGCTTGAAATACATCGTTCTGGATTCGATATTTGGATATGGAATCTTAAACCTCTTGTCGAATCGGGACGGTCTGTTGATAATACGCGGGCCAAGCAATTCAGGATAATTCGTTGTAGCCAAGAAAACTACTTTATTAATACTCTCCACACCATCAAGGATGTTGAGAACAGGTGACTCTTCGTAATGTTCGATAATGGAGTCAATATCTTCCATCAAGACGACAATAGGAGTTGATAATTGAATCTCTCTCAATACTCTCATGCCTTCGATAAACAGGCCAGGGTTCGTAAACTTAATTACAACACCATTACGGTCAACCACATCCTTCATTATTAGGTTGACCGTACAAGTCTTGCCACCGCCTGGCGGTCCCCATAAAATGATACCACGCTTATAAGTGATGCCAAATTCAGTAAATAGGTTTTCACGATCCCAAAAGGTTTCAATTTCCTTTAGGACTCGTTCAGAATTGGTTTGTGGGAATCTAAGAAGACCTTCGGTACGGACGGGAATCTTCTGGAAGTATAAGCCTAGACATGCGCTGTGATGGATTTCATAAACACCAGAAGGCAATTGTTCCTTAGTAGTGCCAGCAGGGATAAATCGCTTTCCGTCGCCTGTAGTCCACTGAGTTAACTTACCATAGTCGGCCTTATCTGCGGGGGCATCACTGCCACAGGACGGCTCACAATTACTTTCTTTATACCTGTGCCTTAGTGGGCGTCCTTTCGATGACGCCATCTTTTCATTTAATTCTTGATTCTCTCTGTTTACGACCATAAAAAAAGCCTCCTTACTTGTTATAGTAAGGAGGCTTCAGGTTTCCAGTGGAGGTGGCGGGAGTCGAACCCGCGTCCTCCTGTAGAGTCAATTAACTATCTACAGGCTTATTCTGTTGTTTAATCTAAGTCAGGTTAGAACAGCAGACAAGTCTAATCCTGACCGTTGCAACTAAATCTCGTCTTAGAACAGTTGCCGTTCTTCAGACCAGCCAAATTTTACGTTGGACTTCCAGACGCTATTGGCATTCGCTTCTGTCGTCCACCAGCGGGGTTTAGGCCGCTAGAGCATACTCATAAGGAGTTGCGTTTAGAACATTTTGGTCGGCTTTTATAGTAGCCCGCTGACCAACTACTGCCTGCACATCAATTCACTTGCTACGGAGTCGATACCTTTTCACCCCCGATACTCTATATATTACTACAGAAAATGTTTTTGTCAACTGGATATATACAGAAAAGGAAAAAAGCTATGACATTCCAAAGATTCAAGGAATATTTGAACGATAAAGGCGACATACAGAAGAAACCTGTGGTCAAGGCAGACGCCGATACTGGCCCTTCGGGTAAAAGTGCCCCAAAGCCACCAAAGGCACAAACAAAGGGTAAGAATTGGAAGAATTTCCAAGTTAAAGGCGAAGCCGCACAAGTCGATGACGGCGGCGACGGCACCAAGCCAGCTGCCTATAGCGCCCCAGGCACCGATCCAGGCCAACAAACCGCCGATGGCGACAAAGGCAAAGCTGACCCTCTAAGCCAAAAGGGTGACAAGAGCCTAGTCTACAACCCAAAAACTGGCGATCAGAGCTTGAAAATGAAGAAACTCCAAGACACCAAGACGGAAACATTCCTTAATAAGACAAGAGGACTTTCAGCACAAGGTTATGCAGAGTACGTCCTAAAGCAGAGCAGCCCAAATGGTATTAAGCAAATTATTGAAACAGTAGAACTAATTAGCAAGAACGAACTTCTTGTAGAAGCTTTAGTTCGTGAGCTAAAGCGAAAAGGTGATTTTGCAACCTTGATTGAAACCGTTCTAAGTCAGCCAGAAACTTATAATGAAATCGCTGCCAGCCTAGCCAGCCCATCGAGAGGTAAGGACATTGCTCGTCAACTAGCAAAGGCTGTTAATGAAATTACAGCAGAACCAGCTTCTGATGATATCGTTCCAGAGACGCCAGCTTCAAAGAAGATGCCGCCTAATAAAGACAGCATTAACTCCAGAGGGGAACCAGTCCAACCTGAACACAATGCTCGCAGGGCTAAGACAGTTAAGGGCGTTCCAGCGGAAGATGGTAATATCATGCAGAGCATGATGCGTCCAGAACACACACTAATTGAAGCCCTAGCCAACTATAAGTCAATCAGAATGGCCATGAAAAAGTTGGTAGATTAAGGTTAAAAGTCATTTGGACACCAGGCAATAGGATCATCCAAAAGACACAGTGAAAAAATATTAAAAGTACAGTGCCAAGCAATATATCAAGCATGGCACTGTACTTTTTCCCTTTTTTATCATACTCTGGATCGTAATTCAACAGAAAGTTAATACCACAAAACAGAAATCTAAGCCCACCAGCAAACGGCATCACAACAAACTGAAAAAAGAAAAGAACCATCACAAGGATGAGCCAAATGTTTATGTCCATGTCTTTTCATAATCTTCTCTGGTAACTAATGCAACATCTTTTTGCGGGTCATTACCCACACAAACATAAACATACTCATCATTATCTTTGTCCTTGGTAGCCAACATAACCTCTTTGCCCCAAAGATAATGAATCGAAGTCAACACCGACCTAGCATAAGGATCATACAAGTTACGATCATCTAGCTCATTCTTGTAGTGCTGTAGCAGTAAGTAGTTCTTGTTTCTATGGTTAGGATCAGAAATTCGGATATCAGGCAGCCCACCGTTGACGTGCTTCTGCAAAAGCTTCCGCTTGATTTTCTTGGCGTCACGGCTTTCAATCTTCCACTCACCGTTCGGGTAATGCTTATATTCAAAATACTCAAACTTGTTACAAAACTCCTGAGTGAAAAATTCGTTAATAAAAGTTACATCGTTGTAATACTTCCTCACTTCGAAGATTTTCTTTTTGCCGAGTCCAGCCTTCGTATCCCACTCTTCCTTTTGTCGCATATTCCTGCATTCTTCGTATTCCGTGCCAAACTGACCCTTATTCCATCGTTCTTCAACGTCAAGAAACAAGTAGAATCCAGTCTTGTAAGGATTGACACTATACTTGCCGCCCAAAACACCCATCTTATGGACTGCATACTCCACAATACCCATATCATGAGCTTTCTGGCCTAATGCACAATAGCCTTGGCGAGTCAAAAACTCATAATCCATCATCGACGCCCAACCTTCATTAATTGTCTTAGTAGCTCGCTGTGGTGAGAAATACATCGACTCCTCATACAACATGCTAATAATATCCTGCTGCCAAGGCTTTAAATGGGCATAGTCCTTAAGAAACCCGAAAATATCCTTGTCAGAAATTTGGTATAATTCTAGTTCCTTAGCCAGTTCCCGATCATCAATTCTCTTATACTCTTCGTCAATAAAACTCTTTGGATTGATCCACGGGTCCATATGGAGACGATCAGAAGCTACCTTTAACCTTCTAGGGTATTCATAATCTCTTCTGTCCTTGATGACTGGCTCACGGATTACTCTATCTGTCCAAGCCTTTGCAGGATCAATCAAGGTCTGTATTCTAAGTACATGGTCAATAAACTCAGTTACTTTCTCACGGCCCCAACGCGAAATGTACTTACGAATACGAGCAGCATTACTGGACAGTTTGTTCATCATATTTTCGTCAGTTGGTGTGAAGAAAATATTGTTCTTGAAGAAGTCGTTGTGCCCTGTAGCATGGAACACTACCGTCACATTATCAAGCATCGTATTTGATGCTAACAAGTACATAACGCATGGGTTAGTGTTTACAACAAGTTCATAAATACGATGCTGGTTGTATTCGTAACCACGTTGAAGTTCTTCGTACTGCATACCCCAATACCAGTGCGGATAACGGTGTGGGAAGCCACCATAAGCAGCAATTTCCGACATTTCATCGTATCGCACCTTCTGGATAATGGTTGGGTAAAAGTCTAAACCATAATCCTTACATTTAACGAGTGCTTCAACAAAGACTCGCTTTTCCTCTTCTGTTAGATGGCACCCTGGAGTTGTGTCATTCCCTTCCAACAATGCCGATCCACGCATGAATTTTGACATTAAATACCAACCCCCGCTTCTACGTTTGGTTCACTGAGCAATGCTTTAATAGCTTGTTTGATAGCTTCATTCCTTTCTTCTTCGGACAGTTTAGAAGAACCCCAATCACCAGAAGAAAAGTCTACAGATTTTTCATTTCCAACGGAAACAGTCTTAACGTTTGGAAGCTTATCAGTTTCCTTATCAACACTTTCCTTTAAGCTACCTGCATAATTATAACACAAAACCTGCGTGACACCGAACAAATTACATACAGATGGCGGAAAATCTTTAGCCAATATCTCATTAAACACTGGATTGTCGTTATACTGGTTTTCGCCATCACTAAAATAGAAACAATAAACATTCCAGCGATCAGGGCGGAACCTATTCTCAAACTGCTTCGCCATCAACTTTAATACAGATGAACATAAAGTTCCACCACCATAACGATACTGATAGAACGTCTTTTCATCAACTTCCTGAGCAGCGGCATCGTGCCAGAAGTAACAACGCTCTACCTTCTCATAAAATCTTCTAATCCAAACGTCAATCCACCATGCAATGTCAGATACAATGGAACATTTCTCTTCATCCATTGAGATAGAGCCGTCACGGGCAAACATGATAACGGCATTACTGCTTGGTATCTTGATTTCTTTATACTGACGGTAACGACGGTCAGAATTGATTGGCCTGATGATACGCATAGGGTCCGTCGAACCTGGAACATAATGCAACGTGTCCAAGTCCTTCGAAGCAGCCTGTCGCTTCAAAGCCTGCAAAATTGTACGACGATTATGACGTAAGGATTCTGGTCCTGTTAAGGAGATATCGTTATATTTGATCTTGATATCTTCGAAAGTCTGCGTAGGCTTAGGCTTTAGATTTGGAAGCTTGAGTTCCTTCTGCAATTCATCAAGGAAATATTCCAGGCCAACATTGACAAGGATGCCTTCCCCTTCATCTTCACCCGCTTCGTGACCTTCACCGTCACCCTTTTGCGGGTCACGTTTAATAACGTCGCCTTCCTTGCCAGGCCCACGACCGATACCTGTTTCGCCTTCGCCATATACAAAGTGTGGTATATCAATGGTTGGAATGGATACTGTGGCTTTACCGTTCTTACCACGCAAACGAACAAACTTATTAGTTTTGACGTATTTTTGTAGTTCTTTCCTTAGTTTACCATCAATAACATCACGAAAATGCTTGTGATCTTCTTCAATTGCTCTTGGCATTTATTTCCCTCGCTCAGTGAATTTTTCCTGCGGCTTTACAATGTGCCAAAATACATGCTCACTAATGTCTTGAGCATAACTATTCCAAGTCTTGACAAACTTTATACAACTAACGCCATTCTTGACCGCTTCATTACACATTTGAAGAAATCGACTTTGATTCTTATACGATAGATTGCAAAGATTGAAATGTATTGTTCTATGACCGCTTTTGAACTCTTGCACGTCCATACTCCTCCTTATAAACAAAATGGACTCTCCCACACATAACTATGCATTAATTCTATAATTCGTGGGAGAGTCCAAGTTTATTTTTAGTTATCGTCTTCGTTCATAGCCGTTCTTGCAAACAAGCTACCAACGTAATCCAACACGTCCGATGCGGACTTGTCGTTGTAGCCGTATTGGTCAATCAAACGCTTCTTGATAGCGTCGATCTTATCCTGCACGTCAGGAGCAACTACCGTAGCTTCAGAGACATTGAGAGCGGACAACTTGATGTGATCCCTAGTGTCCTCGAACAATTTGGCTTCCAAAGCCTTCTTCAAATCAGGGTTACTATCCCACTTGAATTTCTTCCCATCAGTAGCCAAGTCACCGATGAAAGCCGCAATCATACGACGGAAATCATCCACACCCTGGTCTGGAATGCCAATCTTCTCTTCGATAGAACGCATCAAACGCTCGTTTGGTGGCTCATCGCGGCCAGTTAGCTTGTTCTTAATCTTGGACTTACGGATGTAAGCCATGATATTATCAATGTAATTGGCACACAATCTCTCAATTACCTTCTCATCACCCACAAGAGCCTTTCGGACCTCATCCTTAAGGATTTCGTCCAATTCCTTAACGGCCAAGTCCACACAACTGTTATAACGTGCTACGTCTTCCTTCTTGTTAATCAAGGCGTTGTTGTCCAAGCCCGACTTGATTTCATGCAACACCATGAACGGATTTATATAGTCGTGGTTATTGCTTAAACAATTGGAAACCTTATCCTGAACGTATCGTGCCGATACGCCAAGCGTCATGCCTTCGTTCGGGTGTTTATCCTTCAATTCCTTGACAGTATCTTCGGTGTAGCCTGGTAGTGACTCACCGTTATATAGTCTAACCTTCTGCACCAAGGTCAGCTTGCCATCCTTGTCATCGTCCAAACGGGTCAAAATTGCCCATAGAGCAGCGATTTCCAAGGTATGTGGGGCAACGTGCTGGCGTACCCTGCCATTACCATAGTCCTGTTCCAAAACCTTAATTTCATCAGACCAGCGTAGCAAATAAGGAACGTCAATCTTCACGGTACGGTCTTTCAACGCCTCCATATACTGGTTGTTTCTTAGTCTCTCATATTCTGGATTGTTTGTGTGGCCGATGATGGCTTCATCAATAGAAATCTGTGGAAACTTCTTAGGTTTGATCTGACGTTCCTGGCTTGCACCAAGTAGGTCATATAAGAACTCCTGAGCTAGCTTCAACATTTCAATGAACTCGACAACACCACGGTTGCCTACGCAGAACTCACCGTCGAAATTGAATGCACGGGGGTCTGAGTCGGCTCCGAAGTGGCCGATCTTATCGAATGCGATATCACCCGTTAGTTCCGTAGCGTCCTGGTTCTTCTCATCCTTCGGCTGGAAGGTGGCGATACCACAACGATCAGCTTCCGAATAGACCTTGCGAACAACGCGGATATGATTCTCAACGATCTTCTGCCAGTCGCCCTTGTTAATTCTCATTAACTCTTCCATGAACTTGCGGCAACGTGGGTCTAGTTCGCCGTCGCAAATCAAGGAATAGATCAGGTCTTTCTTATTTTCAACAGTTTGCTCACGCAAAGCTTCATTGAGTTCCTGAACGACTTTCTTGCGGAAAGATAGAGGGATTAGCTTGAGTGGTTCTTCGTGCATTGGGCAATCATTCTCAGTATGAGTATAAATGCCTGTTGCGCCAGTCGGCAGATTTACCCACTTGAATGAGTACCATGCACCTTCTGTCTTACGAGAATACTTTTCAAGACCTCTCTTGATTCTGCGAAGAATCGTGGATTTGGACGAACCTACTGGTCCGTGGAGTAACAATACTCTCTTTTCAGTACCATAACCACCCGCAGCACCCTTGAAGAACTTAACAAGTTCATCCAAGGTTTCTTCTAGACCGAAAATAGGAATTTCGGGATCATCGAAAAAGTTGTAGTGAACTAACTTCTTCTTGTACCTTTGAAATTCGTGGCTCCCTTCGCTCATAATCATGTCATACAAGCGTTGATAAGCAGTCCTAATTAACAAAGGGTTTGCATAAACCCTATCCAGATACTCTCCAAAGGATATTTCTTCGTGTAACTCTTTGAACTCTTCTTTATTGAACTTGGCAGCCAAGCGATTCAGATGTTGGCATGTTTCCATAGATTTCTCCTAAATCCCTAATTTCTATGATTATAAGTTGAACTTAATGCTAATACAAGAATAATTCCAAAAAAATTTAATCTAATTTTTTGCTGTTATATGGGTTGGTTCCCATGTGTGATTTAGACTCAGCAGCACGACGACATGCTTTAGCACCTTCCATGTTATGGCCAGCACGATAGCTAAAGTTGTCCCACTTGCTACTTTCCTTAGGATTGGCAAAGGCAACGGCAATGTCGTAACCAAATGTCCGCTTTTTTCTTTTAGACTTGCAAAGCGGACATTTGATACCTTTATATTTCTGAGTTTCGTCGTAGTCTGTCAGTTCCTCGTATGTCTCGGAACATTTCAAACATTGGAATCTATAGGTCGGCATTATCAGACTCTTCTCTTGGTTCTTCTTGGTATTGAGCCGCATCAATATCCGCTAACGCTTTGAATGTTTGATACGTCTCTACAATTAAATTGAGTTTGGTTTGTAAAGATTTAAAACCCCAAAACCAAGTTTTTTCTAAATATCGTATCGTTTTAACTAAAATCGCAAAATTAAGTTCTTTTTGGATGATCTGAAGTCTGATAGCCTCGATAAGTTCTCTTTTTTCGAGTATGGCAAGATATTCGGCGTTTAACTCTTCTTCGCCATCACCATCAACGTCAGGAAAATCTTCATCCTTGAACTCTTCGTCGTCATAATTAAATCTCTTCATAAATTTGCCCTTCCCCTTGTGGAAAAAAGGAACCTACATTATTTATCCACCATGACATAATCTAGCATGGCTTGAGATATTATTATGAAACGAAATTTAACCACACTCATTAGACATGAGGTGGAAGACGTGTTAAAACTGGATTTAATTCAGATTTGTCTAAGAAAAGTAGTCAGTCACCTGATCGCAAATGAAATCCACTTCAGAAATGGTCAAGCTTGGAAACAGCGGAAGGGTTAAAATTTCTTGCCAAGCTTTCTCTGCGACAGGCAAACTACCTTCATAAAATGAATACAAATGAACTGGCTTGTGATGAACCTGTGTGGCTATGCCCTGCCTGTTCAAGAAATCGGATAACTCATCCCGCTTTTCAGTCCTTATTACCATGATGTAGCAACTAGAACTATCCAAAATTGGCAAAAGCCTTACAATACCCCTTAATCTCTCATGGTAACGGGCCACCAGCGTCTTTCTTAAAGATTGCATCTCACCCAACTTCTCCAGTTGCACAAGACCAATCGCCGCATTAATATCATTCATGTGATACTTGTAGCCGATTTCCTCGATGGGATACCCCCAAACCCGCTTGTTCAAACTCTGGTAACTCTGCCATGTACTCTTGTTAATTCCAAACCACCTAAGCTGCTTTACCTTCTCGTAAACCTCAGAATCATCCATCGTAACCATGCCGCCGTCACCCGTCGCCAAATTCTTGACCGCCTGGAATGACCAACAACAAATTTTACCAGATGCATCAAACTTCGACCCAACTGCTTGCGCACAATCAAAAACTAACGGAATGGTTCCTGCTGGTTCAACTGGCTGACCCGCATACAATACGGGGAAAATGGCTCTGGTATGCTCATCTACCCTGTTCATGGCATCTTGCCAATCTATAAGCAGAGTCTCTTCATCAACGTCACAGAAAACAGGCTTGGCCCCACAGTAATTCGCCACACACGCTGTTGGAATAAACGTCATCGTAGGAACGATGATGTTGTCTTCTGGCTCTAACCCAAGCATATGAGCGGCAATGTGCAAAGCAGACGTGCAAGAATTAACCCCGACAGCATACTTGGCACCAACTCTCTTGGCGAACTTGCTTTCAAACTCCTCCGTCACTGGCCCTAAACCAATCCACTTAGACCGCAGAACTTTAACAACCGCTTCTTCTTCTCTTTCGTCATAATAAGGTTTTGAAATAGGTATCATTGTGCCTCCTCTTCATTCCACCATGCGTGCTGAAAATAATTGTCATCGTATTTGTACTCTTTCCCGTGACAGTCTACCCTACCATAATCCCTTCCTATGAAACGCTCTACATCATATTTTAACCAATCGTCATCCCAAACCAACCATTGATGGTGTTTGAAAGGACCAGCGGATACAAAATTACCATCTGCTGTTGGCAACTGATATACCCTTAACCCCATTTCTACTACTTGTTGAGGCATTTCTGTTTCCACTTGGTAACAATGTATCTTACTAATGATCGGGTCATGCGGAAACTCCAGCTTCTCCGCAATCTCTCTCTTTATTCCAAAAGCGTTAGACCTGATGGTTGTCTCAAAGGTATAAGGAGGGCATAGACCAACATCTGGCTCCCTCATAACCTCCATAAAGACCCCTAAAAAGTCCTTGTGGAGCGGATAGGTGTCATCGGCAAAACAAAACAACAGATCAAATTCTGGCTGGAAGTATGGCAATCTCTTTTCTATCAAGTCTTGAAATATACCTATATCCTGCCCTCTATTGTATCTAGGAACATAGTAATCTGGCTTTAGTGCCAGTAACCTATCCCGTTCAGCAGGATTCGGTTCTTCTCCGTCAAAATTATGAACCAAAGCTATTTTCGAGTTATATTTATTATACCTGTCATACCAATGCCTCATCCACTTCTCTACAACATTAATCTTCTTATAAACACAAACACTTATCAGCACTGATGGGTACTTGTCATTACAATCTCTTTTAAATTCAACAACTTCAGGTATTTTAATTATTCTGGCATTCCGACGCGGCAAATACTTGTAATAAATGCTTCTTAAATCACCCAACTCGTCTTCTAGAAACTTTAATTCACAACTTGAGGTAGTCGCATCGCGTAAAGCATTATCCTTCGTACTGCATTCGCAAAAGTGATAAATCGTTTTTGGTTTAAATACTTCAATTTTATCTTTCGCCAGATAGTATACCCAAGACCCCATAGGCATATTAACAAATGTATAGGTTCGATTCTCAACTGGCACACCCGCATAAACCATAGGATGTTCTTCTAGGTTCTTATCCAAGTAGGTTTTAAGATGCGGGTTCCTGTCTGTGTGGTCAGGATAACGGAACTGGTTGTAATATCTCCAATCAAAATTGGAGTTTCTAATATGATACTCTTTAAACTCATCATGGTTGCTGATTAATGCATTGGGAATATTAACATATGAAACCCATGTATCAGGGCAAGCATCCCCATCTACCATCACAAATGCCATATTCATCGCAAAAAAGTCAATTATACTAAGTTCATCATTTGGAAAGTGAGCATGAATCCTTCTTGCTATTCTCTGACCAGACATAACAACCGAACATTTTTTATTTTCAAATAGGTCTAAAGCCTCGTCAAGCCAACTAGGATTTGTAATAATGAGGTCGTCCTGCATAAAAAGATAGTATTTTGTTCTTACCAACGGCAAGCACATCTGGAATGGGCGAGAAGAATCCAGTCTACTCCAGGTTCTTATTACGGTTACTGGATACCCTAAATCGTTAAGCTCTTTGGCAAACTGTTCTTTGCTAGTTTGCAAGGTTTCATCACCAGTCCTGTTGTCGGGACCATTGATGCTCACAATGATTTGATCTAAGCTTTCAACCTTGGTTCTAAGAATAAGCGAAAGAATAGCTTGGACAAAGAACTCAAACGGAGCGGTAGCTGTAGCTATAATTACTGTAATTTTAGAACTGTGATTCATATTTATCCCACAAATCTACGATACCCTCGTAATCACAATCCCATGCGTATTTTGGAGAATATCTCTGTGTTGGCAACTTAACCTCGTACCTCATGTCCTTAATTTGGTTGGATATATTGCTTGCTCCGCTTTCCATTTCAAATGGATCATCGACAAACTTTAACCTTACCGCCAATTCTTTCTTTATAGAAAAACAAACAGTCCTGACATTCCCATCCATCCAACCACCAACTAACCCAACGGTTGGCTTGCTTATCTCCCTCAGCATGGGTAGTAAGAAATCCCTTCGCATAGGAATAATATCATCCGTAAACCAGACTAATACATTCCAATCATAAGGGACATTGATCTTCCCAAATACCACGTCTCTAAAAGCTCCAATGTCTCGCCCAACATTATGCCTCGGAACATAGAAATCTGGCTTGTGCTTCTGGATATTTTTTTCTTCCTTGCTAGAAAGCTGCCCATCGTAATTATGGACTACCACAAGCTTACTGTCGTAACGCTCAGCGTTGTTCCAAGCCCGCAACCAAGAGTCTATCGTATGCAGCCTGTTATAAGTTATCACCCCAATTAAAGGTTTAATGTCTATTTTGGGGGCAGCCCAATAAGACAATTTGCATATATTGGACTCATTAACCTTTTCAATAAGGTCCAATATGTGGGGCATTGGCTCTTTAACTTCTTCAGAACTGCCGTCCTTCCAACTCATTGCCTCAAGATGGTCTACTATATGATTTGGGAAAGCATGAATTTTCAAACCATTAGTCACAGCACGATAATATAACCATGCCCCCATAGGGAACGTTATTAAGCTGTAATTATAACATTCATCAAAACATGCCATTCTAGACTTTATTTTGATGTTTTCCTGTAAGTCGCTATCAGGCATAATGGAAACCGCTTCGCCATGCAACGAAAAGAACTTTCTTAATTCATCCCAATCTTTAGAGTTCTGGTTCTCATGCTTAGCCACTTCTAAATCAACATAATAGGTAGTCCATTTAGTGTCCACGACCTTATAGTTTATGACAGTGAACGCTGTGTTAACATGAGGAAAGTCCATCCTCATTAGTTTGCTTTCTGGCTTCCAAATATTAGGCAACAGTTTGCCGCCTAGCTTCGGATTAATCGTTGTGATTGCCGCGTCTTCACAAATATCTTCTTGCCAATTTTGCTTAAGGACGATGGTATCGTCATGCATGAACAGAACTAAATCTGTCTTACACAACGGAAAGCACATATCATAAGGTTGGGAAAAACCCAACCGACTCCAGGTTCGGACAATCGTGACTGGAAAACCTGCATCTTTCAACCTCTCTAAAAACTTCTGTTTCTCGTCTTGAAGCGTTGTATCTCCCGTTCTTGGGTCTGGCCCGTTAATACTGACGATTATCTCTTGTAATACATCAGGTGAAGTTCTTAGAATCAACGAACATATAGACCAAGCTAAAGTTTCTAGCGGTGCGGTGGCTGTGCTGAGAATAGCAGTTAATTTCATAAACTGTTCTTCTTGTATTTCTTATACAAATTCCAGTAATCTTTGAACTCATAAATGTCTTTTTCAAGGTCATCAATCAGGTGCTTAGCATCACTAATTGGATTTTTCTCAACCCCACCCCAACTCATTGAGCCAAAGTGGTAAACTAAATTGTTTTCAATTGGAATCATTTCATAGTTTTGGGACTTTAACTTATAGTAAAGCCAAGCTCCGAAATCTTGGCTTAAATAACCAAACTGCACATCTCGTACATTGCTCAAATCCTTGTAGTATTCCTTACTAAATCTCAAGAACTCTGGCACGTCTTCAAGATCAGATATCTTGAACTCTTTCTTTATGTGGTATCCAGCCCAACGCACACCTGCTTTTGCAACTGCACCTTTACGGCACCCAATGAAGTAGGCATTTAAGTGCGGATAATTCAATTTATACTCACCGTTGAAAACATCCACACAATGCGTGCCTTGCAAAAGCGGCTTAGAGTATACAATGGCTACCTTGGGACTTCTGTAAAGTCCATCCATCATCACTGATTCCCAATCTCGCTTTAACAGGAGTAAATCATCATGCGCATAAATATAACTGTCGGTGTGTGCCCATGTTGCAGCCATCTCCATTGATTGGTCTGCACCCACACGACTCCACGCCCGTATTACGGTAATAGGCATGTCTTTTGTTTCATCACTCACTCGACTCTTCCACTTCAGGTTTCTTAAGTCTTCCAAAAACGATTGTTTCTCATCCTGCAAAGCCGTACTGCCAGTCCTTTTATCTGGACCGTTGATGGCGATGTTTAGATGCTCAAGAAAACCATTTGGTTTGGACCTGAGAAGAAAAGAGAAGACTGACCAAAGTAAAAAGTTTGTAGGAGCCTGGCATGTCGTCATTAAGATCGTGGTTTTGTTTCTAAGGCTCGATAACTCTTCGCATTCGTCAATATCAAAAATCATATGCGGGTGCATTCAATTACTCCTGATGACCTCGGCTTGTGGAACATATTTTACAATCTTATAGGGTTTGTTCAATCTTATTTCCTTAATTCTGGATAGTATTTCATCATAGAAATTCCAGGCAAGAATGATAATATTAGGTCTATATTCGTCCGCAAGAACCTCTGGCTTTAGAATCTCAATATTCTTGCCAGCAATCATTTTCCCTTGTTTGTTTGGCGTATCGTCAACGACATAATCCAAGTCTATGTCGAAGTAATTAATCATGGTATTGCCTTTAGCCGACGCCCCAAATCCAATAACCTTTTGATTGGAGTTTCTAAAGTCAGATATAATTTCCCTAATATCCTTCTTGTTTTTTCTCACCTGATAAGAGAAATCTTCATATTTCTTGATAGAATACAGATCAGATTCCTGATTCATAATATCCGCAAGCTGTCCACAGTCTTGTCCAGGTTTCTTCTTGAGACAAAATCTGATGCTGCCGCCGTGGACAGGAACCAGTTCCGCATCAAAAATATAGAAATCTGTATGCTGAATGAACTTGCCGAATGAGTGAGCGGTAAAATAAGACAAATGTTCGTGGTAAATTGTATCGAACTCGAAGTTGTCAATGAGCGGTTTGGCGTAAGCAAACTCCAGAATTACCATGCCATCGTCTCTCAAGGCAATCGAACACGCCTGGATAAACGATTCAATATCATCAACGTGGGCAAACACGTTAAACGCGGTGATGATATCGAACTCTTTCTTGAGGGTATTCGCCAAAGGAATGTCCCAAAAACTGCAAATTGTTGGCACGCCCTTGGCTTCCGCCAACGATTTTAGATTTGTGGCAGGATCAACACCACAGACTTCACAGCCGCGATCTTTGAACAAACTAAGAAGTGTGCCATCGTTGGAAGCAATATCTAACACCTTTTTCGGGTGGGCCTGTTCACAAACTTGATTTACCATCCGTCTGAGGTGATTAGTGAAGTCAGTAGATATCCCCGTAAGATATGGATAGTCTGTGTATAGCACCACTGGATTAACTACAACGTCTAGCTGAACATGCCAGCATTTCGTACAGACATGAACACTTAACGGATACTTTTCAGACACCTCGCCTCTCTTATGGAGAGAATTTGCCAGGGGCATTAAACCCATATCGAGCAGTGGAATGAAATCACTTTCCCCACAACATCTGCAATCGTGTATTTTTTTAAACATTGAATATTTCCAACAGCACGCTAATATAGTACACTAAGATAATATGAAAATCAAAAAATTAAATCAAGAGCATCTAGAACCACTCCGTAAATTACGAAATGAAAACCGCGAGTGGTTTTTCAACAAAGACTTTATAACACAAGAACAACAACAAGCATGGTATGCATCAATCAAAAACTCCAAAAAAATTAAATTCTATATAATAGAAGTGGGAAATAAAGTAGCGGGATCATTAAGCTTAACAAAGACCAAAGAAGGTATAGAAATTGGGAACATTCTTCTTGATGGCGATTTGAGAGGCAAAGGCATCATGACTAAGGTAGTCAACAGGTTAATTAAAAATAAAGACAAAAATAAGTTCTACGCCCGTATACTTTTAGAAAATATTAATAGTCAAAACTTATTTAGTAGGTGCGGATTTGTTAAAACGGCGTATGTAATGGAGCTTAAATGCTGAAAGTATCACAGTCTAGATGGAACCAATTAAGTAATATAAACAACTGGCAAGGGCATAAGAAAGCTAGGGAAATTAATGGGAGAAAATATGTTTACTTAGATACAGAAGAAGAGTTTATAGAAGCTGAGATTGTTGACGTAGAAATGTCACCAATCTATGGGGCAAGAACCACCGACAATCCTTGGGAGGGGCTTTGTAAGAAAAAGCCTTGGGAATATGACGTTACAGCAATTATTCCTGTCCTGAACACCCCCGAAACACTTCCTATTTGCATAGAGTTGCTTAGGTTGCAAACAATACAACCATTCATTATGATTATTGACACTGGTAGTATAGACGACAACCTAAAGAGAACAGTAGCACTTCGGGCGGAAGACGTGGAAGTACACACACTAGGGTTAAACGGTGTTAGGCACCCATCTGATTACCCAGCGATGGCTATGGACGCAGCTTTCTCACTGTGTAGAACAGAATATCTATTTGCCACCCACGCCGACTGTTTTCTAAGGAAGAGAAGTCTGTTGGAAGAGTTTGTAGGTCTTTGCAAAACCAAATCTCCCGCTGTAGGGTATGAACTAAGCCCACGCAAGCATCCAGACTGGCAAGGTATGCTTTCACACACAGCCAGCATGTATCACATGCCAACTATGGACCACATTGGTTTTGGCTGGAGCCTTCGAAGATTGTGTAACAGACATGGCATCGTTGACTATAAACCTGATCCTACTGTACCAAATTGGCCAGATACAGAAATTTTGGGCAATTACATAATGAAAGAACACGGCATTAAACCGTATTTGGTGGGCAAAGAAGGCAATCAGGTCAGAACCGTAGATGAAAATATAGACCACTTCAGAAGCTATACCGCAGGCAAGATGTACAGCCCGCATTATTATAAGATAGTACAAGAATGGTACTCAGACGCCGCAAAACAAGCTTTAGAAAGAATCAACTTGTGGAGAGAACTGAAGCAATTTGACAGGGGAGATAAAAATGAGAGCAATACAGCGTAGAGTCTTTGGTAAATGCACCTGTGGTATGTGGACCAGCGTATTAGAAAGTTCATTTCCAGAACTTACCAAGAAAAGGGAAACCTGCTGGAACTGTCTGCAAGAAGTCAGAGTTTGGTATCAAATTAAAGATGACCGCGTGTGGTATAAACCTTGGACATGGCAGGATAAAGTGGTAGTATGTAACTCATACAACAATGGCTGGTCTAGCCAGTCACTACCAAAGGAGTTGTGGGGATGCATATAACAGAAATCAATTATGATGGTGGACTCGATAAACTGGCTACGGACTTGGGCAATCTACGCTACGATGCTCTTGGAGAGTTTTTAGAAAAGCTATCGGTCAAAATCGCAAAAGACGCTGATGCTGATGAAGGCAGGGAGCGACATTTACTTGCTAAACAACTAGCTTATTCGGCCAAACACATCAAAAATGCTTGGAAGATATGCGAGCCATTTATGACTTAATAGCGGGTTTCAATGAAGATTGACCCATTCTAAATTTGGCTATGTATGGTTTTGCAGGTGTCCAGGTACTCATCTTCCTGGCACCTGAGTTCTGGAATCCAGTCTTTGGTATTGCGGTAGGAACAATCGGATTGTCCTTCAAATCTAGGACTCCGCGTAGTTTTGCTTCATTTGCCAGAAAATATTCTTTAAACCCCATTGCTATATTTATGCTAGAAATATATAATTATTGCTCTATTATCTTACAGGAGTTTATCTATGAAAGCAATTCACAACACAGTTACTTTCCTTGCAGCGGTAGTGGTATTAACCTGGGCAGGTTGGCAAACCTACCTTCATTGGGATATCTTGATGAATAAAGCCAATGTCGCCGTAACCCCCGCAAAGAAATGTCCTTGTTGCACCCACTGCACATGTGGCAAAACAGATTGTAAAGGCGCTTGTTGCGCAGACAAGAAATGTTGCGATGCCTGTGGTTGCACCGATGCAGGTTGCTGCAAGCAGTAATCAAGAAGATTTAATCTTCTTGATAATCTCAGATGTGCTATGTCCCGCCACAAGAGGGACATAGCACACTTTTTTTACACAGTCCGCTCCCGCCACTTCCTTGCCACGCCAATCTTCACCCTTCGCCAAAACGTCAGGTTTAATATCCTCAATTAACTTTAATGGCGTATCTTCATCGAAAGAAATGACATAATCAACACATTCCAACGCCGCCAAGAGCTTCATACGCTCGTAAAGTGGTAAAATTGGACGTGTATCACCTTTAAGCCTCTTGATACTTTCATCACTATTGACCGCGACTACCAACCTATCCCCTTCATTCCGAGCCGCTTCCAAGGTGTGTAAATGACCACTATGGACTAAATCAAAGCAACCATTGGTGAAAACCAACTTATACTCTCTGTTTTTTAAGAACTCCCAATTTTTCAATATTTTACCGTGCGAATGAAAAGACCAAGGCCCAAACATACCTCTTTGCTTCTGCTGGACATACATTAAGCCGCCATGAAATGCTATCTTGGCGGCTTCTTCTACATCAAATCCATGCACTATTGCCAGTGCTAAAACCCCTATAAAACAATCACCAGCCCCTATAATATCCATTGGCTTGATATGGCACTTAGGTCTATACTCAAAGTAATCATCAACCTTACCGACCACCCCATTACCTTCTTGAGTGATAACAACAGCCTTACAGTTAAGTGCTTTCTTAAAAAAATCACACTGTTGCTGCCAATCTTTGTGCCCGCTTAGTGTCTCAGCTTCCTTAGCATTTGGCTTAAAAATAGTACAACCTACCCAACGATCTAATGGTGCCGCTTTAGGATCAACGATAGTAATTGCCTTGGTATCAAACCAACTTAGCTTAAAATCACCTGAAAAGATGCCTTTGTTGTAATCCGAAAAGATCATTACGTCTGGTTCGACCTGAAATGCAGACCAATACCTAGTCAATTCGGCCTGTAAGTGCCTAAAAGTGGGATCATCCAGACCATAACGATGTTTTTCAATATCCCATCTTGATACGACTTGTGATCCTTTTTCATAATGTCGCTTCTTACGGGGAACGTAATAACCTTTAGGAAGGTTAACGCTACCCCAATACTTAACACCATGATTACGAATTACCTGATAGGCTTCATCATCAATAAAGGTGAAAAGTCGGCTTATTATGTTGAAATTGTTTAGCTGATAACAGACGTTGGCGGCACCGCCAGGAAATCTTCGAAATGGTGTGTCGTTTTCTGACAAAAGAACGTGAACGTTAGCACATTCAGGAGAAATACGGCTAACTTTTACTTGATAGTCTTCATCAAGCATTGAGTCGCCAACGATATGAATAAATATTGATTTACTGTTCTCGTCTAGGCACTTTGCAAAGCGTTGTAACAATTCCATAGACTATTATAGTCACGTCCTAAGCTCTCTTGATGCGATATTCACAGGCTTGAAATCTTCTACAATGGTGATATTCTTCAATAAATCTGGATGAAATCCCTTGAAATCTTCCACTGTACTAATCGTACCATCTTCCTTTTTACGGGGAAATGCTATCCACTTAATCCCCAATTCATCAAATTCTTTAATTACCTCTTCAAACGGCTTATCCTGATAGTATTTGCCATCGCATAACGCTTTGATAGTGTCGAAACCACAAACGAACGTCACGCCAGGAAATACATGAGCCTTCTCAAGATAGCGAGCATCGTCAGTCATGTATAACTTCCCGAAGGATGGCTTGCACAGACTCTTCATCTGCTTATAACGCTTTCGCAATTCATATACGTCGATCTTCGCTTTTTCTACATTGTTGTGGGAAATTTCAAAATCGACGGGCACACCATGCTTCTCATAGATATAATCTACGATAGCGATATGCCCGTCGTGAAGTGGGTTGAATGATCCACAGAATAAAAACTTTGGGCGATCCAAGGCTTTCTCATTACCAAGAGTTATTACGCCATAGAGCATTCTTTTTTCTCCAAATAAAAGCAGCCTGTGTCATAACCAGACGCACCTTTATTTCGTTTCAAAGTAAGGCGGCATGTCATTGAAGCAGGGCATACATCCAAATCTTTGCCATAGGCTTCTATTTTAATAATTTCCATGTAGTTCAAATAATCGCCCAAGTGTAAATCTTTCTCGCAATTGCGACCAATGATACGGATGCAACCATCTTCAACTTCAATCGGGTTAATCTCAACTATAAAATCAATCATATAAAAGCCAACAAGTAATGTGCCAAGTCTTCATCATACAAAGTACCCCACTTACCTTCCTTTTGTTCATAACCATGTCGATCCTTGTGGGGAAGGATGTAATGCACCTCTCTGCTCAGGTAGTAAGTCCCGTCACCCCAAGAACATCCGTCATTGTCATACCGTTCATGTTCTTTGTACCAGAAGTGCATGTATAAGAACTTCTCATCCCCTGCAAACATTGTAGCACAATGTCGCTCATTGTCCAATTCAAGTCGCAGTGTCTTGTCGTCTTTGGTTTTCTTGCCTACTAAATCCTTGATTGTCAGGTCTATGAACTGCTTTAATTGAGCATAAGCCGAATCGTGGCGGGCTTTACATTCATCCCGTTCTTTTTGCTCACGGGCTGCTTTCTCTGCGGCTTCGGCGGCAAACTTCTGCTTGTGAGCATCTAACCAACTCATGTTAGCCTCCTTGACGTTTTAGGATTCTAGCCACGGCGCGGGCACAATTAAGGGGATCAACAACAGTAAGGACGGGAACCCCTGACGGCATCCTCAGTGTTGAATGAATATCAACCATGTAAGCTGACAAATCAGCAAATGGTGGACAAGCAATGACTACATCATTACAATTAGCTGATACAACTCCCGAAAGAGCGTTAGACCTACCAGCCACTGTGATGAATATAGCCCCTTTATGATCTTCAAGAGCCTTCAAAACTGTCAAAGGTTCTCTATGCGCAGAAGCATAAATAACCACATACTCAAAACTCTTTTGAATTTCTTCTTTAAGCCCTGTTACAATCTTAGTAACATGGGTTTCATCAGACTTCGACCCAGCTATAATTACTACTTTATTCATTCAATCACCAATCCCATTCTGGCGGCTTTTGCCACCCATTCAGCCTGTTCACGCTTATTATCACTGTTCAAACCCTTGACCTTCTGCCCAGCAAAGGTCCGATTAATAGCATCCATTTCCAGCTTCGTTAGCTTCATAGCCCCACGATGATCGTGATAATCATTCCAGGCTTCCACCGCCATTGGAACAATCGGCTCAATAAGTGCCAACATCGCGTCTGCAAACACCCGAATCTCCCACTGAGCATGAGCATCACAACGTAAGCCTAAGAAGTGGAAGAGGTTATGTAAATCAATCTTCCAGTACCATTCCGTGTATAGGTTTACAGGCAGAATCATTCTAGCCTGCTCGCGGCTAATACCTTCTTCGATATATTTGTCATAAACCTGATAGGATTCAATACAAACGGCATCCAAACGCGCAAGGAAGTCCTTAGCGGTTTCTTGGCATACCTGAGTTTCGCCGCCTTGCTTATTCGACTTTGATTGTTGCCTTACATTGTCGAGTTCTGGCTTATAGAACTCTTCCTTCATCACTGAATAACGACCGCTGTATTCATTGACATTGGCGGTACGGTGACGAATCCACTGGCGGGCGACGAATATGGGCATCTTGCAATGAAACTTGAACTCAATCATTTCAAATGGAGTAGTGTGGACGTGCCGCATCAGATAGCGGATAAGTCCACGATCTTCATTCACGCTCTTTGTTCCATTGCCATAACTCACTCTAGCGGCCTGGACAATGGCGTAATCTGCTGTCTTTTGGTCTTCAGGAACAAGTCGAGGCATTACATCGACAAGTTCCACAAATCCCAAATCCAAGCATTTAATTTCGCGGGCGGGTAAGTTCAACATCACGTCATACATGATTTATTTACCTTTTTATAGCTTCTTCAAAATGCACACGGGGCAGTTTACCAAACACCGCTAAATGCACAAGGGCAGCCTGCCCACTATCAAGGCAATACTTCTTTAATTCATCTGCTTTCATGCCCATTTCCTTTGCGGCTTGCTCCAACGTAACATCAGTGTAATAAATGGTCCATACCGATACAAACTTGTGCGTAAATGTCTTTGGGTCCATCCCCGTAGTCTTCTTCAGAGCCACTTCATAATCGTCCTGATCCTTTTGAATCGGTAACTCAGCACCAAATAAATCTGCCAAACGATTCGACGCATCCTTATCTGGTGCAAGTAGTTTGATATCCTTCTTAATCATTTCTCGTACTGTATCTTGGAATGGCAAAACACCAGTCACATGACAAGCAACGCAATTCCTGCCCACCCGCACAACAAGGTCGGGAGAAAAAGATTTGGTACGATCCACAGAAATATCTGCATCCAAGAAATCTAAAGCCTGGCCTTTACCATCAGCAGCAAAATAGGACAACAGGCCATTGGCATTGGTGGCGAACAGTTGCACCGAATCATACTTTTCGGAAAGTAAGTCTCCCAAGAAATTATGATTATCGTCCTTAACCCTGTCGCGGGATTCCCAAATAGCTCCTGTGGGTGTTGGTGTTCGCTTTAAGTAACGTGTGCTACGCACCACACTACTTAAAATAACAACCGCCGCTTGGTCAATTTTCAGTTTCTTGGCGGTATCGGGATCATGCCCATGACGCTTGTTAAAGTCTTTTAAGTTTGATACTCCTAATAACTTATAATAAGTTGGGGCTGTCATTGCCTTAATTATAAACCAATCAGACCTCATGATTGGGTTTTCTGACTTCGTAAGTAATTTCAGTTTATCAGTTTTCTTTGTATAAGGATCGACTCCTAAACTACGATATGCCTTCTCGTCAAAGCCATAGTCTCGTATATCAAACTTAATCAATGTTTTTTCTTTGTTTGCGAACGTAGGCAAGACAATCTTCTTCTTTGCGCTCACTGAGTTTAGCGTGAAAGATATAACGGCCAAATGATGTTCCCGTTCCTTCTCATCTTCAATGTTATCTAAATACAGATAACGTATGTAAGGTGCATCGGCGGGAAATAAAGCAGCCGCATCGTCTACAGCTTGGTCAACTGGACTAGCGGCTACTAATAGTAAACATACAAGCAAATTCATTTTTCACTCCTACTTATCAATAATTAGAACATAACCCATCCAGTAATGATTGAACCATTGATGGGTAGCTGTATAAGTATGCTTAATGTCATTAGGGTCTAGAAATTCAACGCCATCTTCACTGTAGTTCAAAATAATGATGGCGTGACTTTCTGTTGACGGTTGTTTACCCCAATAACATTTTACCACAACCAGACAAGGCTGTTTGTTCTTGATAGCATTCTTGATAATAGTTTTATCATAATTGTAATAATTTTGATAGCGATATTTTACTTTCAAGGAATTTAATTTTCCAGTCAATGCTTGGTGCGGACCAGGAGAGCGTAATTCAAGAGACTTGTGACTCCCGTAATCTATCATGACATATGGAGACTTCTCCCAGGACTTGGTTTTTTCATTCCAGGTCCAGGTAAACTCTTTAGATCGGTTTTTGGTAAGATCATTCAGGCACTCGATGCCGTAATGTTTGCCGATGGTTTCAAGACAACACCAGGCACAATAACCTGTTTCGAAATCTTGATTTGAAATGCGATGCTCTTTTTTGATTTGAACTTGCGAGAAAGCGGATAACGTGAAGGCTAGAAGTAGCAAGATTGTTGCTACAAATTTGCGCATAGAAACCTCTACTGTTTGATAAAATGATGGGGGAACTCATCGTTGCCGAACATAAATTAAAAACAAATTAAGTTAAGGTAAATAAAATAAGCAACTGTCGGCTTCCCCCGTACCGCTGGCATTGTAGTGCCAAGTTAACTACTGGTCATCCGTGAAACTCTCTTATTTATATCAAATAGTAAAGTTAATGCAATTTATTTATCTTTTTTACGCGGTGTGTCTTCTTCCTCTTCATCGCGTTTATCTGACTCATTACCAAACATTGGTGGCCAAGTCCTTGTGACTAAATTGGCTCCAAAAATAGGTCTAGCGAAAACCGCTACACAATTAGTGCCTGTACCAACTTCATTTAAATACCATTGTTTAAAGTTCATAATCCTCCACCCATTGGTGCTGCTGCTTGCGCTGCCGCCTGCCATCCCTTGCCAAGAATATCAGCAAGCTTTTGGATAGAAATGAGATGCACCTTCCCATTGACCTCACCTTCATAGGGCACTAGCTGACCATCATGCCTGCGTTTATATGCCCTTTCAAAGTTAGGTGACGAGCTTTTGAAAAATCTAATTCTTACATAAAGGTCATTTTCTTCTATAGGCTTAACAAGCTGCCATATAGCCTGATTATAAAGCAATCCCTCTTCTTCAATCTCTATAGGTCCACTTTCAATGAAATCTGGCAATGAGTTACGGTCAATACCTAGCTCCTGCCACAAGCCATCTATGTAGTTTCCCTTCTTGGGCTTATGCTTATGCTTCTTTGGCCCTATGTGTAATTCAAAAAACTGTTTAAAACTAAAATCCATACATAGTATATAACTAAGAGGTTCAATAAATTATGAAACAGTCACCAGCTTTTTCGTCGTTTCGCAGTCTCATGGATACCTGGGACCAAGCTACGATCATTGAAGATAAGAAAAAGGTAGAAAAACAAAGCAAGGTAAGAAGCATCATAGATGGCAAAAACCTTATTATGTTCTTCAAAAAGGGTGATTCCGTGTTTGGGGCACCTGAAGAAAGCCGCATCGTTTACGCCCAAATGAGAAGTCCTGACGAAGATTGGTGTGGTGCTGATGATGCTAATTTCAGTGCATTTGATCTAATCCAGGCTTTAAACGGCAGTTCCACCGAGAATATATTCTCTATGAACGATCTACCACAAATAGACATAATCACCCGTGACGAAGCCGAAGACTCATTAATGAAATGTCCATGTCAACAAGCGGCCCCGCCCGCCGTCCTAGAACCAACACCAACAGATAAACTTGGTATAGGAATGATTAAACTCAAAGATAGGGAATAGTATATGTTTTTTGATAAAGATAATGGTAAAAGAAAATGGCAGTGCTTTGTTTGCGGAAAAGAGCATCCTGACTTCGAAACATTCCGCAACCATATCGTGGAGAATCACGAAGTAGGCAGAGAATACGTTCTTTGCCCATTAGGACGCTGTGGTGCCCCTGTGCGCGACATTAATCACCACATGAGGGCCAAACACCCACAAGATGCCGTTCCGTCCTACAATGGACCAGCAAGAGCCATTGTCTGGAAAGACCAAAAAGGGAATAAAGGCAAAGGTAAGAAGAGTGGCAAGCCAACCTTCCGCGAAGGGCACTTCATCAGCATGAAAAATGGCGGTAAAGAGTTCTACTATCAATCCAGCTATGAGTGTGAAGTATTTGAATGCCTAGAACAGATACCAGAAGTCGTCGCTTACGATGCTCAGCCAATTAAAGCTGGGATACCGTACTTATACAAAGGTGACTCCCACCATTATTATCCAGATGTTTCTCTACAGTTTGCCGATGGTCATATCGAGATTTGGGAGATTAAACCAGCAAGTCAAACCATGTTACCACTCAATGAAGCAAAATGGGATGCAGCTAAGAGTTTTTGCCAAGTTAGAGGCTGGGATTTCATCGTAGTAACAGAAGTCGGTATTGGCAAGCTAAAGAAATTGGTAAAAAAAAGGAAGACACAGTAACAAACCGTGTCTTCCTTCCGAGTTACGAAGAAAACAATTCTTAGAGTTTACTCAATAGTTCCTTGGCTTCCTTACCTGCGGCACTATCAGGACTCTTGTTTACAATCTCTTTCAGCCGTTCCTTGGCCTTGTCATTCATGCCTTCCTTGAGCAAGATTTTTGCCCAAGTCAGTTTCTGACCCATTAATTTCTCCTCGTCTTGAGGATCAGGTTCTTTCTTAGGAGCGGGAGCAGCAGCCTTGCCATCACCCTCTTCTGGAACCTTATGCAGAATATCATCGCCAGCCTTGAATTGCAACGTCGTGCCATAATTCAACTTAGCGCCCTTTGGTCGGCCCTTCTCCTGTGGCCACTGGACCTTAATCTCATAGTTGTAAAGCTTGCCCTGTTCCAAAGGCGGCGTTATATACTTCCGTGTCAAACCCTTTTGGGGCATTTTTGCGCCATTTAACCAAACTTCTGCTTCATCGTTTGGCAATTCAAGAGTAATCCCAGCGGTGTCAGGATCAATCTCATCAAGAGCAAGATTCGGCAAAGGTGGACCACCTACAGCTGCGACCCCAAGGGGCATACCAAATCCACCATTGTTACTAAAGTCATACGATGGATTGTAAGCAAAGGTAGGTGAATAAGTCCCACCAACAGGAGCAAAAGTACCACCTGCGAAAGTACCGCCTGTGTAACTGTTGCCACCAAAACCGCCACCAAAACCATTGCCGTTACCGTAACCAAAACCACCATCGTAAGGACCGCCTCCACCACCACTACCAGCACCAGCGCTAACATTTACATTCACGTCATTCGCGCTATTAACTCTATTGCTGTTTCTATTTGCGTTAGCATTGGTGTTGCCATTCTTATTGCCATTTCCATTCTTGTTGGCATTCCAATTTCCATTATTCATTCCATTGCCATTACCCCCAGGTCCAGGTCCAGGTCCAGGCGTTTTAATACAATTCCACTGTGGACGTGGAGTTTGTTGTCCAGACCCAGGCTGTCCAGGTCGTGGCCCACACTGTTGCCCTGGATTTGGGCGAGGTGGCTGTTGTTGTCCAGGTCGTGGCCCACACTGTTGCCCTGGATTTGGGCGAGGTGGCTGTTGTTGTCCAGGTCGTGGCCCACACTGTTGCTGTCCAGGCGGGCATTGTGCCACAGGTCGTGGCCCACCTTGCCCAACAGGTCCATTATAAACAGGCGCACCATTCTTTTTCTGTTGTGCCTGTTGTGCGGCTGCTCTCTGTTGCTGTTGAAGCAACATTTGCTGTTGAGCAGCTTTCTGCTGTGCGGCTTTCTGTTGTTGCTGCTGTTGTTGCTGTTGAGCAGCCTTCTGTGCCGCAGGGTTGGGCGAGGGAACGTTGGGCGCAACGTTCCCTTTACCTTTATTTCCTGCCGCGTAAGTATCACTACTTACGACAGCTAAACCTACAACTAAAAATCCCAAACCAATCAGAGTCTTCACGGTCATTCTCCTAAAGTTACTCAGGCCAAACGTAACCGCCAACATTGACACTGTTACCAACAGTAATGTTATTCGCGTTATTAATCGTGTTATTGTTGGTATTGGTGTTCGTATTGGTGTTCGCGTTGTTATTACGATTAGCATTGTTGTTACGATTAGCGTTCGCGTTTGCGTTCGCATTACCAGCAGGCTTGCCAGTTCCTACGCCAGTTGGCTTGCCAGTTGGCTTGCCAGCACCAGGCTTGCCGTGATTACCATTGTTACCAGGCTTGCCAGTTGGCTTACCAGCACCAGGCTTGCCGTGATTACCATTGTTACCAGGCTTGCCAGCACCAGGCTTGCACGGCGGGGGCTTCGGTTTGCAAGTCGGTGGGGGCGGCGGCTTTGGCTTGCACGGCGGGGGCTTCGGTTTGCAAGTCGGTGGCTTGCACGGAGGCTTACTACAGGTCGGGGGCTTCGGCTTCGGCGGTGGATTGGTAGCGTAAGCAAAACTACCAAACGTCCAACCAATCATTGCCAAGCTAGCCATACACACATTCAAAAACTTACTCATTTCGAATACCTTTCTTCCATTAACAAAACAACAGGTAACTTGTTGAAACAACAGCAAGCTACATCTTTCTCAGAACAAACGTAGAGTTTCCGAACTCTACGCAACACAAGACAAATGAAACAAGGAATGTAATTAGATTCACAAACCGTTCGAGGAGGATACCAGTAAAGAAACTTTTTTACAAGAGAGAAATTAATGAAAACATACAAAAATCTCCAAACGATACAAAAGAAGAGAATACAACAAATTGGAATGTTACTTCTCCAACCACAACGAATATCACGAATGATAGCCGAAGGCCGAAGGTCAAGTTGACAATTTAATATGTCAACATGTAACTCTGTAACTTTCCTAAGAAGAGATTCTTTCATTCTGCATAACCTTCTAGTTCACATATTTTCTTAATCGTCGCCTGCAATTCGTTATAGTCTTTCAATGTCATTGACTCCCCTTTTTCGTGGAGTCGTTCTATATCTTCTAATTTCTGCTCCGTTGTGCGGTTACACAACTCCATATAAAAAGTCGGACAATCTTCTATCGCATTGGCAATCTCTTCTCTTAATTGCATGTAAGTATCATGAAATTTTTTAGCTTCTTTAGGAGTAAGTTCAATGCCGTCCTCGGCACAACTGTTTCTAAAAAGTAAAATGTTGGGGTTCATTTAATGCCAGTCTCCTGTAAATATTGCATAAGTTTGTTATCAATTTTAGCATATAGGTCTTCTATAGTGCCATTATTGATTAAGAAGTAATCAAAATCACTAAAGCCAGGCGGGGCAGGTACAATTGGCGGCAGATCACTCATCGGCCCTTCACCATACTGTGATGCGGCAAAATCAATATACGGCTTAATCTGTGATTCGGATGGATTTGGGTCATTATTCTCAAAGCCAGGACGCCATAACAAGATATTAAACCCACCTTGTTCTTTAATCATCTTAGCTTCATTTAAATAACGACCATCAGAAATTACAGACCTTTCGCCATTCCTTAATGCTGTGCGAATCCAAACATCACTTTGTATCTTTCTGAATCCATCTCCGATATGCTGTAATCCTTTGCGGACAGTTAAATCAAAGCCAGGTGGAACTTCATCTTTTCGTTTCCATTCTTCGATCCAGTCCCATGTTACATCGAAAGATTGCATAAAGACATGTTTGACAGCATCAGCAAAACCAAGCCGCTTCCACTTTGGCACTAATCCAAAATCATTGAGATTTTTCACAAGATGATTAGCAACAGTATCTTTCCCGCCAGCCAGTTGTGCGAATATGCCAATTATTTTCATGTTTGTTCCTCTGTGATACTAAAATAATTCTTCTCGAAAAAAGATGCAATATTTGTTTCAAAAATTGTCGGGACATACTCTGTACAATGTATATGCAGAAGAAAGAGAAACTGGATAAGGATTTAGTTCTACGAGTCCACCCTTCACTTTTCAAAAAGTTTCAGAAGAAGTGCGGCGAGAACTACAAGACAGTCTCCGAAGTAATTCGAGAGCTAATGCGACAGTACATCCAGAAAGAAACTCCATGAATTAGAATGAAAGAAAGCGAGGACACTGTGAATGGCAAAGAAAAGAAAGACCTTAGAACCAAAATGCAAAAATTGTCTTTTATTCAATAAAGACAAAGGCATCTGCAAAGTAGCAATTCTCATTGATGGTGAACAAATTCACCTGCCCGTATTTCCTGAAGATGATTGCCATATGGATCAGCTTGGGATACCCGTCCAACAAGTCAGATGGTGGGTTGAAGACCCGAAAACAGGTAAACCAACAGACGGCAGTGGTGTCGTCAAAATAGAATATCCAGATGAGTTCTTCGGAAAGGATATTAAAAGGGTTCGTTAATGAGTACAGGCTGTCAGCCTCCATACTGCCACGGAACAGGCGGATTTTGCGGGTGTAACTGCAACTGCTGCCCACCGCCTTGTTGTCCTATTATATCAGTGTACTTCCAATGTTGCCCAACAAGTACACCCGCTCCCCCTCCAAATATGCCTTTTGGTTTGTGGGAAGATTTATCAATTGTTCCATCCGTGCCAGTAGAGTTGCCTGACTTCGATACCAAGCCAATCTTCTCCGAAAACATGAACTTTACACTTGGTTATGGAAGTATACCAACTTCCTGTCCTTGTGAAACCGTATGCGTGGAACTTGCATGTGGCGGTATAACGCCGTGCTGCTGTCTTGAATTACTAGATGGCGTCATATACTCTGTAGGCAATGGATACGTTACAGCCCCAACCACTGTGAACGTAGCGGGGTGCGGTACGGGTATTGTCTATATCAATGGCTTGCCACCACCAGTATTTGTTAATGACTGCGAAGAAATTAATGTAACCATTGAGCTTGCGGGCGACGGTTGTTGCAATGTTTGTTACCCAATAGACGCTGTGTGTGCCCCATGCCCGTTAAGTGTAATGATGGCAAAACCACAGCGTCCATTGGTTAAACGAAAGACCGATCCACGCACTGGCAAGACGAAACTTAACCCTAATACTGGCAAACCTCTCTTTGTCGTGGACAAAGCAGAACTGCTCAATAGAATTAGGAAGAAGATTGCATTATCAAAGCGGAGAAGTAAGAACTAATTTCTTAGCTTCAGCTAGAATCTCTTCAATCTTGTCTTTCTTCAAACCAGTCGTCTTCCTCAAAATATCGGGATTAGCTACAACATCATGTAGGCTCTTAATGCCAGCCTTATACATCTTGTTGGCTCTAACTTTCCCGATGTGTGGAAGCTGGCATAGGAAGATCAGTGGACCCTTAACACCATAGGTCATTCTCAATTGAAGCTCGCGTAACCACTGTTTCTTATTCCACTTGCCTTTGAAACCATCTATGGCTTGTAACACCTGATTCAGTCGCGGAAAATCAAACTGCAACGTGCGACTCATCGAAGCGAATATAGGATTGCTAACACCGCTAAGCAACTGGTGGTATACATATGCAGCCTTAATTGCGGATTCTTTGAACGTATTACGACCAAACTTCAACCCCACCGTGTTAGCAAACATGCTCATATCTTCACGCTCAGACTTACTTACAATACCCCAACGGTGCGTGTCAATGTTTCCCAACGCAACAGCAAGCTGCAAATCATCATCCTGCCTGTTGTTGTCGAACATGATTTCAAAATTTCTAGCCAGGTCTGATACATCGAAAGGTGAGTAATAGAATAAGCTGGCGATCTTGCCAATGGAAGTAGCAGTATAAACACCATCTTCCTCCCATACGGCCCCGCACTTTTTAAGCAAATCAATAGTGCTGTCTAGTATAGTATCGTCTAATTCATTAGCCTGGAAATGCGCTAAGCTTCTATTATACCAGCCGTGGATATCATCCTTCGTCTTGATAGTTTCCTGATGGATTTCACTAACAAGGTGGAACGCCAATACCTTGTGATGCCCGCCTTCATGGTCAAGCATCTGAGACATAATCAACTGCGGCTTCCTGATACGTTCCTTATGTAGATCATAAGTACGCTCTGGCAGAAGAATATAAGCATCGCCTACTGGATCGTAAAGCGGTCGGCCTGCACGTCCCACCATCTGCATAATATCATAGGTAGCCACTTCGTCTAAACCACGGTGAACACCCATAATCACTACACGACGAGCAGGTAGGTTCAAACCCCATGCCAAGGTGCTTGTCGCTACAATAACACGGAAAGTAGGATCGGTCTTAAATAGTTTCTCTAGCTTGTTACGAGTAGCTTTATCCAAGTCGGCGTTATGAAATTCACTTTTCACACCAATGTTGGTCAACGCCGTTTTCATCAAGTGACCAGTCTTCTTTGTGTGCGCAAAGACCAGGAACTTATCATCTGGATAATACTCCACGATTTGTAGAGCCATGTTTACTTTTTGCTGTTCATTATCATCGTAGGTGTATTCACCATCGTAATATTTCTCATAATGGAGATTAAGTGGGCATGGACGGAATGTAGATGATAATAGGACTGTATCTTTGCTATTAAGGATGAAACTAACCCAATTGGCAATTTCATCGACATTCGGCATTGTGGCCGAAAGAAATACCATGCGGCAGTCTTTGTTAATTTCGCTGAACCGCATTAGGCCAGCTTCAAGATGGTCGCCACGCTTAGGAACGGTTAATAGGTGAACTTCGTCGGCTACTAAGGTGCCAACTTTTTTCAGAAATTCACTTCGCTCAGAACCCAAATTCCTAACGCGGGAATTAAACATCTCATAACTCATGATAATGAGGTCTGCCGCGTCTAATTCCTTTTTGCGTTCTGCTGTTAGGCGATAGTCTCCAGTGCAAACTGAAACTTTCAATCCGTGAAAATGATGGTCTGGATCAGTCCATTCATCTATCTTTTCTTGGGCTAAAGCGCGTAGTGGCACTAAATACATACCTTTGCCGCCACGCTTTCTAATTTCATAAGACAGCGCCATTTCCGCCACGACGGTCTTACCAGATGATGTGGCGGTAGCAACGATTAGATTATTGTCTTTATCGTAGTAATCGTAGATACGGCTTTGGACTGGATTGAACTGCTGGAATGGCCACTTGGCATAAGGGAATATATCTGTTTGCAGCAATTCGCTACGATCACCAACTTTGACTACTGGAGGCATAGTAACTCCTTAAAAACAATGCGAGATTCCATAGTATCACGCCTATGGAATCTCGCAACTGAAAGGACCGTTATTTTGTGTGAGTCTTCTCGGCATCCTGCCTTTCAAACATAAAAGTTTCAGGATGCACACCAGGGAACCTTAGACCTTCATCACACAAACATCGAATCGTAATACGGTTCTGTTTGAAGTGGTAAAAAAGATGTTCCGCCAAACCAACCATGAACTCTTTCACTTGGCTTGGTTGATTCATCGGTCTATCTGGTGGGTGATTTGGATAACAAATCGCTGAAATATCCCAACCATCCTCACGATAATCTTTCATCACAAAAGTAACCTTGTCAGTTACTTTTACTGGTTGTGCCACAGGACAGGTTTTTTGAAACTCTCCTATGGTATCCATAACTTCTTCTTTGGTAAAAGAGGGGCCGTGATACCCCTCTCGGCTACCAATAGCAAACATTACTTCGTAAGTTGAAGATTTTTTTATTTCATGCATGGGACACCAAATCAGGTGTCCTGCGAATAAATTCCTTCTCTACAAAGCTACTGACCAAATCCACAGCGTTCCAGAACTCTTCATAGTTCTTTGCGCCAGCCAAGAACTTATCCATGTCAGGATTCTTGGAAATGAACTCAATAGCTTCCGACAAATCAGGCCCGATACGCTCATCGAACCTATCAAACAGATACTTCAAGCTGTCAAACGGCAGCTTGGTTACATACTCTTTAATCACAGTATCAATTTTTTTCATGATACAACCTCATTTACAAAAAACAAAATAAGCCAGTAAAAATCCCAATGTGAAAGACACGGCATGTGTCTTCAACATTTCCATTTCAAGTCCGTACATGACAGTAGTATACCAAATTAATTACACCACGTCTAGCTTTCTTACCTTTTCGCCTTCCTCATTGATAACCGTCTCCTCAAAAACAAGAGATTTCGGGCTATCATTGAAACGAAGTCCTAGATTGTAGGAGTCTAGAACAGCCATCTTATCTTCTTTGCTTGCCATGATCCAGCAATAATTGTCAGCATTTATCAGCCTCCCATCATTGCCAATTTGATTCGTGCCAATCTCAAGAACGATACCATCAGGCAGAAGTAATCTTAGCATTCCATGCTTCTGTAGGTGCCCAATTAATAATGCCTGGATTTTGTTGTTACACATGACTATTCCCTCACATAAGATATGAAACAATGCAAGGTATATAGTTTTAATAATGTATGTAATTAAACTTTTTTGTCAGAAGTTTGCTGTGGATGTAGACATTTATAAGACAATCCTTCATATATGCAGTCATCAGAAAGCGTTTCTTTCTTATAAGGTGCTGGAATAGGATTATTAGTTTTGTCAGAAGCAAGAGTCCAGCAGTAAGTCTTCCTATCCTTCATGAACTCCACCAACGACAAATGCTTATCGCCAAGGAATTTTCTACCAATCTTGCAGACTAGCGAAAAAGGTAAAAATGGTGCGTACTTACCACTAATTTGCAAAATCTCCATATAATGCGTAGGCCAGTCATTCTTGCTGTAATAGATCACTAAACTATAGCCGTCTACAGTAACTTCCCTAGCTTTCATGAAATTAATATCATCGTCATCTTCCTGGCTTACTTTGGGACGACTATAAGGCGCAAGATAAGCCCCAAAAGACTTCATCTCTTTGACGACTTCATCGAAACTCTTAATTGGAAATAACATAAAATTTGGCCTCTCAATTATTTAGTTAGGTAGAATAAATTTTGTTGTAAACAGCGTCCTTGTAAGAAGATGGATATAACGACTGCTTTAAATCAAAGTCGGGGAACAATATTAACAATTCCCCGATCTGTTTTTTAGTAACAATTCTACCTTCCTCAAATAATCCGCCAAGACAACTAGCCGAATTGTAATGCAGTCTACCCAAGAACCAATTCCTTATTTGCTTCATTCCAGGCGACAAATCATCCCGTAAAAAGCCTAAGAACTCAAACAAATCCTTAACATCAAGCCAAGTTAAATCTTCTGGCGGGTTAACTTTAGCCACCTCTAAGAAATGAACTAAAAGCCTAGTCCAGTTTTTAGCAAAAAAAGAATTTTTGCACAATGTATGTTCGCCAATTCGAAATTCAATTGTGTTACGTTCTCCATTCCATAAATGGAACGTGTTGATGCTGTTGTATTTAGAAGCCCCTATCGCTGAGATTAGTTGCGTTGTAGTATAAGGAGTTTGATCGTCCAGCCAATCACAAAGACCTATAAATTGACAGTAACGATTAAATTTTCTACTATCTGGCACACTATCCATGAATACTGGTTCGAATTTAATCCACCACCGTAGAACATTGCCAATCTCATCTTCCATAAGATCATTAACGTCTATGTGAATGTGGTAAGAACAATTGATATCAGCCTGGATACGCTGGTGATTTTGAAATACGTCAATAACCTGACATACCTTCTTCAGCCCATACCACCCTTGTATAATTGGTGAGCATATTTCAATTCCACAACTGTTGTCTGGCTTCACTACCCAATATCCATGAGTCCTATACCAATGCGTGTGCCCCCAATCCCTAATCTCAACATACTCCTCAAGCGTTTCAGAAACGAGATTGGCGACATAATGAATGCCGTTCGGCAGCATGTCACGCGGAGTCATGCTGATGCCATCAAAAGCATTGACTTCAATTTCTGCCCCAATAGGACGGCAATACAAAAAATTCAACATAGGCATTGACTAATTGAGATAAACTATATACACTAATTAAGTTTCAAGTGAGTAATATTATGAAACAATGCTTAATGATAGAAACAAAAGACCGCAAAAGATTCTTCACTTATGAGAAGAATTTCCCCCAGCTTATTGAGTTTTCCAAGACCTTCAATGCTGAAATTTCCAAGGTGCAAATTCCTAGTGAAACCGAAGTTCTCGAATTAGAAGAACTTGCTCCTGCCCTGTGTGAAAAGAAATCACAAAAAGCAGATTACAAAGTCCTAGAACTAAAACTATGCCCTAAAATAACCCGTAGTAAAATCCTATCCAGAGCCAAGAAAATACAAATTTATATACATAAAAAACTAATGGAAGGGAACACCGTGTCACTAAGGGAGTTAACTGACAAATTCAAAGGATTAACCAGCGCCTGCCTATGCGCCCACTTTAAATTAATCAGAAAAGACATGGAAGCCAAAGGCCACTTGTTTGAAAAAGTAGGCGGCGGCAAATACAAGATAACAAAATAAAAAGAAGGCTGGGTTTCCCCAGCCTTCTCCGTTTAAGTAACCATCGCCCATCGGTTACTTATGCGTAATCATCATCCATGCCATCTTTCGCGTCAATCTCTTCATTCTCTTCATTCTCGCTTTGGCCGATAGCAGAACCAAAGATGGAAATATAGTCTCTTAACTCCTGTTCGTCTTTGGCGTCAACCATCGCAGGACATTTGTAAAGAGTTTCGGCATCTATGTCATTGCGTGCCTTGGAAGCCCTGAATTTAATCTCAGCGCCAGCAGCCCAAGGTTCTTTGACCAAATAGGTGCCATTACCAGCCTTCTCAATACGGCCAGACTGGATAAGAGCGGTCAATAAACCACTCAAAGGATTTACGCCGTCTTTCCAGAACAACTGCACGCCTTCCGCTTCAAGAAACGGAGCCGTACAACGGTTCTTGACATTTCTTACCTTCAAGTTAATGCCCATTGCTGTGCCTAACTTCTTATTCTCAATCTTCTTCTGAACCGAAGTGCAGACACGAAGACTTGCGTAAAACTTCAAAGACTCACCACCGCCACCCGATATGACTGGATTGCCATACATAACACCGATCTTGAGTCTTGTTTGATTCAAAACACATAACGTGCTGTTGGTCTTTTCCATCAAGGTATTCAGTTTCCTAAATTCCTTGCTACAAATTCTAGCACGCACGCCTGGCTGATCCTTCTTATCTGGATTCCAGTCCTTTTGTGTTTCTGCCAATTCATCACTGCTTGGGGAAGCTGATAAACTATCGTAGACAAACACCAAAGGTGTATCAGGGTCTTTCTCACGCAAATTTCGAATCGTGGAGTAAATCTTATCGAAACATCCCTCTAAAGAATCCACGCCCGTAGAAGGATCGAAAGTCAAAACTCTATCCAAGTCAATATGACTTGTCTTCACAATCCATTCATTGTTTAGAGAGTTTTCACAGTCAAGATAAACTGGAATGCCGCCAATCGCTTGACAGCCTCTAACAATGTTACAACCCCAATATGTTTTACCAGAACCTTCTGCTCCATACATTTCCGTGATACGACCACCTGGAATACCGCCGCCCATAAATCGTCCACTACAAGTCCAATTAAAGGCTAAATTTCCAGTATCTATGAAGTATTTCACGGGGGTTGTATTACCTAAAATTTCAGCATTTGTAGCTTTCGCAAGTGCAGCAAATATATCGTCGTTCTTCTTTTTTGCCATAAATAGTTCCTCGTAAGTAAAGATTTAGTAAATAAGAGAAAATCCCCGTGACTCTTGGAGAGTCACGGGGATTTGATTGTTACTCAACTTCGTTGAGTGCATCGCCAAGACCTTCCAAGAACTTATCCTCAGCTAAGGCATCGTCAGGTGTAGCTGTCGGCGTTGCCGTAACTACAGTCTTTGCAGCCCTTGCTGGCTTCTTCTCAGCCGCTACTTGTTCATCAAGAGTTACTGGTTCAGCCTTCTTACGATACTTGCTCATGTCGAACGAAGTATCATCGTCAGGAAGCGCCCCTGTGTACTTCTGAAGTGCAATGTCCATTTCAGACGTTGGCTTCACCACGCGGAGAGCGGCAAGATCATGGAGGCTACCCATCCATGTCTCAACCTGTTCCTTGTCGCCTAGCGGCGATGGATCGAGGAACTTAGATTCGTCGTAGTAAGGATAGAAAGTAACAGGGCGAAGCTTCTTAACGATCTTGAAGTCGCGGCCATTTACTAGGTCGCTAACGTCGCCAAGACCCTTTTCGCCTGCCTTTGGATCACCAACTACCGCACGAACAATTCTTTCGTGAAGCGTCTTGCCGATAGATAGAATCTTCGGACCTTCACTCTTCTCAAGATTACCCTTCTTGTCATAGTGACGAACTATGGCATTGTAGTAGTATCGCTCAATAGCCTTGATTCTACTATATTCAGCATGAAGCACCTTGCCTTCAGGACTTTCTTTGCCTGCGGCTTCGACTTCCGCCCAAATAGCACGGCCATACATGCAGTGCGGGCATGGGTCTTTTGGATCGGTGTCTACCCAATACTTCTTGCCACCCTTGCCAGTTACTAGCTCGCGTGGACAGTGGAAGTTTCGGCCACCCTTTTTGCGATCCTTTTCATCTTTAATCAAGCGGTGAGTACGGGTCGCACAGTAAAACTTCCTGCCCTTAGCAGGCGGCAAAAGCCTTACGATAATGAACCCTTCCTTCTCAGGCATGATAACAAACTTCTCTAGGAAGTTCTTGTTATTGCCGCCACCACCTTGACCTTCTTCTTCGCCGCCGAAGCGTTCAGCTTCTTCAAGCATTTCAGACATATCAAGTGCATCATAGTTTTGTACCATTGTATTCTCCTCAGTTAGTAAATAGTTGTTACGGTTGTCACCGTCACAGTGATCCCGTTATATTTCATATCGTAATTCTTGTCAACAGAAGTTAAATGTTTTTGAAATTTATTTTCCTGCCGTGTTACAAATGTCTGGAGCAAACCCCGTAACCGCAACTTCTGCCGTAGCTTCTAGTGTTTTTTCCGCCAAAGGTATCTTATCCAATAACTCCAAAGTCTTTTCCAGTTCTGGAGTTATGCGACGAATCGGTTGCCCCTTGCTTCGCACAGCCTTCTCCAGCCGATCTTTCTTCTTCATGTCACTGGAGAACTCTCTTGATACTGCCCGCTTCTTCAAAATCTTCTTGCGAACAGCCCGCTCACGGTCTTTCTTCTTTTGAAACTTCTTTTCAACACGTCCCATTATTATCTCCCCCTAATATCTGGCATCTGATCTTTTTCATAATCGCCAAATGACAGTTTTGCTTCTGTATCACGGTCTACTGTGGAATGGAACCCCTGAACCAACTTCTGGTCCGCATTCAAGAAATAGTCATCAAACGTAGTTACTTCCCGCTTATTCTCATCCAGCATCGTGTAAATCATTCTGCCGAACATCTTCGGGTCAGATACTTCGTTAAAAACTGGATAACGTTTGTTAGGTACAAACGCCAACCCACTCCCTTTGACCTTGGCAAGATTTCGCTCATCTGGATCAAGGGCAACCCATTTAATGGGCCTTCCTGTGGGACCAGCAATATTGGTTTTGTTATTAGGCGGCATCGCTGGCACCAACGCGCCATTCGTAGGCTGCCCCTCAGTAAACTCATGAACAATTATATTCGCATCTGTGTCTAATTCAAACTTTTTATTCTTAATTACAATTCCGCCCTTAGTTTCGCGGAAACTAATTTTGGTCTTTTTGTATTCGTAGATTTCAACATCTGGAAGTATCCAGATATCACGCCTAGCCAGTTGTGACAGAATAACAGAGGCAAGCTTCTCCAACGGCATGTCGTCATAAGCACTGCCTACCTTCTTCTTCAATTCCTTGACTTCATCTTTGTTGTAGTTCCCACTCGCATCCTTCTCATGGTACTTGTAAATTACTTCATATCCCATAATAAACCTTTCTAATATTATAGTATTTAGCGCAATCAATAAAATTTTCACCTAATTACCATGCCAACGCCGTAATCTGTTGTTACATAAACTGGTTCTCTGTTTACACTTATGCAAAAATCCTTGAAAGCTACGAGTGAAGGCTTGTACTTATTTAAGTAATCAGTCACTATGATACCGTTCTTTGACATTTGCGGCCAAAGTAAATCGTAGTATAATCGGTGCTTGTCGTAACTAACTTCCTCATTGATTATTGCCAAATCAATTTCCAAAGACCTCAATTTAGTTACATACAGATCGTCAGTACAACCGCCAGTATGAATGTAAAAGTTACCTTTATACTGATCCTTGATATTACTTCTACCAATCCTGTCCGAATAAAACTCGCCCGCTTTTACTTCCTGTAATCCCAAAAAGTAGTTTATTGTCTTACATGATTTGAGTATGTTACCGCTCAACAGCCCCAGCCTAAACCCTATCTCAACAAGCGTTTTAGCTTCTGAAATAGTGCCAAGCCAGTAATAAAACGGTACATAAGTAGAGTTGTTGTAGGCTAGACTACGCCTGGAATCCTCATCTATCAGTCTCATGCGATCCAAAAAGATATGTGACGGCAGTTTCTTCTTAAGCTTAGCTTCAATATAAGTCTTGATTTCTTCGAGTGTCATGTAGTAATAGAATAAAAAAATCTTGGTTTACAAAAACGCTTTGTAAACCAAGATTAGAAGGTTGGTTTCCTTCCATGAAACTTAAGCGCTGGCGAACCATCCCGCTTCTATGAAAGCTTCATTCGGCAATAGTTGGATTACGACATTCTCATAGGCAGTTTTAGTCCAATGTTTCTATTGCCCTTCGACAGAAGACCTGAAAATATATATGCAGCAATAATAAAAAAAGGCAGCCAGAGTTTTAATCTGGCTGCCTTTTACCACTGAATTTCAATTAATCCTTCCAAATCCATTCTTCAGACACTAAAACCAACTTAACTTTCGATTGTTCAAAAAGCCATCTACTTGAATATAAGCTATAATCCCCTCTTCCATGATCTATTCCAATTACAGTGTCTATTCCAGAATTAATGATTACTTTGGTACATTCTATACAGGGGACGCCGCAGTAACACATCATATAACATCCAGATACGTCTCTATTCGCTCTAGTTATGGCGTCAACTTCTCCATGAATACAAGTGCATAGTTCTAGTCTCTTTCCACTTGGCGCACCTATCGGTTTTCGTGGGCAAGTCTTGCAGTTAGCATACTTTTCCACGAAACTATCTACATCAGCACGTTCATAGCCAATCGCGCGGTAGCTTTCATCGTGCGTCAATTGCGGCCAAACCACGTTCCGCAAATAATCAGGATTGTCATTCTTTGGACAACCCTGTGGTGGCCCATTATGCCCTGATGATACCAGAGAATTAGTGTCAGGATCAACAATGACTACACCGATTTGCCTGGAATAACAAGGGTTTTCAACTTCCTTGACCGCTTTGGCAAGCCGTAACCATTTCTTGGTTTCTGGAAATGAAAGTTTGTGTTTCCAAGGCCAACAACTCAAATCATTCTCTATTATTGTGATTCCACTCATGCTATTTCCATTCTATCGGGCAGGTGGAGCCATACACTCTTCTCGCCACCCCGTTCAAATTTGATATTTCTGGACCTATATCGGTTCCATGTATCTAAATCCCAATTAGCACATGTCTTACGCTCTTTACGCGCAAGCTGAATACAAAGTCTCTCTATAATGAGATATTTCTTCTTGCTGCTCGGAGTGGTCTTCGGAACATCATGCCCTAAATCCCTTAGATAATGCAAGATATGCACGTCTAACGGAATACACTGAGCATCCTTACGAGTATGCAGAATGAATAAGCGGGAAGTCTTCATGCCAATCCCACGAATCTTCTCCAAGTCGTCAATCGTGCAAGTTCTTAGATTTAAGCCCGCACGAACCAACTGATACAAACCCTTGGCCTTGCCATTGTAACAACCAAAGCCATAGTCTTTCAAGACAACTGACAATCGTGGAGCAGTTTCTAATTCAAACCTACTCAGTATCTCAAAGGGCGTGTCACCTATATGATTGAAGTCTCTTAGTAAGGCATCTAACATTCTGGACGTTGTTAAAGCTGTCTTGCCAGCTACCAAGAGTCCAAATACAATCGCTTCTTCTAGCTCTATATCTGTTCTATCAAAGTTAGTAAAATTGATTGGGTCAACCATTACATCCTCGACATATACTTCTCAGTCTCTAAGCCCGTGCTTTGTGGCGTCTCTCGCCTAAATTCAGATAATTTCAGCGCAGGTTTAACAACTGGTACAGTAATAGTAGGGTTCAACTTTTTAGTATAATGTTTACGATGAATTTCGATCCACCGATCTTCGGGTACATCTGTCTCTTTTTCTACAGTAATACCCAAAGCCCGTGATTCCACCCACGTCTGACGATATAGCTTGGAAAACAAGTCCATAGCTTCGCCTTTGATATGGGTGTAGAACACCGCTATAGGCAAATCATCTTTGTCAAAAAAGAAATAGTATTCTCTGTCAGGCATATTATTTACCTAGAAGCTTAGCTCTGGACTTCTTAATATCTTCTACTTTTAGATTGTATTTCTTATCGCGTTGCTCAACTAGCTTGGGATCAACAGATTCAGTCAAGCCCACCGACCACATCAAAATTGGCTTACCCATTGGAATAGGTGTGGTCACGTCTGGCCAAGTATGCCAGGTCTTACCCCAAGAATTATACAACGCCTTTAATAATGTCTCTTCGCAAGATTTGGTTACACCGTGGATGGTAAGTAAGCCTTCATCAATTTCCCGCTTGTGTGGGTGCCACAACTTTGCTTCATCTTGAGGCAAATGCCCAAATCGAGCATGGGAAATTACATACTCAATGCCAATGAGTTTGGCATTCTTTTCGGGAGAGTCATATAAAATACACTGGAAGACACCATCGCCTAAAGCGGTGCAATAATGCGTTACTTCCATTTGCAGTTTTGGATCGTCATATCCAATATGGAAAGCACAAATATGAGCGTGCTTTCTCTCAAGCGGATTCTTCGCTTTTGTGTCCTGATCGACACAAGGGCATTTCGGTTTCGATTTCGGTTCTTTGGCCTGTGCGCCCATAGAAAACACTATCGTAGCACCAGCCGCAATCGCTTCACGCCGATTCATGCTATTCTCCCTTAAATGTCTACATGCTTAATAATTTCGTCCATTTTTTCTTCATAGGACGGAACTGTTACTTTATCTTTATACAAACGCTCTATTTCTTTTCTTAGTGTATTACCACGGTTCTGTGCATTCTCATGGTTCTTGTCCCATGCTCGCAAGTGCTGTTGTAATATCCTAACAATATACTTCAATTCTATTGATTTGGCCTTCCATGTAAGCACTTCCTTACGAGCAGCAACAACTGTAGGCTCAACCTTGGACATGCCCTCAACAAGCTTGTCACTGCCACCTTCCGTATTCTTCAAAGTAGAGAAGACCTTGGAATACGTTCTCTCGTATTCATCTTCTTTTTGCTCTACTTCCATTTCCATTTCAGCATACTGCCTCTCAGCCTCAGCAAGCTTGGCACCGTAGTAGTCAATCCAACCACCTTCGGTTTCGAGATATTCACTCAACGTACCTTCACTGAAGGCTAGTTTGGCAGTGTCTAGGTCAATAACTTGTCCATAAACAGTTACATGTCTTTTGTATTCCATAATTGTTTCCTATTCTATCAGGTAAAAATAATTACGCTAGATCATCCCACCCTTTCCCCATCAGATGGTTCAAACTTCGTACCCTTCCCCACACTAATCTTATCAATCGTTGTCTCTGTGCGGTCTGTATCATCATCCTGAATCTTCGTCATTTCCGCCATGTAAGTATGGTGGCTAATCTCTTCCATTCTCAAAGTCTGATCCCTGAAATGATACCTGATCTTGAAGTCAAAACGGCTTCTACCGTCTCTAGTCTTAGCGATGAACCCACGACCAACATTCGCCTTCTCTTCCTGTTTAATTCTGTTGAGCGTAATGAAGAAGTCGAAAACACGGTCCTGCTTGAAAGCATCAGCCTGATTGCTTTCATCCATAAACTCTTCAAGCGTCAACTCCGTGGCCGACTTATTCGGATGTAGAGCAATCAACGAACAATGCTTTTCCTCAACGCCAAAACCACGAATGTTCTGTAGCAAATAGAATCTAGCATCCCAAGGTGAAATGCCAGCCTGAACCTTCATATCACCTGGATAATCGTAAACTACTAAATCTGGCTTAAACCCAAGCATAACAGCTTGTGCATAATATGCACGCACTGTGGACATATCCGCACTACCAGACGGGAATTGCTTGATAATTAACCGTCTCTTATCTTCAAAATCACCAACCGTGTCCCTTAAAGCCGCCCATACCTCTTCCTTACGCGGCATTAACTGATGCTGACCGATGTTACTAAGCATCGCGTCAAAACGACTTGCGATGCGGTCTTGATCCATTTCAGTTGATATATAAAGGACTTTCTTACCCCTGGCGACGTTCAATCCCGATACCCAGGTAAGCCACAGACTCTTACCACCACCAGACTTGGCCATAACAGCGCCAAGTTCACCCCTACGCAAGCCACCACCAACTAAAGCCGCATCTGCCGACCTGAAACCCATCGTAAATGTTTCTTGGTTTGCTTCTTCATGCTCAACTCTAGCGTATCGTTCCTCAATCGCTTCAAAGTAATTAAGGCCCATATCAAAATTTCGATTGACCAGTCGGGCTTCCTTATACAACTGGTCAATCTTATCCCAAGTCTCATCAGACTCTGGATTCTTACGCATCAATTCAATCGACTTGGCAAACGCCGCTTTAGTTGCTTGGGTCTTGGCAAAAGTGGCTATACGATCCAATATTGCATCAGGAGAGTCAAGCATAGGGAACATATTCCCAATGCCGCCCTTGCTGTAATAATCGTATAGAAGATTGACTTCGGTTGTGTAAAGCAGCTTGATAGCGCGGTAACTATCGTCTTGATTTGGATACCTTCTCTTCAGATAGTCGTCCATCAATTCCTTGAGGAATATCTTGCTAGGCGGCTGTTTGTATTCATCGAAATACTTAAACAGCGTCCTACACACGTTCTGATGGACTTCGCTCCTGAAATAGAAAGGCTTGATTAGCCCGACACTTTGGCAGAGAAAGAACCTATTGCAAAGTAACGTCCCCAAGAGCATCCTTAGAAAATCATCGTTGTAAGGATACTTTGGTTCATCTACTGACTTGTTCGGATTGACTAATGTATCATAATCTAATTGGTCCTGCTGATTGAGCTTATTTTCCATTCCTACACCTTATTTAATAACAAACACAGCATTAAGAGGCAGACAGTAACAGAAAATAAATAGGGTTGCAATTGAAATTTTTCTAACTTAGTTTTCTCTGCGACTAGCTTTCTATTCTCTTTAATAACTTTCTCTAAATCGTAAGCCAAAGCCGTAGAAGAATTTAAACTATAATATGCACCCCTGCCATTTTCAGCAATTTGTTGCAAAATTTCTTCATCTAACTGCGATGTGGCAATCTGGTTATTACGGTCTGTAATATAACGAACAAAGCCACCCTTGCTGTCTCGCACAACTAAAGGTGCAGCTTTGTCACTACCAACGCCTACAGTATAGATTTTGAAATTCTTAGAAGATAACTCCCGCGTTATCTGGAGTAACTTGGGCCTGTTCGTACCCAAAGCTTCCTCTTTGCCGCCGTCAGAGAGCAATATTACAATGTTGAGGCCATCCTTGTCAATTTTATCTTTCTTGATGTAAATGTCCTGTATCGCTTCCATCGCTTTCGTCAAATCAGTACCCAATGTTGGAGCCGAACGCCAATCCAATTCATCCAACATCCCAATGAACGAAAGTCGCGTGGTAGTAAAAGGACAAAAATACGGGTTCACATCGCCAGCAAATGGCAAAATAGAACATTCATACACACCATCCAATGAGTTGTAGAAGTCCTTAATTTGCTTCCGTGTTGCTTCTAATCTATTCGGTTCCACGTCTTCGGAATATACCATCGACCTTGAAACATCAACCACGAATATTATGCGTATATCAGAATACTGCTTATCTTTTGCCGTTACATAGAGGTAAGGCTCTGTAAACGCCACCATACACGCAACAATGGCTGTTAGATATAGGAAATATACTAACCCTCTACGTTTCCAGGTGGGAGCGTTACTATATGCCAGGAAGTCTTTAATATGGGGCACACTGTCAAACTTCATGAATGAGCGTACCGCCCAAGCCAGTGCGCCTAGCAAGGGCAGCAGCAATGCCAAGAGTATAAAAGCAAACGGTCTATCAAAGTGCATGTTAGTTACCAGAGGATTTACCAATGCCGAACTTCTTGCTAGTCAACATTTGCTTCTTCCTGGCCTGGGGACCAGCAGCATTGCCAAGTAAGCTGTTCTGATTCTTAATCATAAGCTCAATGTTGACAACAGTATTAATATCATTGTTTCTATTGCGGAGAGCATACTTGTAGTAAGTAAGAGCCTGATTGAACAATTCTTGAGCGGTATCTGGCTCTGCCAAAAATTCAAGAACACGATAGTATATCTCACCCTTGAGATAATTCATATGATAATTGAAATCCAGATCGTCGCCATCTTTTAACTTCTCAGACTCTTTTCTGGCCTTCTCATACAAGGCGAAAGCCCTGTTGAGACTGTCAACAGTCAATGGATGTAACTCCCGCTGTGGTTGTGGAGCGGGAATTGGCTCTGGTTCGTCGGGATTCTCTGGATCAGCCATTGGCATCGGCGGCGGGCCTGGAGGTACAACAGCGGCATTTTCAATTTCAATCGCCCTTCTCAAACACTCTTCCGCTTCATTGAACCAAATAGCCGCCTTCCTTAACGCTATATTAGGAGCAATTCGCTCTTGATACTGCTTCGGCAAACCTTGCATGTCTAACTCAGCTTTTTCTAAATCGCCTATTGATTTAGCCTTGTTGACAGCGTTGCGAATACTGTTGTCTAATACCTGCTCATCATAAGACTTGTTTATTTTCAGAGTTAATTCATCTTCGGCATCTTTCTCGGCATTTGAAAAGTAATGAACGGCGAATACGCCAATCGCAACAAACACCAAACCAAATAATAACCGCTTCATATTATACCTCCGTAAAATTAAGTTGGATAGTTGTGTGTAAGAAAAATCCTACCAATATACACCAAAGTCCAATGCCCCCAAAAATCTCAGAAAGAGAATGGTCCACACTCTGTTCCTTAGCTACATATTCGTTGGCTTGACTTACAGCAATCTCATTATAAATCCCTTCCAACCTACTCTTGTCGTAGCCCTTGACGATATCCCCACGCCCACCCGTCTCTTTACAAAACCTAATTAATTCCCTATCCAAATCGAATATAGATATAAAATAAACCCTAATGCCAACCAACTTGCAAAAGTCGATTATCTTATAGGATGACATTTTCCTCTGACTGCCATTAGCATCAAATATACCATCTGTGAAAATGATAATCGAACCACCCGCGAACTTATCCTTATTGTCAATAATTGCCTGCAAGTCGTCTGGCTTTACTTGCTTCCCAGGTCCATAGAACCTGAATTGCAACTTATCCAAATCTTCCTGCTTAATCACGTCATTGTGAGAAAGCAACATTTCCACACCAGCCCACAAGCCAGATTCAATGTCAGTGCCTTTAGATAAAGGTGCCAAACGATAGTCGATGCGCTTTAACTTCTTCTGCACGAACTTAGGATCGTCTGTGAGGCCAGATACCACAAACGCATCATCCGAGAAAACAACCGCTCCCACCAAATCCTTACTACCATCACTTCTATTGCCCAAGAAGTCGAAAAGCTTGGCGTTGCCAGATAACACCGCCGTTAATTCATCACCAATACCATTCTCTTGCCTGAAATTAACCATCGAACCACTGCCGTCATTCACCAAAACATACTTATGCACTTGGTAAACCTTGGTCACTTCCTTCATACTAAATACAACATTAACCGCAGCCAAGACGATGCAGAACGCACCAAATAGCATGAAATACTGCCATTTAAACACAGTTCTGACCGTCTGCCCACGCAAGTTCTCTAAACAAGCATGGCGGAAGTAGAACTTAACCCTGTTTCTAAAGTAGAAATATAAAGGGAAAAGTAGTAACAGCAACAGCAGGTATGGTTGTTGGATCATTTGTATTTGCGATCCTTGCAGAAAGTCTTTACAAGGTCTTTAAGACTCTCGGCATTGTAAGTGGCGTTTGGTTGATATAGCCTGTCCAATTCTTCAACCAAGCGTTTGAAGTTACTCGTACACTCGCTCAAATTGACCGAATACAACGAAACTCCATACACACCATTCATTACACTATTCAAATATTTAGAAACTATCCAGTAGTATCGCCTGTCTGGAGTCGCTCGGCTATATTCCAAACCTTCCCACAAGCCTTCATCCTTATTGCCACCTCGATACCACGCAGCAAGATTTCTCTTACCCGTAGCTAAAGCACCACCTAACAGTATTGCCGCGATACTAAAGCAAATTGAACTAATACCAACCTTGGCATACCAATAAACAGACTTCATTGGATTTTCAGTCTTGGGAAACCCAACTGGTCGTAAAATGGCTAGATTCAAACCATCATTGGTTCGTGGTTGTAGATCATCTATTTCAGTGCCAGCAATGACGCTTCGGATAGAGTATTGAGATGTATTTGTCTTAATCGTCTTTAATTCGCCATTCTTCTCATAACTGACCACAATTGGTTGGAAGGCGAAATTGCCATACTGCAACTGTCTAAAGGCATAATTGATTGTTACTATCTTGCCCCTATTAACCTTCGTTTCATTGACAACTGGCGGGGCAGGATCAAACCAAACTTCGCCAGCAAACGGGAATGGCAGTAGGCTCTGACCTAACTGTGGCAAAAGGTCTGTTCTGACCTTAATATCAGGGTCGAAAACATTAACCGTTACTTTGAAATTGCGCATCTCGCCAAGTTGACCGTTAGCTGGCGACTCAACTGACACGTTTGCCTTTACATAGCCATCTATCGGCGTCCATGCTACCATAGCCGCCGTGGTCCAAAAGCTATCCTTGGCGATAAGGTTGGCCAAGACCATAACATTGAGAGGATTCTTCAAATCCTCAACTTTTATCAAGAAAAGCTTAGGCTTTAATTCACGGGAACTAAATTTACCGTCAGCAACTTTGGCCAATCTTTTTAGAAAATCTTCCTGGCTTACGCTAGGATGCACATGCACCATAATCTCATTTGTAACTGAACACTCAATACCGTTGAATATAACTACGGGATAAGCTCGATACTTACTAGCCAACTTATTTACAGCATCTATGGTTTCCTTCTTATTGTTGAAAAATAACAGGAAACCATCTAAGTCTGGATTACGAAATTCTTTGAACCGATCAAGCCCTTTGAGATTTTCAATATCCACCAAGAACTGTTTCTTGTCTTTGGGAGACTCTACATATATCTTATTTGCAACGGGCAATCCCCTGGCTTTAAGATTTTCGTCATAGTAATTAAAGTCTTCCGCACGGTAAGACGTGCCAATCATTAGGGCTGCAAGCAGTATGGCGTTCATTTAAGACCTCATTAGGTGTTTTATAAGCGGTAAAAGAAATTGTTCCTGTTTAACATCTAGGAACACCGCATCACTATTACAGTGAAGAAGTTTTTTCTTTATATCCCCTGCCCACCGATCAAATTCAGATTTTGCTGAATTAGCACTACAACTCCGCACATTACCTGTCTCCGCGTCCCTAAAAGTAATGTTGAGTGGTTCCTTTAAAGTCATTAACCAATCGACAGGGTTGTATAAAACAATGTTCAAAAATGTATTGGTTGGCACCAATGACATTTTCTTGATGTTGTTTAACATCGAATCCGTCAAAGGATAACAAAAATCGGAGACAAAGACAATCAGGGAATTTCGCAAAGACAGATTAGATACCTTTTTGATGCTGTCCTCCGCAACCGTCTTCTTCCCCATCGTCAACTGACCAAGAGACTTCTCAATAATACCAACTACCGAAGAATAATCGTCAGTTACATCCGTCGTGGTCATAACATGGTCAGAAAACACACATAGCCCTACCTTCTCATTGCACATGTCGCCAAGGTAGCACATGTAAAGCGCTGTAACGACAGCAGCATCTAGCTTCGTATACTGTGAGGAACTTATATCTAATATGATGAACAGGTTTAAAGAACGTTCAGGGTTAAACACCCTGGACATAGTTTTGCCAGTCTTTAAGCTGGATTTGCTGTCTAGTCGCTTATCCCCTGGCTGATACTCACGCACCACATCCACTTCAATCAAACTATCTTTCAGCAGCGTGTTATGGATACCAGAAGAAAAAGCGTCTAAATATTTCTTGGCAGTAAGTTCCAGTGCCCGAAATCGCTTTTTCATGTTATTTCTCTACGGGTCGGTCCCCAAGGGTATTTCATTTCTGCAAATACATCTACCTTGACCACTTTGCCATCAGCACGCATAGATTTCCAATCATCTTGGCTATCCGTAAGTTCCGCTACTTCTAGGACATTAGTACGGAACCCCCAACTGCTACACCAGACATAATAAGCCCCATCGGGATACTTCCATGCGTATTTAATCACAGTCCAACCTTGTTCAACGCCTGCGTAATAAGACTATCAACCAGTTGCGTCTCACTCTGATACTTGCCAGGGAGCGACGATAACAGTAAGTGGAGCGAAGAATCGGCAACAATCAATCTAACTCTGAATACGTCGGCAGCAACCGCTACTACGTCATAAGGTGTTACATAGTCTCGCTGCTGCATGACCGCTTCCATCATCGCCGCACCTTCCAAGTGCAACATGGCACGATCATTCATTGCTGGCTTCTGTTTAAAGAGCGGATCAGTGCCAATCACATTGCGTTCATCATTGAATAAACCCAACGTTTCTGGATGGTTTAAGGAGTGAATTAACTTGGCGCAATACCGCCGTGTCTCGTCGCTTACATGAATATTATCGAACAACTCTTGACGGGCTTCACAAACTAATGCACTTGATATAATCTGCTTCATCGCAGACATATCAAAATTATGAGTTCGTTTGGCGATTTCGATTTTTTCGTCTTCAGTCGTCTCCCGCATAACCAATTTAAACATAAAGCGGTCAGCTAAAGCCTCCTGAATACGGCTAGTACCTTTCTGCTCAGTTGGGTTCTGAGTCGCTAAACAGAAGAACGGTTGTTCCAGTCGGTAAGTTTCATTGCCGATGGTTACAGAACCTTCTGCTAGGGCTTCAATAAAAGCGTTCTGTGCCTTTGGAGGGAATCTATTGATTTCGTCCGCAAGCATTACGTTACAGAATAATGGACCCTGGACTGTCTTGGTATCACCTGTAAGGAGGATAATTTCACAGCCAGTGATATCACTGGCTAGTGCATCAGGCATACCAGAGACACGCTTGTTATTGCCCGCTAACAATCGGGCCAATAATTTACAAAGGACTGTCTTTCCCGTGCCTGTGCCGCCTTCGCAGAGAACGTGTCCCGTGCCCAAGAACCTTGAGCCATCAGGATAAAAGTCACGCTGACCAACGGCAAAAAGGGCCATAATGACACGGTTAATGACGTGTCGCTGACCCACAATGACTGATTCAATGGCTTCCCTCAGCGGGAAGATATATTTGTTCAGAAGATTATCGAACTTCATTCTTCTTCCTCCACCATGTCGTAATGCCCGACCGAGTGAACAGTAACACTTATCGGGTTGTCCATGCCATTAAAAAGCAACATCACTGTATGATAATTCTTTTTACGCCAATTGCCATCCAAATCCTGAATTACCCAATCCTTTGTACCACGATCCATTAAAGGAATTGTGAGACGTAAGTTCGGCATCAGATTTCGCAATTTCAATAAATCTGGCAGCGTATACCACTTTACTTCTTCTGTTTCGTTCGGTCCAGGCTTTAACTCTTGCCTAGAACATATAGGCACCCGAACACAATGGATTGTAGAGTGCCCACCCTGGATAACCCCTAAATACTCTGGTGGGCAATAACACATCGGGTCATAATCCTGAACTTGCTCTAAACCAGTCTCTTCAAGTAGCTCTCGCACCGCCGCATCAACTGGATTTTCGCCAGGATTAAGCTTGCCACCTGGGAGATTAAGCATCCCATCCAAGTGCGCTGGCTTATCCTTCAACACTAACGGCAATCGGACGGTAGGACCATCTACAGCATACGGATATACAACTACATACTCAATCATTAGTAAAGTCCATTATGTTCAGGAAGTTCATTCTCAGCTTGAAACCAAAACTCTTCGCCATTACATTCAGGTCGGCCAGCGGCTTCCCATAATTGATAAGCGTTCTTTTGAACCATTTCCCAACGGCAGCCTGGTAATCGCGTGTCAGCCGCAGGGTCATAGCCCCGATATACCTTGCCGTCTGTATCAATGACCCGCATCGGCCAGATACACCTAGCCATGTCTGCATTGCGCTCAAGCACTCGAATAGCCGTATCCAAATTATCAAATTCTTGATGACCAGCACGGTCAGAACTAATGGTTTCCCAACGGTGTCCGTGATATCCTGCGTGATTACTCTGAACTAAATATTTCATTGTTCACTTCCAAGGTAATCGAAATCTGATAATGATGCTATCCCAGCACGAATTGATTTTTCTTTAGTGATTTTCCTGCCAAGGCTCTTTTGTGCATTCCAGGCAATTGCTTTGCAGTAAGTGGAAAATTTATTGTCTATTTTGAGTGGTGAGTTCTTTTTAGGTCTTTCCCGCGATGGAACAAACTTCTTGACAATGCGATACAAGAGTTCTTCCTGGTAGGCACCATACTTCTGTCTATTTGCACCATGCCTAGTTCTGTTCCGCCAAAGATTCTCCAAACCTTCGACCAACTTGGATATGAATATATCCTTTACATGTTTTTTCGCAACCTCAAAACATTGCTCAATGTAGACTTGCCGTTTGTAGTAGGAACCTGCCCGAATCAAAGACATAATTAATTCTTGATTAATGTCCTCAAAGTCGTCGGTATGATTATTCTTAGCATTTTTGCGGAGAAGTTGCCAAGATGCATACTTCGTTAGTTGTCCGAACGCCTTCTCCAAATCCATGTACTCTTCATTACTAATTGGGAAATTATCGGTTATACTCTGCATTCACACCTCTATTCATTCAATTCCTTTCTATTATAGAGGTGCTTTTATATTAAATCAAGCTAAAGTCTTTGATATTTTACAGTTAGTTTTTAACTTCAAGCCTGGGAGTAAACTACTCTCTGCTTCCAAAACCTTTAAACATATGATTCTAGCCGCTTCAATTTGCTTATCATCACTACGAACGACATAACCATCATGAATATGAGCCACTATTCTCCCATAATCTTGTAGGGCATCATGAAGATGAACCAACTTCTCAAGACAGAATATAGCCCCTGGAGATTGAATGATAAAGTTTCTATACTTATACTCTTCCCCTTCAGCGAAACGTCTCTTGCGACCTATGTAATCAACATATACGCCATTCTCAGCTTCATGATTCTCAATCCATGCGAATAACGTCTTGAATTTAGTCTTCAAACTGGATATCAGCTTGCCCGCCTGTTCAATGGATACACCAGCACGCTCCCCTAATGTCTCCGCACCCTGCCCATACACCACGGGGAGGAATAAGCAATCCTTGCAGAATGCTCTCTTCTCATCCGTGTCACACTCTTCATTCAGCAAATGCGCATACAACTTCCTGTAAAAGTCACCATCCCCTGAAACTAACTCCAAAAGCTTAGCATCCTGACTTAGCCAAGCCAAAATACAGACTTCATGAAAATGATAATCAAACCAAAGAAAACTTAAACCGTTCCCCTTGGGCTGTAACTTAACCCTTTCTTCTTCCGACAAAGAATGCGGATTAAAGCAATTCTCATAAGCAAGTTGGGTTGATAGTCTACCACCCGTCTGCCCTTCAATCTCATAGTACGGGAACAATATCTGTCGCTTCTCTGTGTCAAATACCCCTTCTACTTCAATTTGCGGGATTACCCTGGAGTATAAAGGGAGATATACCTTCTGGTGGATAGTTTTGAACTTGGGCCATGATGAATCATCAAATAACCGCTTTATCCTTTTAACCACTTCTGAGAAGCTGGCGGGGCAGCGGTCCCGCACCCCAACAAAACACTCGCCAAGCTTTAAGTCTAATAGCTTGCTCTCGAAATCTAAACAGCCGCCAGTATTCGCTAGGATATAAGTAAAGAGGTTCTTTAGATTCCAGCCTATGACTGAAACTCGCTTGTCGTCAAACAATGCGGTCTTGATAATTGAAAACGTCTCAATGATGTTATCGACGTTGATTTCAGTTTTAAACTCATTGCTTTTAGACCAGCAGACGAAATCAAAAGAAGCATTGCGGGTAAAATCCACAATCTCTGGTTCCAGCTTAACAAAAATAGTCGGCCCCGACTGGATTAGTTGATCCAGTTGGAGCGCTAATTGAATTTGTGTCATTCTTCTCTGATTCTCGGTGAAAGACCAATCTTCCCAAACTCTTCCGCCATGATCCGCTTGGCAGTGGATACATGCTCCGCTGTCGTCAGAATACTATCGTGAATGGTTCCTACGAACATGTCAGGATGTTCTTTCATAATCCTACCACAGATATTCGTGATTATCAATTTTGATTCATTCTTTTGCATCATCCAAGCTAATCGCCTGTAATCCTTACGCTTGATTCTCCTGACCTTTGCTCCAATGGTTGGAAATAGATCACAAAACAAACTACTCGTCTTCTTGCCAAAGAATGTCTCTCGGAAGAAGTTCTCTTTGAATGCGTTTCTATCCGTTTCACTTGCATGTTGCATCAAAAATTCGTACAACCTGCCCTGTTCCACAAGTCGTTTGTAGAGAAGCACATCGGGAGGAATATCATCAAAGTAAATGGCTCCTGTACATCGTATGGAGGAAAAGATGGATGGAATAGCTAAGAATAAAAGCAGAGGTTGAGAGTTAGCAATGTCGATATTTACCAAGTTTTGATCCTTGTAACTGAGGAACTTTCTCAAATCAGATTTGAGATTGGTAAAATTGGTATGCACTCTCCCAAATTCATCACGATGAATATAAAATTCCTTATTGTGTATCTTGTCTATTGATATTTTAACACTATTGTACTCATGCACTGGCAATTCATCTATTGATTTCAATGCTTCTTCGTAGTTAATTTCCACCATTTCTAAAAATGTATAAATATGCCTATGAACCTTGGTAAACTTGTCTATCTTATTCCTTAAGTTACCATATGGTTTTCTTAATTCTTGCCACCTGATAATATTGTCTTGCAATGATGCTGAATTAATTGAAATTTGCTTGTGGCGCACATCGGAGTAAGGTGCGCAAAGCTTGTAACCGTAAGACTTTTCGTTCTTGATATAGTGACGATCACAAGCTATAACGCCTTTGTTAATTAATATGTTTATATAGTCGTTATAAGTAAAGCCAGACCGCCCTATCATTCTTCTCATGTATATGGCTTTAAGTGGAACAAATTCTTCTGCGTTTTTGTAAAGTGTGCGTTGTTCGTAGATCAAGTTTATGATAAAGTGAAGTCTGTCTAAATCTCTAATGTTTTGGTATTCTCCCTCAAGCAGATCAGGCAAGTTCAGGTTGGAAGGAATATATATTTTCTTCATGGTTACATTTTACCAGTGGAGCGCTACCGATGGAATATAATCTCGATCCAATTTTCGAGTTCAGGATGAATGAAGAAGAAACTCTAGCATATAAGCTAGGATTGCTTTGGATGGCGATTTCCCATAAGTTATTTCCAGACTATAGACATGCTAGTGGCTTTCCAAAAAAAGGCGACCCTCGAAAAAGCAGTTTATTCAAATACTGCTATAAGCTTCAAAGAGAATCTAAAGGACTTATAGAGGCCAAAGACTATAAAATATACATCGCCGCCCAACTTCATATGTTAAAAGCCATTGAAATTGGTAACACACACCCCTTGATCGGCCCGTGGTGTTTAGTTGGCGAGAAAGCCTGGGTTCGTTGGAAAGTATGGAAACGGAAGTACGATAATATCGGGAAATCGAAAACTTTGGAAGACGTGGGCCTGGATAAATCTAACTTTGAAGAAGTGAAGAAAGAGTTGGATAAGACCAAGAAGTTCATGGACAATAAATTTGGGTTACTTAACGAAGAGACTTTCCAACTGAAAGCTAAAGAGATTGAGCGCAATATCTCTTTGGGTACAATCAGTGGATTCTATGCGGCCCTGTCACCGTGGGTAGGCAAACATTGTAAGTTAGGTGATTATGACCTAGCTTACTTCAAAACTACCGATGCGCAAGGCAGTGAGTATTTTAATAAGTTATTTCCAGAGCAAATAGTGTAAAAGAGCCATGCGAACGTGTAAACCGTTTCTCACTTGCTCGAAATACTTCGCTGTAGGGAGTTCATCCACATCAGGATGAATCTCTTCATTCCTGGGTAATGGATGCATAATAATTCCACCTGGCTTGATCGTCCTGGCAAGTTCTTTCGTCAATATGAACCTGCTTGGCTCTCCTTCAGGGAGTCTACCGCCGTTCATCCACCGTTCTTTCTGTGGACGAGTCATGTAAACTACATCTGCCATTTTTAATGAATCTGGTATAAGCCGCTCATCACCGTAGTTATAAGAAGGATCATCATGATTGATTAAGCTAGGATTGACCTTACTGGTAAACAGGAATTTTACAAAGTAGTCTTCACGTTTCAATAGGTCTACTAATGATGGAACCGTTCTGCTGTAGTATAAGTCCCCTGTGAACAAGATTGTGACTTCTTTTTTACCTTTGCAATACTTACGGATCGTATAAAGGTCTAAAAGAGCTTGGGTTGGATGGTGAAAGTTGGCTTCCCCTGCACTTATAACTGGTTTAGTAGTCGCGGCTGCCAATGTTTCCATTACTTCGTCAGGGTGACGGATAACCAGCACATCAGCATATTCTGACACTGTTTTAATTGTGTCTAGGTCTGTTTCACCTTTCTTTTGTGATGAATTAACAGGCAAGTCGATTACCTTGCCACCTAATTTATACATTGCTGATTGGAATGACATTTTGGTGCGGGTGGACGGCTCAAAGAACAGAGTCGCCATGATCGGTGACATTGTATTACTGTAATCATAAGAACATGTCGTCATCATTGGCACACGACTAAAAATTTGCTCTATATCTTCTTTGTTAAGATCGTCTACAGTTAGTAGATGGTGCATACTTAATCTCCAAAAACTGGTCTATTGTATCAATAGCAGTTGAAGTGTGCAAGGACAGCGTTGCTGATTTCTTCTTCTTTTTGGCCTGGTGCAAAGTGTTCGATAAAATCGGATGGATCGTAAATCCAACGGTGTTTGTCGATATCATCGCCCAATCCATTCCCAGCTATCTTAATGAAGCCTGTTTTATCTGAATATTCGACCTGAACGCATAATTTATCCAGTCGTTTCTGACCCCTGGCTTGTACGCCCATACCTGTAACGCCAAAATGTATAATATAACTGTGGTGTTCTTTTAATACTCGAATACCTTCATACATGAATATCTTTTGGGTCGTCTTCCTTCTTAACTCACTAGCAATGCGGATAACAAGTCTTTCCAATCCTTTAAAATCACCTTTTGGGGCGTCAATATCTTCGGCGTCCATTTCTGTCAACACTTCATTAATCTTAAAACTAAGGTTATCAGGGCGTGCGTCAAAGAAGTGTTTGACTTCTATAACTTTTTTGCAAATCCAGGTTGGGTCGCCCTCTAAGTTGTGACTTAATTTCCTAAGAACAACTCTAACGCCGCCTAGAGGACTAAATGATAGTCTAACAGCACCATCGTCTTGACCCCATTGCAATTCTCCAAAAAAGTCGTTTGGTATAGAGTATTTCTCACCAAATGTTTTACCTTTAAGGGATTTGATGATGTATTCTATGTTGATTGGATGGAGTGGGTCTTCTTCGTTGGCCATATCTGGCACAACTGGCCTTTTGCTCATATCAAGACCGAAATCAGCGTACTCTAGCCAGGTATTAAATCCATAATGTTTCATTCTAACTTATATATACTGATATGCTCAAGACATTTACACTTTGGATGGAAGATAGAATGAAACAGAAGCAACTTACCCGTCAATTGCTTCAAAACCTTGGCTACGATACTCATGCCTTGAATGGGCAGGATGTTGTTCTTACTGATCGCAAATATGATAATATCAAGGATGCTATCAATAGATTGGACGTGGATTCTGAAAATAAAGAGAATATGATTACATTTGTACAGAACCATCAAAAGGAAGATGGTTCTATTGTTGGGTTGTCGCTAAAAGCCTTGGCTGCAAAAATAAATGCCAATGATGCTGAGAGTCAGGATACAGCTTCTAGCAATCCTGCTGTATTGCCACAGGGACAACAGCCTGCACCAAAACCTTTTAATAAGCAACAACAGCAGATGCAACAACAAAATCAGCCGCCAATGGCGGCTGATCCTGGTGCTGGGGCTTTTTAAGTTATTAACTACATGATGGACAGCTACTGATTTCTCCAAGAACCTCTAGAGTCATATGGTCAATGAAAGCAAAAGCTGGCATTTGACCAATGGTTTCTACAGTAAGATGGTCAACATTCATACTGCCAAACTGGAAGAAACCTAAAACTTCCATAGTCATATGATCTATTAAGGCGTTCTGGAAGGTCATTTGTCCTAAAACTTCCATCGTGATAGATTCTATTAAATCGCAGGTAGCCATTTTTTTCTCCAATAAAATTTACTGACACCATATATATAATTACGATTTCGAAATTAGGAGAATAAAAAATGGCACTTAAATGGGTAGAAGGATTTGAGTCATATTCAAACTTAATCAGTTTCGTGCAGTTTCGTTACGCAAGCTTCATAGGCCCGTCCTCTACTTTTCAGCCAGGACGCGCCGTTGGCAATTGCCTAAACTTTAACGGCACATCTTTAATAACCCCGAACTTGGGCAACCAAGGCACTTATTTTGTTGGCTTTGCTTTCAGGAACGTAAATCTTGGAACCAGCAACGTTAACATGACCGTGCTTGAACTACGCGATCTTACGACTTCGCAGATCAGTGTAACGTTTAACCCAAACACAAAGCTATTCTCAGTATTCAGAGGCGCAACCCTCCTTGGTACTGGTACTTTTGCTTTGACAACTGGTTCCTGGTACTACATTGAAATCGGCGTCCTTGTTGACTCCGCAGTTGGTACTGTCACTTTCAAGGTTAACACTGTAAACGATGTAACCTTTGGTCCAGGTAATACTCAGGTCACAGCTAATGCTTATGCGAACACCATAGCATGGCGTGGTCCAGCGGTTATCGGTCTAGGTGGAGCTTACCAGATTGACGATATTTATATTATCGACAGCACTGGTGCAACTAATAACACCTTCTTGGGTGATATGAAGGTTGAAGGCGTCCAGGTAATTGAGAGTGGTTTCCAGGCAACATGGGGCGTAAACGTCCCTGGCACACCAAACTTCCAGGCCGTGCAGGTCTTGAATGACGGGTTATATACCTTGTCGAACACTGTAGGACAGAAGGATACATTCGAATGCTCGAACTTGAACAAAATTACTTCTGACGTTAGAGGCGTATCCGCCGTTTATTGGACTCGTAACACTGACTCAACAACCCACTCGATTAACTCGGTTGTACGACAGACTGGTACTGATTACAACGGTACAGCTTTCACAGTCAATGATACAGCTTTCAAAGCATATCAGACGATTTGGGAACAAGACCCAGCCACCCTAGCAGCTTGGACTGTATCGGGCGTTGGCACAGCAGAATTTGGTTATAGACTTAACTCATAACGAATTATTAAACTTCAGAAGCCTAGTTCCACAAGAACTAGGCTTTTTTTATGCGCTAATGACTATTATATCCCTATGAAAAAACTCACTTCCGCCTCTCTTGAGAAAATCCTGGCTAACTACAAAAAAGACCCAAATGTTGACACAATGGAAGCTGCTTTTGAAGCCTTCTGGCTACTAGGATCAAATATCCTTAAAGCTGTCTCCTTCCCTGGATTAGAAGAAGCCTTCAAGAATAAAACTAGAACTATTCGAAGACTGGTATTCTTTGCCTTCATCAAATTGCCAAGATACGATGCTACGAAGGGTAAAGCTTTCAACTTTTTTACTACTATAATGCTGAGTTGGCTCCGACAAGTCTATAGAAGTAGCCGCAACTACGCTGAATTAAAGGCAACATATGCAGAAAAAATTAGAAATAGTAAAGGTCGAGAACAAAAATTATATTGTCCTAGAAAACGAAGCGTTTGATTGGGAAGTCGAGCCTCAACAACTTAAAAACATAGAAATTAAAATTAACAATGACCCTGAAACTAGGGATAGTCTCATTGGTAATGTTTTTAACCATTTAACATCTAGTTTTTCGAGTTTTGTAGGCAAGAAAATGTCTCTTAAGGACATAAATGACGCTCTTGAACAAGGATATATTGAAATATGAATTTCGTAGAAGAAACAGATACAAGATTTTATATCAAAGAATCCACGCTGCCCAACGCTGGCTATGGTTGTTTTACCAACACCTCCCTCAAAGCTGGAGATTGGCTTGAAGTTATTGGCGTCTATGTCAAGACGGGTGGCTTGGCTGACGAATGCACCCACTACGCCAAGCGATACAAGTTCGCTGGAAGTCCTAAGAAGAACGCCAAGATCGTTCCTATGGGCTTTGGTGGCATTGTAAACCACAGCGATGACCCCTGGCTACAAAACTGTAGGCTGGAGTATGTAGCTGGTCTGAACAAGCGTAATGAGCATTCTGGACAAGTGATCTATCGCTTTACCAGAGATATCCTCGTCAATGAAGAGTTGATTGGTAACTACGGCCCCGATATCGGGGAAGAAATTAAGAAAATGAACACAAATGTTAATTTCCTCGACAGCAATATCGAGGAAATTAACCGATTCCTGAAGTTTGACCTTTATGATACAAATAGTATTGTTGACAAATTGCGCAAAATTGGTATAAAGTAACTTTCATGTTCGCAGACACAATTATCTATGCCTTGTTTTTCTTCTTCGCCTATAAGATGGTTAACAAGGAACCTAAAAATCAATGTCGTCCTTGATTACCACTTCATGCTTTTCCTTCTTCAAAACCTTGATTCTTTGGTGCGAGTGGTCATCCAAATAAGGGTTGATTTCAAAGATAAAGTCATAGTAATTCAATATTTCCTTGTCAGCCGCCGTTCTCAAACCACGACCCATTCTCTGAATAATGTCATGCTCTGCCTTACCGCCAGCCGCATTAATCATGTTGTGGACGAAGAAGTTGATGCCAACGCTGAAAATACCCTGCGTAGCAATGGCCACAACGTTATCTTTAGCCTTCTGTAACTGTTCAATAACCTGCTCTCTTGTCTCCGTTGTATCCTTGCCATAAACCCACAGAGAGTTCGGAATCAAACGATTTAGAATATCCCCGTGAATAACCCTTTCTACCAAGATTAGTGTTCTGCCCTTGAGACTCTTCGCTAGCTTTTCCACCATATGATGGAAAGTCCAGTTATTGGCGATGCCATTCGTCACCGCGTCAATGTAGATATCATACGGAAGTTTAGGCTCAGTTACCTTGTAGAAAGTGCAGCGTGAGTCTGATACGGTGCCACGATCTTGTAAAAAGTTGGTAGTCAGGATGCCAGACTCAGTTATCTTTTTGTCAATTTTAAGGACTGGCCCAAAGTAACCCTTAACCGTGTATATTTGCACATCGTCTTTGCCACCATGCTTAAACGGAGTTGCGGACACCGCAAGACGGATGGATGCACCTTTACATTTCTTGAAGGTAGCAATGCCTGTATCATTGCTCAACATGTGGATTTCGTCAGCAATAACCACTTGGAACTTAGGTAGCAACTTTTCTAAATGGTGGGCAGATTGCACGGTGGAGCATGTAATAATGTCTGGTTCATGATACTCGCCGTAGAAGCGACCTACGTTCTTTAGCCCCCACTGCTTCATTCTGTTATAGTTTTGTGTAATCAATGACTTCCTGTTTGCCAGGAAAAGAATAGGGGTTTTGGGTGGCAAAGCCTTCATAATGGCAATCATTATTTCGGTTTTACCTGCACTGGTTGGAGCCTGGATGATACCTCTGCCGTGTTTAATCGACTTATTTACCAAATCTACCTGATAGTCATATAAGGTGATTGGGTTGTCTTTGCTGTTTAGGAAATTTTCATCTATGGACTCGTAAAGAAACTTCGTTATCTCCCGATCATCAACAACAGTGAAGGGAATGTTAAAATGATTAAGAACAAGACGTACTTCTGGCAATAGACCCGTCAGGAAACGACCTGTTTTCTTGTTGAAGAAGTCAATAAATCCATCCCAAATGCCTTGTTTGTAGGCGCGGGTGTGGAAGTATCCTTCTTTGCGGAAACGGAGTTTGGTCCAGAGAAGGGTTCTCACGTTTTGGTCGGTGGTGACGACGTAGCTGTAATCGTTATTAATTTTTAGTGTCGTGTCCATGAAGCTGATTGTAGCAAATATGCAATTTATTGTCTACTTGTATCTATCAAGATATTAATAAGAATACTAACTAATTGTATGTTCCTAGAATTTGTCAATCGTAAAAGAGCCAAGAAATTCAACGAAGATTTGATCCGTGCAACGGAAGGTAAGTCTGATTTGATGCAAATTGGCACAGAAAAGGACGAACAGATATTCAAAGTTGTCATCAACCCAAAAGCGAAACAAACGATCTGTTTTATCGCAGGGATACACGGAAATGAACAGGCTGGACCTTACGGAGTGTTGTCGTTCCTAGAGAGTGGATATCAAGTTCCTAGTCACAAGCGGGTTATCATTATTCCGTTAGCCAATCCGATTGGATTTCAAAAGGATAAAAGAGAAAATGCCGATAATGAAGACATTAATCGGCATTTTCTCGACAAGGAACTAAAAGGTGAGTGCAAAATTCTATGGGATGCTCTCAAACAAGAAAATATAGATTTGCTCCATACGCTTCATGAAGACCCTTCTACAGATAAGTTCTATTTGTATTACACTCACCATAAAAAACTTGCCGAGGACTTAAGAGAGCTAGCTAAAAAATATTTCGATATTCAAGAAAAAGGTGAGGCTTTGTCTAAAGACGAAAAACAGGGGCAGGGAGATAAAGTCCATAATGGTTTAGTCCCACTGCCCCATGTAGTTCGAGGCTGTCTCGAAGACAAAGCAATTATCGAACGAGCCATACCGTATATTACTACGGAAAGTCCTGGCAAGGTTGATCTTAAAAAGAGAATCGCTTACAACAAAGACGCTATTAAAATGTCAATTAATTCATTTTAACAAGGCGTTGACACTGGCTTAGTCTTCTCATAGATAATATGAGCAAACTCTGGAATTAAAAAGCTACCGTCTTTCCTACTGGAAATTAATCCTTGTTTCATTTCATAATTCTTTTGAGTTTGCAACTGCTTATATGCAACCAAAGAAATATGAGAAGGATAGTTTTCAGGGAAACGAGTATCTGGCTCATGTTCAAATAGGCTAGTAAGCCAGCCGCTTACATAATACTGGTGGCCAGACCCACATTGATCGAGCTTGAACATATTCCTCCACAAGTCAGGATCATTGAAAGAAAGACAAATCCTTTCTATTGTGTCTTGAACGCGAGCCATGTAATCCTGATGCTTTGTAAACATCGGTGTAATCTTACGCCAACTGTCTACTAATTTGGTCCAATCGCTCAAATCACCACGAACGTCAATGGCTGGGAAGCCACAGCAGTACATACAGTAATTGTAATATGGCGACACCATATCAGCAAATGCAGCATAACGTGCAAAAATCGACCGCTGGTTAGACGTAGAAAATTCAGGCAAGAATGCCTTAATCTCAGATGGAATCTTCTTCTCCAAAGCTGCCATTAGAGTGTCCAATGGCATTACTGTCAATGATGGAGAGTAAACAGTGATAGTTTCCTTTTCCTGGGATGTAGTGAATAAATCCCTGTAGGTATCAACGTGAGTAGCTACAATGCTTGTTAGCTCACACTGAAGAGTATACCAGATGATATCGGGATTGATAACAATGCCCCAATGAGAATCCCACGCCGCCAACAGGTAGTCAATGTAGTTCTTATGAGAATACTCGCCAGTTATGTTGTCTTCAACATAAAATAGCTCTTGAACCTTTAGTCTTTTGCTATAGTTCTTCGGGTCGGGATATTCCGTCTTGGCATTAGACAATTTTTCAATTAGTTCATTTTTTGGATGCGGCTTGTAGTATTTTGATTCTTCTAGTTTTTCATTCAGTGTGATAATCATTAGTGCCTCGGATACTTTCTTCTCAATAATCTAACTACATTCATTGCGTCTTCTAATGCAGTATGCTGGTTTTTCATTTCCAGGTTTGCTCGCTTCATGCAAACATCTGTGCTGGGCAGAGTGTCGGCGTCCAACTCTGGATCGAAATACAGCATTGCTGGGTCTAATATACGGTGATTGAACTTAACAAGCAAGTTGTGATGTGGTAATTTTTCCAAAAACTTACTGTCAAAGTTACCAAAATTCTTACCCGCGACATTGATCTTGATGATACCGAGATTGTTACGCCCAAGTGGGTCTTTGGGGTTGGGATACCCAGCTAATGTAGTAAGGAATGTATGCAAACGCGGTAGTAAGTCAGCGGGAGAACACACATTAATGCCGCTCTTTTGCCAATTGCCTATCTTTTTGAAAATCTCAGCGTGCATCCCTAACGCATAAGGTTCGCCAATATAATGATCTTGCAGAATATAAGTCTGAAAGACTGGTAGGCTTTCAATAGGTAATTGACATTTCAAATCGTCAGCAATGGCAGCAAATTCAATAATGTTACAAATATCGTGATTCAGACCAGTGGTTTCTATGTCAATAGAGACGTATTTCATTTACTTTCTCTTCCTTTATCGGGAGTAGGGTCAGTAACTACACCATAGGTTTCTCTGGCTTCATGCCCTTCTGGTAGATATTCCGTTATTGGCAATCCATCAGGCCGAACAAATAATAGACAATGACAGAACTTGTACTTTTTCATCTCGTCACAAGCACAAACCCAACGCCGACCATTTTCTTCTAGTTCTTTTTTCTTGTCTGGATAGAAGTTACACGGGCATAAAGGACGGCCCACTTCTTCCATGTTGGCCGATAGACCCAAAACGACAGCTTCGGTTACACCCTCGTCAGGATGACCGTTAGTGCCAGTCTTAGTGCGATACTTCTCGACGTAATTGTTGATTTTCGCTTTAGTTTCTTCGCTGGGTTCTTTTCTCATCACAGAATGATACGGTAATGAAAATTAAAAATCAATAGTGCTTTGCGTTTTCATTGCTAATAACATCTGGTGCAAATTGACCAATAAGCTGCAATGGCTCATCCAAGTTGTGGATTGGCAAACCAAGCCTTGGCAACCACAATTTTAACATCGGAATTGATAATCCTTCATAAGTGATAATTTCTATTTTACAGTTATAACTAACACCTATATTGATTGCACCTTGAGTGTTATTAATTCTTCCTTGGTAGGCTTGGTCCATGTCTTGATAGAATCCACCCTTGACCATCGACCTAGCGTTGGCCTCTGGCTCTCTAATAACGATGATAAAGGTGATTTCTTCAAACCCAGCAAGCCGCAGATCGTCAGGAATGGATTCTATATTAGGTGGATGAATCCAGACAATATCTTTGGCGTCTAGTGGGATTTCACTTATAGATTTGGGCTGATTAGTGCTTCCTTCGCCCCAACAACCAGCACGGACTAGAATTGCACCAACAAGTCTATTGCCACTACTTGGCGGTCCACAAACGATAAATGCCCTTTTCATACCTTATATATGAAAAGGGCATTAGTATCTTAAACAATGATCGTATGTAAAAGTATCAGATAAATAAACATACCTGTCTTTAATTTCTTTTGGTTTTTCACCATATACCCGCTCACGAAAAGACTTGTCCCTTCCGCAAACAGGACACTCCCCTACATGCATTTTATACCAGTGCTTTTTTGCTGGTTTTCTCTTCGTTTTCATGTAGCCTCCTGTGGAGATTCTCCAATTCCTTAAGAGGTAGATCATCAGCCTCAAACTGGTGTTTTTCCGCTAAATGTCTCTTTATGTCATCGGGAGTTAATGGGTGTGATGTTAAGTTCTTCAATGTCCATTCTGGCAACCTGCCAGGAATCCATGTTTTAATTCACAGAAAATCAATCTCTTCCATTATGCTCCTTTTAACAACTGTTCCGCTAGCTTTGGCAATTCATCACCCGCCTTGCCAGTCAAGAGTGTATAATCCGCGATTCTCTTCGGATTTGGGTCAATGATATACTTGTTCTTGACCTGTGCGAAGAGTGGGATTAGTGCTGCGGCAGGATAGACCTGTGCCGATGTGCCCACACAAATGAAGACGCCATCGTTGTATTTAACTTCTTTAACCAACTCGCGGACCTGTTCAAAGTTAAATAGAACAGGTTCATCGAACCAAACTACGTCAGGCCGCATCTGACCACCGCACATAATGCATTTGTCGCCTAGCTTTACCGCTTCTTTATGTTCTTCGGCAAATAGACAAGTGTATCTGGTGTCACCGTCTAACATACAACAGCTTTTATGCCATTCACACTTGCGTAAGTTAATGCTGCCGTGCATATGCCTTACAAGGGCACAGCCTGCTCGCTCAAGCAAATCGTCAATGTTCTGTGTAATATTGACGACATTAAATTTGTCTTGGAGCTTGGCGATAGCCTTGTGTGCGGCGTTAGGCTCACACTTCTTGCATCCTTCGAAGCGTTGGCGGTAGAACTCAATGACTAGCTCTTTGTTTTTGGCCCAACCGCTAGGGTGTGCTACATCTTCGACCTTATGGTTTTCCCATAGGCCATTGGAATCCCTGAACGTTGGGACGCCAGATTCGGCAGATAATCCTGCCCCTGAAAAAACTACGATTGTTCTCATGGTATATTAGAGTGGGTTTGTTAGGGTTTTCTTAACGTCAGGATGCAGAAGTAAGTCTAGTTCTTTTTGATCTTTGGATTGAAGGGCGTTTCTCACTCTTGTTGAACTAAAACCATCTCTTGGTGTTGCCACCCATTGAAAACCGCCTTGATTAGCGATCCCTGGATACTTTTCTAGGCTGCAATTGTCTTCTCCACATACAAACATAACGTTGATATCAGGGTGCATTTGTCTTATTTTGCTAACAACTTCACTTTTATTGCGCGGTGAATTTTGTCTTGATTCCCAATCGAAAACTTTAATCCAATCCATTCCAGCATTATTGATTGCCTGATTAATCATCCCGATACGTTGGTCTATATTGAAGAAAGGTTCCCCAGGCCGTAATTTGCTCTTAACATATTCGTCATGTTTAGGGCTAATATAGCCGCCAACTATTTCATGTCCCTGTGATTCTAAATATTCTCTCGCCTGCCTAAACATGTCTAAATGTCCACGGTGGATTGGAGCAAAAGCACCAGTAGCTAGAAGAACCGCTTTTCCTGGCTCATTCGCCTCACATATGTCCTCTAAGAGACGTTTAAATACATAAAACCTAAACATGGAATTATATATTACTTCAATATCATTATTATAGAAAGAACTAATGACGCCAAAGAAGCTAGTGTGGACATGACAGTAAGAACGGTTATGACCTTGGTGAAATAAGCGAGGTCATAAGTGTATTTGAGCATTTTCTCGTTTAGTTTTTCATTCTCTCTTCGCACTAACTCTTCGCAGAAAAAGACTGGCCCTAGATTCGCAGACTCAGCCAGCTTGTTGAACTCTTCAATAAGCTCCTCATCAGACAGTTGTTTTAGTCTGTAATAGTCGTGCGGCATCAATTAGTTATGCAGGCGAAGATAATTGCAGCTTGGGCAAAATTTTCCATTTCTATAAGAAGGATGCTGAGCCAAACCTGTAAAGCAACGTGGACATTTATTGATTGACCAGATGAAGAACCACATTATTAATACAAATACAATTACTGCTAAACACAGCAATACTGCGTACATATTAGTCCTTTGGCCAAACCCCTGATATATAACTACCTAATAACAACACAAATACAATTGCGGCAATAGCTCCTGCGGCAGTGCCGTACCAAGCTGATTTTAACGAAATGTTAGAATGTGGATAGACAAATATCATCCAAAATAACCACAATGTAGATGCAAAAGTGCTAACGAACGAAAAAGTGAATTTTATAGTTTCCATTGGGTTCTTTCATTGAAATTTATCTAACTTTTTAAATTGTATTGCATCCGAAAAGTGTGTCCAATAAGTCATGTTGTTGGCTTTTGGATTATTTATCTGCCACATAATAGATGTTAGGCTGACAAATATTAAAGCACAGGCTAAAAATGCTAAAAGCAGTTTTTTCATATTGCACCTGTAGTAGCCGAGGCGGGATTCGAACCCGCAAGCCCTAACGGGCGAGGGATTTTAAGTCCCTTGTGTATACCGTTCCACCACTCGGCCATTACTTTCCATAATTCAAACCAAATTCAAATGCCAGTCTCGACAAGTTACGAAACGCTGGATTTTCACGATCCGCCTTAGTCAGTCGTTTGTGCCGAACCGCAAACCATTCATCAAACACCTTATCAATTTCATCTTCTGATAGTCTTGTTTCCAATTCCATAATACGCCTGTGAGCCGCACAATACCCTACTTCACCCCGATTCATTTCAGGGTCGGATGCCATGTTATACCTGATTCTCTCACATGCTTCACAAGGCATAACTCACTCCATTATTTTTTAACTGGCATAGTTCCATAAACGTCACCGTTCTGCTTGATCTTTTCGTCTTCATAAGGCGCAGCAATACGTCGGTAGTATTCCTGCTTTACACATTCCAGAACGCCAATCACTTCATTCAGGTTAGCATAGTTCTTGCCTTTCACCTGAATGTAGGTGTCAACAATTCTGCTAATCAGGTAATTAAGTTCTCCTGCATCGGATGGCATTGTCTGGACGAGTTGATGCAGGAGATTTTCAAAGCGATTTCGGTTGGCTAATTTGATGTATGGCATTAACGTCTCTGAACAAAGGATTTGGGGAGTGCGCCATAGCCGCTGCCCGACGAACTATTGTAGAGCGATTTCTTAGAGATTTCGATTCTCATGCCTTTAGGCAAATCGGGCGTCTTCGTAACCAGTTTCTCAATTTTAGCATTGTCCGTCAAGTAGAAACTGGTTACTTTTCCGTAAGACTGAATAGGCGGATCAGGATGTTCCAATGTAAAAACTGCATTCTCATCAGGCTGCAAATCAAGCAGCAATTCTATATTGTTACCAAAATACATTGCTTGGTTGATTACATCCCACTTTACTTTGGCTGCTGTTTTACCAGTATTCTTAATTGAATACATATAAACATAGCCATCGCCAACTTTACTAACCTTACACGACATTTCTATAGAGGAATTGTCGCCGCCGAAACTACTTTTCATTTCTTGATCTAGTGGGTAGGGCGTTTGGGCGACTAATAACGACGACAGGGCTAGTGCCAAAAACATAAAGACTCCTATGAGTTTACAAGATTCTCTTCTTTGTCAAAGTAGTATTTTAGCACATTTTCCATAGATGACCTAGTTTTTTTTAATTCTTTTACCAACGATTGTTCCATTTCATTAAGTGTGCCAAGATAGCCGTGTTCAACACAGTCTAGGTAGTTTTTCAATTGCATGTGGGCACCGATCAGCATAGAATGACGAACTCTGGTGGTTTGAAGGTCCATGTTTTTCTCCTCATGGGAAATTCACAACATTTTAACGCCAGGGATATATAATACAAGATGAAATTTTCACAATGGTTTGCTGAAATGGATCAACAACAGCCGCTACCCGACCCAAGGCAATTTTCCTATCTTGCCTGTGTCCTAGATTTGTCTAGTCAAACCCACTTGGAAGCCTTAGCAGAGAAGTGGGCTATGGAGAAAATGGGGCATAGTATTCCTCCTAACTGGCGTTGGCGTTCCCACCACATGACCGTCTTACCGCCTCGTAGCGGTGGTCTAACACTGCCAGACCTAGAACTTTATAAGCCATTCTTTGGCCAAACGGTCAAACTACATGTTACCGCCATCGCCGCCGATGATAAATGCATGGCTGTAACCGTAAAAGCCGATCCAGCCAACTTCAAGATAGTTGCGCCAATACCTCATATAACTGTTGCACATAGCAATGATGTATCACCAGTTTACAGCAACAATCTATTGATGGATCGCAGTAAAATCCATGCTTTGGACACCACTGAACTTCTCTCAACATTTGTCGCTGTAAAGAGAAATCAGTCAGATGTTTGGCCTATGCCTAGATTCCAGATAGCTAAGGCTTAAATATAACCCGTCTACCAACAACCTCTAGTTTTTGGGCAGCAAACATGTTAATTGCCTGACGGTAAGCGACTTTCTCTTGTTCAAAGACCCTCGCCGCCAACGTCTCGGAAGTATCTTCAGGATAGACTGATACAGTTCTTTGTATTATTATAGGTCCGTGGTCGTACTCATTATCAACGAAATGCACCGTACAACCAGACACTTTTACTCCACTGGCAATTACTGCGTCGTGAACATGGTGCCCATACATCCCCTTTCCACAGAAGGATGGGATAAGTGATGGGTGGATGTTCATAACTCGATTAGTCCAGGCTGGCGGTATTTCTAGTAACTTAATCCAACCAGCCATGACAACTAAATTGACTGAATGACTTTCCATGTAAGGGAAAATGTCATTTGTGCATGTATAGGGTATGTTATTAGCTCTTGCATATTCTATTCCTGGCACTTCTTTGTGAGCTACTACACACTGGACAGTTGCATATAGTATGCTTTGCTTAGACAGGTCTATCAGATGTTTTAGGGTTCTGCCCGTACCCCCGATTAAGACACCGATTTTCATAGGTCCATCTCAAAAAGTTCTTCTTCACCAGAGAAAATACGTTTTACCGTTGCGTTCATTTCACCTTTAATTGAGTTGCGGTCTTTAGGGCTGCCGTGGAAGCCGATATCGTAGTAAATAGGGTGTAACACTTCCAATAACGTAAAGTTGGACGTGTAATCAATTACAGGCTTATCTTCTTTCTTCTGGTTTGGCCCCCAAATTTTGAATTTGGTGTTCAATTTCACTGGAACATGTGCAATATTACATAATTCGACATAGGAAAGACTAACCTGCTTGCCCTCTGTCTTGCTCTTACGCTTACGGACACCAAGCCATTCCAGCCAAATCTGGATATCTTTCTTCCATATCTGACCACTGCGGAAAATTTCAATGTAGGCTAGTTCATCATCCTTCTTAGCCTTACGATTCACTTCCTTATGCCAGTCGTCAATGCTGTTTATATCTGAATAAACGGAAACAATGGCAGAGAGAGCTTCATTGTTGGCGACGACGTTCATAATTTGTTTGAGCGTGACGCCTTCTTCGATATCACAGTGATGGTTAATGTGACGGGCAGGTTCTTTTTCGAGATAAACTTCTTCTTTATCTAGTTTGTCATTCCAGCGGTAAGTTTTAAGGCCACGTTTCGTAAAAACGCAATAAGACATTGTTTCTCCTAAGTTTTCAGGAAGTAAACTCCTATTATATTGTTATTTTATTATGGAGTCAATGTAAATATACTTGATGGAATTTCTTCTACAACATTACAAGATAATCAAGGAAGACAAAGAATTGGTCTATTTTGATGGCGGCATAGCTGTTCAAAAGGACCGTACTCAAAGTATTGAGTATGATAAAGACTACTTCGAAAAGTACACCAGCTATGAAGGTACGCCAATAGCTATTGTATTGAACGAAAGCCGCGTGTCAATCACGCAAAAATATTGTAAAAAAGCTTTACTTGATATCGGGATAGGTTCTGGAGAATTTATAAAGTCTTCAAGCCGTAAGGTTTATGGATTCGATATTAACCCTTTGGGGGTTGAATGGCTAAAATCCCGTGATTTGTATGTCAATCCCTACGAAAGTGTTCCAGAAGATTTAGGCGGCTGGACGTTTTGGGATAGTCTTGAGCATTTTGCGGAACCGCAGGACATTCTGACACAGATTCCAGCAAATCACTATGTATTTATATCAATTCCCGTGTTTCATGATGTATTATTGGTCAAAGAGTGGAAACATTATAGACCTAATGAGCATTATTACTATTTCAGTTTTCGCGGAGTAGTCAACTACATGAAACACTCTGGTTTCAAGTTAATAGACCATAACGATGAAGAAATTGTAGCGGGACGCCAGGATATACTTACTTTTGTGTTTCAGCGTCAACCATAAAGAACTTCAACTGAATATCGCCCAATTCAGTTGCAATTTCCTTCTTGGTGGCATTGGTCATGCCCTTGCGGTAGCAAATCCATACTGCCCATTTGCCATGTTCGTTCATTTCAACTTTGGAACTCTCGAAGAATGGCTGTCTTTTTAAGAACTCGCTGTAATTTCTTTCCAATCTTTTTAACTTATCAAACATTATTGAACCTTGTCTTCTTTACCCCTTACTTGGACATAAAACACAAAAGAGTTTGGTAAAGGCTGTCCTGTCTTTTTATCAGTTTGTTGATGATAACGCAAGAATAATTTAGTATTTCCTTGGTCATAATTCAAGATATCTTTCAATCTTGATGCACATGCATTGATAAACTGGTGGCTTCCCGTAACTCTTAATCCATCATACATATACGTCGAGCCACGGTACTCATCTGGAACAATATTCAGTGGCTGAATTGGGATAGATGAGGGAAGTGTCTTCCAAAATTGCACTATCTCCTTCTTTTTAGCCTTCCAGGGCTTTTGGGTAAATTCTGCTTGTTCGCACCAATTCTTGAAACTGAACATATTGTATTTATGCCTAGTTAGCACTTTTATATAAAATTACCCAAAATGGATCGGAAGGTTGATTTATTTTGTCGTGTAGGACATAGAAATTCAGCCTGTGGAACTTTCTAGGTGCCTTTAAAACAGCTTCAATCCCAAAGTTGGAATAACGCAGGTGATGTGCTATTCCAACTTTGGGACCAAATTCTGAGGGACAAGCTGGCTGTTTTCTCTCAGGGAAAATAACTGGTAAAACGTTAGGCATTTTATTAAACCATGCCTTGGTTTCTGACGAACTTTTTACCAGAACTAACTCCTGCTCTAAAATAGCCTCGCCTCGGTTTAGCCAATAATTCATCATCGTACAGTATGTACGATTATTGGTTGATTAATAGTTCAAATTGTCCCTTTTTCAATATTGCGTCTACATTGGACACCTTTTTGTTAAATCGGTGATCTGTAACCCTATGTTCTAAAAGGTTATAAGTTCTAATCTTATTGCCGCGATTACCGTCCATGAGTTCCTTCCTCATTTGGGAGTAAACTGACTGCTCCTTATTCTGGAGATAGTCATTCACTTTCGCGGTAATAATCCTAGTGGCTTCACGTTTGTTGCTATGCTGGTCACGTCCATTAATGAATACTTGTATCCCTGTGGGGATATGACGCATACGAACAGCGCTAGCTGTCTTATTTTGGTGCTGTCCACCTGGACCGTGACCGCATTGTGTGGTAACATCCAATTCGTTCTGAGGAATTGGTTTCTGAGTGTTATCAGGTGGCAACGGTAAGATAGCAACAGCCACTACGGATGTTTGCTTTCTTCCCCGCGTCTCTGTAGGAGGTATACGTTGAATAATATGCTTGCCAGTTTCGTGCTTAAAGAAGCGTCCTGCCCCTCTACCACTCACTTTGGCAACCACATGGCCATTTTCAGAATCCAAAATCTCTACAGCCAGAGCATGAGCCACAGCATATTTCACATATGCAGCGAATAAGTCGTGGACAAAGAGCTTGGAGTCTGTGCCACCTTCACCGAATTGTATTTCTAAAATTATTTCCGAACTTTTGTCAAAGACAGTCTAGGAGCGGAGATTGGGCGGGAGTGGTAGCGGAGCTAAAGAGACACCATTTTCTGGCCATTTTCTTGCGATTTCCAATTTTTCTTCTTCATGATACTTTCTCCTTTGGTAATATATAGAACATGAAAACATTTCTTTTTTGGCTTTTCCTTTTCGCCTTGATCTGGATTCACTCCGTAGATATGGAGCTTACCAGATACTATATAGGCAATCAATGGGAAAACGAAACCTTCCCATTAATGAGGATGTGCATTAAAGAATTTGGCATTTATAATGCCCTCTGGATCAGTAGAGTATTTAGCTACCTATTTTTCTTCTTCTGTTTCCTTCGCAGGAAAGAAGACAACATTGTATTCATGATGTTCCTTATCACTATAATTTATTACACAGGTATGATCCCGTGGCTGTTTAACTTGGGTCTAATGGAATGGCCACTGCCCCAATGTTAATCACCACATGTAACGGACAAAGTTCCATATTTCTTCAGCCTCAAGCCAGAAGTCTACTTCGTGGTACATTGGCTTACCTTGTTTCTCCCACAATTTGTAAGCAATGTAGGCCAAAACCGTATCCTTGATAGCGTTGAAATCCTTGGCTTCTGGTCCCCAACCGTGTTGACATTGTGGTAACTTTTTAATTTCCTCGTCAATCTTTTTCTTGATTTCGAGAACTTCTAAGTCGTTCATAGCGTACCTCGCATCCGTTCGGAAGTGTATCTAGTGCTTAAATTCCTGTAAAGCGCCCTGCCATCCTTCTTGGCGTAACACATATCATTGAAATAATGACTTTCATCTTTCATCTGTTCATAAAATGCCCAATCGTTTGCTATGCCGTTCTTCAAATTGTAACAGGTGGAATACTTGTATTTCTCTGCCATCTTTCTTGAGAATGAATAATTGGCAATGTCAATCTTCCCCTTCACTATTGGGAAAATCGGCAGTTCAATTAAACCCTTAAACAGTATCTTCGAAAGGATAACATCTGCCTTGTCGTGGACTCCAGCAACAACATCAAGGAAGTTATGAGCATATACCAATAGGTCGGCATCAAAGAAAAAGTAACGCTCCGATTTGAAGTTTTCAATAGCGTAGTTGCGTCTTTTGGCAATATTGACTAATATGGTTTCTAACTTTGGCGTCTCTTCATATGGCGTCTCAACGTATATGAATCGGTCATCGTTTGCTGCAATTACGATATTTTTAATAATTGGGGATGCGCCATTACTAATTAATATATGTTTGAAATTTTTATAAGTTTGATCTTTAAGGTCTTGGAGTAATCCAGGTACGGCTGCGAAAGCTTCATCAAAAACAGGTGTAATTATACAAAACATAGGATATTTATGAATAAATGGACCATTTTCGGTACTAGCGATTTAATGCTAGAAATGATAGACGCTATCTATGACACTGGTGATGAACTTCATCAAATAGTCATCAATATGCCCATCCCCGAAAAGTCTATGCCAGATATTAAAGAATATAATATCACTAAAATAGAAGATTATAAGCCAAATTATGAGCAAAATATATTTGGTTTCACCGATTGCAACAAAGATGCCTTTCTTAAAGCCTTGCCAGTCATTGCTTTTTCTAATCTGATCCATCCAGTTTCATATCAAGCTTCTACCGCCCATTTTGGGTGGGGTAATTATGTTGCCGCAGGCGCTGTTATTGGTGCCAAAGTAGTCTTTCAATGCCATAACATAGTGAATCGTAACGCTTCCATTGGGCATCACACCGAAATTGATTCATTTAACAACTTTGGGCCTGGAAGCATTATTTGTGGGCGATGCCAAATAGGTTGTAAGAATTTCTTTGGTGCAGGTAGCATTGTCAAAGACCGAATACGAATAGGCAACAACGTCACCATAGGCGCTGGTGCCGTTGTTGTGAATGATATTTTAGATGCGGGAGTCTATGTTGGCATCCCAGCCAAGAGATTCAATCCTTCTTGATCTTGTCGAGTAGAGCTTGCTTGTCAGCCAAAGGCAAATCCTGCCCCTTGGCACCTTCAGCCCTGGCTAGCATTTCTCGCACCTGTTCTGATGCTTCAGGTGACAATTTAACTTCGGCTTCTTCCATGTCGTCAGGGTCGCCCAAGCAAATTTCCATCCACCGCTTCATGGTCATTTGGGGAAGGGGTTGGGTTGGGTCTGTAAAGGTATCAGGCATTTGTTTTTCTAGCTTGGGTGGATTGGCCTGAAACCACACTTCGGCGGGATAATTACCAACTTTAATGCCAATCCCGAAGTTCGGGATGGACATTTGAGAGTCTTCAAGAAGACTTTCCAGGTTGGCTGCTGCCATTTCGGGGGTTGGCCCGTCCATGCGGATATTAACTTTGGCAACTATGCTAAATTCATAAACTGGCATGATTTTTGTTCCTTTGGGCAATATATAAGTTTATAATGAAGACGTTTAAAGAGTATGTGGTTATGCGAGAAGATGAAGCACCACCTGTTGGTGTAGACCCTGACATGTGGGCCGCTGCTAGTGAGCGTATGAGAAACTATTTGAGAACTCAAGCTCAAGGTGCCGTCCCACAGGCTCCACAGGCCATTCCACAGCAGCCTGTCACTTACAGGGCCGCTAGAGCGTTGGGCACTAGATCGTCGTTGGGTGGCCCAATCCAGGGTCAAACAGGTCAGGGACTAGAAAGTATCCCAGCAGGCGGTAGAGTACCTTCCCATTTAGTAGCCCAAATACCTAGTGGTGATATCGCCCCAGGTTGGGAAACCGCCACTAAGTTCTACAAGGGCCGCGACGGAAGAATCTACAAGAAATAATTTAACCAAATAGCTCACGACATATGATTTGTGCTTCCCGATCTTCGGGATCATTGTCAATTGCCTTTTTAGCACACTCCATGTGGACAAAAGTATCAAATTCAAAGCAGAACACAAGATCATCGTCTTTGGTGTTGCAATACCAACAACCGCCGTCTTGTGGCGAGCATGTCATAATACATTCCTTACAAACCAATTGAACATGAACCCTAACAGGAAGACCTGTATCAACAATGATATAAACCCGACATAAAAAGGATCAGTGTCGGAACACCATTCCAGTCGTCTGCTGCGGCCAATTAGATTGGCGGTGATGCTGATTAACAGACAGACGATGATTAACAGTGGGTAAATCATAGAATTAGGTCAATTAACCTCTCCCGAAGTTCTGCTTTCGTCCACTTATCAGTAGTGTATTGGGCAAACAGCAGTTTAATGCTATACACTAGCTTACTGGCGCGTTGATCTTTGGGGTCGATTTCCCAGGTGGTGGGAACGAACCAATCAGAAAATTCTTTGGCTGTGATAACGCCGTCGATGTATTTGCATAGTTTATCAATGATGGCGTTCTCAAGAGACATTGGGTTGGCCTTTGGCGCAATCGAGGTAATCTTCGAGGGCTTTTTCCAAACCGTATTCCTCAATTTCATTGCCATAACGAATATTGAACTCATTACGGTCGCCAACGAAGAACCTGTTTTGGCACGCATGGCATTCACACCCATTAGGAATGTAAGGGTATTCACGCTCTGAATGACTATCATATAGCCAGTTTACGGCTTTACACTTTGGGCAATAGAACTTCCTATAGAACTCATAAAATTCTTGGATGTATAAGTCGCTCATGCGGTTGCTGCTTCACAATGTAACTTCAGTTTTTCTTGTAATTCTTCATTGGTTTTGACACCGAATAAGAAGTTGATTGGGACATACACTGAATATCCCCCTTCTTTGTACCAAAGCCAAGTGCCATGCTTCCTAAAGATGGCTTCTTTGTCATTTAGATAATTGTTTGCTTTTTTCTCTCCTCGCGTTATTAAAGTATTCATGATTCGACTTTCCTCCATTTTTTATATTGTCTGGTATGTAAACACCACTCTTCGAATGCATTGCTTTTGATCCCATCATTTTACAAATTTGTTCCCCTAATACAAAACAGGCGAACCACTCTTGACATTCGGATTCATTTTCCAAGTCGATATCGTTTATCAGTGCCCATGTAGTGAAAGTCCTCCATAACGGATGATCTGCCAGCAAATTCCTATGTGGCATTAATAGTCCCCTATAATAGTGTCGGTCGCACTGTCATATAGGCTGACTCTACGGATAATCTTCCTACTAGGAATCTTATCCACTTTCACACCAGCCAATGCCTGTAAATCACTTCGCTCATCAACAAACACCACAAGCATCTTATCAAATGTCTGTGCGTCATGTGGAGCGTCAACTACCTCTAAAACACAATCTGCTTGTGCCCAAAACTTCTTCAATTGGTCTATTTTGCTCATATACTATTATAGTGGCCAAGGCTGGAATTGAACCAACTCCTACGGAACAGAGGTAAGGTGCTTACTATGATGTGGGCATTTTCAGCCTCACGACACCTTACTTTTTCCGCCGCTCTGCCGTTGAGCTACTTAGCCAGCTTTGCTTTAGCTTTCTCTAATTCTTGCTCAAGTTCTCGCAAGTCTTCTGGAACGTCTTCTTCATCGTGGCAGGACCGCTCACTATCGGATTCATACCAGCCAATAACATCCTCAGCCGCCTTTAGTGCTGCTTCCAGAAGTTTGATTTTGCTCATTGTCCAATTCCTGATAGTGTCGCTCCACCATAACCATAAACGGCATGGCTAGTGAGTAGCCTACCGTAATGGCGATGAATATTGGCCAGCTTGGAACAGGCCAACAGATAACCAGAGTGAATAAAATCCAAGCGTACCAAATCCAGTGAGTCCAGATACGCTTGATCGTTTTGAAATAGTTGTGCATAGAAAAGGGGGCGGGTTTCCCCGCCCCACCATTTTACTCTTTATCCCGCAGGTCTTTCAAGCTTTCTTTGAACTTAATGTTGGATTTCTTTTCCTGATCGGTCAAAGAACGCTTCGGAAACTTATCCTGATGACAAATGCCGCATTTAGGATTGCCGCAGTCCCACGCATCCTTTTTGCGGAATCTGCCTACCTGATCGTCACATGCGCAATCAACGACGTATGGATCAACCCCGATTTTGTCGGGGCGACCGCCACGATCCTTGTTGCTGTCAACGTGTGACTTCCTATGAATCTTCCACTGACGATAGAATACGTTGTATTCTTCGTGCCATCTTTTCATGAGAACCTCCGTAGTGAAAAAAGTACCTAATACTGAGTTCACTACTGCGAGTCTTAAATAACGTTCTCATTTGACCACCTCTTTAACTTCTTTGTCTATATCAAACTCTTTCCTTCGATAAAGCACCGCCGCCTTATCGTTGTAACGATCTTTCTCTATATATAGACCGCCCCAATCCAGAGGCTCCCAATTATTTTTATGGAATGTGCTGTAATACACCGACAAATTAACTTTGCTGTATTTCTCCGCAATCGTCTTAATCTGTGGTAGTATGTAGGTGTTCAAGGCGCTCCGTAGAGCATATCTGATCCTAGCTGGAACCGAATAGACCGATATGTGCGTATCGTAGTCCATGATGGTTCCAGGTTCTCCCCATCGCTTAGCATACTTAGCATACGACAAAAGATTGATCTTGGTAAAAGAAAAATCTCGGAGTCTTCTGATTTTCTTGGGATTGCCTGGACTGTAACTATAAGTTAAAGCCAGACCATCTGTACTAAGAACAGAAGTTATGTCCGTAGTCTGGAGAACATAACTTAAACCCTTCGGCAATTTGTTTTTAGATATTCGATCTTCGAATTTACAGACGTATAAATCACTCATATTTCACTACTATTACATCAGGTTTAATGTTATAAACACCACGATAAGCAATAATGTCTTCCGCAGTGATGCGGGGCCGAAGTTTAAACCAATCCGTGTGGTCAGTATCAGAGATATGATCCACCGACAACTGGATTTCTTCGGTCTTTTGTGGGTGGTTATATCCTTCAAAGCGGTATTCCGCATCAAGGTATTTCCAACTGTTTTCCTGGCCAACTGTACCCTTGATAAACGTCACATTTTCAAGGACACAATAACCATAACTGGCCCAATATCCAAGCTGTCTCTTGTTAGATATACAGTCGGGTGCCGTCCACGTCTCCAAAGTCACCTTGTCGTACTTTTCGCCAATTAAATCCAGATGCTCAGGCAGTGGATTCCAAAAGCGAATGGCAACTCTGTTAGGATCGTCGTAAAACGGGTGCGATCCCTCAATGTCTGATGGCCTTGGGGACTTATACCAGTAGCAAGGAATAAGTTTATATTCCCCGCCAACTTCTATCCCAAAGAATCTACGGGTTGGGTGGGCCATTACTTCATTGTGACTGTGCCGCCACAATCCTCCAAAAGTGCCTTCAATTTCTCAGCTTCCGCCTTTGGCATATTTTCCTTAACAGTCGCAGGGCAGGCATTAATTGCTGCCATTGCATCCTTCAAGCCAACACCTGTGGCTTCACGGTAGCTCTTAACCAACGAAATTTTCTTCGCCTGGTCATAGCTCTCCAAAACAAGTGTAAACTCAGTTTGTTCTGGAGCCTTTTCAACCTGCTTTTCCTTTGGCTGTTCTTGGATCGGTGGCGCACCGAATGGCTCGATGTTGTAAGTCTCTTTCAAGTAGGTGAGCAAGTCACCTGCTTTGGAAGGACTAAGAGCCGCAATCCTATCGCCAATTTCTACCACCGAAGCCGAATATTCTGCGCTCATATTAACCTCTTTCAAAAGAAAGCCCTACAAAGTAAATATAGCGTTAGCACTAACATTGCCAACGCTACTTTTGCTGCGTACCTACTGTATAATCCTATTAGCACACCATACAGTGCATAACAAATCATGAACAAATGTGCTAAGAATGCTACCATGCGCCGCGTTTTTCGTCTTCTGTTCTATAGTCCACCGATGGATATTCCCGAAGGACTTTGCCACAATTCTGACATATCAAACAGTCGTGGCTAAAGCCGCCACTGCATTTATATTCTTTTACTGGAAAACAGTTATTGCAACAACCCCAATTAGGTCTGTCCCAAAACTGCGGTAGTTGTTCCATTTGGCTCCTTTATAACAACAATCGGTTCTCGGCAAGTGTTAAGCTTCTTTTTAAGCTCGTCTGCTTTCTCATTCAACTCTTTATATAATTTTTCACTGCACATCAACCACTTCCACTCTTTGGTGTCTGCATCTTGCACGGGCACCATATAACGCTTCGGTCCCAATTGCTCACAGGTTAAGCCCATGACAATCCCTTACCTTTTACGAGTAGATCATACAGGTTATTCACGAAAATGTCGAAATTCCCGTCCTTGCCAGGAATACCAACGTGAGTATGCATTTTACCCTTTGTGATGGTCGCTGTCCAGCCACCCCAATCTTCCTCAAAACCGATCTTTTCGCCCTTGTTAGCAAGTTCTATGATCTTCTCCAGAATGACTTTGCACTTCTCTTCAATTGTCACTTGGACACCGTGTTTCTCTTTAGCTAACAAATATTCCGTGTCCGTACAGCCAGGGTCACGAATTAAACAGACACAGCTAATTTGGGGAGGTTCGCTCCAAGTTATGCTAATCTTGGGAACATCAGGACACGTCACGCTAATCGTGAAGGGCGGTAAGTCCTTGCTTATTGGCGTTCCACAAATTATTGGTGGAAAGTTAATGTCACAAGGCGGAAAGCTTATAAACTGTGGAATGTTTGGTGTCGTGAACGCAAGAGGCGGAAAACAAATATCATGTGTTCCGCTGGGTATATTGCCAACATCTTCTAAATTAATCTTGCTTGGTATTTCCATCACATTTCCTTATAAATTGAACTATATCTTCCACTATATGATTATTTTTTCTATCGTCGTCAATAGTTATACTAATCTCTTTGGAATCCTTGTCTAGTATGACGTAGATCATCGTCTCGTCATTTGCTTCAGACCAACCTTCTTCATCCCATGCAATCTTAGCAGCTTCGTCTTTGTATAGGAATAAGTCGATGCTGCCGTTTGAAGAAAAAAGCTCATGCACCATATTCGGCCAATGGTCTTGAACCAATAATCTAATTAGATTTTCAGCTATTGGGATTGAGCTTGTAAGTAGCGTATCAGAACCATGAATTTCCATTCTATATATTAGTTATTTCTTCTCTCGTATTGAAAGTTCTTTTTCAAAATCTTCAATGCACCTGACTATCTTTTGCATTCGTTCTTTGTAGACTCTGGCTTCTTCCGCGTTATTGATTTCAACAGTAACAGAAGACCCAGCATTCGCATGTCGTATTTTCAACTTCACCGTGTTATTACTGCTTACATAAGTAGTAATTTCTTCCTGTGGTGCCGTGCAACCAATCAGAACGAACAGGCTAAGGGAAAGCAAAATGCCAGTAAGTTTTTTCATGATTATACTCCTATAGGTTATGCAAAAACTTATTACTCGTATATGTTGGACAAGGCATGGCGTCGATCTTTTTACCGATGAAATTAACAATTATTTGGATGAAGGCTGGAATATCTCTGCTCTTAACATCGAGAAAAAGGGTCTAAGGTTTGTGTGCTTTGCAATATTAGTTGATCTTCCACTAGAGCCTGGTCTTGAAATAGCGGGCGAATAGCATCCTTCATTAACTCCCAGGTTTCATAGTCGGGCACACAACCACCGTCAATAAACATTGCGGCAATTGCTGGGTCTTTATATTTAAACCCACCAATGGTGAAGCTCCACTCTTTGTTATCGAAACACTGCCAGCATCGGATTTTGCGGCCTTCTACCCATAAATCCAATGAAGAAACAGGCTCTCGATTTACAATTGTTGTTGATCTACAGATGACTGTGACGTGCATCAAAGACTCCAGTGGCCGAGGCGAGACTTGAACTCGCACGCCCTTACGGGCACTAGCTCCTAAGGCTAGCGTGTATGCCAATTTCACCACTCGGCCTATTTCCCAAAAACTGATTTCACTACTTCTACTAGGAATCTCCAATAGAGTGTTGCTTTAATTGCGGCGGTGAAAATCCATCTTCTTACTGTATCCATACTTTATTTAGTAATCCACACCAATTTTTACGAAGGCAATGGACTAAAAGCAACCGTGATTGTGTCGTTAGCACAAGGTCCACAAGCACAGGTTCCAGTTTGGCTAAATATAATTGCCGCCGTACCCGTCATGGTATCACAGTCTAATGGAAAATTCAAGTGGTTTCCGTCAACACAGGTGAACCCTATTTCGTTTTTTAAGGCAAGATAGCACACCCAATTACTGCCCGAACAGTATAGTTCAGCATGAAAAGTGACGCAATCACAGATTCCAGGGTAATCAAATTCATATTTTTGATTTGCGACGTTCCACGGCAAAATATAAGCTTCATTGACTAAGCAACTACAACCTGCATTGGTATCGCTAATAGTCAACAACATCACGCTCGGCAGACATTGTGAACAACAAGGCTGTACTATTAGGCACAGGTTTGGAATTATTGATTCAGCATCATCTAATTGTAAGAAAGTTATAAAACAACACCCATCTACCCAAATCTGGATAGGATACTGAACATCCAATGGATCGTAATGTAATATGCCTTCGTAGATTTGCCCTGTATAATCAACAATCGCTACGTTTTGACCATTATATAATTCTAATTGTTCAGGAGTAACACCCATATATGCCTTATGCTTGCTGTGGCTGCATCATTTGTTGTTGCGGCTGCTGTCCTAATCCCGTCACGCCTTGCCAACCTTGCTGCTGTTGTTGTTCCTGTGCTTTCCTCTTAACTACCTTGCTGGAAATAATGTTTAACGCCTTTATCACTTGCCAAAAACCTTGACGTATAATATGTCCGTCTTCAGTTATAAACAATGGCACGCTAAACCTTTTAGCCAGGTATTCACTGTCAGCTATTGGGACTTCTCTATCATTAATACCATGAACGATAATACTTTCAGGGTTCAAATGATTAGGTTGAACGTGGAATATCTTCCATGCTGGGCACAGAAGCAACATCGGAACTTCAGGGTGTTCTGCCGCTAAAGACAATGCAATAGCTCCACCTTGACTGCTGCCAATGATTATATCAGGAGTTCCATCTACTTTATTACGATACAATTCTTTGTTTTTCTCAATATGAGCCTGCCCAAAGTTTTGCAATGCTTTAGGGACGTTGAATCCATGAGCCAATCTACCAGCACCAGCAGCGAATATGTTAGCCTTGGTGTTGACTGTCTTGATATTATACCCTAATGGCTTTAATAACGCCCCGTAGTTACCAGTTCCAGGTATACGTCCACTCCACATACCTGTAATCCAGACAATGTTTAGATCGCTTACACTCGGCGCAGACGCAGCGAAGCTCCTGATGGGGTCTTTTGGCGCAACCAATCCTTGCTTTCGCATCGCAAGGTGGTACGGGTTCTGTCCTTGCAATTTAGCTATATCAGCAACTTGGGCTTCGAAAAACTCCTTAAAGTTCATGCTAACCATACTGTAGTTAGTTTAGCTACAACTAATTTTGCGGGCGAATTGCAATTGTACCAAGATGGGTAGAGGAAGCCCCGCCCCCGCTTATTCTAGCCAAGAATAAAGAGGTCGCTTACCAAACGAAAGAAAGCTAGTAAACTGATGGTAGGCGGTAAAAGATGCACCAGAAGCACTATATAACTCCATGAATTTCAGACAATGGACAGAAGCGGCTGCTGAGTATAATCCCTACGCCTTTCATGCTATCATTCTAGCTGGCGGGCCTGGAAGTGGTAAAAGCCGTGTAGGACGCACAATCGCTGGTGCTTTCGGCTTCAATATCTCTGATAGTGACCGCCTTCTTGAACTAATGGCAGCCCATAGAAAAGAAGAATATCTGCTGGGTTTAACCAGCGGTCAGCCAGGTTACGACCAGAAAATGTCCAATACCAACAAAGCGGTAGAACTAAACGTAAAAAGAACCGCTCTGTGGCGACAGCAAGGAATACCTTACATTGTTGACATAACTGGAAGAGACGTTGGCTTAGTCTCCAAGATTAAAGAAGAACTAGAACAAGAAGGATACGACGTATTCATGGTCTTCATTAATACTCCCCTTGAAACCGCCCGAAAAAGAAACAAGGGAAGAAGTAGAATCGTGGATGATGATTTTTTGGTAGATGCTTGGAACAAATCGAGAAAGTCTATTAGTGCCTATATCAACATCTTTGGTAAGAAGTTCTTGATGATAGACAATGACGATGATATTAATAATCGAGCTTCTCTGCCAGCAGTTGAAGCAAGAATCCCAAGGATGATGACTCATCTGCTTACCCCAAATCAAATAGAGAACCCAATCGGGGAAAAAAAGCTCCAAGACATGAAGGGCAAACCGATTAACCAAATCTCGACAGACAAACCATTACCGCAGGTGGCCAATGTTGGACTATATTAAAAACAGAATCAAAGCTAGGAAATGGTTTAAGGATGTAGTTGAATCCAAATTGACTCCTGACTGTAACCGCGATGAAGTAGAAAATAAAGCACTAGAATGCGAATTTTATTTCTATCTCAAAGAAGGTCTGCTGTACTATAAGGCACATGATGATACTATCCCGTGCGTTATAGATGAATCAACTTGTCGTTGTAAAATCTGTGGTCTATAAACAATTGAATTGAAAGAGGTTCAATCATGTGGATGTTCACGAAGTACGGGTTCTTCGCTTCTGCCAACGCACGTCAGGGCGAGGGAGAGCCTTGGCAACCCGTCGATAAGGACCGCATCGCGGTCAGGGCACGGGATAAGCAACACCTTGCTAATCTCGCGGGACGATTCCCAGCGTTGGCCAGCGTGCCGATTCACGATGACACGCTTGCAGACTATCGTTATAGGATTTTTATTCCCAAAACACAATGGGCAGAGATTGTTTCTGAACTTGCCGATGAAATGGATTATGACCGCTTTAAGCCTTCCGTAATCCCATTTGAAGGCGACAAGGACTATAAGCATACTCTTCTCGACGTTTGGAGCCTGATGTATGCTACTCAAAAGTGATCCAATCAAGAAAAAAGAAGCTAAAGTCCTGTTTTTGCACGGGTTGTTCTCAAACGGAGAACAAAGCTGTAAGTGTCATTCAATGCGTTGTGACGGCTATGAAGTAACCGCGCCGCCTCTCAATAACTGGTTTTTGTCTTGGGCTATAAGCTCAGTAAATCTCAACAGAATTAAACCAAATGTTATTGTTGGATCGTCCAGAGGTGGTGCGGTTGCTTTAAGCCTGAAAACCAAGCTGCCGCTTATCCTGCTCGCTCCCGCCTGGAAGTATTATGGTGTTAAATCCAAATTTACGAACAGATGCGTCGTGATTCATGGTGTTAAAGACACCCTGATCCCATATCAAGATAGCATTGAGCTAGTAAATAAGAATCCAAATGCCGAACTACTTCTAGTTGACGATGACCACAGGCTAAATTCTATTTTCACCCACAGGTGGCTAATTAAGAAACTTGCTGAAGTAACCACTTGACGCCTTCTTGCCCCAATGGTGGTGCATTTGGCATCTTACTCTGAAGAGTCTTGTTGACCATATTCACCACCATTGGTGGCAAATCGCCGCTCGTATGAGCATATTGAGCAATCATTGGCTTCATCATCGGGTTGGCCATTACACCCTGACCCAAAGCATTCTGAAGCTGTTTCTGCCACAAATGCTTATTCGCGTAGATGTATTTATCTCTTAGTCCAGAACCACTTAGATTGAACTTAAATGCTCCTGTTTCTGGATTGTAACCCTGCCACTGTCCACTTCCTTGTGCCAAATTGCTCTTAGATATTAAGTCATAAAGCATCGGCATGACCTCTTTAGGCGGCTGAGCAATATTCATCTGCGGCGACGGAACTGCACCCTTCTGATGTAGTTTTGGCATCAGTTTCTGTGAAGAATCCAACATGTCTTTTAGCTCTTTATCGACACCCAAGAAGATTTGCAAACCCTGCTGATCCGCTTCGTGGGTTAAATGTGCCATTGCGGTCATTTTTGGCATTTTTGCTTGGCCGTAACTACCAGTTATCTTAACCCCGTCATCTTTTATTCTATAGGTAATTCCACCTACGTTACTTAATAACGTGGGATTGCTCTTTAGCAGACTGTTTATGGTAGCTTCGACGTTCCCACCATTGTTTTGAAGCTCTTGGTTGACGACATTCAATTCTTGTTCCGTTGGGAAAGTCCCATAGAAAGTCCAGGCTGGCGCTCTAGTACCACCAGATGCTGGCCGTGTCCACTCGCCGTGGGACCAGGAGGTAGCATTAGGGTCTTTATTATCTTTTTGGGCTATTGGGTCGTATGCTGATCGGTAAGCCATATACATAGCAGCTTCCATTGCTGGGTTTGAAAAAATTTGCTTGCCCGTCATTTTTTGAATTTGGGTTTCTCCAATTTCTTTTAACACTAACCAGTCCTGAAATCTTTGCATAAACTATATATATTTTACATGTTAAACTTTCGTAGTTTTTTGGAATATAGTGACCCGTTCTTCTTAGAGACGATCCTCCATCATCCCCAGCAGTGGAGCTACCTAAACCCTGAAACGGGCAAGAAATGGCGTCATGAAGACAAATATAAGCAATTAGCTAGAATTGTCAAAGATCAATCTAGGATGGGCGTCCACCCCAATAGACTTTGGGTTACATTCAGCGATGTGCCTAGAATCAACATTACAACGAAAGTTAAAAAAGATAAAAATACTCCACACGGTATATTCGCCTATCCAGTCAGCTATGTTTTGAAGAAAGAAGGTGCTGATTACGCTTCTGACCGTGCCTATATGATTGTTTTCAAAGTAAAAGGCAACGTGATCGAAGTAGGTCGAGACGATACCAAACCAAAGGACAAGAATCTAAACGCTCTTGTTAATAAAGATGATTTTCCAAGTGAACTTGATTACAGAAGAATCTCTTCTAAGTTCTATGATCTATCATATGACACATATGATGCAACAAAAAAGAAACTTTATAGAGACTTTTCAGAGATTTTATCAGATGTAAGTAGCCATATTGCTGAAGCTGAAAGCGACGGCAGGGATTTGAAAAAACTTACCACCATTGAAGGACTCGCTAAAAGCTATACCGAAAGTGGATTCGCCACTTATTTGAAAGATTATTACGGCGGTACGATAGAAGGCGACAATGTAATAATCAACAAACCATATCAGTATAACGATAAAGTAACGGTTGGCACCCATCCAATCCAGTATATGTTGGATAATGATGGTGATGCTGCGTATTACATCAATGACATGAAGGCCAAACAAATCAAAGTAGCCAAAGCATTAGAAGATGAAGAGTTTAAAACGGCTTTGAGTAAAATGGCCTCACAGGTGCAGGGTAGAATAGACCATAAAAACAAGAAAGCAACCGACACAACCAGACCAATTATTAACAAGGTAGCGGAATTAGCCAAAGAATATGGCATTGATGATATTAAACCACATATAAAGCGAATTAGCGCCAACAATACCTTCCATCGTGGCACGCAGTTTGTATACTTGCTACTCAAAGACATTGCTGGTGAAGTAGCCAACAAAACAGGCAGAAATAGAGCTATTATTTGGGCTGGCATGTTGAAGAAAATAGGTTATACCCACGTTGTAGACACCAAACATAGTTCCGTTATCCATGCTGGCGAACCAACTCAAGGTGTCTTTATGGACACCACACAAATCGAACCAGTCAGCGTTATCTTCAACAAGAAAAATGCTGATCCTAGAATGGTCCCACCAGGATTTCCTTGGACTGATGCAGATGCTGACCAACATTGGCAGAGCAGCGTAGGTCAACATTCTCGCACTGGATTAAAAACCCTAAAAGCTGGTGATGCGATTAGTAGCGGCGTTGACAAAAAGAACATTGTTTCCGTTCTTTCAAAGCGAATAGAACAGGTTAAAAACAGTGCTGGCTCTGATTTTTATGGCGATGAATTTCAGAAGAAAATATCCATATTAGTCAAGCTTACCAAGCAACTGAAAAGTTCTGTTGATCCAAATAACTTTGTGCAAAAGGATGAAGCTGAACGCACTCTCAAAAGACTTAAATCACATGTTGAAGTCTTAAAAGATAAGTTGCTGTCAAATACTAAAGACAAGCAAATATCGCCAGCTATCCAAAAATATAATGATGACTTAAATTCTCGGTTTGACATGCTGGATAAGGTCATCAGTGAGCCTGGATTCAAAACTGGCACTGTCAAAAAGTTAGATGGATTCAACATAGAAGATTTTGTTACAGATTTGCTAAAGAATAAAGGTCCATTAACCGCAGATGCGGTTAAGAAAGAGTTTATCAATTATGGCATTGGCAACCCATATGGCATGTGGGGGAATGTTGAAAGTCTTGTGTCAGATGGAAAGATTTCAAAAAAGTATTCCGACCTTTATGGCGGATATGTTTACTATTTATCAGGCCAAAAAATACCTTCTGTCGAAGATTATGCTCCATATGTTATAAAAGCATTACAGAATACTTATAAAACCACAGAGGAGCTTGAAGAGATTCTTCAGGATAAGGTTCCCGCAGACATGTTGGAACCAATCCTGAGTAACATGGAATACGGCGTGTTTAGCGGTGATAACCAAATATCAAAAAGCAAGAAAGCAAGTGGTGAATGGGCTTGGCACATTGCTGGCCACGACGTTGAAGGTAAGGAAACCGAAATCTACAAGGTAGCAATCCTTAATAAGCTTGAGGAAATGCAGAAGAAAGAAGCCACGTCTGCGATTCCAGCTAGAAATATCATATTCTATTTTAAACATAATGAAAACGCTGATATCAAAAAAATACTTACCAAGTTAATTCAAGACAAAACAATCCACGTCGAAGAAGGAACATTTGGAAAAGACGAAATAGGAACATTGCATATAACAACCAACCCTGTTGCTGAATCCAGACCGCTGTATTATACAGACGTAAGGGATTTTATATACAATTTATTTAAAAACGATGATGACAATGCCCTTGGAGACGATCCAATTAAAACTCAGGAAGGCATGAAGACCGCCCAAATAGCTAATAAAATAGCTTATGATTACAGTGTTGATTCAATTAGGGTGCAGTCAATACTTCAATACATGATTAAACATGGTGAACTTCATATTATTGAAGACCATCCAGAAAACTTTTGGGCAAAGAAAGTTAGTATTCATAAGCCAAAACCAGTTGCCGCGACAGCAACACCAGCCGTTACCCCTACAGTACCAGCCGCGACAACAACACCGACTCCAGCAGCGGCACCACACCCTGGAACTACACCAGCGGCATCAGCCCATAAAGTCGCAGATGCTTATGGACATGACATTAAGGTGGGTGACACAGTTAAAAAGGTGGGGGAACCAACCAAAGTTGGCACTGTTACAACTTTATCAGCAGGCAATTCGGTTGCTATTAATTGGGAAGATGGTGCGTATAGTGGAAATTATTACTATGGCACTTCCCTTATTGTGGTGAAGTCAGCACCAGCTGCACCTTGGCATGGTCTTGGTGCAGCACCAGCCGCACCAAAGGCTGCTTGGGCGGCTCCAACTCCAGAAGAAGTCAAGCAGACGACTTCTACAAAGGCTTTGGGTATTTTCAGTGGATTGCCAAAGGTTGCAAAACCTCTTCAATACGCAAGAGTTATTCGTGGTTTACACACAATGCTTTCTTTCGATAATATTCTAAATGAATTGGAAGGTGTATTTGGAATCAAATTCAACCCTAGTGATCGTGAAGCAATTAAAAATGCTTATAACGAAGAAACCAATACAATTAATTACTATAAAGCTAGGGGACACTTGAAATTTCCGAAGGGTTTGTCAGCGGAACAAGCGTATTCTTCACAATTGGAGAAGTTCCCAAACCCACCGTATGTTACTATGGACGCTGACACTAATAAGGCGATTGATGATTTATTAGTTAAACATGAAGATGTGGCTGCCGTGAATTTAGTAAAGAAGGCTACACAGTTTGATACTGGTGCGGCTACTGGTGTTGTTATTTTGAAAAAGCTTGAATTGCATATAGAAGGCAAACTTTAACTAAACTCTCCAGTGCCCATTGCATAAATGGCAATTAAAACTTGTTCGTAATCACCCTGCTCAATAGCATAACGGGGTGTTTTACGAAACGATGGGCTTGGTGTGTCTAGCCACATGTCTACATTCTTTTCGTTGATTACCGTTGCACAGGCTTTCTTGATGTGTTCCATGTCGTCACGACCCCAAGTAAATCCCCAAGGTTCTGTGCAATCTTTCTCCATGTTGTATGCGCCAGTTTCGTTTAGCTTCTTCCACAAATCTTTGTAGTCACTGCCTTCGATATCTTTGCAATCCTGACAATAAACGTAATACTTTGTTTCTTCGAATAATTCGATATCTGGATGGTGGTTGTATTCCAAATTTTCAACCTTGAAGTCTTTGTGGCAAAACTCACACTTGTCCATGTAGCCAGTGTTTGCTTGTTTCACTGGCTCCTGCTTCATGTATGTGCCCCAACTCACTAGATCGGATTTGTGGTATACATGAGTGCGATGATGCTCTGTGAAAATGAAAATGTGATCTTTCCACTCTCTAACGAAAGCGGATTTGAAGTTAAGTATCGTGCCTTCTTCATGGACTACTTCCACCATGCTATAAGGATGGAAGTCGTAGGCGGTTAGAGTCTTATCAACTTCCCTGGCAACTTGTTCCGCTTCACGGTAATTAGTGAAATTATCCATTATACTTCTCCAGATACTCAGTGAGTTCCTTTAGCCTGTTCTTCTGAAATTCTAATTGATCTTCATGTGCTTTCTTTTGGCCTTGCATATATTCGAGCAAACTACTAACTGCCTCTTCCTTGGTTGCACTGCCTTTGGAAGAATAATGCCAACCACCAACACTTGTAGTCGCTAGCCACGGTTTGTCCAGTGGCCAAGACTCTACTTCACAGTCATTCCAATATGTCTTTCGACGGACATATATGCCATTAGGAAGGGTTTCATCATCTGTGAATGCTTCAAGCATCAGAATTGCTCCGCTTCGGTTGACTCTTTAAGAGCCGTTAGTTTGGACCCTATGGTTTCCGCAACCATATCAAAATACCCTACGCCAACTTCCCTTTGGTGCTTAACCGCTGTATATCCTTGATCTTGTAAATCAAACTCCTTCTCCTGCACATCCACATAAGCTTCCATATCTCTACGGTTGTATTCATAAGCCAAATCAAACATACCTTGATTTAGAACATGGAACCCAGCCAATGTTATAAACTGGAACTTATAGCCCATCGCCCCTAGCTCTTTCTGGAAATCGAATATTTGTTTTTCATTTAGCTTTTTCTTCCAATGGAAACTTGGAGAACAATTATAGGCTAATAGCTTGCCAGGATACTTGGCGTGAATGCCTTCTGCGAACTTTTTGGCTTCTTCCAGGTCAGGATGGCTGGTTTCACACCACAGCAGATCGGCATAAGGAGCGTAGGCTAACCCCCTGGCAATAGCCATGTCAATGCCGCCAGTGATATTACAAAATCCTTCTTCGGTTCTCGCACCCTTGACGAAAGGTTTATCAATATCATCTATATCTGAAGTTAGAAGTTTAGCTGAGTCAGCATCTGTGCGTGCGATAATGACTGTTGGCACATTGAGAACATCAGCGGCAAGACGTGCAGCTACTAGGGTTTTAATGAAATGAGAGGCAGGTATTAGTACCTTGCCTCCCAAATGTCCACACTTTTTGGCCGATGATAATTGATCTTCAAAGTGTATGCCTGCTGTTCCTGCTTCTATCATCGCCTTTGTTAGTTCAAAGGCGTTTAGCGGTCCACCAAAGCCAGCTTCAGCGTCTGCCACGATTGGCACCCAATAGTCAGTGGTAATTTTGCCTTCCATCCACTGAATTTGGTCAGCACGTCTTAAACAGTTATTGATTCTACGCACTAGATTGGGAACACTATTGACAGCGTATAGAGATTGGTCTGGATACATTTGCATTGAGTCATTATTGTCGGCGGCGACTTGCCAACCAGAACAATAGATTGCTGGTAATTTAGCTTTGGCCATTTGCATAGCCTGATTGCCTGTTACCGCTCCCAAAGCATGAACATAAGGCTTGTCATGCAACCTTTCCCAAAGTTTCTCTGAAGTTAATCTCGCTAAGCTGTGTTCTTCGACAAAAGAACCTTGAAGTTTTCTAACCTGATCTATATTGTAAGGACGCTCAACACCATGCCAACGGGTTTGTGTTTCCATAAACTATCTACCCCTGAAAAGTTATATTAAAATATAAAAGTATTGATAAATATTATATGATAAACTTTATCAGATGGATTAAAATAAGAGAAGCATGGAATCAAAGCACCGTATGGACACCAGAACGTGTTGCTCAACAAAATGGTGGTCGTAGTCTTAACCAACCAGAAGATACCAATAAGGTAATTGGCAGATTTAATCCAGTTTTTCCAGAATCCCGTGGAAAAGCTGAAATTTTGGCAGACCTTGTTTCTAAAGCTACAGGCATACCAACACCAGATTTACTTTCTAGCAGAAAACAAGGGACGGCTGACGCAAGATGGATACTTTATGCTTTATTATTAGACGCTGGTAAAATATCTGGCGCAAAAGTTTTACAAATGATGGGTCAAAGAAATTTAATCCCAAGAAAATTACTAGCTGCTCGTAATAGCCCATTATATCAAAACCTACTAGCACAATCTCATGCCGCTTTAGTCGCACGCTAGATTATATTTCTAAATGTCAAATTAATCCTTGGACCTACAACTGTAGTAGTCTTTGGAACACAATGCTGCCAGTGATGTTGCATTGTGCCATCCATGATTAATAGACTACCGTGTTTGAGTAGATATTCCTTCTTTTCACGGGATTTGATATGTCGAATCTGGAACAGTCTCTCAGCCCCTAATGAGATTGATGGCACTGTTGGATTCTGTCCTAGCTCGCGTTCATTATCGGAATGCCAGCCAATAGAATCCTTGCCATATCTGTAATAATTGAGGAGAAGACTGTTAAACGGTTTGCCTGTTTCTTTTTCGACTCGCTTTTTAACTTCCTCTAAATACCAAGGCCAAGGAAGTGAGTCGTGAGATACGCCCGAATAAGCGTAATTAACGCCTGGATCGGAGTAGTAAGCGGTCATGCGTGGAAAGAAGTTACCATAAAAGGTCTTCTCTTGTTTCCAAGTGGTTTTTAATTTTAATACCTGAAATAGCTTATCAGCAATTGGCTGTGTGAAAAAGTCAGGTATGTAAAGTAAAATTCCGCCGTCAGTTAGTTCTTCTTGCGTAGTTTCCATAGTAGTTTTATAGCTTCGGTAAGTCCGATAGCCTTGAAAAAGTCAGTCCAACTCATAGTAGTAGCCAAGGTGGGAGTCGAACCCACACACCCTTAACGGGTACTGGATTTTGAGTCCAGCGCGTCTGCCATTCCGCCACTTGGCCACGATCATTCCACATATAATGAAATGTTCTTTCTGCAATTGTCACGCTTATAACAGCCTTCCAATGCAGCCTTTACTTCATCATAGTTTGTTCCATCCCATTTGATGCACCTTGGATGGGAATAATTCTTATTCGTATCATTAACAGGCATAATCCCTACGCCGCGTGGCCGTGCTTTTAACCAATTATCCATGTAGTCAGGAAAATCATCATAAAGGAATTTTCCATAAACCATTGCCTTGTTTGAAGTTATGTGAACATCTATCAACTCGCCTAAATGAGTCTGACACCATTCTACCTTTTCTTTCCAGGCACGGGGATAGCGTTTTGGACCTTTTGTTAGAATGTGATTTTTAAACCCGATGGTTTCAGCGAGAGTAAAAATCTTCATTCCTGCGGTCAGAACGGGTAGATTGCGCCACCAACAAGGCTGTTTCTTGATTAAGCGAATCAGCGATTTGAAAGGCTCCTGTTCATCAGCCTGCCACATGCCAAGTTCGTCAAACCTTTTTAGGTCACTTTCGCTGACAAGTTTGCGAATGTCGGTTCGCAATTGTCCTTCATAGTCAGCGAGGCTACCATCCATATCAAACAGGCCGATGTTCATTGTATGCTCCTAAGCCATTCTCCAAATGCTGAGGCTGGTTGTGGTTGACCCTGAATTGTATCAATTTCTGTCATTTGCCACCACTATATTTTTTCATATTTTCTGTCTTGCAGTTTCCGTAATCCATGTCCTTTTCAAAGTGGGTTTCATCAGGATTTTGCATTAAATCCTGTTTCAGCCTTTTGCGAGCTTTCTTATTACCTTCTTTTTTAAGCTTGCTTTTTAGCTGTCTGTATTCGCGTTTATCCATGTTTACTCCGTTGTATTTATATCATTTCAGCTATCATTGTTTCTAATGTATGTTCGCACTTCCAAGCAGGAAAATGACTCATGAACTTTCTGGTATCGCTGATCCACCAGCGATGATCCCCAATCCTACTCTCATTCACAAGCTCATAGTTTAGCTTAGAGTTTGTGATTCTTTCAGCTAAGGATATTGCTTCAACCACGGAGCAACTGTTCTTCCTGCCTCCCCCTATGTTATACGCTTCACCTGGACGTGGGTTTTGGTAAAACTCGAAAAAAGCTGCAACCAAGTCATCTGCGTGGATGTTATCCCGAACTTGTTTCCCTTCGTAACCATATATTATGTAAGGGGTTTGGTTTATTATACATTTCGTCAAGTAGGAAAGAAAGCCATGAAGCGGAACGCTTTGGTGTTCTTTTCCAGTAATACAACCACAGCGAAACACGCCAGTTTTTAACCCGTTAAATTTTGCGTATTCTTGGGTTAAAAGATCGGCTGCGGCCTTTGACACTCCAAAGAAAGTGTGGAGTGAATTGTCAATCGACATGGACTCATCAATTCCGTTATAGAATGGATGGTCAACTGGCAAGTCGCATCTTGTTTCCAGGTCTATTAGCGGTAGATGATTTGGAGTATTCCCATATACTTTGTTTGTTGACGTGAAAATGAATACAGCTTCGGGAGAGTATCTTTTAGTCAAGTCAAGGACGTTAAGAGTCCCATTTGCATTGATGTTAAAGTCAGTTATTACATTTCTGGACCAATCGTGTGAAGGCTGTGCCGCCGTATGAATCACTAAGTCTATTTTGTGGGTTCTAAAGACGTTCTCAACGCTGTTATAATCCCTTATGTCCAAATCATAATTGTAGAAATTCTCAACACTGTTCTGTATAAGAACTAGGTTATTCTTTATAGATGCATTTTTACCAAAGAAAGTTTCGCGGCTATTGTTTTCAATGCCTATTATTTGATCGAATTTGGTTCCCAAGAGCCTTACGCTTGCACTACCAACCAAGCCGCCCGCCCCTGTGATGAGAGCTATGGACATGCATTATTTATGGTTATGAATAGCGAAATAATGGTAGAACCCATATTCTCTTGGCATTATTTTAGGTTTAACCCCTGTTTTCCATAAAGCATAAACTAAACAAGCTTGGCTACAAGGCCAAGCTGCTTTTGTTTCGTTTATATCAGTCCACCATGTTTCCGCTAGTTCATTTGAGAATTTATGCATGTTGTAAACAATGAATCCGTCCCAATAAAGACCCAGCTTAGTCGGCATCCCTTCTTTTTGATACTTTTCAATTCTGCTTGTCAGGGCTTCACGACCAGTTTCTACATATTTACCTATGCTAAGAACGTGGGTGAGTTCTTCGATAGGGCAATGTCTGTCACCGTGAACACTTAAAGCAAGATTGTAGTCAAAAATGTTCGACTCAACAATTTCTTTAACGAAATTCTTATTAATGATTTGATCTTGAGCGTCAAGGTGTATGACTAAATCATAACCTTCTAGTTTCTTACACTTGTTAGGAAATACTCTGTAGGCTTTAGCCTGCATACACCAAGGCCATCTAACCAAGTGAGGTGGTCGAGGATCGGTTAAAGGCATTAGGTTTTCTTCGTCATGAGTGTAATAAACGAAATCGCAAGGATATGTTTGTGGCTCATGAGTGTCTTGGATTTCTGGTCTATCCCAGCCACCAAGGTTAGCAGAATAAATACATACAGATGTCATACTGTATATAGGTGCGTAGGGCAGGATTCGAACCTGCGAAGAACTAAGTTCGCCAGATTTACAGTCTGGTGCAATTGGCCACTCTGCCACCTACGCATAGAGCATTTGTTCTTGTATTTTAATCCATGCTAAAGTTTCGATTTCAAGTTCTTTGATAAGAAAATAACTTCTTGGAAACACCTCTTCGATTTCTTCGATACTATCCGCTTGGACATAACGGACAGGGCCGTAAAGATCATCGTCGTCTTCGCTTTCATATCTATAAATTGCATATATCATTGTATTATAATCCTCGATTCTGTGTTCGTCAGGGCTTTCACCCTGGCATGGCCCTGGCCTTTCGGCTGTTCCATGACTAACAGTGACCACCGTGGGATTCGAACCCACACATTCCACGTTCTGAGCGTGGCGACTCCTGCCAATTGGTCTAGGTGGCCCTATTTTTCTTCATCGAATCACCCGTTGCATTACGATGATCCTTAATCTGCTTGTGATAATCTGGAATATCATCGTCGGCATGACAAGTAGTGCTTACACTAATTACTTTCCAACCATCATCCCACACACCTTCGCTGTCACGCAGTTTGAGGAACTTATTCAAGACAGCAAATTCCTCTGGAATATAACTAACTTGTTCTGAGTACGATGTTTCAGAATGCTTTTTCCGCATCTTGCATTGTCTGTAATAAACTGTCTTGCTCATATATTCTCAATTCAATCTTCCCGTTATCTACTACTAGGTATGTTGGCGAAGATTCAGTCCAACAGCCACTATTATAATAATCTTTATCCTCTTCCGCAAGATGAGTGTGCCCACAACACACAAAATCGCATCTTTCTTTTTCTTTATGCTTACGGGCCAACCCTTTAATTCGGTCAGCACACCGCAGGAACGTTTTGGAGTTGTGTTTGGCTAATTTAGCCAGGTAAAAACTCCCATCTAGTTTCTGTAGGAACCAGTATATCACATCTCCAAACCATGTTAGGATTGGATGTTCACTCAAGAAATCATCGTATATGTCTCCGTGGAAACATAAAACCTGTTTCCCACCTGATTCGAAAATAAATTCGTCAGTATAATGAACCCCTATCAAATGGGCGATGTATTGTGCTGGTCCATGAGCATCATGGTTGCCCCTAATCCAAATTACTTCAATGGTGTCGGAAACTTTCCTTATAGTAGATAGGATTTTCCAGTGCCACTTGTGTAATCGGGAGTCGAAATTCTCGAAAACGTCACCGTTCAGGATCAGTTTCTTTGTTTCTATTTCTTTGTTTTGTATTTTTTCTAGGAAATTAACCAGCGACTTTGCTTGACAGTTATCAGCACCAATATGTAAATCGGAAATAATGATTGCATCCATACTAAGTATTTACATTATTAGTCCCTTCGTATATGTTAATTTTCAGAGAAGATTTCAGTGGCCAAGGTGGGAGTCGAACCCACAATCCCGAAGGAACAAGTTTCTAAAACTTGCGCGTATACCGTTTCGCCACAAGGCCATAAAGATCGACTAGCAGGTGTCACGCCTTTTGATACCGCCGATCAGAATATCCGCCGCTCATTCTGGTTGTCATAGCTAGATGAACTTAAACCTCTTTGGGTAGCCACTTACATATCCATATGTAAAGGAGGATCGCTCACCGCTCGCTCGACCAGCCCTTCGTTCGCGGAACTTGCGTTTTCGCCCCTGCAATGCTCACTGTCCGCTACGACCGTTCCTTTTAAATCTCTTTTTTGGGAAGGACTTAACCTTCTAATTTTGGTGTCAGAAGTTAAACAAATTGAAGCTCCATCATTCCAGATTTTCGAATTTGTCTCAAAAGCTTCAACAATTTTTCTTTCTTCTAGCTCCGCATTACCAAAAACTGCAAATTTTCCACCAAAACTACCAGCTACTATAAATGGGTTATTTCGGTCTATTTTAACTTTTGTGCGTCTTATTTCCAAGTGAGCAAAGTCGAGTGTGGTCCAAACGTACTTCCACGGCTGGTCATTAAGCCGAGTGTACTTTTTAGGCCATTTTATAACTTCAAGCCCACAGAAATGCCACTCCTGTAGTGGCATTTTTAAGAGCCAATAGTCCAATTCTTCGAAAAACATAAGCGGAGGGTGTAGGATTTGAACCCACGGTCCCCTTGCGGGGACTCTAGTTTTCAAGACTAGCGCAATCGGCCACTCTGCCAACCCTCCAGCAATTTCACACCCCGTTAGACATATATAACAGTATGCTAAACTTTAGGGGGTGGTTTATGGAGACTTTCAGCGTACCAAAGTCGCATATAAAAGTCAAGTTGCCTTCTGCTAAACAACCCAAAAACTTTTCCTGTGGGGCTTCCGCTTTAAGGGCTATCGCAGTCCATTTTAACGTCGGTCCTAACAACGAACAATTCTATATAGACAAGTGTAACACAACTTATAAAGATGGTACACACCCAAAAGATATTATTCGTGTTGCCCGTGAACTTGGCCTAACCGTAAGGTCTAAGTCCAAAATGTCCATCAAAGACCTACATGAGTATCTTGATGACGGTATTCCTGTTGTCTGCTCCATCCAAGCATGGGGCGATCAGAAAAAATATCCCGACACCGACCACAGCGGGCATTATGTCGTCGCCATCGGCTACACCAATGACAAAATCTATTTCATGGACCCGTCAATTAAAGGCCACCGTGGATTCCTGCCTAATGACGAATTTATCGAACGCTGGCACGATGAAGAAGCTGATGGCACCAAACTCAATCGCTATGGAATCGCCATCTGGAATCCCACAGCAATTAAAAAACAACATTTGAACAAAGTCAAAAAGATTCAATGATAGTGTTCGGGCTTACGTCGATCCGAACGCTTTAACTTCATGATGGCCGACCTATAGCAATCCAACCAATATTCGTGTTGGAAGTTGTCAGGATTCCAGCCACTGAGAATCTTTTTGATGTAATCGTCCCACTTCATCTTGTTCTTGGCACAATTATCATCCAAAACTCGTTCTTCAAAAACCGTTGTTAGTTCATCAAGGATATCAACTAGGGGTATTTTCTTGCTCATTTTTATTTCCAATATAATTACCGTCGTCGTCCCAATCGTCATCGTTTCTTGGCTTGACTATCATCAATACTAATTTGTCTCCGCACCACACAGGAGCGCGAAGCGTCGTCCATTTTTCATGTGTGTATTTTGTGTTCAATTGAAGGTATAAGTCTTCTAGGGAATCTGCACAAAGCACTTCTGAATCTATGCGTTTTCCTAGTTCTTTCAATTCTTTAAGTGTAATTGGTTCCCAACTCATTACCAACAATCCTCTTCATATTCATTGCGCTGTGAAGCATAGTAGTCTTCCCATGCTTCCTTTTCGTATTTCGCTTCTAGCTCTCTATCTCTGATTTCTTGCAGTGATGGATAGCCATTGGCTTTCCTGTCCCTGCCAGGGTTAATCAGTTTTGAAAGCTGTCGTTCTGGATCGGTTGCATGAGCGTCCCCGTAGTAGAACTCATATTTGCATTCTGGACAATAATCTCTGCGGGGGTCATTACCTAAATTCGGATGGTCGCAAAAATCCATTATTAAACTCCTAGTAGCACGGAAGGGATTCGAACCCTTACTGCCCACGTTTTAAATGTGGTGACTCCTGCCAGTTGGTCTACCGTGCCATAAGTGGCCCTAGTCTTAACTCAGTATTACTAAATCGTTGCCCATATTGTCAGGTTTTGTATCCTTTTTAGTCGCGTCGTTAATTGCCTGGAAAAATCCTTGCATCTGCTCGTTAATATGTTCAACAGCTTCAATCTCTTCCTGACTCCAGCCAGCATCTTGATACATTTTCCGCAATTCGTCTTTTGTCATAGTGGCCTTGGCGGGATTCGAACCCGCACCCTCTTACGAGGACAACGTTCTCAACGTTGCGCGTTTACCTGTATGTTACACCACAAGGCCATAGTGTGGTAGGTGGGACTTGAACCCACACCCCTTTCGGGACACGCCCCTCAAGCGTGCGCGGCTGCCATTACGCCACTACCACATGTTTTTCTTCGCTTCGTCAAAAAATATCTTCGAGCATTCAGACAGGTGCGTTTTTGTATATCTTTCTCCTGTCTTTATCCAGAAGAAATTGTAAATTTCTCTAATGGCTTGCACCAAGCCATCCTCGGTCAACTCACCTCTGTAAGCTGCCAAGCGAAAACTTGGTCAGCCATATTCAGGGCATTGTAGTCCTTGAGTTAAAGGAAGCCTATAGCCATCCCTCCAAGCCCAACATCGCGGATTGTTCCATTCCTGAATCCGCTTTCCAACTACAATTAGTTCTGTAGGTGTCATTTAACCTCCATAGGAAAAGGTTATATATCGTATGCTTCCCATTTCTTGTTATATTCTGCTCGCCATACTGAGTATCGTTGTTTTGGACCACGATATCCTAGTCGCTCTTTATTACGGATTTTGAATCCACATTCTGTGACCATTTTCCTGCGAACGAACTTATAGAACCCAGGATGGTCTAATATTCCATATTTATTCATAGTAGCACGGGTGGGATTCGAACCCACACTGTCCACGTTCTAAGCGTGGCGACTCCTGCCAATTGGTCTACCGTGCCGTTCTTCTTCTAACTGCTTGCGTAATTTCGCAATTCTTAACCGCAAGCAATCCACACAAGTCACCTGTTCATCGACATAACTAAGCACTACTTGATCGTGGCCACTAATACCATACATTTTACCGCAAAGAGCCATCAAGTCACTGCCCATGCCAGCATGAACTAATCCGTCCATATTCTATACCCCGTTGGTTTACCGTGCCGATCATACTTCGTCCAACCTACCTGCCTACAAAACCAATTCCAAACCTTTTTTCTCCAAGGACGCGAGAAATCCATAGGATAACCGTCTGCGTCCAAAGTTGCTCTATACCTTTCTGTCTCACGGTTATGTTCTGCTAGTTCTTCTGGATGCGTTTCCCAATATTCTCTTGACCGCTTTATATTCTCTGACTCGGCTTCCACCATTACTTTGACACACTCGCTGTCACGATTCTTTTCACATTCAGGACAGAAAGTAAAACTAAGGTGGCCATCCCACCAGGACCAACTTTCGCCTTCTAGTTTAACTCTCTTGCATAAATCGCAATTCATTGTCCATATATCTTCCATTAATACCTCATGTCACTCTTGTCGCCGCCCTTATTCAAACGAGCAAGTATTGCTTCTGGAAATTCCTTGGTAGGTTTACCCCACCATTTATTCATTTTGCGATCCCATATTTGCCAGCCCTTGGGATTAGTTCTTACGCAATATCTAGCGTTTCTTTTGCCCATAATCAAAGTTGCGATATTTGATCCTATAGTATACCTTTCTAGCCTTCTCTTCCAGGTAATTGTATCCTTTAATTACCCAATACATCGCTAAAAGAGAATAGAGATAGAATATACTACGCCACGTCATTCGTTCATATCTGTTTTCCATAGCGGTAGGTGCGAGAGTTGAACTCACAAAACCTTTCGGTTTGTCCCGCTTCAAACGGGGTGGGCCTGCCAATGCCCAAACCTACCAAGCGGAAGGTGTCGGAGTCGAACCGACAAGCCCCTTTCGGGACTACTCGTTTTCGAAACGAGCCGACTTGCCAATGTGCAAAACCTTCCAAGTAGTCTAGGTGGGAGTCGAACCCACAATCCCGAAGGAACGAATTTTTAAGACTCGCGCGTATACCGTTTCGCCACAAGACCATGAAGCGGAAAGTGTGGGAGTCGAACCCACAAGCCCCTTTCGGGACTACTTAGTTTCCAACCAAGCTGACTTGCCAATGTGCAAAACTTTCCGTTACTTATCCTTACAAAAATACCATATTACAAATCCTATAGCAACAAAAACTAATGTAAAAGCCGCTGCCTGCAAAAACATTTCTGGTGTAATCGGCGGATTATCATAATGGTTCTTACCAGGCCCGCTTAATGCCTGATTTATAATTACAGTATCCATAGTAGCCACCGTGGGATTCGAACCCACACTGTTACCCTTTTGAGAGGTACGACTCCTACCAGTTGGTCTAGGTGGCCATATAAGCGACTGAATAAAGCTGAAAGTCACCCTTATTCACTTAAATTGAGGGCACTCCGAATTTACGCAGACTACATCAATCATCGCTAGTGTAGCGTGCAGGAGTCGAACCTGCAAGGCTTTCGCGTCAAGGTTACAGCTTGGTGGGCCTGCCAATGCCCAAACGCTACATAAGAGTGGGTGTATGAGGATTCGAACCCCTTAGCACTTAGTACAATCGGGTTACAGCCGATTTCGCTTCCCACAGACGTAGTACACCCAATTTGGTAGCAGGCTTAAAGTGCTACTCGGACTATGACCTTGTTTTTCAGACGGAATTTCACCGCCAGGCCAGCCGTCCGCACCCTATTGCTTGCGTGCGAACCGCCTTACTACCAAATAACTCGTATCCCTATTCCGTTAGACGAGTCCACTAACGGCTGAGCGGATTGCTCCACTTGGGTTTAGCGGAAGGTGAGGGAGTCGAACCCTCAGCACCCGTGAGGGTGCGCTAGCTTAGCAGGCTAGTGTGACGAACCGATAGTCACCTACCTTCCAAGGCAAACCGAATTTTCAAAGAACAGAAAACTTTGGTACAATTGCAATTGCGGGTATAAAAAAAAAGAAACCCGCCGTGACCTTTCAGCCACGGCGGGTTTCTACCCCTGTTTCCGCTAAGCCTATTCGGTCCATCTTCCTGCGCTCGACAACGAGAGCGATAATGAATAATAACTGGACAGTAGGTTAACGGAGAAAGTATGCACCTTAAAGTTTCCTTTTAGTTAATATATGCAGCAAGCCGCAAATATTTTCGTGAAAATCATCAACTTCCCTTATCTTACGCCGAAAATTCGGTTTGTCAAGAAGATTTTTTATCGCCAGTAGCCCCAACGATTCCATCTGCCGTAGTTGTATGGGTTCCCATAGTATGGGTACGGGTACTGATACACTGGTGGTTGCACCGCTGGCAACGGCACTAATTGGCCATTACCATTGTAGGCGTAACCATTTGGGACAACACGACCATACCCATCAATATAGTAGTTTGCTGGAGCCGCCTGCACTGGTGCTGGATAGTACCAGTTGCCCCATCCATATGTAGGATGCTGCCAGTAGTGCCTTCCTGGTAGTGGACGAACGTTCGGTAGCGGTACGCCAACCCTTGGCACAACCTTCACATCTACGACACTCCTCTTCTGCTGAGGTTCACTCTTTTTTTCGTCCGCGACGGCCATGCTACCGCAAACAAGCAAACACGCAAACGCACTTACAATCATTTTCATCATTTTATTGCCCCTTTTAACTCATCAAATACGTTATTTCCCTTTATATCCTTCATGTGTTCATCCTCTAATCCATACCACAGACCATTGTAATTTTCTTCACTTACTGGTAGCGGCAACTCTTTACCTGTGATTTCTGAAAACTCAGAAGCATTAATTAAGTAGACCTTCATTGTTTTTGTTGGAGTTTCTTTCCATTCTTCAATTCCATATGGATCATCGTATATCTTTTGAATGATCTTGCCACCCTTCCCTAGACCCATTTCATTCGTCAAACTAGCACAACCTGATGCGCATTGAACCAGTGAACAACACTCTAAACCCCCACCGAAAGCCAATACGTTTCTACCAACAAATTGATTTTTGAACTTTTCTGGATTCTTAGGCTCGTAAACTGAAAATACTATCGCATGATCCTTTGTTTTGGCTAACTGCTCACCTATTGTTTTGTTTTCCCCAGCTTCTGTGGCTATAAATTGATAAACACTTCCGTCTTCAGTTTTCCAACCGTCTAGCCAAGGCTGCGGTGGTGTCACTAAATAGTTATCCTTCTCTAGTTTCTCACCAAATGGCTTGCCGTCTAAAGCATTGACACTGCCAGCCCCGATCATAACCGCAACTGGTGTAACTGTTTGGAAACTAATCCACATAGCTTCCTTTGAGTGCATGGCAATAAAGTATGCATCTTTATCCCAAGATTCAGGACACATATAATCTGACACCTTAAAAAGCTCAAAATTTCCTAAACTTGGTGGCAAATTAGCGGGTTCTTCGTTGTCAGCAACCCTTACTGTTTTGTGGAAACTAAAAGATAATGGGCCTAATTCTATATTGTACATTTTAACCTCTTTCGACTATATAACTTAAATGAGAACGTTTCGCAAGTTTTTAAATGAAGTTTCACTATTAAATGAGCAACCGCCAGGTGGCCCTCCTCCAATGGGTGGTCCACCTCCTGGTGGTTTAGGCGCTCCCGCTGGTTTACCCCCAGGTGGTCCACCATTAGGTGGTCCTCCAGGCGGTGGTTTACCTCCACCGATGCCAGGCGGCGGCGGTGCCCCGCCTATGGGCGGTCCTCCAATGGGTGGTCCACCTCCTGGTGGTCCAGGTGGCGCTCCAGGCGGTGGTATTATGAAACTGCCTGAACTTAATGTCTGGAAGATATTGGAAAAATTACTTTCAGGTGAAACTAAAAAACAGTAATTGTGCTTTCGGAAGAATGTTGCTATAATCCTTTGATGAGTAACATTCTTCTTTTTTCTGATGTGCATATTCATGCGCACAAAAAATCGTTCGACCGCCTGAAGGACTGTTTGACTACGCTGGATTGGGTTTTTGAAACAGCCAAACAACATAAAATCAAAGACATTGTATTCGCTGGTGATCTTTTCCAAGATAGGCAAAGGATCGACGTAGCGACATACAGCATGACTTTTGATGTTCTTTTCAAGCATTGTGACGGCAGTATCAATCTATGGTTGTTACTAGGCAACCACGACATGTGGTATCACGACAAATGGGATATCAGTAGTGTCCTTCCATTCTCTGCATTGCCTAATGTAACAGTAATTAACAAAGCTTGCACATTAGAAATCCTTGGTAAAGAAATTGATTTCTTACCCTATGTCCGTGACCCCATCGAACATCTTAAAGAACTAGAGAATATCGCTAAACAACGCAAGGGCTTAAAAACCTTAGTTGGGCATTTGGCGGTTCATGGAGCAGAGTTGAATACTCTGTATCATACTCTTGCTGACGTTGTTTTAGAGCATGATGGTGACATGGTATGCGTAGGACCAGAGTTGTTCAAAGCATGGGACAAGGTGTTTTTAGGACACTATCACGGCGCTCAACAAATTGAAAATCTTGAATATATTGGTTCGCCACTCCAATTAACTTTCGGAGAAGCATTTCAGGAAAAACATATAATTGTTTATGACCTGAAAACTGGCAAACAAGAATATATCACCAATGATTTCAGTCCTAAACATTTGATATTATCTGAAAGTGATGTTCATAACCATGATGTTGAAAATAACTTTGTGAGGTTGAACGTTGAGAATCGTAAATCTATTGACATTCTTGACTTGAAGAAAGAAGTGCAGGGCAGAAAGCCAAGCACTTTAGAAGTGGTACAAAAGCCGAAGAAAGAACAGAAACAAGTTGTAGAAGATGCTAAGTCCATCTTGAATAAGGAAGACGAGATGCTCGAAACTTATGTCAAAGAAGTGGACACAGGCGATTTGGAAAAACCGTATCTGGTTGATATCGGCAAGTACATTTGTACTCAATCGACAGTTGCATAAAGAAGTTTAATATATGAGAAATTTACAATTTAAATACGCTAGGGCAGAAAACTTCCTTTGTTTTGGTGAAGAAGGAATTGAGATTAATTTTGAGCAATACGGCAACATAGTATGCATTAAAGGCAAGAACCTGGACGTTAACAACGAAGATGGTTCTATTGCCAGTAATGGTAGCGGCAAAAGCAGTATACCAGAAATCATTGTGTATGCGCTGTATGGTAAGACTATCAAGAAGCCGAAGAAATTATCTCATTCCAACATCATCAACAACAAGGCTGGTAGCTCATTGATGGTGGAACTAAGATGGGACGATTATCGTCTAGTGCGGACAAGAAGTGCTGACAATAAAGGCACTCTTAGGTTGTGGCGAAGTGATAAGGGTGAATGGAACAAAAAAAGTGAAATCACAGCTAGTGGATTACCAGCAACCCAAAAAGAGATTGAGAAGATCGTCGGACTGACCTACGAATCCTTCATCAACATATTCATCTTTAGCGATGATAACACACTGCCATTCTTAGAGTGTGACGGCCCTACCAAGCGAGAGATAGTTGAAAATCTATTATCTCTTGAGAAATATCGTAACTATTCTCAAAGCGCTAAGGATTTACTCAAGACCTTGAAAGACAAGATCAAGGATTTAACTAAGGACTATGAATCCCTTAACTCCCAAAAGGATGCGGCTACTGTAAGGGTTACACAGATAGAAAGACAGGAGAAGGATTGGCACGATGCGCGAAAGAAAGAGCTTGATAGCCTATTGAATGAAATTAAGAAGAAAAGAGATGAATTAGAAAAGTCAAAGACTGGTGAGGCTCTGGCTCTTTATCAAGAAGCTCAAGATCAAATTGCCGAATTGAAGAAGACAATTCCTGATTTAGAAGCAAAGAAAGATAGAATTAATGATCTTGTTGTTGAGACTACTCCAAAACTAAGCACACTTGATGAGAAAATAAGTTCACTTGAATTGCATCTTAAAGAGATAAAGCCAGAATATCAAGAACTTGATAAAGTTGTAGCTGACAATAAGAAGATAATAGAAGATGCGAAGAAGAAAAGCGGCAAGGCTTGCCCATATTGTTTGAGCGTTGTCGATGAGTCTAGGTTCGCTGATATTATTGCTAATGCGCAAGCTGTTTTGGATGACGCTACTCCTTTGTTTGAAGAAGCTGAGAAACAATATAATGCAACTAAGGCAAACTGCGAACACTTCATTGACTTAAAGAAGAGAATAGAGAAGGGACTTGCTGATGCCAGGAATAAGTTGAGCAAGATAAACTCCGAAATCAGTGCGGTTCATTGTGAGATTACAGACCTGAACAAGCGAGAGAAACCTGATGCAGCGGTTACTGAGTTGTTGGCTTGTGAACAGCTTGAGTCTTTGAAAAAGCAGTCTATTGAAAAACAAGAACAGTTAGATGGGGATACGCCTTTCATTGACATTAAGCAGATTGCATTTACTGACTTAGCCCAAAAAGTAAAAGAATGTGATGATAAGAGGGAAGAAATTAAAAAGGTCGAGAAAGATGTGCCTTATTACGAATTTTGGGTAAAAGCGTTTGGTGATACTGGTATTAGAAAGTATATCATTGATGGAATCATTCCCACCCTGAATGATCGAATTGAATATTGGTTGCAGTTCTTAATTGATAATAAGATCAAGCTCACGTTCAATAATGAATTGGATGAGACGATTGACCGTTATCCTTTCAACGGCAGACCTTACGTTTACCACGGTATGTCGGGTGGACAACGGCGAAGGTTGAATTTGACGGTGGCTGCGGCGTGGGCATTTATCTCTGCTCTCAATTCTGGCGCATCTCCATCGACTATTTTCCTTGATGAAGTTACTATGAACATGGATATCATTGGCATCCAAGGTATCTTCAGGATGATTTGCGAGTTGGCAAAAGAGAAACAAGTGTTTGTTATTGACCATAACGAGAATTTGTTACAGATGCTGGACGGCTGTGATACAGTTTATTTGGAAATGCAGGACGAAATTAGTCAAAAAGTTGTTGAAACTTCTGATGGCAATTGATAATATCCTCCTCCCAAATTAATAACCGAAATAATTTAGTTCCTAACACTTACATATAGTCCCTCGATAGAAATAGGAGATAAAATGGGCGTCTTCGATAAGCGCGTCGTTTTTAAACCGTTTGAATATCCCGAAATTTTGAAGTATAAAGACGCGATAAATCATAGTTATTGGCTAGTCAGCGAATGGAATTTCATTGGCGATACACAAGATTTCAATGTGAAATTAAATGATGTAGAAAAGCATGTTATTAAGAATGCTCTGCTCGCTATTTCACAAATTGAAGTCTCTGTAAAGAAGTTTTGGACTAAATTAGGGGACAGATTCCCTAAAGCAGAATTTGAACAAGTGGGTGTGACATTTGGTGAAAGTGAAGTTAGACATTCCGACGCTTATTCCCATTTACTCCAGGTTCTAGGCTTCAATGACGATTTTGCACTGCTGTTGCAGAATCCAGTTATTCAAGGTCGTGTTGACTATTTGACAAAATACCTTAAAGGCGCATCCGATAATAGCAACGAAAACTACACTCTTACTCTCACTTTGTTTTCGTTGTTTATTGAGAATGTTAGCTTGTTTTCACAGTTTGTTATCATTAAGTCGTTTAATAAATACAAGAACATGCTGAAGGATATAGATAACGTTGTCCAGGCTACTCAGAAAGAAGAAGTTATCCACGCGATGTTCGGCATGGCATTAATCAAGATTATTAAAGAAGAACAACCAGATTGGTTTAATGAAGAGTTTTATGCCAAACTTGCCAGAGCTTGCAAGAAGGCGTATGAGGCTGAGTGTAATATCATTGATTGGATATTTGAGAAGGGCGAGTTAGAGTTCCTGACTAAAGATGTAGTGAAAGAATTTGTAAAGAATAGATTTAACGAGAGTCTCGAATTGATCGGTGGTGGTAAAATCTTCGAAGTCGATGGCAGTAAGCTAGAACAGGTGAAATGGTTCGATGAAGAAATTTATGCGGAAGTAAATACCGACTTCTTCCACAAGAAGCCAGTTACTTACTCCAAGAAGATGCAAGCGATTAATGCGGAAGATATATTTTAAGGAAATAGAACAATGAGTGAATATAGATGGCTAACAGACCTTTCTCGACAGTTTTTAGAGAGGGATTACCTAGTAAATGGTCAAACTGTAGAAGATAGAATTGATGTAATATGCACTACTGCTGAGCGGATATTGAATAAGCCTGGGTTCGCTCAAGCATTTGAGCGTAACTTAAAGAAGGGCTGGTATTCCCTTAGCAGTCCGATATGGTCTAATTTTGGTACAAAGCGTGGTCTACCCATCAGTTGCTTCGGTTCAATGATCGAAGATACGATGGAGAACATCCTCTATACTCACGCCGAAGTTGGCATGATGACCAAACACGGTGGCGGCACCTCTGCGTACTTTGGGAAGCTTCGTGGACGTGGCGAGCCTATTAAGAACAATGGAGAAAGCTCAGGCTCCGTCCACTTTATGTCCTTGTTTGAGAATCTAATTAATATCGTCAGCCAAGGAACCACAAGGCGAGGTAATTTCGCCGCGTATCTCCCAATTGACCACAAAGACATTCCTGAATTTCTTGGAATCAGAAGCGAAGGCCATATGATTCAAGATTTGTCGTTTGGGGTATGTGTGCATGATGCCTGGATGGAAGAAATGATCGCAGGCGATGCTGAGAAACGAAAGATATGGGCTAAAGTCCTAGAAAGCCGAACCAACAAAGGATACCCATACCTATTCTTTACAGACAATGTAAATAAGAATAAGCCAGATTGCTACAGAGATTTTCTTATTACGCATTCCAATCTCTGTACGGAGATTATGCTTCCTGACACAGTAGATGAATCATTCGTCTGTGACCTTTCCAGCATGAATATTCTCTATTTCGATGAATGGAAAGACACCAATGCAATCGAACTATTAGTCTACTTTCTTGACGCTGTAATGACCGAATTTATTGACAAGGCCAAGAAGGTTGACTTCATGCAGCGACCTGTTCGTTTTGCAGAGAGACACCGCGCACTTGGTATTGGCTGGCTTGGTTATCACAGCTATCTACAGAGTAAGATGATTCCATTTGAAAGCATGGAAGCGAAGTACGCTAACGTCACTATCGCCAAGAACATGAAGGAAGCTGCCTACAAAGCTTCTGCAAAGATGGCTGAAGAATATGGTGAGCCAGAAGTCTTGAAGGGCTACGGTCGCAGGAACTCTACATTATTGGCTATTGCGCCAACAAAATCTTCGGCGTTCATCATGGGTCAGGTTTCAGAGAATACAGAGCCTAATCGTGCCAATATTGTCATTAAGGATTTGCAGAAGGGTAAGTACACAATGAAAAACACTTACCTTGAGGCTTTGCTTGAAAGCAAGGGTAAGAACGATGAATCAACGTGGTCCAGCATATTGAAAAACTCTGGCAGTGTTCAACACTTAGATTTCCTTACTGACCATGAGAAGGCTGTATTTAAGACTTTCGCTGAGATTACGCCTAGAGAGATTATCATTCAGGCGGCTCAGCGTCAGAAATACATAGATCAGGCACAATCTATTAACATAATGATTCATCCATCTATACCAATTAAGGATGTGAATGCTTTGATTATAGAAGGGTGGCAAATGGGTATCAAGAGTTTCTACTACCAATACTCAGTCAATGCCGCCCAAAATTTTGCTAGAAATATATTAGCGTGTTCTAGTTGTGAGGCTTAGAGTAGTTTTGATATTGGAATTATTTACATGATTGATTATTCTGTCTTGCAGAAACATTTTGGTGTCAACAATGCCGAGGCAGCAGCGAAGTTGTTGTTCCGCTGCGTAGGATCAAACGCGGAATCTCACGTTAAGGGTGTCTCTGCGGAAATCTATGGCGAGGCTGATCTGTCTAGCTATTTTGATCTTATAAAAGCTGGCGATAACGACAAAGGTAAAAGGTACGATTATGAGATTTTCATTAAGGGTTGAAACTAAGGTTGCTAACGTTAAGGGTGAAACTAATATAGGTTTTAGGGACAGCCGTACAATCGTACTATCAAATGGGGAGCTTATCAAATCTAGCAAATTAAGAAATGTTTTAAATGAAGGGTTTGATGTATTGCAAATTTGTCTCTGCAATATTACTGGTAGTTGGGAAGACTTTGCTTATGTCTTATCCAAGGACTTGCCGCTACACGAAATCAATAATATGAATTTAAGATATTATAAACATTTGAGTGAGGCGGCTAAAAAAGAGTTAGAACACAATTACTTTAAATCTATTGTCAAATATCAAGATTGCAAGTTGACAGATAAGGCAGAATTGGCTAGTATGTTAATATCAAAGAATATTCAAATAGAAAAGGACAGGTACTTCTAATGGTTATGAATGATACATATTTGAATCAAAAATTCAATATCTATTGTGGTGACAGTAAGGACTTGGTAAAAGAAATTGAATTAGTTCATTGTGTTGTTACTTCACCACCGTATTTTCAAAAGCGACAATATGGTGAAAGTGAGAAGGAAATAGGCAATGAAGACAATATTAATTTCTATGTAAATGCTCTTTGTGATTTGTTTGATTCTATTAATCTTCATCCACAAGGAAATATTTGGGTTAATATTGGAGATAAGCGCAACAAAGATGGCGGATTGTTGATGGTGCCTGAACAGTTTGCTCTAGCCATGATTGCTCGTAAGTGGCGACTGGTTGATAACGTCATATGGGCCAAAGTGTTCGATGAGGTTAATGGAGAAACAGAAGGCCATTGTATGATCGAGCCAGCCACCAAACGGCTGAATGGTAATGGTTGGGAGTATTTCTATCGCTTTACCAAGAGTAAAGATGCTTATTGCGATCATTGTGCTGTAAGGATTCCTCGTCATGGTGGGGAGCATATAAGATATATGCCCAAAGAGCTTATGGAACTAGAAACATCTACAGATGGCAGGGTTGCTCACAATGTATGGAAAGTCCATATGGGACAAACCAGTAAGAAGCACTATGCAGTGTTCCCGACACAGCTATGCGAAAGACCTATTGCCATGACCTGTCCGATGCGAGTCAAAGCTAATGGTGATCCTATTGAACGTATCGTAGAAATGGTAGAATATGATGAAGGCAGAAATGCCAAACGAGTTTTTGGCAAATACAAAAGTCTAGGCAATGAATATGATGAGGAACAGAGCAAAGCAATTACTGGAAGAGTAGATAGTGGTAAACAATATATACCTAGAAAACCAGCCACCAAAGGATGGACAAAGGCTGATGATTATGCTGCTGGGATAGTTTTAGACCCATTTTGTGGAACTGGAACTACTGGCGAGGTGGCCTTGAAACTTGGTAGATCATTCATAGGAATAGACCTCTATGAGGAGTTCCAAAAAATTGCTTACGACAGATGTAAAGATGTTTTTACCAACTTGAATAAACAAAAGTTAAATCCTTGGGAACTAGAAAAATAAATATTGACAAAAGTTGATTTATTAGCTAGCTTGTGGTTAAGGAGATATCAATGTATTCATTATTAGGAATCGGGTCAATTTTTGTGCTAGATGGCACCCATCATCGTATCACTGCGGTTGAGAGCGACGAAAATGATGTGCAGCAAGTGTTTGAATATGATTTTAGGCATCGTGTTTATGCTGAAGATTTATATGCATCACTGGATGGAGAATAATTTATGGATTACTTAACTTTGTATATTAAAAGTCTCGCTGAGATAAACTTGTTAGTATCTCGGCGGCGTGGTATTAAACGTGCCATTGCTCGGTCAAAAAAACTTGGAAAATTAGCTGGTGTTTTATAACAGAAAAAGGCGAGTCTTTAAAGACTCGCCTTTTTTTAATTTCTTTTTATTCTACAAATGTCGCTGTCCAGAAATCATCTGCTAATTGCATATTGCACAAATATGCGTATGGCATGTAGCAATAACCTTTATCACCCCACATGCCCCAACTATTGCGGACTATGAATCTTTGTTTAGTATCATCATAGCCAACAATCATGATCGCGTGGCCACCAAGCATTCTTTCACTGCGGGCAGGCATTGGAACCATGCCAGTGCGGGCGACCGCTGGAGTTTCAAATGAACTATAAACCGCAAACCCACCCACAATTGGAAAACCATTTGCAAGGCAGGATCGCATGTCTTCCAATCGGGAATTGTTTACGCGAGTATAACGCAAAACTTGATAATTCAATCCATCTTTGTAGACATTTGCATTTGGCTTAACTGCGAACTTTTTGATATCATACCACCAGAGATTTTCATTCGGATTGCCCAACTGAGATACTACTTTGAAACCACTTCTGATGGTAGCACCTGCGTCTACTCTCACAGTGCCTTCCAAAACTCTCTCATTGTAATAAATGAACAATCTCGATGGAGTAAATGTCGTTTGGTTTTGTTTCTTCTTCAAGTATTCAACTAACCCAGCAATAGCTTGGGCTGTGCAAGACCCTAAACTACCCTGATCGTAAACCTTTGGGCAGCCAGGTCTTAAGTCAATTAATGGTGGTGATGCCGCCAATGTCATAGGTGGCGCATAATGGAAATCTCTAAAGTCGGGTACGCTATTCTTCCAGCCGTAACCCTTTTTTGTTACTTTGCTCATACAATAATTATAGTTTGTTTTGGGGATTTATGAATAAAATAACATGTGGTAATTGTATAGAATTAATGAAAGCAATGGATGCCGATTCTGTAGAAATGACTCTAACGGACATCCCTTACGATGTTGTTAACCGTGACTCAAATGGGATTAGAAACTTCGATAAGACTGATGCCGATGAGAAGACGTTTAATTTGGATGTTTTTGTTGCGGAAGTGGCAAGAGTGACAAAAGGAAGTGTTTACATCTTTTGCTCAACTGAACAGGTAAGTTTCTTGAGAGCAGAACTAATCAAATATGGATTGTCAACAAGGCTATGTATATGGGAAAAAACGAACCCAAGCCCTGTAAATGGGCAATATATATGGCTTTCTGGCGTGGAATGCTGTGTTTATGGCAAAAAGAAGAAAGCGGCGTTCAATGAACACTGCAAAAACACAGTATGGCGTTATCCAGTGGTAAGAAAACAATTGCATCCTACACAGAAACCACTTGATCTATTTCGCTATCTTGTTAAAGTAAGTAGCAATCAGGGAGATACTGTTTTCGATCCATGTGTCGGTAGTGGGACTACTCCGCTGGCGGCAGCACTGGAAGGGCGTAAATACATCGCTTTTGATCTTAGTGAAGAATATGTGGCAATAGCTAAAAAGCGCATTGAGGAAACTCAATTAGTGCATGAAGTATAATTCAATTTGTTGCATTTGCGGTCGAAAAACCCCTGAATGCGAAAGCATCTCAGAGCATGGCTACATGAAAAATAAGTTAGGGTTTTCGGAAGTTACTATTATAAGCGGTTATTATCCTAATGGATATCATTATTCAATACGCAAGATAGATTTTTGCCCTTCTTGTTCCAAGAAATCTTATACGATAGAGGATTTAAAGACTATCGGCAACTACAATCAGTGGAGCTACTGATGGCAAAGTATATTGCAATTTTAGGTGGTGTAATTAGTGGCACTGGAAAGGGTATTTCCGCTGCTTCTATTGGTTTTCTATTGAGTTTGCGTGGTCATAAGGTTCAACCTATTAAGTTTGATCCTTATTTCAACACAAACGCAGGAGTCCTTGCACCTAGAGAACATGGCGAAGTGTTCCTCTGCGATGACGGCAGCGAAACGGATTTAGATTTAGGACACTACGAACGTATTATTGGCGTACCAGTTTCAGGCAAGAATATCATGACCAGCGGTACGCTCTACAAGGAACTTCTCAATGAAGAAGAAGAGGGTAAATATCTTGGTCAGACTGTCCAGGTTATTCCACATCTTACAGATAAAATACAAGCCCGTCTAACCGAATTAGGAAAGGACACAGAAATTGTAATTTGTGAGATTGGTGGCACCGTTGGCGACCTGGAAAGCGGCCCCTACCTAGAAGCTATACGCCAATTCAAACAAAAGAATTGGGACGATGTTTTGATTATGTTGGTTGGCCCTATTCTATGGATTCCAACAATCAAAGAGTTTAAGACCAAACCACTGCAAAACAGTGTCAAGGAAATGCAGTCATTCGGCTTGCAGCCTGATATATTGCTTTGCCGTATTGATCGTGAAATGCCAACGAAGATGTTAGACAAAATCGCCAATCTAACCAATGTGCCCCGTGAAGCGGTCTTTGATGCTCCTGACGTTAAGACCATTTACCAAGTCCCAATCGAGTTTTATAACCGTCATATTGACGACCTTATCGCTGATAAGTTCCACTTAAAGCGTAATGGCTGTCGCATCCACAAGTATCGTGAGCTAGTAGAAAAGTATGTAGATCATGAGGATATGCCTGTAGTGACCATAGCCATTGTAGGCAAGTATGATAACTGCGACGAAGCTTATCTTTCTCTAAAAGAAGCTGTTTATCATGCTGCGGTCGAACATGAAGTAAGGGCCGATATCAAGTGGATTAATGCCAAAGAACTTGAGCAAGCCAAGGATATGCGTGGTGTATGGAAGTATTTCGAAGACGTGGATGGCGTAATCGTTCCAGGTGGATTTGATTCATCTGGCGTCGAGGGTAAGATTCGTGCCATTAAGTATGTCCGCGAGAAAAAGATTCCTTTCCTGGGCATTTGTTTAGGTTTGCAATGTGCTGTTATTGAAATTGCTCGCAATCTGTGCCACTTGGAAGGTGCCAATAGCGTTGAGTTCGATAAAGAAACCAAGCATCCTGTTATTCACTTTGTAGAAGGGCAGGAGAAGATTAGGAAGAAGTCAGGGACAATGAGGTTGGGTGCTTTTGATTGTGAATTAGTCAAGGGCAGTATTATACATGAATTGTATAAGAAGTCTTTAATTAGTGAAAGACACCGCCATCGTTATGAAGTTAATTCTGAGTATGTTAGTTCTCTTGAGAAAGCACAATTTATAACTTCTGGAGTAAATCCTGACACCAAGTTAATTGAAATGATGGAGTTAGAGCGTGGTACTAATCAGTTCTTCGTAGCTACCCAGGCTCACCCTGAGTTTAAGAGTAGATTAGGGAGTCCTGCCCCACTGTTTATTGGTTTAATTCAGGCGGCTATTAAATCAAAAGGCGAAAAAGCTCCTGCTAATACTACATAATTGTAGTTTTAGAAAGGGAATTATGGAGTTTAAGAATTTTTTGCTTACAGAACAGAAAGGTTATCTAGCTCATAAGGTTAATGATGTATTAACTGGCATCCACGAATTGCTTGCGGCAAAGAAGCAAATGGGTGCAAAACAGATGGTTAGAAACGCGGAAGACGTTGCGAACCAGATTCGCAAAATTCTTCATTCAGCTTGGCCACGCTCGGAACATAAGTATTTAAAGGTCTTGCAACAATGTGGAGTTGCACTGATGAAAGCCATTGAGGACAAAGGCGACTTGCCCGACGTGTTTAATAGCGTAAGATCAGAGTTGGAAAAGCTGAGTCACAGGTTCCGAGTTCCAGCGAACAAGCTAGGCACAGGCAAGGAAGACACGCCAAAGCGTCCAGAAGGCCCACCACCTGGACAGGAACAGGCACCGCTGCCTCCGACACAGCAGCCAACGATGCCACAACAAGGCGGGCCACCACCAATGGGAATGTAAATGAGAATTGCTTCTGAAGTACATAAATTAACCGTTTTAATCGAGAGATATTGGGTTGGGTGTAAGAAACAATTTCTCCACTATGGAGATTGTGAAATATACTCAGCCCATCGCCCTTTTTGTAGCTGTGGCTTACTCCACCAACTAAGATATTTAGACTATACACTTGCAGAGATAGTTTTTCCTAGATTCACCGATGATCTATATTACCAAGATATGGGGACCAGGAAAAAGAAAAGAAACAAGAAAGAAACAGCCGAGGCCATGAAACTACTAGAAAGTGTATTTGGACCTATACAAAAGCCTAACTACGAAGACTTAAAGATGGATTATGAAGACATGAGTAAGATTCTTAATACTGTGTTTACCAAGAAAATGTTCCCAGGTGCTTTTAGAAGATTGGATAAATGGATTGAAAAAGAAGTCACTCATCAGGAATAGGCTTTTGTTCTTCATGCTCATCTTCCAAATGTTCTAACACTTCTGCAACACCTTCGCTAGTCAACTGACCCAACGTAACCGCATGATGCAATGCTTCCAACAATTTATTTTGTGTGGCTATTAATCGCTCCAGATCAGACTGTAGTTGTCTTTGAAGTCCTTTAATCTCTTCTTCGTGTGCGATATCCTGTTCTACTAGCTCTTTTAACTCTATAAAAATAGCACGATATGCTATATCTTGTTTCTTTTCAGAACGGTTTTGGCTCATCATAATGAATGGAGCCTGAAATGCGGCGACAAAACTGAGCAATAGATTGAGTAGAATGTAGGGGTAAGGATCAAAATGGTATGGCTGGAACATCTCTAATGAATTGAATATAATCCAACACGCCAGTAGAGAACCGAATAGAATAATGAACTTCCACGATCCTGCAAACTCGGCTACATCATCTGCTATTCTTTCTCCGAATGTCCTATCATCATTTTTCACCACCAATTATTTATAGATTGACAAAACTTTTTAATATTGATAATCTTACTAAATAACTTCATGGATGATGATTTTATTGTGGATGACAGCTTTCTTATGCCAAAGAAAAAAAAGATTAATACAGGCCGCAAGGGTAAGCGACGTGAGCGTGAAGTAGCCAAGATTTTCAATGAGCGATTTGGCGGCGGATTCTCGCGGTCAGTAGGCTCTGGCAACCGTTGGTCACAGGTAGCCAATTTACCAAAGCACGCGCAGGATACGTTCTCTGGCGACTTAGTGACACCAGAAAACTTTGCTTTCACGATTGAAAGCAAAGGCGGCTATGATGACATAGATTTGGTGTCTGTTTTCGACGGTGGCCATTCGCAAATTGACGAATTTTTAGAACAGGCTCAATTCGACGCTGATAGGTGCGGTCGCAAACCTATGCTCGTCTGGAAGAAAAGCCGCAAGCCTTTATTGGGCATGATAAAAACAACCGATATTCCCCATGAAAATTGGGAATATCGGTTGTTTTATAGAGAATGGTCTATGGTCAATCTTGAAGAACTTCTTAAGGTTGACAACGCATTCTGGTTTAAGTCGGACTCCCACTAAGCGCATCTTCCACATCAGCCTGAATTGCTTCATCGGTTTGTCTGGTGTCAGACTTTGAGCTAACAGACGTATGTTGATTTCTCTTTGGTCGATACATTGTGCGATAGTTATTCTGCCACTCGAAAATGTCATCCAAAGCAGGACGTAGGTGTGTCCTGAACTTACCTCCCCGTAGAAAGATACGAATGGCCGCGACCGTGCGACGGTAAATTTCCTCGGTGTTATTGCGCTTGTTATGACGAATGAGCCATTCCCACAGCGCCAGGCAAGGATCACCGTGGCCTTTAAATTCACGCTTAGCAACCGCTTCTACAAACGGCTGCATCTTCTTTTTGCCTTCCCATAGGATTGCCTTACCAAGTGCGCCAGCGACCGCACTACTCATAGTTTTTGGCAACACTTCTTCAAGGTACGCGATTGTTTCGCCATAGACTCTCTTGAAGTCTTCCATGTCCCTGTCGCTTGCGGCAACGTTGTTGGCTTTGATTATGCCGTTACATCCTTTCATCATTTGATTGGCGATACTATCGAATCTGTTGCCACGGGCGCGAGTTCGATCAGAAGACATTAGACCCTCCTATTCAAAATTATCGAGTTTATAAGTCTTGCTTGTCGCTGGGATATAGGCAGACGAGGCGTTCCTAGTCATGAACCAATGCCATCGGTCGGGAATTTGCGGAGTCACTGGACCTCCCTTGCCATCCGTAATCAGAAATACCCCTTCTGGATAGGCTGATTTTTCGCTACGGATGATCTTCTGAATGTTCCGCTCGATAATGTCGAATGCAGTCCCGCCGCCGCCGTAGATTTTTTTGGACGCCAGACTCGTTTCCTCTACCCGCGTGTCGAAGCAGAATAATCTTACTACGAAACGATCCTTTGGCAAGGACAGCGCAGCGCGGAAAAACCGTTCCTTGTACTTTATACAAGAACCAGATGTGTCCATATACAAATGAATAGGTATACGGTCAAAGTCCTTGGATTCATCCTCCATTTCACTTGGAAGGAAAATGTCTTGTGGAAGTAGCTCAAAACGGCGGGCCATCTTAGCCCACTGTTCATGTTCATCCAATCCATCCTTCATATACTTCAAGCTCCACTTGAAGATAACACTCTCCCATTTCTTCTTAGCGGCAACAGGTTCTACCTTAACGAAAGACCATCCCCCATAGCCACTCCCACCAACATCATCGTCTGGTGGTGGTTCTTCAAAGTGCTTCTTAATTATGTCCTTAATCGTATCTTTTTCTTCTGGAGACAGTCTACCATCAAGCTTACCAATGATCTTATCGACTTGGCCTTTCATCATGGAATGATCGTCAATCGTGAACACTTCGATCACCATTGTTTCTGGAATCTTCTGATAGTAGTATTCATATGATTCATCCGTTGGGATTTCCGCCACAGCAGGATCATCTTTGAACACAGTATCAGTCCAGCATAAAACATCTTCATCCCTGATTCGCGTGCGGTCAAATCCGAATGAGCTTACCAACAGATGGTTTACGACAATATCCAGTGCGGTGTTGATCCGTCTTGCATCAGTGCCCTTAGTAGTGCGGGTGCCGTGGTTCAAAACGACGTGCAGACATTCGTGCGCAATTACGAACAGTCGTTCATAGGGTGTTAGATTGTTCCAATAATCAGGATTAAACAAAAACTCTACAAACTCGCCACCGTTGGCAAAACGGACGGCAGCGGTTTCAATTTCGTCAGAGAAGAATGGACGACCCATATGCCATAGTTCATAGAACAAAGCATGATGGCTTTCTAGCTCAAGACTAATTTCCATCCAATCCGCTTGGCTAATCATTAATTGACCTTCCTTAAAGGACAATAGATTCTCTTGTCCATACCACTGTCCTTCATCTTCCCTAAGAGTTTGTCGAACTTGTCGCCATAGTTCGTCAAAATCTCATTCCAAGAAAGACTGCTGGCCTTGTTAATTTGGTCAATACAATGATTGAAGATCGGCACAAGCTTTCTAAATTGTTTGAGCGTACCCGCATGGGTGCGTGCCGCAAGCATGTTAACCAATTCCAACGATCCTTTGGCTTCTTCCAGGGTCATAGTCGCTGGAATCCAATCCGCAAGTTCATCATAAATCTTCATTCGCTGTGGAGTGGTATCCATTGGCTCAGTAAGCCAATTTGCTATGCGAGTTGACCACGGCGTTCCTGATACACGACCGCTATGCCAGGGCTTTTCAAAGCCGACTGGTGCCGCATTGGTGCCAAAGGATGCCGCCAACAGTTTATTAGAGTCTATTTCTTTCCTCAGTCTTCGGACTAGCACCTTGTCTGTGTTAGTCCTTAGAGCATCTTTAACTAGACGCTGAAACAAGGGTACGGTATCACAGTTTGCAACAATGAATTTATAAGCCGATTCATTAGTGGCCATCATTGATGCTAATTTTTCTGTAGACACTGCCTGTAGAAAGAACATCATCCAAGCGTTCTCTTCTACATCGTCTGGAATATGACTACTGAGCAGCTTGTACGCCGCCGCGTAGTTATTCTCAACCGCAAGATACTTCTTAGCGGCCTCTAGATCGGCACCCTTAAACAAATCCTTCAACCGTTCGTCAATAGGACCAGTCTTTAATAGACCACTTAGCTTAGAAGGACCAGAAGAATGCGGCAGTACGTCTTTGATATCACCAGACAAATTGTAGACTTTCAGCGCATATTCGAGACGGCGCGGACTTACTTCCATCTTTTGTTCGTCTGAGAGAGCTTCCCACCAACTGACCGCTGCTTTCGCCTGGCGCTGGTCAAATCTCTTAATGAAATAGTCCAAGCTAACGTCATATGGAACGCCGATTTGGATTTCAAAACGATCCTTTTGTGTTTTGTCTAATGCTTCAACCTGATAATCCCCCTCTTCTTCGGGATTAATTGAAGCCCAAATCATGCGGAGATTATTGAATGGCCTGCCATTCATGCTCTTGAATTGGAGCAATTCCATGACCGCGTTGCGCACCTTTTTGTGCGAGCGGTTAAATTCATCCATGTAGATCACTTCAACGTCGCCATCCCGCATATCGCGTGGCAGAACGTATTCGAGATATGGACCACGTTCATCGGTCACGACTTTAGGAACACCGATGAAGTCACACCACGGGTCCATTGTGGCTGCGCTGAAGTATTTGAATTTTAGATTGTGTCTTTTGAAAGCGTCGATAATGCGAGTTGTTTTACCTACGCCATAGTGCCCTACCAACATGACATTGAGATTGTTCTTAATCCAGAAATCAAGTTTTTCGTCTCGCAACTCTCGAATGACTTGCATGTTCGCGCCCCATGTTTTTTGATGCTTCTCTCCTATTAGTATACTACGAATTAACGGAAAGTAAAAGAACCAAAGTAGGTGGATAAATGTCCACCTACTTTGGTTCTTAAAGACTATACAACCTCTTTTATTCGGTTGGTTCGTTTTCATCGCTGTGGATGAAGACTTTACCCTTGCACAGCGCATTCTCTGGCACGTTCCATCCTGGCAACCATTCGAAGATATCCTGCTCTTTCGCTGTGATTCGCTTGGCGTCACGCTTAGCCGCGTGTGCATGAATCGCGGCCAATGCCTTCTTATAGTAGATCACAGGGGAGACATAGGCGGTACGCCGTCCCTGTTGCTTGGCGTTTTGCAGCCACAAATACAACGCCTTAGCGGGATCACCGTCACCGCAGAACTGAACCGTCCGCAACCGTTCTATGAACGGGCCGCAGACCTCTTCGCCCCACCACAAAAGGCTCTTGCCAACCACGGCTTGCAGGTCAGCACGATAAGCCTTCATATGATCCAGGGTCCAGTTAATGACCCGCTTGTGCTTGAACATAAACGCGGCAACTTCGCTTTCGGTATAACGAATGCCACGATTGCTCAAACCCCACATCATAGAACGGCAGACCGCCGCCGTCTTTTGGGTCATCTTCAATTCGGGGAACAAGAAGCCCAGCTTCTCGTTAATACCACGCTTATCGCCCGAATCCGTGGCATAGATGCCTTCTGGCGGTACATTCCAGGTGCAATAGAACGGCCAGCCAGAACCCGCCTTAATGACGGCCACGGCACGGTGTTGCCCATCGTGCATGTTGCCGAGCTTATTAATGGCGATGGATTCGTGCGTCTGGAGCCAGCGGTGATTCTGAATATCCCGCTTTAGCCCCTCAACGTGGGTCATCTTGATCTTGCGGTTCAGCGGGTTGAAGTCTAGCAGCCGCTGCGCCATTTCAGGCGTGATATAGACGAACTCACTATACTGGTGGCCCAAACGCGGATACTGGAACCACGGCTTGACGTTGCCTTCCTTTGCGGCACAATCCAGGTAGTAATCGTGATTCTCCATCGCACGACGCCATTCATCAGCGTCACAGGAGCTAGGACAGGCAGGCCAGTGTGCGGGATGGACCACAGGTGGCACAGAAGGTGCGATGGCCAAAGGCAGATTAGACGTGGGCATGACCGCGAGTGTCGGCGGTGCAGTACCATTACCCATCTTTTTCATCGTCAATCGGTTAATAAGATCACCGATGGTATTCTCAGTCATTTCTCCCGCCCCAGCATCCTGTTGCAACGCAACCTGTTCATCCTTGCGGCGCTGGGAATCAATCCTACGGTACTTCCGCTGCCGTGACTTCTTGGACATATTTCCCCCAAAAAATAGGCTGATCGGTTTAGGTCTACGTTAACTTACTACCTTTTTCAGCAACCGCAAATGGAATTTTAGTTTCAGTCGAAAAGGAGGCAACCCACATAAGATACGACAAAATCCGCCCTTGGTAAGTGCCAGGGCGGATTTGACATAAGTTGTTTAAAACAAACGGTTTAGTTCACGTTGACTTGATTGATTCTGCTGGTTTTGTAGTAGGACAGTACGACCTTGTTGGTCAAAACTTCGCTACTTCCGTAATCATATTCGGTCAAATGTTCTTCGATTTTCAATCCGACGAAATTAATTATGGTGATTGGCGTACCTGCACCGTCAAAATGGGTTAGTGTGGCGGTAGATGCGTTCTTATTTTTGTCTACTAAAGCCTGAAGCCAATCAAAAACAGTGCCTTTGGCATCGTCCATGACTTCGAGAATGATTTTCTTGTTTACATAATCGGTTTTCATGGTCCTCATCCAATAATGAATTTCTGGATGGTTCTCATTGGTGAATGTCCAACGAAATGCTCTAGGTATAACTATTGTAGGGGAATGCGCTGGATGACCCTGCATATCCATTTTTGGTTTTTCACTTCTTTTCTCTCTAATCTTACACTTTACGTCCTGATCCATTAGTCTCCTTAAGAATAAATTTGCAATTGGTTTGTGTCTGATATATAAACGTTGCCGCCAAAATCTAGCTCAAACCATATATCATATAAACCGCAATCAAATAGATTTGTGTCAATCTTATAAAATCCCCTATTTTTCTCTCTATAAAAAGTAGGTTCCCTATCTACGATTAATCGTAAATCGCTTTCGCACGGTAAGCAATCACCACATCTTTGTGCAATATATACGAAAAGTTGTGCTGAGATAGCTAGATTTTCATAATATGCACAAAGGTCAGTTGCCCTTGGCACGTTAGGTATGATTTCTATTTCAATAGACTTAATCTCGCCCATTCTCATTTTATTTGGCTGGAAATAGAAACTAAAATCATAAACTATAGGAATTGGTGTCGTATACCACAATTCAGGGTAAATTTGGAACAATTGTGCGTGATTAGCTGGCAGATCGCCTGGCTGGAATACAACTTCCCACTCATCAATATAACGTCCTGTTTTAGTATAAATTACAGGGTCTAAGTATAAATCATAATAGTATTCACCTTGTTGTGGATTCAGTACACTGGCCCCTGGTATAGTCTGAACTAATACCATGCCTGATGGATTCACTACAGTCACTGCCGCTGGGTCCAAATAGTATATTCGAACCACGTTAATTGCTGCAACTTCTGCGGTCATATTGGAGTTTAAGACAAAGAATTTAAGTCTTACCGTGTCTCCAATGGTGGGATTCTGATATCTGTCTTTTAATGCTGCCACTTATTTACCCCTTATCATGAGCTTTCCTGCTGTTGATATATTTAGTGACAAATCTGGCAATCTCATCAAGTTTAGCATCATGTTCTTTCAGTTGATCCTTACTCTCTTTCTTTTGAAGCCAGAAGTTCTTTAGACTTGCCTTTTTCTCGGCATATTGAAGTAATTTGTTAATCGTGGTTAAGTCCCAATGCAAGTGATATGCTAACATAAACCTAAGTTCAATTAGCATATCACTTTCCGCGTTTCGCCTTCTCGATATATTCATTTTCTTTTTCTTTCTGATCTATGAATTTCTTTATTAAGTATTTACGCTCGTTAATAGGATATTGTAGAAATTCAGGACGCCCAACATGAAGATGGTACAAGAAGAAGAATTGTTCATCCATTAAGTAGTACCAGAATCCGAGTCCGTCGTCATCGGTTCCTTCTTTTTCTTGTGCCGTGGGAAGAAAAAACCCGCTTCAAGTGGTAGCTCAACCTCAAAATCATGATAACACAGCGAGCAAGTAATTCCACACTTCGTATCAACGCCAAATGGTGGATCAAGAGCTAAACCTCTTAAATAACTAACGTCTTGAATCGGCAGCTTCTTAAGAAGGATCATTAACTCAGTCTTATCTTTGACGCCTTCAATATTCTCTACCATCAACGCAATTCTGTATAACAGACTGTCATCTACACTCGCGTCATTGTATTCCTTAACTCGCTTTTCTCTGTATTCTGTTACCAAATTCTCATCTTTGCCCTTTGGCAGATGCCAAGTGAAATTAAGACCAGATTTCGGCAGTACGTCTGTTAAAGGAGCCGCAAAATCAGGTGGACAATAATCAACCATCAATTGATCCAAACGGATTGTGTGGGAGAATTTCTTGTCACAGTCTGGACATTTAATTTCTACTTCATATTCATGACCATAAGAAATGCTTCGTAATGCAATAAGGAGATAGGTTCTGTCTACAGAAAGAAGCTCGTCAGGCTTGATTGTTTCTCTAATACATCGCTGGAATATCATGTTGATAGCTGCACCCTTCTTGATGTAGCGAGGCGTAGCTAGAATTTGTTCTTCTTCGCCAGTCATGGGGCGAAGATGGAGAACGCCGTCCTGTGGAGCGTCATTACCATTGTAGAATACACCCAATGATGGAAGTTTAATTTCATCATATGTGTAAGCCCCTGGTCGTAACTGCGCAAGCAATTCCTCTAGCTGTGGACTACCTACAGGACGTGGCCTGCCTTGTGGTCTTTGTGGTTGCGGCTGCGGCTGCTGTTGCTTCTTTCTTGGCTGTGGCTCAGTCTCTTCTTCCGCTCCTAAGTCAGCGAATGGGTCTTTCTGAGAAGCTAGCTTTGCTTCTACTGATTCAGCCTGCTTTTCTTGCTTCATTTGCTTCATTGCTTCATAAAATTGTGGTGGGGCTTTGCCCATGAATTTGATTGCATTATCATTAACCTGATCCTGACGAATAATTTCTTCCGACATAATTTCTCCTTTAACTTAAATAATTGAGTATGATTACAATAAATATTAGAAACATAGAAGAGTTAATATTAAAGAATTTAGAAGCTAAAGCTTTATTCCCCGATTTGCGACCGTTGTTCGATCAATGGGCATTTAGCTACCGTTTTTCCGCTCTATCCGCCATTCGAAAACAAGCTGTCTTAGATTTGTTAAACTCTCTCAATGGCCCGCATGTAGAGAAACTAGCGAGGTTGTTTGGTGATATGGTTTTTATCGAAAAACTAGACCACCATATTGTGAGGAATATAAATTTCCCTACTGATAGCGATGCCATCGAGAGAGAATTGACAAATCATTCCAGTTATACTAATATTGCTTTGAGTAGAAGTGCGGACAAAGTTTATATAACCATGTGGAGATGATTTTTATGGAAATTCTTTTGTTTATTTTGGGCGTCATAGGAATGACGCATATCATTGTTGATGCATCTATTTTTCAGTGGCTGCGTAACGCTATTGACAAGTATCTGCCTGAAAAGGTAGCCGCTGGCATCCATTGCTATCAATGCACTGGCTTCTGGTGTGGCTTGTTCTGTGGTTGGATCATGCTTTCTGATAGTCCTTTGAAAATGTTCGTCGCTGGTTGTGCTGGTAGTGTACTTGCTAACTTTGCAGCACTATATATGAATTACTTGGAAGCGAGAACGATAATATCATTACCAGACATTAAGGAGGAAGATGGCAAGTAAATATTACAGACTGCATTGCGAGATATGTGGATACAACACGATCACTGATGGAACCAATATGAATTTAGTTGAGTACAAACGTTCCAAGGTGCAGAAAGAAATACCGAGACTAGACCCAGCTACAAACAAGACAATTCCTTCGACATGGTTGACATTGCCAAAGAAGTATAAGTGCCCCAAATGCGGCAGATTAATCTCTGCTAGGAAGTTTAAGGAACCAGAAATTGAAGATAAAGCCAAAAATAATGATGACCAAAATCTCGATCCAAGAAGTCAAGGAGGCTTTGAGAGACTCTAAGTTTAGACTCTCTTTGCCACCTGAATTAAAAGACGATATCAGGAAGTATGAACAAAACCCAAATTGCCCATGCAACTTGGACGTTTATCGTAATATCCTGAAACTCGGTGCCAAGCAACTCAAAGAGTATTATCCCGACAAGGAGGTGGTTAATCCTGATACGGAGTTGCCACCTTTGCAGGAAAATTACTGGACTGTCATCAATTGTCCAGTAACCGAAATTGAAGCTCATTTGAAGAAAGCAGGACCAGGCCGCAAACAAGTTTTCGTTGCACGCTACGAAGATCAAGCAACCGTTATTATCAATGACCTAGACGTTTGATCGGTATGTTTCAGCACTTGTTAGAGCCTTTTTGCATTTCGTAATCATTTCATTGGGGTAGGCGTCATATTTGGATATATGCATGGGCCACAGGTCCAGATTCAGCCGTCTACTGCCCAAGATTATTGCATTTTCGTAAAAGGCGATAGCATCCTCAAGTTTCTCCGCTTTTACGAAAATGTCTCCTAATAGACACCAGAACTCAGCCATTAAAGGATTTTCCGAAAGACAGAGTATTATGTTCTTGATAGCTTCATTTGTATTGTTTTCAACCACACCCTGGACCAATGCCAAATAATAGCGAGCTAATACACTTGGTATGTCCGCTTTACTAACATTGAAAAGATATTGTGCCATAATCCTTTTGAAATCCATGAAGTTCTTATCAGCCAATGCATTAAAAGCTTTATAATATGATGCATCTACAGACAGCGGCATAGCCCTTTTCCATGCTTCCAGTTTCTTTATAATTGTTGGATCGTCCACCTTGTTTTGATATAACATTACGTCTACGATCTTAGTCGGGTCTATATTTGGTTTCTCAAATATTGGATTCTTAAAAATCACTTTATTACTTTTTTTGTTCCAAAGTCTAGGTTCTTTCAGGATAACATCGTCTTGCAGGATTTGAAAACCATATATTTCTTTGTCTGTAATGAACAGGTTGGTTAGATTTTCGTTGAAGCTAAGCATAGTTTCGTTGTCTTTGAGGTATAAAATCCAGTCTGTTTGAGCAATGTCTTGTAATTGGTTCAATGCATCGCTATAATTGTTACTCTTAAGCTCTATGACCGAAGTAATCTTGGAATCTGTTTGCAAGGGATGGTAAGTCCCTAAAAGGATTTGCTGTGGTTGGAGCGACAGCACTGACTTTAGCGTGTTAGTCGTGCTGGTCTTGTTTATCATGATTATTGTGAATGGGAGCATATTTTTTCTCAAGTAAATGAGCGAACGCTTCAGCAAGTTGCGGCATATTATTTTGGGCGAAATATGCTCTTAATTCATCGTAATTTTTAGAAGACTTAGGGTTTTCTACTATTTTATATAAGATTTGAATTATCTGCATAGGCTAAGTGAGTAAAATTATGAAAGAAGATATTGCACCCATTCGTGGCGATGACATGATCGGCCAAATCGCTTGGGAAGGTAGCGAAAAGAAAAAACCCTGGCATTACAGGGTTACTGCCGCGATACCTGTATTAGATACCTACGAAATTCTTGAAATTTGTCTAGAACTACTAAAACTACAAACTGAAAAACCTTATATCATGGTAATCGACACGGGCAGCCGTGGCGAACAACTGGAGAAGATGAGAAAGCTGCAAGCGTCAAACATAGAAGTCCACTTCCTACAACTGAATGGCGTTCACCACCCGTCTGATTTCCCCGCAATGGCAATGGAAGTAGCATTTGCCGTTTGCAGAACAGAGTTCATTTTTGCTACTCATGCAGACTGCTTCCTTCGTAAAAGAACATTTTTGGCTGAGATGATGGAGATGACACAAAAAGTCTCACCTGTGGTTGGCTATGAAATGTCTCCGAGGGCACACAGCGATTGGGTTGGTATGGTTTCACACACTGCATCCATGTATCACATGCCGACAATGGACAAGATTAACTTCGGTTGGAGTCTACGCAAATTATGCAATATGTATAATATCAGAGATTATAAGCCTAATCCAATGCGCCCGAACTGGCCAGACACTGAGATTCTAGGAAATTACGTTCTGCGACACAACAAAATCAAACCACACCTTATTGGCTCTGAAAAAAACTTCACAAGACAAGTTGACGATAATATTGACCACATAAGAAGCTACACTTCTGGCAAGCTCTATAGTCCACCGTATTTTGAACAGGCACAGGAATGGCTGCAAGAGGCAAAAGAAGAAGCACTTGAAAGAATAGATGAATGGCGAATAGAAGATTATAAAAATTCTTTGGAACAGTTTACATAAATAGATTTCTAATAAAGGAGTGCTTTGAGTACGGAGTATTTAAACAATAAGATTTTTGAGGAAGTAATCGCCAGATTTCAACAGTCCAAGAGGGAAAAAAGCAAATACGAGATTTGTATAGAAGATTTGAAGGGTGCGATTGACCGTGGTAACGATTGTGTGGATTTCATTTTGCGACTTGATAGGTTCGCAAACATGCACAAAAATGCCAGTTTGCTGTTTGTGGAAACACAACAACAACTAGCAATCGCGTTCTTGACGTTATCAGAAAATATAGTCAGATATGCAAAATTCAATTTAATTGACATAGATGACGCCATTCAGGAAGGGGTAATGATTTGTTTTGAGAAGATTGATCGCTTTGATCCACTGAAGGGCAAAGCGTTCAATTATATGACTACCTGCATACTTAATCACTATCGACAACTCTATCGAACCGCCAGAAATTATAATGAACTAAAGAAAAAATACCATGACTTCTTACAAAGCCAAGTGGAGAAGGTTTTGTTAAGACACAAACCACAAAATCCTAATAATTATGTTGTAAAAGGGCAATCTTAGTAATATAATTCTAAACTATGAGTAAAAATCTGACGGAAGTTTTAGAGCAACAGGAAGTTATTCAAAAACTTATTGATAAGGGTCACGGCCCATTAATTGATGCCCTCTTGATGAATGAATCAAAGGTTTATACAAAAAAGGGCAGACTCAATAAGAGCGGAGCATGTCGCGTACTAGGATGGAAAACCAAACAACTAGAAGACGCTATTGAAGAATGCCGCTGCATCTTTCCAGACCTCTTTGAAGGTTAAATTATCATCATAAAATCAGGCGTGTTAGGGTCAATCGCATTGAAGGTATTAGGTGATAAAAACGTCATGCTAACTATAGGCCCACCGCCCTGATTTGGCGTACAATTTGGTGGATCAGTACAACTTACACAGGCTGTTGTTGTATACAGAGCATGATCCCCCGTTGGGTACGTCTGAAATGCCCTATCATATCTCAATGAAAAATCAACAGTAACGTATTCGTTACTATTCATGTCTAAGTCACCCCAATCAATGTTCTGCGGGTAACAATGTTCCAATGTCCAACTTTCTAGGATGTTGCCGCAACCATCAAGTAAGACCAAGCTACAACATGCTTTGAACGATAATGGATCAATGCACGGATACCAGGCACTACAACCAGTTGGCGTTGGATCATACTGCTGTTTTAACCACGAAAATATAGGATTTTGAGCTGCAATGCAACGATCATATAGTGATATAGGAATTGGTTGCCATTCTGGTTTACTTGGATAGGAAATTGTTTCATTCAAGTGTTCAGCTTGCATTTCTCTGAAGTTAAGCTTAGGACGAGAAGCTTTGAAGCAAGGTAGAGCAGCGTTATTACCAAGAGTAATGTTTTCAATATTAAACAGCCATCGGAACTTTCTTTTTATAGTTCCAACGCTTCCAGTGCCGCCCCACTCAGGACGGAAAAACCCCATAGGTACAGTACAAGCCATAAATCCCCTTAACTATATAAAAAAAGAGGGGTTAAAAACCCCTCTTTTTTTTTCATTTTTATTTTGTTTACCCTTGCACAACTGGACATGGACCGCATGGGCACTTCTCGAATGGCTGCTCTGGACAGTAAGACTTGTAACTTACTTCACTATAACGCAATGTAAGTTCAACAGTACACTCTTCAGAACTTGACATATCCAAATCGCCCCAATTGACTGACTGAGGCCAAACGTGACGTAGTATCCAACCTTCAAGAGGATTACCGCAACCGTCCCACAAGACAAGTCTAGCAATGCCTTCATACTGCTCAGGCACACTGTTCATTTGCAAACAGATCGGGTCTTGGAAATCATAAATTGTTGCTATCCAAGCTAAAACAGAAGTTGTGTTCAAACCCGCGTTAGTTGCACCAGCAACATCATAATATGTTACTGTCATTGTCTGCCATGTGCCCTTACCAGGAATAAACATCTTGCCGTTCAAATAGTTAATTTCGACTTCTTCGAAATCAATCTGTGGACGGGCACCTATCTTGACGAACTCCTTAGCTACACTCTTCGAAGCTATAGGATTTCCCTGTTCGTCTACCGCATTACAGCAATATTCAATTTCAAAAGTCCAACGAAACTTCCTTTTGAAAATAACTTTACCGTTGCCTAACGATCCAAGACCCATTGCTAAACGCTGTGGGTTTCCGTCTAGGTCTAGATCGCAAGTTTCCAAGTCTCTAATACCGCCGAAAAAAGTGTTATCTAGATTTAAATTGCAGGCCATTCTACTTCTCCTTAAATTTATTTATTCTCTACTTTGTAAATTTGAAACATATATTTACAAATTCGACACTATCCTTAATTGTCAATTCTATATCAACCTCAAACTCTTCGGGTTTACAAAATTCATTCACGCGGATTACATAGTTATTAATCCCCTGATCGTCCTTTATCGGTTGAAGTATATATTCACTGCATTCGATAAAATTATTCCTAAAGTTATTACTCACAGGATTATGCGCACTTAATAGCTCTCTGCCAAGCTTACTTATCTTGTTCTTGATATAGCCTAACAATCGTCTATCGGATAGTTTACTTCCACCAAGCGTCAAAACTTTAGTGTCTAAAATTAAAGAATCATTCTTTTTATTTGCGATATTAATAAAATGCTCTTTCTTAGACAAATAAACCAACTCGTCATGATGAATGCTAAATGCAGCATCAGAGACACCCGCCAGCTTCGTCCTGACTGGATTCCAAACGAACGGCCAACTGAGAATTGCGGTAAGAACTGGACCCGATGGGGGCACACTCTTCTTGTCATAATTCATCCAAGGCCAAAACATAACGCCTTGGTCCGAAGGCACTAACTCTTTACACCATTTGTAAGTCTGAAGAAGATCACATTCCCAAGGCGGATCAATTGCCAGCATTACATCTGGTCTTTCTTCTTCCAAATACTGTAAAACTTCGTTAATTACCCCCGTAGAGTCACAATCTGGAATTGAAATAAACTCAATGTCACTGTCTTCCGTTGACTTGACAGCATTAAGAATTGCTCCTATACGTTTTTCCGCCTTTTGTTTGGGCGCAAAACGTAAATCAACCTTACAGGCTGTTGGCAAATTGGACTTTTTAACCGATAAGACAATCCACTTTGATGCTAAATTGACCGTATCTTCAGCTTCATGAGGAGTTAAATTGCCCCAAAATTCCACCATCTCGCCATTATTCATGACAAGAAGATTGAATTTATCCGCTTCCCTTGTAACTTCGACTATCGTTGAATTGCCACTAACACCTGGAGAATCAGCCTGAATAGTCATGCAAATTGTATCATTATCGTCTAGCAAGTAGGCGGAAGCCGTAGGCACGTCTTCTTCTACTCTGACTACCACTGGACTAAAATCACCAAACAGCAGTTGTTCCGCTACTGTTGTTAGCTTTGATTTCTTTCCAAAATTTGTATGTAAATCCTTTACACTTTCTATTTTTGTAGGCGTATTGAACAAACCTTTCCCTGCATAGCCTATTATTGCTGCTAATCTCATAATTATTTCTTCATTGATTCTTCTAGTTCCATTACACTCTTCTTAAGCTCCTCAATAGAATCCTTGATTTCATCATCACTCATGGTCCCTGCCATGAAGTTAGGTCTTTCTATAGGTGCCGCTGGGTCACGCTCATCACAAATGCGATTCGGCAATTCTTTGAGTCTATAAATAGGTTGAGCGATATAACTTTTAGCTGTCATATTGAATTGATACTTCAAAACTCTGACCTTAGCATCACCAGGCTCAAGATCAATATTGTTCTGAGTGCTGTCTAATGTAACAATAACCTCCCACCATATGCCTTTTACCTGTAAGTATGCAACTGGTGAGAATTTTTGGAACGCCTGCTCTAATATCTGATTCATGTCCTCTTCGTATAGAGTCCACATATACAATGTATAACTGATATTGACTGGAATGCCTCTAGTAACACCAAAGAACGTGTCTTTATAGTATTTCTCTTGCTTCCAAAACCCGACAACATCATCTGGTGCTAACCACGGCAATAACGAATAAGCCTTCTGATAAGTAAAACGACTCTGATCGAACTGCATCCCAGCATTCCAAATCGCTATAATCGGAAGCCTAATGCGATCAACAACCAATGAATTGTCCTTGCGGACGTTATCCTGAAGAATTGCCGCTACCGCCTTCTCCTGACTAGCCCATATAATCGGCACCGTATGCTGTTTGCCCTGCTCATCAAGCACCATGACATTCCTAAACATATCCAACATAGCTTCATCACAAGCGCGTATCGACCTGGAATAACGGTAAATCACTTCCCGATTGGGCGTATCCAGGTCATTAATAATCTGGCCAGTTTGAATTGGGTCACATAGCCAATGTTGGCCTAAACCAAGCTTGTTGAAGGTTTTCCGTTTGTACCAGTCCTTCGGCGGCTGAATAGGAACTCGTTTTTGCGATGGCCAACCATCATCACAACATTGTGGTGGAACAGGGTCTATGTTTACTGAGTTCTTGTTGTCACGCGGATTGCAGTCCACTAATGACTTCTCAGCATTTACATCCTTCATATTTGTCATAATTGTATCTCCAATAACTATTTAAGTTATTGCTTGCAAGCTTTAGTATCATTACCACCCAATAAAGCACCTTCATTAACATTAATCTGCCTTTGTAGATTTGATGTATTCTGTGTAACTCGGCCTTCACCTGTAGTAACAGACTCTTGGAATCTCTGAGCAATGATAGTCAATCTTAGCTCACCCCAAAGGAAGAAATCGCCAACATTACGCTGAATAACCACCCAATTCTCCCCCTTATGAGGAGTGTAAAGTCTAGAACCTATCTTTGGTGGATGCCCAATAGCTTTTAATACCGCCCTATAGTTAAATTGAAACTGCACTTCATCAGGAGCATCTATACCAAACATGTTCATGTAGTTTTGAGATGGTATTGGCTCATAATAACCACTTAGGGTAATAGGATTGTTTGAAAACAACTTGCCACGGTCTTCACGATAAAGCGGGTCGATTGTCTGCCTTTGTATGAATACTTCAAAGTATAGTATGGGCGTACCCGCTATTTCTATCAACTCAGCATCAAAAGAATTAAGCAAAGCATGTTCTGGATTAGTCGGATCAAAGGTGTCTAACGATCCTGAAAGCTTGTAAGGTGTTCCATCACAATTCCTAATAGTCATGATATTATTTATGCACGATGGAATAGATAAATGAAATAAGGGAGAAATAAATATGCCAGGTTTTACAAGCCAAGATGACCTAACAGCCGAAATGAGCGTAGCTGGAAAACGCCTTATTTGTCCATTTAACAAAACAGCAACAACCGCTCCTGTAGCTGCAAACTGGTATCACCTATGGCCAGTCGGCGGTATGCCAGGTGCTGGTGCCCTTTATACTGGCACAGCTTTAGCATTTCAGCAAACGATGGATACGACTCCAGGCTCCCTTTACACAGGCGGCGATAAGCTTCCTGATTTTAAAGATTTGATTTATATGAACGGTGCAACTACCGCTGGTGCCGTTCCGCCTACTATATGGTTAGTTGATATGGTTGGTTATTATCCTTTAACGCAGGCCGCAGTCCCACAAGTATTTGATAATACAACCCCTCCTAACCGATACCAAACTAACGGAGGCTTACAAATGTCGTTAGTAGGTGCCGCCGCTGGTGGTGCAACTGCAAGCAACATCACAACATTGACTTACGTTGACCAAGACGGAAACCCTGGCGCTACAATGCCAACCTCTCCTGCCGTAGCTGTCACTGTTTCCGTTGCCGCCCCAACCGCAACATTAGGTGCCCGTGTTCTAACAACCGTAGGTGGCCCATTTCTTCCATTGATGGCTGGGGACAGTGGAGTTCGAGAATTAACCAACATTACATTCTCCGCTGCTAACACTGGCTTGGAAGCAATAGCCTTGGTAAGACCATTAGCCGTTTTGCCATGTCCAACAGCTTTAACATACGGCGAGCGTGATCTGGTTAACCAGATTTCTAGCTTGGAACGTGTCTATGACGGTGCTTGCTTGATGTTTATGGTATATTTTGGCTCAGCCACAGGTGCTAACATTATGGGGGAGGTGGATGTTGCATGGGGTTAATAGTTAGGAAAGTCCTTGGAAGAATAATAGGTGGTGGAACCGCTGGCGTACTAGGCAAGGACAATCTCCCTGTCTGGTGGGATAGCCAATTTGCGCGCGGTACTATCAACCAAAATGGTAGACCAGCCGCTGGTGGTTCACCTAAAAATTCGATGAGAGTGATGACCACTCCCCAATTCGCATCAGGCTTTACACTTGATAGCGATAGAGATTGGGCTGCACCCTACCAAGATATTACCGTGCATTTTGATGCTATGATGGAAGACCCTGCTTTGGTTGTAGATGGTGCAGCCACAGGACATACCATCAAAGTCAACGCTGTAGCCCAAACCACCACTTACAGAAGTGGTTCTGGAGATAATAAATGGGTTTTTCGCATACCAACCTTGGTTCATAAAGACGATGTAATCACTTGGTCCTACGATTCGTCCATTGGTTCTACAGTAACTGTGTTCCTGCCAGCAGTAGAGTTGGCGACCGAAGTTGATAGACAAGTAGAGAATTTCTTATTCAAATACATAAGATTCATTCTCATGGACTCCAACTGCTCTACTGTCAATAGTGAAACTATTAAAATAGCAATAGACGCTTATGATAGCGGAATAGCGACAAACAGTAATTGGATGTTGCGTCGTCAGTTTGGCACTACCACAACAGATGGGGTTGGACAGATTTCCTTGCTTTATACTGGTGTTGAGAATTATGGCGATACTGTTTATGTAACAGTAATTAGACCTAATACACTGCCGACCCAAAGCATGGTCTGGACAACAACGGTGCAATAATGGCACATTTACTTACTCATGACCCCACAAGTTGTGGCGTCGGAACTTTACATACCAATAGTCCCCCAACACAAGATTGCAGTAGCGCAACCCTAGCTTGCGTCTCCACCCTTACCGCCAATGGTACTGTTACCCGTGGTGGTCGAGCCAATTTATTATGCGTAGCAAATGTAGATGCCAGCGCCATGAAATCAGCTAACGCCCAAGCTAACTTACTCTGTGTAGCCAATGTCGATGCTAGTGCCATGAAAACTGTAGCTGGTGTTGCAAACTTACTCTGTGTAGCCAATGTAAACGCTAGTGCCATGAAAACTGTAGCTGGTGTTGCAAACTTACTCTGTGTAGGAAATGTAGACGCAAACGCTATGAAGGTTGCCAATGCACATGCTGATTTACTTTGCGTGGTGAATGTAAACGCTAGTGCCATGAAAACTGTAGCTGGTGTTGCAAACTTACTATGCGTAGGAAATGTCGATGCCAACGCTATGAAGGTTGCCAATGCACATGCAAACTTGCTCTGTGTAGCCAATGTCGATGCCAACGCTACCAAAACAGTTAATGCTCAGGCCAATATTATATGTGTGGCCAATGTCGATGCTAGTGCCATGAAAACTGTAGCTGGCGTTGCAAACTTACTCTGTGTAGCCAATGTCGATGCCAACGCTATGAAGACTGTTAGTGCGAGTGCGGGTTTAAGATGTATTGCTAATGCCTCTGCCAATGGTGGTAAATTTAAATTTGGTTCTGCTAGAATCACAGTTCGATCTGGCATCTTCGTTGGAAGAACGACGATCACCAGGATAATTCACGGTCCTGGCAAACCAGCGAATGCTTGTGCTAAGTCTGGCGGGTCTATACCAAGAACTGGCGGCTCCACTAGAGTACCTAAGCTTAACTCATCAACCAATGTCCCAACAACTGGAGGAACTACCAATATACCAAAGACTGGTGGTACTGTTAATGTTCCAAAGGTTAACTCGGCTAAGCCGATAGTATTAAGGATTAATAATGGCCGTAAGTGTTAAGGACATACGCCGTCAATCTGTATATCAAGCTGGCTAATTGCAAAGGCAAATATGTCTTGATCGTCTATGGTCTTAGGAGTGGTTAAAACTCCGTAGAATAGCATATTACCAGCACCATAAGTGGCACTGTCTACTATTGCAACGTAAGTGATTGTACCCCAGCTACCGCCGCTGGCTTGAGGGAATGTTATAGCTGTAACGTTTTGGGTTGTGCCATCACCAGCGATAGGGGCTGACCAATTAGCGTCGGCAGGACCAAATACAACTCTTGAATAACCAAAAGCGTTTGCTACTTCTGGTATCGTTGCGCCTGTACTGGCGTCTGTAGGGGCAGCGGTACAAAGAGCAATAGCTATGGTTGCTGGCTTTGAGTAGGTTGCTGTACGGAAAATAAGGTTTATAAGTTCACCTTCAAGATAATTGCTCATTGCGGCCATAAAAATCCCCTTTCTTTATATATATTTTCGTACTTCATATTTAAATACTGAAATGGCTATTAAAAATAAAGACGGTTCAGCATATGGTTTCACTAAGCCCGCACCCCAAATGGAACAACAAGTTTTTTGGGATAAAAAAGAAAAAATTGTATTCCATAACAAATTTGGTGAAAAACATCATCGAGAAGACATGAAAATTGTCGAGCCTGAACCTGTCCATAGGGAAATTAAAGTCGTAGACTTCAAAGAAGTTGCCAAACAACACGATGACGAAATTAAGATCGTTCAGGCAATAGAAGAGTCAAAGCCAAAACCAATTAGTGAAAGTATTGTGGAAGTGTGGTGTTTGCCCTGTCTTCAATACTCAGAAAATGTCGATCCTCTTTATGACGAAAGCTATGCCAATGTTACATATGGAGAGAAATTCACGTTTAGAGCTAAATTGGCAGAATTAGAAGACCTTTATATTAAGTTCGTCACTGAAATTGATGTTAAATTAACCGAGGAATCAGTCATCTACCCTAAAATAAAGAACCGAAGATGGTGGAAAATTAAAGGCGTAAAAGAAGTGCAAGGCTACAATCTCTATCTAGGTATGATTAGTGACTACCAACCAGCCTTCGTTTAATCTTTGGTTAATAAACTAACCTCTATGCCAAGCTTATTGAGTTGGTCCCTATAATCATCAACCGCTTTTTTATATCCAGTGCCTAAAATGTCATTAATCATTTCGCCAAATATCTTTAGGTCGTTGTCTGTTACGAGAGAAGCTGATATGCGGGTAAGAAGTTCATCATACACGCCAACTTTTGGCCCCATGACTTGGGACATGAATTTTTTAAGTGCAATACCCTTTGGGTTTTGCATGAATTGTGCCCACTGATTGTTCATTTTTTAGATTTCTTTCTAGGTTTTAAGTCGGTACAAGCACCTTGTACTTGAAAATCGGGACCACCTTTACAGCTACCGACTATGGCACCTGTATAGCCAGTCCCCATTTCATATAGTTTCTTGCACCATTCTTTAAAAGAAAGCTTAGGAATGGTGTGCATGTTCTAGCTCTCCCAATATTTCTGGCAATTGCTTGTTGAATAGCAAATACTCTTCCTTTGGCGGTAAACCTTTAGCAAACAACGGTCTACGCTGCTTGATTGTGTTTAACACCTGACGGAGTTGTTGTGCCGAACCTGGAGTCGCCAACATCTCAGCCTTCTTACTTAATAAAGCATTACCAAGCTTTAACATGTCCTCTGTGCTGTTGATGGTGTTAGCCATGCCAAACAACTCAGGTAGAGGTTGTGAAAGAGCCTTCGCAGCCTGTGCCTGTGGCTGTGCCACCGCCTGTGGTTGTTGCGGCATTTGGGTTGGCTGCTGTTGCTGTTGTTGAGCCATCTTGCTCTCTTGTGAGAACTTAGATTCCCATTTCGACATTTCTGCTTGCCAATCAGCCTGTAGTTCCTCGTCTGTCTTGTCAATTTCGTCATGTATGTCAACAACTTTTTGATAAGCCTGGAATCCCCACTGCTTCAATGCTCCCAATATTAATTTTGGCTCCTCAAAGAGCATGGCAATCATTTGGGCAACCGCATGTGCAGTAGGTGGCAACTTCGATGGACCTACTTCGCCGCCAGTTTGAACCGCTTGCATCATTTGTGGATTCCATACTACAGCCTTCATAGATTCCTTGCTTGACAAGTGCATAAAGTCATCCATCCACTTATCCATAGTTTCTTTAAGCTTGATATCATGGGCACTTGGCTTATTGACTGAAGCAAGTGTCTTGGTTCGCTGTACTACGTCTTCAATTTCCATATCGCTAAACGAAGCGTGCTTCTTTAATGCTTCTGCAACATGCTTAAGCACTTCTGGCTCTCTCTTTTCTTCGTTAGGAATAGTGGCCTTTAATTCATCATCGTATTTCTGATATACTTCAATCGACAGTTCTATCGCATCTTGAATCTTTTTCTCCGCACTCTTTAGGTCAGCTTCTACTTGTGGGACTTTTCCAAGTCTCTGTAGAATCTGCCTTCTTCTCAAAGTGAAAAACTCAGGTGCCTGTGCCGACACCTTATGCAATTTCTGCCCACGTCTTGCAATAGAAGTCTGGTCGGAGTGAAGCCAACGTCGTTTTGCGGGAAGGTCTATATGTTGAACCTTACCTTGAAGTTTTTGCGCACCTTCTTCTACTTCACCTTCAGAACTTTTGCCCGATGCATTTGCTGCACTAAGTTCAGCAGTTGTACCGACACCGAAGTTTTTGCGGTGTCTTCTGGAAAGAACGTCATTAAAACCGATCTGTGCAGCACTTAACAAGAACCATTCGACTTTTTGACCTCTTCGAATGGCATTGCCTTCTTCGTCAATGTCCTCTGGTTTGTAATCTTTTAATAGATTAAACCTATCGTCTTTGATGCCGTAACGTGGATCGTTAAGCCATGTAAGCAAATTATAAGCGGCAAACGTTGCTAACTCCGTGTCTTTGGCCCTTAGTGCCTTGATTACTTGCGGAGGATGCCTCCCGTTCCTTTGCATAGAATCTAGGAATCTATCTATCTTGCCCTTAGATTCATACCCTTCACCCGCACCTTCTGTTCTATCGCCAATTAGTTCGAACATCATTTTTGGATAGTATTCCTTAATGAACTCGCCCATCTTGTCTTCTGGAACATTCAAGGCACCTTGGCCTTGAGTTAGGAAGTTTGGACGAGGACCAGCCGCGTAAGTACGCAAAGGATCAGCATATGGATCATCTGTTCCATCTGACTTACCAAAGACGTGCCTCGCAACATGATGTAAACTTCTAGCATTCGCTTTAATGAAATCTTTCTGCTCCTGTGTCCACAAATCCCAATTTTTTAGGAAAGTCTTAAGTTCGCCTGGACGTGTTGCGTCCACGAAAGATGCACCTAGTTTTGGGCTTATTTTATTAAACCTAGCTTCCGCTTCATCCATTGTTTCCGTATCTGGATTCCAGTCGAAAGCAGGATTGGTTCTTTTAGCCAATGCTGCTCTTTGAGCGTTAGTAAGATCAACAGGACTGCCCTTATGCAATTGTGGCAATACCTTTTGTGGGTTTAAGAAAGGAATCGTATACTCTCCAGACTTATCCGTAATAGTATTGTTCTTATTATCAAGCTCAACAAAACTTAACTTCCTTTTAATGGTTGGGATACTGTGCTTTAGAGTATATGTGCCTGGCTCTAAATGATCTTTCTTGACAGTAAGGCCATAGCCTGGATGTTTATTCAATTCTTCAGGCTTTGTTGAACCAATCACATGTACTCTTGGCTTCTTTGTTATGGGGTCTATATCCAGAGGATCAGCATAAGTAGGTGGATGAGTTCCAAAAAGCTCAAGTGCATTCGCAGTGATCCAATCCGACATATTCTTCTGTGATGTTGGTGTCTGTGGCACTGTATAAGAACTGAAAGTATGCTTTTTTACATCTTTCATCTTGCCACGGATTCTCTTGATAGCCGCCTGAACCTCGTCGCTATCAACAGGCGCATCAGCTAGTTTACCACCAAGATATGCTTGAATGTCCTGATCTGGAATGTTGTCAATATCCTCATCAGTAACTTCTGCCATATCATTAAGGTCAAAGTTGTATAAACCATGCTTGTACTTGCTTGGGTGTGCAGGATGTTCAGGGTCAGTATGGCTTGGATCAATTTCCGACAAGCTTGGACCATCCCCAGCCCAATGAGGGTGTAATTCGTCTGATCCTGGCTTTCTAGGATCATATGTTTTGGAATGTGGCTGGCCTTTCGGTGGGCTAGTAAGCTTTTTGGCCAAGTCAGTTAACCCTATGTAAATATTTCTTGGCCCGCCCTGCTTGCCAAAGATGTAAAATTTATGCTTTCTTGAACCTGGCAACACTAGCTTATCTGTCCAGTTCCACCCATCAGGTATGTGAGTAATGTCTGTTGGGTCTTTTGACCGCATCATCTCTCGCAAACCTGCATTATATCTCCAGTTAATAGCATCTGACCACACATTGTATGGAAACTGGCTTAGAAATTTATAGTCATCGGCATCGTGCAAAATTGGCTGTTTCGGGTCATCCACTTCTTGCGTACCCATTGCCATTTCAGAATAATTTTTATACAAATTATCGTAAAAATTTCTTCTTGCTTCAGCAGCTAATAAGTGGCAGAAGTTCTTGGCGTCCCAGGTTTTGTCAACGTATTTGCTAAATCTCATATCTTCTTTACCTTTTAATTATATATTACCAACTTTAAAGTTTTAGCACTGGTTTGAATAAATAGAATTATGTCAACTGTATGTAGTAATAACACTCTCTTTCTTAACCGTCCCAGCCAACAAGCCGCAAACGCCTGTTGTGCCAACAGTGGATGCTCCGATAACGGTTTAATAGCCCCACCTCCAGGCTGTTGTGGTAAAATTGGCAAGCGTCCCTGTCGTGAAAAAATTATAGAACAAATCAAAGACCTAGTGCTGCTAAGACTTGGCGCTCCCGTAATTAAAATAGAATTAGATGAACAGAATCTTAATGCCGCTGTAGAGCTTGCACTACTAGAATTTGAAGAGTTCGCTGGACGTGAGCATTTCACATACTACGTTTTCAGTACCCAAGCGGGCAAGAGCGTTTACACGATGCCACCTGACGTTGGCTTCATTCGTATGGTTTATTACCGCGAACAGCCACAAGTCACCTTCAATGGCTCTGACTTAGGTGGTGTTCTCCCTATCGAATATTATTACCCAGGTGGTAGCTATTCTTCTATCCAGGGCGGTATGATGGACCCAAATACACCAATCTATGGACGTGCAGGCGAATGGGTTCTTTATAAGCAATACGAACAAATGTATAACCGATTGTCTAGTCAACTAGGTGGCTGGGAATGGATTGACGGCTATTGCAACATTAAATTATACCCAACCCCTTGCCGTTGCCACTCCGTTATGGTTCATTATTTGCCAAAGCTACCTGATTTCAAACGAGTTACAACCGTTATGATTGAAGGAGCTTTCTATCACGCAATGGCAATGCTAGGTCGTGTCCGTGGCAAGTGGACTAATATCCCAGGCCCAAGCGGTGGATTACAGTTGGACGGTCAGCAGTTACTTCAAGAGGCTAAAGAAGGATTAACCAAGTGGCGTGAAGACTTAATATACAGATGGGGCGATGGTCCACAGGGCATTATTACTATGGATTAATTATGAATTTCAAACAATTTGTAGAAATGTATACCTTGGATGATGCTTATGGTACATTGAGAGACTTTCATGCTAAATTTGGAATTACGAAAGTTCCTACTTACGAAGAATTTAAGGCATCGGTTGCGAAAGCACCAGTTGTTCAGTTGCCCATGTCTATGTTGGCAAGAATAGAAAACACCACTGCCAATCCAAGCATTGTTGGAAAAGGATTGGAAGAAGATGAGTTGGAGAAAAAGGGATTAGCTGGTAAAGAAGACCCTACAAGACAATATACTGCTTATCAAAGTGTAAAGCATCATACAGACATGGCATTAGGCAGTAAGACTGAGCCTATTATCATATTGAGGGTTGGCAAAAGACTGATTCTACTAGATGGCGACCATCGACTGTATGCTTACGCTTTAATGAACAAGCCTATCCCAGCAAAGATTGTTTAAATCTGTGTACCAGGCATTGCACCAATAACATTTGGCCCAAGGTTTGTATTCTGTTGTTGGTTAGGTTGATTCTTCTTCTTCTGCGCATCTAAGATGGCTTTAGCCTTCTCAGTTCCAGGGTCAGAAGCAATTGCTACCGCAAGGCCAGCGTCTTTCTTTGGTAGATTACCACCAATTTGATTTATGTTATTTGCTGGAGTAGCACCTACCATTGATCCGATCATTGTACGCATTTGATCTGGAGAGATAGTTACCAACTCATCTAGCTTCTTATTCTTCAGCCATTCCATGAATGTTACAACCATGTTATTATATAGAAGTCTTAAAAAGATTTCGCTATATATAAGTGATGTTAAACTTCAAAGATTATGCTGTCGAGCCAGACACAGGCGAATTTCTCGTCATGGTAAGACCGTTTATAGACCTTACAGAATCCGCCGACTCCACACGATATAGTGTTGAAGTAAACTTCCGTAGCAAACCAGAAGAAGTTTTAGATGCTTTTGCTAAAATAGCCTTGGGTTATGTCTCCGCTGGATTGAAACAGCACAATTTTCACGTTAAGCACGTCTATACCGACAAACCTGTTCGCGTATTAGTATCAAGTAGAAATTGGGATGATGGAGAATGGGTTGTTGTCGTTACATGGAACCACGAACACAAATGCTTTATTGTCTCCAAGGGTTTCTATAACAAAGATAGAAATACCGTTAGTGTTCAGGGAAGTGAGAAATGCAAGGGCGAAAACGCTTTTGAAATCACCAAACAAGTGTATAATATAATGCACGACTTAAAAGGTAAACCTGATCGTCACCTTGAAAAACTCAAGCCAGTTCCATTGAAGAGAGGTCCAAAAACCTAATGAAGCATCTAGGCGCTGGAATACTATACACTGATGGCAAAAAGATTCTTCTATTGCACCGATCCAAAGACGCAACTGATTTTCCCAGCACTTGGGCGACGGCAGGCGGCGGGATTGAAGAGGGGGAAGAGTCGCTTACTGCTGCGGAAAGGGAAAGTAAGGAAGAGGTAGGTGCCGTAAAAGGCAAAAGGATCACTGGATTTCTCAGTGACCCTTTCATCATGTATATCTATAAGGTTGATAGACCGTTCGATATAACGCTCAACAATGAACACACGGAATCAGCATGGGTAGACTTAGATAAAGTCATCGACTATAAGCTCCACCCAAACTTCAGAAAGGAATGGCCGAAATATCTACGGGCCATTGACAAAAACAATCATAGCTTCGGTGGTTGGCTAAGCAGTCGAGTTGATTAACGTCTTCGCTGTGCTGCGGCTCTTGCCTGCTGGATTTGCATACTCTTAGCATACTGAGCGCCCATTTCTTCATCACTTACTGGTGCGCCATATGCTGGGCCAGATTGTGCCGCCGCATGTGCTTGTCTTCCTTGTGCCGCTTGTGCTGGGGAGAGACTAAGTGTAGCACTTCGACGTGCGGTTGGTCTTTGTCCTGCTGTTACAGGCTGTTGGTCCATCGGGGCCAACTGAGCTTTTGCTTCTATAAATTGGGTCCATGTTTTCATGCCCTTATATAGCATTCTCTTCAATTTTTTTGACCAATGATTGCATATCCTCAGCAACGTCTTCTTTGGCGGCTGGATTTCTTAAAAGATAGGAAGGATGGTAAGTGCAAAGAACATCGGCATTTACATGGGCGTCTTCGTACTTGAACCACTTGCCACGCATATATCCCATTGGGTGTTGAACTTTGAGCAAATAACGGGATGCAGTAGCACCCAAACAGACTATAAACTTAGGGTTTATAATCTGAATCTGGATTTTCAGGTATGGTTCGCAGTTCTTTGCTTCGGTTTCAGTTGGTGTGCGATTTTTGGGTGGACGGCATTTAAGGATATTGCATAGGTAAATATCCTTTTCACGATCCCACCCGCAGGCGGAAATGATATTGGTCAGAAGTTGCCCCGCTCTACCAACAAATACTTCACCTTGTTCGTCTTCATCTTGGCCAGGAGCTTCCCCTAAAAGTAGGATTTTAGCACCTGGATTACCAGAATGAAGGACGGTGTTGGTTCTATTTGCTACTAGATCGGGGCACTTCTGACAATTACAGACTTTATCGTTTAACTTATTCAATAGTTCTAATCTAGTCACTTATATCTGGCCTCCAACCTTTAGGTTTCCAGTAATTGACTGGATCATCCTCGTCGTATTCTTCATCACGTTTCTTCTTCTTGGGTGGTTTATGCCCCAAGAGTTTAAGAATACGATGGCCAAGCATATCTGTGAAGAAGAGACAGAAACCTATGCCGAGCAAAAACCCCAAAACCATTCCCATTATAAATACTATGTCCATAATGTATAATTAAGCGGGGATTGCTTGATTTACCACAGGTTCTTCACCAAAAAATAGCACTCGCTCTCGATTGGTGACTTTCGAGAACGGGGGCATATCATACTTGATGAACTCATTTCTTTCAATCTCTAAATCAGCATTCACCCGATCCCTGTATTTTTCAGGCACTTTCGACAAATCAGGCTTGGCCATTACCTTACGACGAAGGATATATGTTCCTCTTTTGAAAAAGTTGGGGTAGTCATTCCAGTTAATCTGCTTTTCTTGGAACAACATTTCCTGAATCATCGAGCCATTGCGTCCGTGCAACTGTTTTTGACTAAAGCACGCCTGTCCAGCCATCTGAATACTATTACGAGTAGCATCAAACTCCCTCCATAGGAACATATTAGCTGCTTCGACTGTGTTGGGCAGATTCATTACCCGCGCATCGAAGTACGCCTCTTCTTTTGCTTTTTCGGGCAAGAAATCAGGCAAAAGACGATTGAACTTAACCGAAGTTTTAGACGCTAAGTGAGAGTTCAGTTTAAGAATACGGCCATTGCAGAACATTTCACTTTCGTAGTCGTCAATGTTCCAACCTAAACTGATTTCATCGCTTTGAGTATAAGCTACGTTAGCATTAAACTCTTTAGCTAGTTCTAAAGTTAATGCAACCATTAATGATGATAGTCGTTCATCATAAGGCCGCTTTAACTTACGGCAGAAGCTGTGGAAGCAAATGCCGTCCATGCGCGCAACAGCGGGTAAGAGCGGCATAAGTCGTCGCTCGGTTTCGAAGCTCTCATAGAACTTCATACGGTCGCCAAAGTTGTCTTTCATTTTGGTACTCCTGTGTAGGCGATCAGTGAAGACACCGCCCGCGATTGCAAGGTTCACAGTAAAAAATAAATTCCTGCAAATTTAATAAAAAGCGTACTCCTATTAAGATAATCTGTCAAGTAACAAAAAGGTGGTAATGTGATTAGACAATTATTGAGTTTCGTATTGTTACTAGGCTTGGCCCTTCCGTCATTTTCGCAAGTTCCAACCAGTGTTCCAACAACAACAGATGCAGTTGGAGCAAGTAGTAACAAAACTGATGGTATTGAGTTGCCAGCAGACCAGACTGTAAAGTTCGATGAAGGTTTCGTAACACTTCAAGCAAATTGTAAAGGCACTGTAAAGTGGCTAGTAATTAGTGCAACTAAGATTAAATACTTTACTTTGCCAACAGGCAATAGTATAATAATCTCTGTTCCTCCGCAGGGTGGATTAATTACAGTATTTGCGGTAGGATTGGTAGATGGGAAATTAACGGATTTTGCCAGAACAAGTATCACTATAACAAGTGGTGGACCAGTACCTAATCCCAACCCAACGCCCAATCCAAATCCTAACCCAAATCCTGCGCCCGTTTCGGCACATGTAACATTTGTGGTGGATTTGAATAACACAACTCCAGCACTAGGACAAATACTAAATTCTCAGAAAGTAAGAGAAGCAATTACAACAAGGGGTGCTTATTATAGGCTCTATGATGTTAATTCAGCAGTTCTTAAAGAGAAGGGTTTAGATCGTGTTGTAGCGGAGAAGGGTGGCCCGCCTATGATTATAGTGCAGGCGGCTAATGGAAATATAGTAGGTGCATTGAAGATGCCAGGAACGGAAGCCGATGTTCTTCAATATTTGACTAAGATATTGGGAGGTCAGTAATGTATCCAATTGGAAAGTTATCTGTAAGTCGTTTGCCGTCTGTTAATTTCGATGGCAATTATTTTGTTCTAGGCTGCCTGCCAGAAACAGAAGAATCATGTGCGGCATTTCCGCCATTTTATACCTTGCGAGCGGCGGGAGCATTAGACCCTTCATTATGGCAAGAAATAGATTTGCAATGGTATAAGAATCCCATTTGGAATCAGGCAATGACTTCCTCTTGTGTGGGGCAAGGCGTCACAGCAGGTATGCAAATATGTTACATGCAATCTGGACGACCATTGATTGAGTTTAACCCATACTTTGCGTATGGGTTAATTAATGGTGGGCGTGATGCGGGTGCAATGATTTCTGATGGGTTAAAGGCATTGATGCAGTATGGAACATGCCCCAAAGCTGATCTTCCACAGGGCGTAATGTTTCAGAGTCAGTTTCCGCAAAAAGCGTTTGAAAGTGCAAAGAGATTTAAGTTAGTGCAGGCGTTTAAGTGTGGGAGTTTCGAGGATATTTGTTCTGCGATTACTTTAGGATTTGTATGTCCTTTAGGAATTTATGTAGATCAGAATTTCTCTCGTCTTGATAGTGATGGTGTATCAGGTGTACCATCTGGAATGAATGGTGGTGGACATTGTATTTTAGGCATGGGCCTTAAAAAGTCTAGTCGCTACGGATGGATGATTAAGACACAAAATAGCTGGGGTAGTAACTTTGGTAGAAACGGTTACTCATATATTCATAAGGGACACTTCCAGAAAATGAATCCTGATGCTTTTGCGATCCAATCAGTTATGGATGATCCGCAAGACAATACACCAGTTGATGAGGTTCCAACAGTAACCAATTAAGGAGCAATATGGCAAACGATGAATTGAAAATGAGTGCAGCAAATTTCGGCTTTGACGCGACGTGGATTGCCGACATTTTGCAAAAATATGGCGCTGACGCCTTGGCCTTGGCTATCGAAGCCGCCAGGAATGGTTTTTCAGTGGCCTTTATTGTTGAGATTTTACAGAAATTCGGCCCAGCAATTTTAGAGTTCATACTTTCGTTATTTAACCAGCATCAAGCATCCTTGCGTATGCGTGGCATGGTAGGGACTGGTGACGTTATAACTGGAGATGTTCTTGAAGGGATTGATGCTTCATTCTTGGATGTAATTATCCAGAAGTATCTTCCTGTTATTATCGAAAAATATCTGCCGACCATTTTCGCACAATTTGGTCCAATGATTATGGAGTTCCTAAAGAATAATATGCAGTCCATTTTCGAGAAGTTTGGACCAGAAATTATTCAAATGATTCTCCAGTTATTCTTGAATAATCTTAAAGCGGCAAAGCAGTAATATGAAGAATGTTAGCATCGTAATGTCTTTTATCGCGGTATTAGCAGCAGGAGCCGTTTTCGGCTTGGCTGTTTACCGCGATAAAGGACAACCACATGCGCCAGTAGAGCAAGCAGCGGAGACGAAGAAATTTGCCTCTGCCGCTTCTTCTATGGATATAAAGACAAACGTTCAAACTGGCCATGTTGTAGTTGAATCAAAGGAAGACCCTCCTTTCGTTGCTCCTAAAGCGGTGCCAATTGCACCAGCAGTACCAGCACAAGAACCAGTACAACAACCAGTTATGGGGCCACAACAGCCCATTCAAACTCAAGCTCCAGAAATTCTATACACCGCTGATAGTTCTATCAAATTTGCTGTAGGCGACATTCTGACAATTCCAGAGGAAGATCGCAAATACATGCGTTATTTCTCTCTATACAACATTCCTAAAGTAAAAAGACGAGACTATGCGGCGACATTCTCTTTCGTATGTAATTCTCTAAGCACCCGCAAAAAGATTTGTATACCAATCTTCTTAGGAGCATCAGATGAAACTGTTATGCGTGTCGATATTCGACACTATGGTTGGAAGCCTGAAATCCTTGAAAGATTAGGGCTTAAAGGCAGCGGTCCAAAACCGTTCCCTGAACCCTACTTTCATTACGTTATTGATAAGCCAATTCTTGAAAAAGTAAAAGTGAAGAAAAAGGTATTGGAGAAGGTGCCTTGGAAAGATGAACGTGGTGTTCAATACGTTACTAAAGACGGTAAACCAGCTTTCAAAGAGGTCGAAAAAGAGGTCGAAGTTGAGGAACTTGTAGCCAATAAGAGGGAATATTGTCCAGAGAAAGCACCTTGGCTAGACCCTTTGGCCAACGGTACGCTTTATACCAATTGTTGTACCGCTTATCCTATGTTTAGGGCCGACTGGTTTATGGCCAATGTAATCTTACCACCTTTTTATTATGACATATTGGGCCTGGGTAAGAATATCAAAGATTTTGAAAAACTAGCTTTTGCAGATGAAGACCTGGCTAGGAAAGCTAGTTCACAGGATAAGGCTGTTGTTATAGCATCCATTGTAGCTCGTAATAATAGAACACTTACAAGAAGTCCTACATTTACGGGAGGTTATATATGGGGTAGCAAGGATTCATTAACCAGTGTTAATGATAGAGATTATGTTAAATACTTGCTCGATGAGAAATTCGACGCTACAGAAGACATTGCCAGCCTGCCCAATGGATTGCAATTTTATTTCCTAACTGATGGTAAGGGAGCAAGACTTGATTTCGCAAACCCCGACATTGCTATTGATAAAGAATCGGTTGATAAGATTGTAAGAACTGGCAGAAGTTGTATGATTTGTCATTCGGATGGTATTCGTCCAATTAATGATGAAATTAGAAGTTTAACTAGGAAGTTGCAAGACCCTAAACAGGTTCAGCTTCTTATAACCAGGAAGGAAGATGCTTTTCGCATAGAAGATTTGTTTAGTTCTGATTTAGATGAACAAATAATTAAAGATCAGAACTATTATAGAGCAGCCGTCGCAAGGGCTACTGGATTACGGTCAGAAGTAGTCGCTAAGACGCTTAATGAAATATATAACACTTATGTAGAACGCCTACTTAACATAGAGGATGTTTGTAGAGAAGTAGGTATAAATGTAAATAACTTAGATGCATATATAAAGGCAAGTAAAGACAATGTGGTGTTAGGACTACTCAAAAACCCAACTCGTCCTATCAGACGTGACCAGTGGGAAACTTGTTACGGAAGATTCGAAATACTTATTGGTGCAAGGAAGCAAGGATTGGATCACGCTGATCCATACCCTGTTGGACCACTTATTGATTTACACTTGCCGAAATATCTGCCCTAATAAGGAGAAATATGAAGAAATGTTGGATTATAGCTATTATCGCAACAGCAGTTAGTTTATTTGTCACATCCGACGCACATGCGTTTGGGAGAAGGTGTGGTGGCGGTAGGGTAGTTTCACGCTCTTGTTATACACCTTGTTACACAAATTACTGTGCGCCATACGTCGCACCAGTAGTCGTTAAAGAAATTGTGCCAGTTCTGGCATATCCAGTTTTAGTTCCTGCCTTCCAATTCCAGTATGTCCCACAAGCCTACGCGACAGCAGTTCCAGTTGTTCCAGTAACAGGCTATCCCGTAGCAACACCAATTACTCAACCTTACGGCTATGGTACTCAACCTGTTGCCTATGGACAGCCAGGACAACCAGCTATGCCAGCCAACCCATACGGACAACCAGCTTATGGTCAGCCAAACGGTAATGGTTATGCTAATGGCAATGGTTATGCTAATGGCAATGGTTATGCTAATGGTAATGGTGGTAATGGATTGAACAATAATGATAAGATTCGTGAGCTTGCTAAGGCTTTACTAGAAGAAATGAATCGCCAGTCGCAGGATGGTCCAGTTGATAGTGGGCCACCAGTTGTGCCAGGAACACAGCCACGACAGCCACAGCAACCACCAGTGGGACAAGGGCAAAACAATTTTTTTCCGCCACCGCAGCAACCGCAACCTAATGCTCAGTTAGCACAGTTTGCTATTGCTGCGATGAACAGAACATGCTCACAGTGCCACACGGGAGTTGGTTCCAAGGGTGATATGACTATCTTCACTCAGCCTGGTCTGCTTAATCAGCAGGTTAATTGGAGGAAAATTAAAGATGAAGTTGCTAGTGGGAGAATGCCACCAAGGGATGTTCATTTCCAGTTAGGACAGCAGGAAAGGCAGGGCATTCTACAGTGGTTACAGTCTATTGGCGTAAATTGATAGAAATTTTACTTATTAAATGACTATATACGGATAGTCCTATCAATTGGAGGCATATGAAAATTTGGTTAACTTTGATCGCAGCGGTTGCTTTGCTGTTTGGAACAGTGAAGTCGGCTGAGGCAACAGTGGTTCGTGTTGGTCATGGATTTGGTTATGGTGGCGTTGGCTATCGTAGTTTTGGATACGGTTACGGTGGATACGGCTATGCCGCTTATCCGATTGCTGTAGCGGTTCCATATGCAGTACCTTATCCAGTTGCAGCGGCTTATCCTGTTGCGGCACCAGTCGCGGTAGCTCCTATTGCTTATCAGGCACCAGTCGCGGAACCTTATTGCCCACCAGTGGCAGCGGCTCCTATTTACGCGGCTCCAGTGGTGTATGCAGCACCAGTTTACAGCTATGGTTACGGCGTTAGCTCCTATGGAGTTGGCTTCGGTGGTTATGGTGTAGGCTTCGGTGGCTATGGCGTTGGTTTTAACAGAGGTTTTGGCTACGGCAATAACGTAGTAGCTTTTAATCGTGGTTTTGGCAACACAGTAGTTGTAAACCGTGGTTTCGGTGCAAACGTTGTTGTTCGTAACGGTTTTGGCAACAATGCAGTAGTTGTAAACCGTGGTTTCGGTGCAAATGTTGTTGTTCGTAACGGTTTTGGCAACAATGCAGTAGTTGTAAACCGTGGTTTCGGTGCAAATGTAGTAGCCGTTAATCGCGGTAACGCAAATGTAGTTGTTCGCAACGGCGTTTTTGGCCGAACGGTAGTTCGCGTCCGCTAAACGACCTATAAATAAAAAAGCCAGTAAACACACAATGTTTACTGGCTTTTTTTATGTCCTATTTCGAGTTGTGGCTTATCCCAATAAAATTTCAACACCCTCTAGAGGGTCTTCCGTGATAAGTGTATCAACGGCTGGCTTGTGTGGCTGATTTTCGATCAATGGCTTTACCTTGTCAGTTGGCACGACATGCTCTGTCTGACCCTGGTTGGTAAATCTGCCTGGCTGATCGAGAATTAATTTCTTTTCTTCCATAATGCCTGTCCTTTCGCTTGCTGCGGGTTTGAGAGTTTCTATCAATCTAATTTCACCTGATCGCATCATATTCAGGAAATAACTATCACCAATGAATGTCTGCCCCATCGGAATCATACATGGATTCATTGGAATAGGACTCTTGATTGGCTTCTTCAAAAGCATCAAGTCACCTCTGGTGTTATTGACGAATAAATATTCACCATCACCTTTAAGCGAATCTTCACGCTTTTGCCTTTTCATTTCTCTAATTGTGTACTTGTCTACCTTCTTGATTTTTTTTCTGTAATTCATATTATAGCCTTTACTAATCTAACTTGTATATATATAATAGTTTAGATTTGAATTTTGGGGAAAAAATGAAACTTAAAAAATGGACAGAGCTTTATCCGCATGGAACTAAAGAGGGAGACGAAGAACTTGCATTCTTTGTATCGCTTGCACGCAGCCCGAAATATGTCTGGCGATCCACCTCTGGAATTGCAAATGACACTGGACTAACCAAGGAACGAGTAGAAGAGATTATCGACAAATACTTCAAAATGAATATAGTTTATCAGCATCCAAAGAACGACGACAATTGGGGTTATTGGGAAAGGCTACCTGCCGACATGCTTCCTAAAGATTATCAGAGCTTAGTTACCAAGGATCAAAAGGCTAGAATGAAGAAAAGTAAATAAAAAAAGCCCCCTTATTTCTAAGGGGGCTTTTTCGTGCCTTTAAGGTGCCTCGTCGCTAGGCGCTTTGTCTTTATACTGGTCAAAGTTCTTCAAGTCTAAGTCAGCAGTCGCTATACTTGGATTGAAATACTTGTGTGGATAATGAGCCTTTACATAACCTGTCGGCATTGGATAATGAATACCTGTCCTTAACCCACGCTCAGTTAAAAAGCTCAAGTCTCTTTTATTTGATTCGCACCACTGCATGAATGTTGTTACCATAAATTTCTTCACTCCTCTAATCTTATTATTATATAGCCCACTGCTGTATTTTTTGTTCGGAAAAATTTATGTTGACAATTTTACCAAACCGTGATAGTATTATTGAATACTAGGAGATATTACATGAAACCTGTAATGAAAGTCACGGTTAAACAAGCTAACCCAAACGTAAAAAGCTATGAAGGTCTAGTTGATCTTCCAAATCTGAATGGCACTAAGTTGAAGAAGGAAAACGGCGGCACTCACTACACCACCGTATCAAACCTAAAGCAAGCCGCTTTAGCCGCCGCAAAGAAGTATAATGCTGTATTAAACTTCGTGGCACCACAGCAAAAGGTGGCCGCAAAGCGATCCACTCGTTAATATTTCCCTACTTCCTCTTAAGCCACGGTAAATTTACCGTGGCTTATTTTTTTTGTTGCATATATACAAAAAGGAGGAGGTTATTATGGGATGTGGATGTGGAGGTGGAGGACGTAGACAAGCGGCTGCTCCAAAATTACCGCAAAGCACTGGCAACGTTACTGAAAATGTAGCAAAACTACATCCGAATGTTCTACATATGCAGAATATTCAGAAAATTGCTGAAGAACGTAGGAAAGTTGAGAAACTAAAAAGAGAACAATTGCTAAAAGCTTTGGCAAGACCTTAAAAATAAATACGTTCAGCAGCATAAATAACTTATTAATGGAGAAATTAAATATGGGTATGTTATCTTATAAGCAGTATAAACTTCTACACGAAAATCTCGATAGTGTAATCGGCGTATCCACACCGAAAAGTATTGGTCTTCAGAACGAAGCCCCACAGCTATTTGGCATGATGAGCAAAATGGCTAAGAAAATGGGCGGCGACGTACCTCCAGGTCTTGGCAAGAAGAAGCCACCAATGGGTCCAGATATGGGCGATGATATGGGTGGCGAAATGGGTCCAGATATGGGCGATGATATGGAAGACATGGGCGACGACGAAGAAATGGGAGATGAAGAAGGCGGCGACATGGAAGACATGGGCGACGACGAAGAAATGGGAGATGAAGAAGGCGGCGACATGGAAGACATGGGCGACGACGAAGAAGGTGACGAAGAAGATATGGGGGATGAAGATATGGGCGATGCTGGCCCGATGGGTGCTGGCAGTCCTCCTCCTGGCATGGGCGGGGCTATGGGTGGTCCTGATATGGCCGCTGGTCTAGGCGGGCCTATGGGCAAGAAGAAGAAGCCTATGCCTCCAATGATGATGAATAAAATGGGTGGTAGCATGTTTATGAAGAAGGAAGCCGCTGTTGATCCACAGGATGCCAAAATGAAGGCACAAAACAGGAAAAATAAGGCCAATGACCAGAAGGACGACGGTACAGGCACAGCACAAAAGAAAACCACAACTGTACGCGAAGGCAAGTGCTGCGACAAGTGTGGCAATATGATGAATAAGAAGTGCAACAAGATGACCAAGGAACAGAACGAATTTAATGACAGCCTGATGCGTCAGGCTGGTGCCCTTAAATTCGCAAAGGATGAACTTGGTTTTTGGGTTCCTGTTACAGAAGATGTTCTTATTAAGAACCCTGAAGTAGAGGATAATGAGCCACAGCCAGGCGAAGTCGGCTTTGCCACACAGCAGAAACTTGGTATTAGTGGTAGCAACTTCACAGAATGGGCTAACTACCATGCCAAACAGGTAAAGAAGAATCGTAAGAAGAGATAACATTAAGTATTTTAGGTAAAAAAGCTAGGTTAATTTAACCTAGCTTTTTTATTTTCACTTGCTATAATTCTGCTATGAGATATAAAAATTTTTGGACGCTTAAGAGAAAAGAAAAGCTAATGCTTAAGGTAATTCAATGGGCACAGAAGCATCGCAAAAAAGTCGAGCTTTTGACTAAAGAAGAGATAAGCATGGCTATAAAAGAATGACCTTACCCTAAATAGGGTATATGGAAAATTTCAGGGAATGGTTTGGGGAGAAACAAGGCTACTCAGATCAAGAGATAGTTAGTTTTTATACTCACAATCCAGACAAAAAGATCAAAGAAATCGCTCAAGTCACTGGCAAATCTGTTGGTGAAATCTATCGCATTTTACATAATTTCAATGTAACTCCGAATAGATTAAAGACAAATCACCACAACGTAATTAATTTTGCAAATTTCGGCTATAATATACCACAGATAGCACAACTGACAGGCTATACTGAAAGAAATGTTCGTTATATTCTATCGAAACTAACCACTGAAAGGAAACATGGGTGAGTTACTCTGGCTGCATTCTGGTGGCGCATTCAACAAAGAACCTGAAAATGATCTAGGGAATTATCCCTCACGTTTTCAAGTCTCTGGTGAACCACCAGAAGAACCAAATACAATGAATAACCTGTACGATGACGTTATGCCAGAAGAAACTGGCATGGTTGATTATCGCTGCTTCTACCTATGGAATCCTAATACCGTCGTTGCAATAGAAGGCATTGAATTAGAACTTGAACAATGCACTACCTGCGGTTCTGATATTGAATATGGCTCAAAACTCCAGAATGATATCCAAGAGATTACCATTATCTGTTCGGGTGAAAGTGAGCCAGATGAAAACGGCTACGCAATCTTTGATACCGAGTTCGGCGTCCCTTTTACAATTTATTGGAAAGGCGATTGGTGTACCTTCGGGGCCGATATGCAAGCCGCACTCAACTTACAAGCATGGTGCGAAGAAGTTACCGTAACAGGATGCAACCCCTTCACCATTGAGTTCAAAGGCGGCGTAGGCAACAGAAACGTAAGACTTATCAGAGTTGTCCAAAACAACTTAACAAATTACGGTCTGTGCCGCTATAACACACAAATTTATTTTTCGTGTGATGCGTGGAACGGCTTTCTCGACTCAATCATCTTAGTTGTTCAGCCTATTAGCGACCACGTTCCGCAGTCTGGTATTTTAAGAATATATAATCCACTAACTGGATTGTGGGATGTTTACCCATACAACAGCCATGATCTTTATACATTTGATCTTTCTAAACCACTGGAATTTAACCTTGTTGGATTTTTAGGTAGTTGCCCGCCCGTTGGCATAGTTCCTAATCCAGCTAATCCAGCCCAATATATCAACCTATATAATGATCCTAAGAACTGGCAACGCTGGTATCCTTCTCCAATTTATTACGGTGGCACCCCTGGAGAGCCTTTACCACTACCTGTGCCTTGGGGCGTAATTGAAGCTCCATGCGATAAGAACTATTGCCAGATTTGTATAGTCAAAATACAAGAAGGCAGCCCTATTAACACTATTGCAAAGCCAATCCTTACTGAATTTACTGCACCTGATTCCGAGTTCTCAAAGCAAAATTACTTTGTTGGAAACCTAAGACCAAATGAAGGTTTTTATTGGTGGACAAAAAGAACCACTCCTTCAGTAATTAGCTGTTGCCTAAGAGACTATTTTGATATTCGTGTTGTAGGTGAGAAAGTAACTTGGCCGCTTATAACACCCTAAAGGAGATTGATGGATTGTTTGCCAGTCTGTTGCGATTCTAGTTGTGTGGCATTTAAACATTCAATGGGTCCAATTAATTGTGACCCTTGTGCTGATTTAGGCGGTATTATTTCAGCCTGCGATCTATCTGCTGGCTTAGATAATCTGTTTCACTCTATTGGACCAAAACTCAGTAGAAGAGGACACGAAGACTATCGTTGTTTTTATATACAAAACGTCCATCCAGTGGCAACTCTTCGCAACGTCATTATTTTCTTTGATGGTACAGGTAGACAAGTGCCTGGAAAAAGAGGCGGTACATACGTCGCTATTGGCGTAAAACTACAAGACGAAATCCAACAAGTTGTAGTAACCAGCCCTGCCCCACCAAACATGGGCGAGTTCTTTGAACTAGAAGTGCCAGGCTATGACCCAACCTTTAAAGTATTCTACGACCCCAATATCACTAAATGGATAGGAAACTTCCAAACCGCCATTCGTGCAGTAGAAGGAATGCCAGAGGTTGTAGTGACAGGTGAAGGCAGTATTGGTACAACACTGGCCGATCCATCAGTCAATGTAACGTTTACAATTAATTATGGCGGGCATGTCAGCCGTAACGCTGGGCATAAAGGAATGGATGAACATTCCCGCTGGATGCAAGCTGCCAGACACCAAATTGACCTAGTAACCGTTGTAGATAACACTTTGTTATACGGCACAGCATCAGTTATTCCAGTCCCCGTTCAAGAAGGCAGCCCTGTAAACACTACGGCAGAAGTCATTCCAGATGAAATAACACCACCTTCAGGTATTGTATTCAACTACTATTTTCGTGGCAACCCTATAAGGATTGGTAGTTTACGTCCAGGTGAATATTTGCCAATCTGGATTAGAAGGACTTTGCCGATTGTCGATCCTTACTATGGGCCAATGGCTCGTAACGGGCAAATGTCAAAACTTTTAGACGAATTTGATATTGTGGTAGATGCAACTTCGCCGTAATCTACTATCTTAACTCAAAGGAGATTAAAATGAAAAATCTACTCAAGACATTTGTTGGAGTTACGGCACTATTGATGTTGTCAAGTATCGCTTTTGCCAGGGGCAAAGCAGATTTTGATAAGTTTTTGAAAGGTGCAACAGACAATGTTGCTAGCTATGGTACTGAAGCTCACTACGCTAAACAAGAATTTACCAATAAGCAAACTGGTGAGAAAAAGAAGTTCGCTGATTTTGATGATGTAGATAAGCACGTCTATATGACTATGCAAACTGATATTCTTAGTCACCAACTGGAAGACTTGTATAACAAGTGGAAAGAAGAGTTGAAAAACGCTGAGGATACCCCCGACGATGAGAACGAAGCCAGCAAGAAAGATGTAACCGCCTATATGGACAAACTGATGGCTTTACGCAAGAAGAATGCAGAACAAGTAGAGAAGATGGTAAACGATTTATTCAGTAAGTGGCCCAATAAGTTTACCAAAGAAGAGAAAGACTACGTTCTAAAGAACGTTCAGGCTTATCACGATAAGCACAATTTAATTAAAAGGAAATAGTAATGGATAAATGTCCTATTACTGGTTTGCCATGCGACCATAAGAAAAGCATTCATGTAACAGAGGTGGTAAACTATCAAGCTGTTGAAAGTAAGGACATGTGTGCCCTTTGTGGCTTACAGTATATAACCACAGAGGGCGGTCCTGCCTTTGATCCCACTGCTAATCAAGTCTTCCAGATAATCAACTCAGTGATTAAAGACTCTGGAATGCAGGAAGGCAAGATTGTTCTAGGCCCATTCCAACCACCGAAAATAGAATGCCCTTCTTGCGGACATACACCAGAAGACATTATGGCGTCTGGCAAAATTGGTTGTAGCAAATGCTATGAGTATTATAAGAAAGACCTACTGCCGCTCATAGAGAAGTGTCAAACAGGTGCTACAAAACACGTTGGTAAAGTCCCCAAAAATTTACACCCTGAATCACTTAGTAAGCTAGAAAATGAACTCAAAGCGGCAATAACAAAAGAAGATTATGAAAAGGCTGCCGCTTTGAGAGATGAAATCAAAAAGTTACAAAGTGGCAAATAAAGCGTCTATTTCCATTAGCCTTATCTGTGGCCATATATTATGATTAAGGAAAATGTAATCTGTAATGTCTTCGCCATATTTACGGTGGTTGCCATCCCATCTGGTTTCTACAACCGTAGTAGGAATATCACATAGTAAAGTGTAAGTCTTTAACCATGTGTCCATACTAATGACATGCTCCGCAGAGTTTATAATGCGGAGCATGTTCGTTAGGTTACTAGGCTGTGCATTGCCCTTCCCATCGTAGATCGTATCAGAATTTAGCCAAAAGAAATTGTCTCGATTAACAAGCCCAAAATGGTGCAAATCATTCATGGAGCCAGCCGCATAGACTTTGTACCCCTTGTCCAAGTAAATATCGACTAGCCTTTTATACTCTCCATTATGGAGATATCTTTGCCTTTTAATATCCTTGTGGGAACCAGACGGACCTATGATGATGACAGGCTTGTTGGTCGGGGCTTTCCCAAAGTGTTGAACCCACCTTGTTCGTCCACGGATTCTACTAGCATATTTTTTCTCGTTCGCCCAATCGTTATAATCAAGTCCGTCTGCCAGATGTGCGGATTCCTTAAAGGTAGGGAGTTTCTTCATGTAATCAAAGATGTGCGCTGCCATCTTTGTGCCCATGATATTATCGTGGATGAACACGGAAATGCCTAATATGTCAAAGAAGTTTCTGATGAATGGTATTTGGTTGGCAAAAAAGACTACTTTTGCTTTGGGATTTTCCCAGCAAACTGCCATCAGGAGCAAGGCGTCACCCAATCCACCAAACCCTAAATAGTAGTGTTTGTCGGGGGATTTGGTGAAGGCGTTGATTTGATTTAACAGGTTAGTTGAGGAAAAAACAGGGAGCTTGGGTTGCTCCCTTTGTATGTTTTGTAGCTTATTTCTTTGTAGAACTTGCGGTTGGGGTGCTTGCGGAACTATCCTATGAACAACTTGATGTGGCATTGCCCCTTTTACTTCGGCAATGTTGTCTCGCGTATGTTTCTGGACAACTCGTTTAGCCATGTTTACTGCTGGACCATGTTCGGATTTACCTGTGGCTGCTGGTGTTGCCTTGCTGCTTGAGTTAGAACATTGTAAGCATTGTTGAGTTGCTTGACCATCTCGGCTTCGTTCTGTTCGCCTCTAGCGGCTGTTTTTAGCAATGAGACAATCCTCCTCAGCATTACATCTTTGTCAGCAGCCATGCCTATTATAATATCAACAATACCACTTAGTTTATTTGCGCCTCTTAAACCTAAGTCAACGCCGCTCTGCCTTAGATGCTGATAAGGGGTGGATTCCTGCAACTTATTTTCTTTAAATTCTCTATATGTTATCATTTTTAATTCCTGTATCTAATAGGTGCGTCTTCTCTTTGGACTCAGGGTTTTTGTGGGCCTTGGATTTATCCAAAACCTGTTGAATCATTGGAGGCCAAGATGCAATCTTCTCTGGACTAACGTTAAGGAGTGCCGCCAGGCCATCCTTATTGTTGCAGACTAGGATGAAATTATCCCAAAAGTCTTCAGCAACGTTAATTCCAGTGAAGATTGCACCAATCGCAGCATCGTCGGCATCCTCTCTGATGCTGCGAATATTTTCCCAAGCCTCTAAAAAAGTCATATTTAGCTCACAATTTCTAGAAGATCATCTGGACTACCATTCGCATATGTTTTCTTCAAATAAATAGCCTGCTCACCGTAAGCAATAAACGATTGCTCAGATTGATTCTTCTGTGCGACGTTTGGACCTGGAAGATTGCTTGGAATCCAGCTACTAAACGTTTTAGGAATATTAACTGATTCTGCTTCTGTTTCATTGCCTAGTGGCTGTGTATTGCTAGGTAACGACCAAGAGTTCCTTAAAGGACTCGCTAGCTTTACCCTAAAAACATATGTTGGCCAAGGATTACTCATAAAAAAAACCTCCTGTATTCTTTATTTATGCAATTAGACTCTTTTCTTCATTCTTTTAATAACAAGAGGTGGTTTTAATTTATACATTTTTTCCACTCTGCCTAAATGACTCTGCGCACCATAGGTAGCCCCATGCCCATTGTAACGGCTCTGTGGACCAACATCACCATAGTCACCCGTGCCATCCTTGCCAGGCTCCCCTATGTGAGCATACCCTTCCCATTCGTTATACCATGATCTAAAATTCACATTTGTATTTAGAAGTTACACCATAACAATTCCACCTTAATCGGTTTCACTTTTTGTTGTGATGCATGATTCGCTATCTTCTTCTTTTCACAACGCCAATTTTTGTATAATTTGTTGTAAAGTCTTGATGGATAACCACTTATCAAAACCTTGCCTTTGAAATTGTTTAACACTTCGGCAAGTGCCATATGGTCATCGACAAGCATTTCATGGGTATAGGCGTCTGGACTTTCCCTTGTTTCGTGTAAGTAAGGCGGGTCTGCGTAAACAAGAACATTAGGTTCATCGAATATCTTCAGTAAGGGAATAGCTGATTTATTGAAAATGAGAACGTTTTGCAGTCTTTGACTGATTTCTGGAATTAAATCAATGATTGTTTTCCAGGCATTGATTTCCCCTGGTTGACCACCACGCTTGCGATTGGACCATGCAAAAGCCTTCTTGAGTCCACCGCGACTCATTCTTCTAAGTATAAACTCGTTAATTGCCTTGTTTAAATCATTGCTGTCAGTAGCTACATCACGTTTTAGGGCAGCTTCAAAGTTAGATTCTTTGTACCCTACTCGTTTAATTTTACGCATGAACTGAGTACACTGGTCCCTGATGATTCTCAACAATACTATTATATTGGCGTCAAGATCGTTGATTACCTCTTCTTTGGAGGGGTCTTTGTTTAATAAGACGTTGGCCCCACCACAAAAAGGCTCTAGGTAAACCATTTCTTGATAATTCTCAGGGAAATGCTCGATTATCCACTTGGCCAGATAGCTCTTACCGCCGTGGCATTTAAATGGTGGCCTCATCCTCTCCTTTTTTCTTCTTTTTCTTTTTTAACCGCTTGTATATTATAGTGTTACATAAATCACATTTAATCTCATAGACACCATATAAAAGGTTTCTTCCCCACATGAAGCCCTTCTTAGTCTTTTGGAAACACTCTTCGCACTGGACGTAGATTTTCTGGTCTTTTACCGTTTCATCGTCCCAATATATATAACAATTATTTTTTTCCATAATTCCCTAACTTAGTTTAGTTCTGATTTGCTAAATACTTTATGCTAAAATTCATGACACGATCATTAATTCTTCTTTTTTTTTGCACATTATTAAGCTTTAGCTATGGGGGAGAAGTTGATAAGAAACTTCATCAAGAATGTTTGTATCCAACAGTTTATGTAGGACGTGCTGATGGAAGTGGATATGGTAGTGGCGTGATAGTCAGAAGTGATAAAGTAAACGATACTCTTTACAAAAACGTATTTATATCTTGTGCCCATTTGGTAGATGATAGCACCCTAGACTACGAAATCAAGCAATATATATACGAAGACTGGTCCCAAGTCAAAGACGTGAAAAGCTACCCTGCCGTGTTCTTTGCATACAACCGCGACATGGATATAGCAATCGGAGTTTTCTATTCAAATAAAGCCATGCCCGTAGCTAAGCTCGATTTTGAGCCAAAGCTGTTCATAGGAAATGAAGTTTTTCGAATCGGCTGTGGACTAGGAGATGAACCTAGACTTGATTATGGCAGGCTAACATCCTACAAGAAATCCCCAAAACCTACATTCAGAACCTCGGTTATGACGGTTCCAGGTGACTCTGGTTCCCCACTCTTCCATGATTACAAAGTAGTCGGCATTATGGTTTCAATTCGTTCATTCCGTAATTTACCAGTATTCACTATTTCCTACGCAGTTCCATTAGAGAGATTTAAACAGTGGAATACCGCTAATAATGATGATTTAGACTTCGGTTGGACAACGAAGCCATTGCCAGAAATGGCATTCAGATATCTTAAATTTAAGCAGTATGAAATCAAATAAAAAAGGGGACTACTTAGTAGTCCCCTTTTTTGTTGCTTACTTCTTCCAACTTACAGGATTGTAGTTATTGAACGGGCTTGTAGACCCATCACAAGTAACCTTGTGTCCATCATCCAAGATATTCATATTGATGTTCTGCGGTGCAACCCATGTTGGTGTAGGCGTGGCAGGAACGCCCACTGGTGCATCCTCCGTGAAGTCAGCCAGCTTGAGTGAATCATCGCTGTATACGTTCGCCTGAGACGTTAAGCCTTCTAAGCGGGCACCATAGTAGGCTTTTTGACGGGTGCAGTTCTGGTGCATACCATGTCTTGCCAACTCTGGAGTGGAATTAGACCACTTGGCCACGTTAGAGATAGGGATATTCATTTGAGCGGCAACTTGCTTGAGATACTTGTCGTCGCAGCCCATGTAAGTGAATGTCCACTTCCCTAACTTATCGACAGAAGCCTTAAGTTCATTAAGAGCTTCCACGCTATAATGACGAGAAGCATTCTCGATGCCGTCAGAAATAATGACGACTAAATGCGCAACGTCGCCACTGGAATCTACGGTCTTTTGCAGCTTCTCAATCGCATAACCTACCGCATCACGCATGGCGGTAGAACCTTCAGTACGATAATCTTCTTCTGTAGCTTCGGTCAGCTTTTCGGCTGGTTCGCACCACAAATGCTCATATACTTCCCCGTTGAAAGTAATGAGTGAACAGAAGATATCCTGATCTTTAGAATTTAGTTTCATTTGCTGTACTTGTTCGTTATAGCCCTGTACAGCTTGGGCTTTTGTACCACACATCGACCCTGATTGGTCAAGGATGATGGTCACATAAGTCTTTGGCTTAGCCATTTTATTATCCTTTTTCTTAGTCTTCATGAGAGAATTTCCTTAAATATAGGGTGCTAGGCACAAACCTAGCACCCTAATCTTTTACTTGTTGTAGTATTCACGATATTTGTCTTGGACGACCCACTCTACCTTCTTAGCATTATCAAAAGGGCGGTTGGTCCTGCCAGCCCCCTTATCCTTCTTTAGAATCAGCTTTAGTGTCGGTAGTTTACCAACACTTTCCAACTTCTTAAACTCAACCGCTGCGGCAGGATAACGCTTGGAGAACTTGTTAAAAGCGTCAGCATCCATTGCCATATCCATGATATCATGGACACGCTCAAAGGAAATATCCTTTAAGCTACCATTGTCCATCGCAACTCGCATGAGTTGACGGACTTGCATGGTGACGCCATTCCATGAGCGGTTGGTTTGATCGCAGGTGCCGTCTGGACGGAGCGGACGGTTGCGGTAGAGTGGATTTTCTTCTACGAAGTTGTCAGGCAAGTCCCCAACGCGGTGAATTTCCTTAATCTCACCAGCTACTTCGATGTTCTCACGGCCTTCATAGCCACCCTTGACTTCCGACAAGAGTTTTACCGTGGTTTCCACATCCACGGTACGCCCATTGGCAAATACAATGAATTTCTCACCTCTGGAAATCTCCCTAAGTCTTTTGCCTACAGGATTTTCCGACTCTTCTGGATCGTAAGATTCTACTAGCTCACGCAGCGTCATCTTGTCAGCTTTCTTGGCTGACACTGGACGTGCTGTGTGGGTATTAGTAGAATCTTCTTTGCCACGAAAAATCTTGGCAATGTCTTTGGCTACGCCGACTGGCTTGATAGGTGGGCCACCCGCAGGATTAGCACGGGTTGGCAAACATTGGAGAATGTCTTCGTAAGACATGGCCTTGAGCCTGTCTTCCGTGGTTCCACCAGCGAGCTTAATACATTCGATGAATTGGTCGGGATTGACGTAACCATTAGCGGTTTCACCGCCAAGGACTGCGTTGTGCTGCTCGACCAGTGCGCGCACACCCTCAAACTTTTCTTGAATAGACATGATCTTTTTCCTTCTTCGCAGCCGATTGCTGCAACTTCGATGGCCCTATTGCCATCAACACTATCTACTATAGTTTGAATTTGTTTTTTGTCAAGAACTTTTTTTATTTTGGCCAAGAATCATTTCTTAGGCATCTTCTTCATACGCTTTGGCGGTTGGCCCATAGGCATTGCTGGCATGGCGGGTGATGCTGATATTCCACCAGGCATGGCACCACGGATAGGTGATACACTTCCACCAGAGCCAGTAAACTTGTGCAAATACAAGTCTTTGTTGGTTGACGGACCTCTAAACACGTCGGGACTTTCGGGTTGACCAGGGTTCTGAAAGAGGCCACCCGCTTCGTACAGTTTCACAAATTCCCTGAAGTTCATATCGTATTTATGCATCTGGCATCTCATTTGCCGATTTATTGTCGCTGGCACTATCTGGAAAATTTCTGGAAAGACTCTTGACAATGGAAACTTTGGTGCTAAAAGTTATGTATCGGTTCAGTTACAACCTTCTCACCAAAGTTCATGAAAGGTTCTCACTCATGGAAACCACACAGGTTTCACAGGAATCGCAAGTCAAGGATGGCGTTGCACTTAACGGCAAAGCCGTGACGAAACAACCTGAAGAAGTCCGCACTGATGGCGTGCCAAGTCCACTGGTTGGCACCTTGGAAGCGGCAGTCAAGGAAGCGGTTGATGAGATTCGTCATTGTGACGAACAGGCTGGCCTGTGGATGACGCGAAAGCAACAGCTACAGGCCAAGATGAACGAAACTCTGGAACGCATCCAGAAGCAGTTCACTGGCGGGGAACCCGAAAAGAAAGCACCACGCGCCGCCCGCGTTGATCGCAACGCTACCGTACCTGAATTGATCCGCGTATTCCTTGAGAAGAATGGTGCGCAGCGGACCAAGGAAATCCGCAAGTTCTTGCTGAATCATGGCCGCAAGACCAATCCTGGCGTTGCTCTGAGCCGTATGCTCAAGAACGGCGACCTCAAGAGTACGGAACGGGGCATCTACAAGATTGCCTAATTTCGTTCCGACTGTTAAAACGGGGTAGCAATTTGCTACCCCGTTTTTATTTTGTCTACACTAAATAAACTCATGAAAACATGGGGACGATTCCTAGAAATGAAAGAGCCTTTCCTACAGTGGCGTACCACGATGGACAAAGTACACAAGAAACGCAAAATTCCCGTGTGGCTTGATGAATGGGTCGAAAGTTTACTTTTACCTGCACTTCAAGCGGAGTCTCAGCCACCAATAGATTTTGAGAGTCTAAGAGCCGTCTGCCAAGAAGTTAGTCAGATGATCGAACATGGTCGTATCACGGAACCCTTGAAGGCGAAATTAAAGGTGGCATTAAATCAAGCAGAATCCATACTAATTAACCTTGGGTATCGTTGAAATGCCTTGTTTCTTCCAATCCATGTCATACTCCCACCCATTGCCGACAATTCTGGCCGCTTCCACCCCTGTTGTGCGAAACGTTTTCCTGAACAGTGGGACGTAAAATTCCATATGCATTCCGTAGCCAATCCAGCCAATCTTCATCATCGACCCGCCAAATGTTGAGCCTGAAAAATTCACGCCAATAGGCTCATAAAAACGCTTCCCACCTTGGATAATAACATCATATTCGTCACGATCACCCTTAATAATCTTGTAAAGACTATTCCTAGTCACTGCTAAAACAGTTGTCCCAGGCTTTAAGGTGTGGACATTTATACCATAATCAAGACATTTAGAATCTTTTATATTGATAGACAACATATTTATTTAGGTAGTAACTTAGAATGCATAAAGTCTGGCAAGCGATTCGCCAGAATCAGCAAGAACTTCTCTGTGGCTTCCTCAGTAAATGTTAGTCTGATATATTTTCGCTCTTTTGTCAAGGCAGTTTCACCAATGCCTGCCTCACGAAAGTAACTTGCGATTATTTCAGTACCATTTTCACCGAACTTGTTCGTGTTTAATACCACTTTGTTCTTTTTTAGTTTCCCGCAATCCCCATACCATATCGCCAACCCAATATCCCTTAAACTATCCAGAATTTCCATTTTTACCAATTTCTTGTTATTATCATAGAATAGGTTATAGTATTCGGTAAAAATAGGATAGCAGTTAGAATGCCAACGAAGTGTATTTCCTTCATGAGTAAACGGACGTTGAGATGACAAAGAAGCAAGTTCTTCTGCCTTGTAATTAAGCCACTTCTTATCAGCAGACCTCATGAAAAGATAACAGTTTCTACCCTTCTTTGGCTTCACCAAAGACGAACCACCCAGGATGGTTCCTATAATAACTTGCTTATGCCAGTCATTGATCTGCGGATTGTCATAGTACGTCATAATGCTCCTTTAATTGCAAACTAGCATAATTCTATATAGGCAAAGCAGTTAAAAATTTTACCAATACGCAACCAAATATTTTTTGCACTTTGTATATATCCTTGAATCTTTTATCGGAGGATTTTTTAATGGGTGCAACAAGTGTAACAGGTGTTAGTGGACCAGGATCAGCGTCAGCGTATGGTGCTGGTAATAAGGGTTCAGAACATATGGCGTTGGGCGTTCATCGTTTGATCGGCCCAAGAGTAGTAGGTTGCGGCGACGTAGTATTGGATGCTTCTGGCTTCGGAATCGTAGTATTCCCAGCTTTGCCAGGTGGCCCAGGTCTATATTGCCCATTCCTGTCAACAGATAATGCAGTCGCTCCTTATTGGGGCAACTTCACTGTCACTTCCTTTACCGTAACTGGTGGAGATGATGCAGAAGTATGTTGGCAGATCGTAAAGAAGGGTCTATGGGGTTCTCTTGAGAACGATGGCCCAGCTAGCGTAATTGCAAACACATAATGTAATGTAGTCCAAATAGCCTTTCTAATTAACAAAATGCCTGGCACATCGGATGTGTGTCGGGCATTTTGTTGTATATAGACATAAAAAAAGCTGGCCAATGGCCAGCTTTTCACGTTTACTCGTCTTCTTCGTCTTCGTCTTCCTTATCTGCGTTTTGAGGTGGAACCGCCTTGCCAAAGACCTTCTTCTTATGAGCCTGTGGCTCACCTTTTTCTTGGTCATTATCCAAGTCTTTGCCTAGCTTCTCTTCCATATCTTCAATATCGCAGCCCTTTTTCTCTAAAAAAGTTTTCCATGTTGGAAACATAAACAACCTCCTTTAATATTTATACTCTTATTCTGATTTTTTACCATGATTACAAACTGCATAATCAGTAAGAACAAACCCCGTTATTAACGAAGTTGTCCCCAAAAGCAAATCAGTCGTGGGAGCCGCAGCAATGCGCCAATCCCAAATTCCAGTGTCATACATTCCCCAAAAAGATATTATTGAAACAACAAGGTGAATAATACCTTCTGCGAAATTAAGCAACGCCAATATCTTTATAACAAATTGTTTTAGCATTAATATATATATCAAAGTAAGAAGGAGTAAAAATGGGTCAATTTAATGAATATCACCAATACAGAGAAGACGTTGACACGGCAATAGAAATCGTCAACTTCGAACAAGAACTTCTACAGTTAGCCGAATTTAAAAAAACACATCCAGGTAAAGGCATTCCTGAGAAAAAGAAGTCTGATATCGTTAAAAAGGCCCGACGTGGCGAAGACATGTTCGGCAAAGGCAAAGAATTTAAAGATATTGCTAAAAAAGCTGGAAAGAAATATGGCGATAAAGAAGCTGGCAAACGTGTCGCAGGCGCTATTTTCTGGAAGAAAGCTAAAGGCAAAAACATGACCAAGGAAGACGTTGAGAATTTGATATGGATTGTCGAAGATGATCTTGAAATTATACTAGATCACGCAATCAGATATCAAGAAGTAATGCTTAAAGAAAATTACAGACCATAAACCTCCAAACAGGCTCGGAACGTGTTGGTGTGCAGCTTAATAACATAGCTGCACCCACCGTCCTTATCCTTCTGATACCCGCCTGCCAATGTCCATGTAATAGGAATATTCAATTCCTTGGCAATTGTAAACATCTTAACATCACGTTCATACATTTGCTCCTCAGTCAATATGCCACCAAATGGATCATCTATATGAACGTCAGCACCAGACTGATAAATGATAAGGTCTGGCTTAAAGTGTGCCAACTGTTGCTTGACGCTAGCGAAATAAAGCAGATAACTCTCGGCTGATGCGTAAGTACCAAAATACTTACCAAAACTAATGTTAGTATACCTATGAACATCAGTAATATGATTCAGGATATCATCAGTGCCATTACCCCAATGCATGTCACAATCTACAATACTGACACGACTTACACCGTCTTCCGCTACCAACTTCGTAGCAGCAATCATTAAGCCATTAAAAGTACAGAAATAGCCAAGGTTTTCAAACCCCTTATAGCCCGCGTGGTGGAACCCAGCAACGATAGCACAAGTAGGCTCTTTAGTCTGATATGCTAGCTTAGCCGCTGTATACATAGCACCATTCGTCCACGGCAAACTATCTACTACAGATTGGGACTTTGTGCCAAAGCCATTGGGTTTATTTAAACTCAAAATATCTTCTACATATTGCTTATCATGACAGCGTATAATGTCTTCAACGGATACAGGTTGTGGCTCCACAAACTCCACTAACTGGTTGTAATGCGGATCATTTTGAAGATATTCCGCCAGATATTTTGGCTTAATTGCGGAAGGGCTAATATTACTACCACTCTCTGCTACGACTTTGGGGTTATAAACGACTTTAATTTTCATAGTAAACACCACTTCCTTTACAAATTATACAGCACTTCCCACCACCGAAGAATTTATGTTCTTTGAAATTAGGGTCGGCATTGCAGCGTGGACAAACATCGCCGTCTTCATACTTTGGATCAATGTATTTTATATCTGTATCCCAGCCTGCCCTGGTATGCGAATAACCTGGATTTTCCAATCCACACGCTTGTCTCGTTTCCTTCTTCCACCAGAATATAGAATGACAAAAACCGCATTGAAATTCCACCCTGGATAAGTCCTCCCACGACCTCATCAGTGTAGTGAATTTATTTGAACCACCATTATGCATTCGGCATATCGGGCACGAAGACGGCTGCATTACTCTGTTCATTTTAGGAAGATTCTTGAACCAGCTTGGAAACAACCACCGCAAGATACCACTACCCATATAACAAACACTATGAATAATACCCATACAACAAAATCCACCACGGTTTGAAATATATCTTCTTGTTTGATTGGTTGCCTTGGCTTTCTTTCAACGCTCCAATAATCAAAGAAGATTTGGGGCATCATATCGTCAGGCAGTTGATCTTCGAACGGTGGCATGTCAAACCATTTGCCACTATTAATGAGTCGCTTAACAGCCTGTTCATAATCGTATTTGATAGAGCTAATAGCTTCGCCGCATAGAACACGATGTTTGTCACGCCAATGACTAGCGAGTTTACCTAGTAACTCAACATCTTCATCAAAACTATTCTTGTCATAAAGCTTCCATCGTTCATCACTCATGTTTACAATTCTTCCTCTCCAGCCGCTTGTTTATCCCTTCATTCCAGAAGTCATACAAAATAGATGAAGTCCAGGCGTCGGCTCGCATGTCCGTGCCTTCTTCCCACCACTGATGACCACTGCCCCAATATCGAACAGTCTTTTCTTCTTTTGGCTTGTCGAAGATATCCAGTGTTTCGTACCAGCGGGGCACTATATGAACCGTTATAACTTCATCATAATCATCTTTTGGATACATGCTACCAAATTCAATTTTCATGGTTCTACTTGTCCTCCACTCTTAGGTAATTTATTGCTGAAGTCAATTAACATTGTGAACTCTGGAATAGTGAACGCAATCCAGAATATCATCATTCCCATAAAATAGGCTAGCTGGTCTACCCCTGGAAGATTTACAGCGAATATTGACCACAAAAGTCCTACACCAAATCTTATCGGCATTGCACCAATAGTCAATGACATAAAGATTGGGAACTCTTTATCCCAAGCATACCACGCTCCTACCATCCAGGTCGCCGCAATAAAAAGCATTGGCGGCAAACCCATCAACATGCTTCTACCAACGTCAGGATAGGCAACAAAGACAGGCAGCACAAGCGTTAAAAGGAGAAGACCAAAGCAAATAATCAGGTTTTTACAATGCTTAAGCATTAAGGTATTTTTTTCCATAGTTCTTCTAGCCCAATCTACTTCTGGCAAAGGCGGCGGGGGCAGTGGAGGTGGTGGATTTCTAGCCAACTCGAAAGCCCTTGCCGTCTTGGTGTTACTCAGCGTTTCTAAAAGTTCCCTGTTAGTCATGAAGATATAACACCAAAAATTATGGAATTTGTCAATATATAAAACATGGAGTTAAGTTTCAGAATGTGGATGGAGAACAACGTCGATACACATGCAAATGTGGATGCGATCTATCCGCCATTATACACACAATACATGAACTATCCTCCACAGGTTATTGCCACATGGACCGCCGACGCTTTGGTATATCTTGATCCTAGAGATGTAAGTTGCAAACCTTACGCCTACAATGGCAAGTTCAAGCCTTATTTTTGGAAGGGCGTCTACGGTGGTCGTGGTGCTACTGGCGGCGGTGATTAACGAAATCCAAAAAGGCTTGCAACCAGAGTTGTCGAGATGGGCCTTGCCAGGAATATTTTTCGCGGATCAACTGCCTGGCATTCAAATTCAGGTTTCGCCTGTAACTTTCACTCAAAATAAGTTTTTCCAAAGCGTCATACCAACCCTGAGTATCCTTTGGTTTAACCAAGATGCCATTTTCCATATTTGTAATGCACTGGTAAGGTGGTAGGTCTGTTGCAATACATGCTGCTCCAGCCATTGACATTTCAAGGAACTTTAGGTTGCTTTTCGACTGATTAAACGGACAGTCATCCAATGGCATGATGGCAATATCTGGTTTAAAGTCTTTTAATTTATAAAAATATTCACGGTGCGTAAACCAATCTCCAAAATATAAATTATCATACTTTGGAACTAAATTGGCGTATGGCAGTCCTGGCGATCTTTCAAAATTAGCAAACTGTGTAGGTAGATAACCCCAAAATATAAAAGCAATGTTATCTTTATATTTATCTAATATCTTAATAACAGGCTCAACAACATCATTAAAATCATTTCCATGACTGGATGACCCACACCACAGTATCTTAATTGGTGTTTTAGTGTGATGAATTTCAGTTTCAAATTGATTTAAGTCGATCAGATTGGGCAGTATTTTAGTTTTATTTGGGTGGGCCATTGTTTTTGCCAGGCTTTCCGTGCTAACCCAAAGAGATTCACATTTATCAATGTATAACTGTGTTGCGTTCAAGTCATTTTGATCTAATAGTATGTGTGCTGGGTTCCACTTTGGTATATTCCATAGGTCGTCATCGCATTGCCAACAGAACTTTTTGCCTTGTTCAAGCAGAGGGGCTACGACATTCATATAAAATTCAGGACGTATTAAACGATTGAAGATGTATGCATCAAAATCCTCATATTTTAGGGTTTTGGCATCTCCTGTTACATGGATACCGTTTGCACTTAGGTCTGAATACAGGTGCAACATAGGCATTAAAGCTCTATAAGTTGTGCAAGCTTTGTCGTCTGGTATGTGGAAAAATATTTTAACTGCCATGAATTTAATGGAGTAAACTCTAATAATATATGGATGGAAAGAAAAAATTCGAAGTTAAGTTCAAAAACACAGGTGAAAAGGTAGTTAAGGCTATTTTCATTGATGGTGTAATGCTAGACTACTCGGTAGATGTAGAATCTTTAAAGAAGGTGTCGGCATTAGGACCAGAGTATAAAAAAGTGGCATTACTCGACATAGAAAAACATTTCATAGAGTGCGTTTGCGACATGGTTGGTCGTCAAGTAACTGCACAAGAACTAGACAAAGCTTTTAGAACTGGTTGGATTTAATATGAAGAAAAACATACATAACAATCTAAGCAAATTCATACTTACAGATGGATTTGCTCATGTGGTAGACCTGAAAAAGAGTCAAGGGTCTTATTTCGTAGATGCCAACACTGGCAGAGAATACTTAGATTGTTACTCCCTGCACGCCAGTCAACCTTTAGGATGGAATTATCCAAAGCTCAATGAACACAAGAAAAAACTCACCGATATTGTTTTCCACAATATTAGTAATTCTGATCTATATTCTAGTCCTTACGATGACTTTGTGGCTAGTTTTGCAAATATAACTCCTGATTTCAACCACTACTTCTTTGTTTCGGGTGGAACACTCGGCGTGGAGAATGCGCTAAAAGCAGCATTCGACTGGAAAGCACAGAAGTTAGGTTGGGATGACTACCATGATGACTATGATTTTGACAAACAACTAGACGTAATACACTTAAATGAAGCTTTTCACGGAAGAAGTGGCTACACACTTTCATTGACCAATACAGGCATCATTAAAACTAAATGGTATCCTAAGTTCAAATGGACTAGGATACTTAATCCTAAAGTGACGGAAGACCTAAATATCCAAGCTTTAGAAGCATTCAGCTTAGATCAAGCTGAAACGGCACTGAAAACCAATAAGGTCGCCGCAATTATTCTTGAGACTATCCAAGGCGAAGGGGGTGACAACCACTTTAGACCTGAATATTTTCAGGCGCTCAGGAATTTGGCTGACCGCTATGAGGCTATGCTCATATTAGACGAAGTACAGACAGGCGTAGGCATGACAGGTAAAATGTGGGCCTACGAACACTTTGGCATTATTCCTGATATGATTTGCTTCGGCAAAAAAACTCAGGTTTGCGGCTTTTGCTCTACCCGCAGGATTGACGAAGTGCCTAAAAATGTCTTCACGGTATCAGGTCGTATAAACTCAACTTGGGGTGGCAACCTTGTTGATATGGCCCGCGCCACTGCATATTTCAAGATCATCGAAGAAGATGACCTTGTTAATAACGCGGAAAAGGTAGGCCATTACTTTAAGCAGGAGCTAAGTAAATTGCCATTGAAGAATGTGAGAGGTCGAGGGCTAATGTTAGCCTTCGACCTCCCTACTTCTGAAAAACGGGATGAATGCCTAGCTAAACTGAATGAACGTGTGTTTTGCTTGAAATGTGGTACGAAATCAATTCGCTTCCGCCCACATCTTACATTCAGCAAGAGCGACGTGGAAGTGGCAGTCAATCATGTGAGGAATTGTATATGATGAACAGATACATAAAAGAGCCAGGACTTAAAAACTTCTGGCTCAATAGAAGGCACAAATTCGACAGAGGACTCTTAGAAGGAATAGACACGAAGTATTCCCGTGCTACCTGTGCAGTATTATTGGAGTCTGTTAGACTCCAATATGAAGTTGGGAACGACGAAGAGTATGCTGTTTATCTAAAGGAATTTCGTGAGAGAACACAGCGGGCATTAGACGCTAACCACTCGCCAAAACATGACCAGCCTCATCAGTAATGATATAATCAATCACGCAATTCATCTTTTCAGCCATTTCAGCCATGCCTTTAACATGGTCTTTTGCTGATGCAAGTGTATGAAATGGATTGCCTTTATCGCCCCAAGGCGAAGGCTTCTCGAATCCACCGCGACGAATCTGAACATAATATAATGTTAGCATTTCATGCACTCCTCAATTATATCAATCCAGGTATTGCTGTATTCATAGTATGACCAAGTATTATTGGTCATATCGCGTACTTTATTTCTAACCTGCATACCTTCACGGAAATGAACAGGATGTGGTATATTGCCATCGTCTTTTATACAAGCATTTAATGTTCCATGTTCTTTCTTAACATTTCTAAAAAACATTAAACCAGCTTCACCCAACCATTCTTTCAATTCTGGAATAAGCTGTATATAATCTTCTCTATTCTTCTTTTCATATATATTAACTATTGGTTCACCCTTCATGACACCCCTCAGTTTCCAAATTTGGGACCGCCCACAATGGGAATCTAGTCCAATCTATCTTATTTCTATTTGGGGCTTGGTATAGTATTTTTAAGTCTTGGTGAAATCGACCATTAACACATGCCTCCAAGACCCGTTCACATATATCTTTAATTTCCATAGTTCACCCCTTCTCTATTTATTTTACCCCGCTCGGATTTCCGATACAAGTTTTTTCACAGCATTTCCATCCACACTTATTTTATTTTCCTTGAAAAACTTCATAGCAATGCCCGTAGCCTGTCCCTCCGACTTTGCGGCCCTTATTTCTTCTGCCTTTGCGGTCAAAGAAACCTTCAAGTCGTGAATGGACATTTCCTGTGGAAGTAATGCCTGCAAAGTAGTCTTTTCAGCCTCAAATTTAGGGTCATTAGGCTTATATGTAAGCATTTCTTCGACGCCCTGGAGTGTCTTACGAATGACACGGCAGCAGTCGTCATCGGTAAACGGCTTACCATTGCGGCTTTCTTGGGTGTCTATTTCACCCAACACCACTTTAAGCACGTTTTTCTGTGCCTCTAGTTTGGCCTTGGTCGCTTCCGTAATTTGCTTCCGAATTGTCTCTTTCAGTGTCATGACTTTCCTTTCGTCATTTCTGTAAGTGGGATATAAAGTTTTCCAGCTTTACGACAGTCGTAATAGCGAGAACAGTTTAACATCATTAATTCTTTTTCAGGCAACTGTGGATCGGCGTCTGATGTTTCTGGCAATAGCCCATAGAGATAGAATTGGTCATCCAGCCAGCAGTTTTCGTCACCCTGCTGGTCACGATGGGTGCGAATCGCTGTCCGAATCTTCATTATTTCGTCTCTAAGCTCTTGCTCAGACATTTCAAGAAGGTCACTATCCATTATGCACCTGAACTTTGCTGGTTTTCGTGTTGCCGATTATGTAGATACAGTCAGTCAATCCCTTATCTACATAGACTGGAAAACTAAACTGGTTATACCAGCCATAGAGATAGAAGTCTTGGTTTTCATCAAGCGGTTCTTCCGCTGCGAAATTCATCATCATATCCTTGAGCGTGGGTGGAATAATCAAAGAAATAATCAGACCACCGCTTTTATCCCTTATCCCATAAAGGAAGGTCTGAAATCCTTGCGCCTTGTCCACTTTAGCAACATCAAAAGTTTCTATCACAGGAATGCTCCTCTCCAATATCGCTTTAAGGTGGTTTTCCGTGTCTTCAGAACTTGCTTAGCTTCCTTCTTAAGCAACTTGGCTATTGTGCGGCTGGTTTCTTTCTGTATTCTCTCCAGAAGAACACGCACTTGATTGTGCCAGTCTTCTTGTGCAAAAGGGCAAGAGAAAGTATCATGTGCATGACCTTTACTCTTGCCATGAGCTACAGACATAGCTTCTACCCAGCCCGTGGCTCCCATACAGCCTCTTTTTACATCCATTTTTTCTTTACAGACACGACAAAACATTTCCTTTTCTTTGCCAGGTTCGGGCGTAAAATGATCCCAACCTGCATGGAAATGCTTGGTCTTTTCTTTTGGCTTACTCATCCTAAAAACCTATGTAAGAGTTTGTGGAAATGGTAAATACCTTCTTCCCTTGGGTTATGATAGCGACCTACGCTATATCGACTACTATGCAATCCCTTTTGGACCCGCTCACAAACCTTTATGTCTTCTTCCTGAATTTGATCCGATACAATCTTACTGTCGTGCTGTTGGTGCTTATCAAACTCAGGGGTAAAGTAAAAATCAAACGTAACCTTACACTCTTCTGGACCTACAGGCTCTACCCAATTCGTGTCCATTGCACCTTCTGATACATTAATCATGAAGTTAGGGAATAGCCAAACATAGTAGGCCATCCCCTTGCGAACACCATGCATTTCCCCGTCATTGTCTAATGGAACTGTCTGACTTATGATGAACTCTTCCAGAGTCGTCTTATATTTAGAATAATCAGCAACAGCAGCCAAAGCTTTATGAGCATAAGGAATATGATAACCACCATCGACATAATTATCTATAAACACTTTCCAGTTGCATTTTATATGGAAGACTTCTCTCCATTTCCACTCAAACATGTCAAGCGGTGGCAACACAAGTCCCTTGGTGAACTTCTCCCAAGAGACACGATTTCTTTCGTTGGGATTGACGAAAATCCAAGGCCCAAGAGTACGGACCTCAAAAGCAGGCAAATTGTTCGCTTTTTTATCCAGTTTTTGCCAACCATCAGGCTCCGTACAACCGAGCAGATCACCATTTAAGTTGTAAGTCCAACCGTGGTAAGGACATATGAATTTGTTCATATGTCCACAACCCTCGGCTAGCACAGTGCCCCGATGACGACAGACGTTAGAGAAAGCGGAAAATCCATCTTCATTCTTTACAACTACAACAGGCTCATCGCCTATGGTGGCTGTAAAGAATGATCCTACATGTGGAAGTTGTTCTTTCCTGCCAACGTAATTCCACATGCTCCTAAAGAGCATATGTTTTTCATCGGTTAGAATCCTTGGATCATGATACCAATATGATTCAATGGATTCTGCTGTAGCTAGCGGGAGATTCGGGTTGAACATTACTTAAAACAACCTTAAGTTAAGCTATTCTGTAGGACTGCTCTTTTTTCTACCATATGTCTTTCCACTTTCCCTATAGGACTGGTGTGGAGTCTTGCCGTCGCAGAAGTTGTGCCAATACACATTGACAGGTTCTTCTTCAAGTTGATCGTCAAACTTCCTAACTTCAGCATACCAATTGTAGAAGTCCTTTTCCACTTTTTCTAAGAAGTCGGCAATTGTTCTTAGTTCGGCTGGGAAATACCAGCCGTCTAGCTGTGTGCTACCACAGCCGATCTTCGCGTATTGCTTAATTTCAGCAATCTCTGGATAACGTTTTGCAAACAATTCTAGTTGCATGATTAAACCCAATACTTGTTAAGCCACTCGATAGTGTCGCCAATCGGATAGTCCATACCTATTTGTGCAATGGACGACAAATCCTCAAAATTGTCCATCGGTCCATTGATTACTGGCTCCATACGATGATAACGTTCCCCTAACAGGAAATTCGTTATATAGTTTACTACCATTGTATCACGCTCTGTAATCATATGAAAAACAGACCGTGACCACATGAAATAACCCCATTGGACAGTCTTTTGCTCAATGTAAATGTCCCTGATAGAGCCAATCGACAAAACTACTATTTCATCCTGTTTAGGACGAGGTTCTGTGTTCCTTTTATCCTGCGTTTGTGCCACCGCACATAATGCTGGATTATTCGCAATCAATGCTCCGTCAACATACTTTTCATATGTTGGGAAGAAAACTGGCGCGGCTGACGTAGCCATCGCCAAGTCTACCAGTTTAGCATCTTTGTCGGAATCTTCACCCTCAAAATTGTGAAATATTTTAGCTCGCCAACGCCGATGGCTTGGAGCTTCATCATCCAGACAAAAAGTAGGTATAACTACCTTCTTTTGTAGCTCCCCAAGTTTAATTGGGCCATATAAGCTACGCAGAAACACCTTGAACTTACTGTTGTCGTATTTCGGACAAACGCCAGCATAGAAACCTAAGAGTCTAGCTGGGTTAGTATTAAATGCTAATGGAATGCCCTTAATGAAATTCTGATCTACCGAGTCTATGTCATGTCCCATCGCAAAGCCAAGGCCCAACACACCGCCAATTGACGTTCCAGCAAACAAATCGACGCTCTGAAGAAGTGTTGGAAACTTTTTTATAATCCTTTTAAGGATCATAAGGTCTGCGTAGCCATGCATTCCACCGCCGTCAATAGAGAGGATTTTGTACATTCGTTATATACTCGCTTTTCATTTTCCAAATATGTTTCCAGGTTATCTTATGGGCAATTTGGTACACAATATGATTGTTAATACCAAGGCGATCCGCAATTTGTTTGTTAGTTTCTTCACCTATCATCAAAGCATCCCGAACGTCTAAAGCCGTTTCCAAAGTGATTACAGCCCTGCCATTGTCTTCCCCTCTTGGCTGCCGTTTATATTTGCCCAACAGTTTAGAGCAAGCCTTTCTATCCTTAGCAATCTTAAAATGCTCTGGATTAAAGCACGCTCGCATATTGCAAGTATGGAAAATAAACTTGCTACTGTCAAGTGGTAAATCCAACCAGATATACGCAGCCACATTCTGAACTAGATAATGCCTTCTGCTATAGGGTCTAGGAAGAGATAAGTAGCCGTAACCCCTCATATTCCAGCCCCCGACCCACATCCAACAACCTGTATTTGGGTCTATTTCTCTTTTCTTTAATAGACGCTTTTCCAAGTATTCTTTGGATGTAAGATGTATTCTAACTGGCCTGGGTTCACCATATGCTGCACTTAGATATTCGCCATTGACAATAGGACCACGATTGTCCTTATCAACAAGGTTTAAATCTTTAGCCCAACGCTTGACAGTCTTAATATCAGAGCCAAGAGCTTTCTCTAAGGTCGTCCAGTTTGGACGATCTTTATATCTGTGCTTGAGCATAGCCTCCACCAGTATTTCTACTGGTGGAGGTGGTACTTTAAAGGAATTGGTTTTACAAGTGGGTGAGCAGTAAATCTGCGTAGCGGTTCTAGGCTTCTTAACCCGCTTTTCGCATACCTTGCATTTAAAAGGCGGAATCGTTCTTCTTGCCTTATACTTGCAACTATTACTGCAATACTTCTGTCCCTTATACCGTTTGTTCTCTTCAAAAAACTTATTGCAGAAAGGACAGTCAGGCATGGCTATGTTCCTTATAGCTTCTTTTTTCGTGGTCTGCCGCGTGGTTTCTTTTCCTTAGTCGCTGGTGGCTCTGTCGTAACAGTAGGAACATCACTGGTTGTGAGTTCCTCGATTACATCATACTTAGGGGACTCAGTACGCAAGGAGGCATTCAAAGACATAATAGACGGAGACATTGAAGTGCCTTCGTCAGCCAACTTCTTCTCATACGCCCTATAACGAGCAGAACCGCCCGATGCGTGAGCATAGGAGCGAACCGCCAAGTGAGCTTCATCAAAGTTCTGGAGCTTCAGAAGCGGCGTGTCCATAAGCTCTGAGATAGCCGCCCAAAACTTGTTAGCTGCGGATTGGCCTGGATTATAAAGACACTGTAATGGGTAAACATTAATACCCATTTCCTGCAAGTCTTTGAGTTCCTTCTTCCACTCCAACTTATCCGTGTTTTGCGGGTAATCCTTCTCATGTGGCTCAGCATCGCCAATCATAACAAGAACACCACGATTCTTCTTATCAACGGTCCAGCCTAGCGTCTTAGCTAGATTAAGAGCCAATTCATAGCATTCAGGCGCATCGCCACCGCTTGTATTCGGGGTATTGCGAATGAAACTATACACCTTCTTCTCATCATCAGTCAACTTCTGAATGTTATAGCAATTCTTGCCATCACAGTAATCGCCGTGAGAGATAAACCCGATCTTTAGACCAGGGATATCCTTAAATAGTTCTTCGCAAGTCTTTTCTATATGCTTGCGAACGTTGGCTATGCAAGGCTGCATAGAACCAGTTGTGTCAAAGCAAAAAGCGATTTCTGTCGCTTTCGCAATGCTAGCCGTAATATTAACTTCAGTAGACATGGGAACTCCTTTGGTAGTAAGACATGTTACCGTTTAGAACAGAAAAAATCAACTATGAAAGTGGGACGAAAGGGCAATAAAAATATCCCGCGTCAAAAAATTTAGGCTGGAAGTCGATTGGCAAGCCAAGATCACTTCTTAGTTTATATTTGTCACCACAATCGCAATGTGGATTGGTTGTGGTGACAAACGTGTGTCCACATCTACTGCAATACCAACACCACTGATCTTCAAGCTGCCAAAATAAAGTGTAAATCATTAATACATAATGGCAAAAGCCATCTCTACGCTTTCGCCTTCATCATACAGCTTTCTGTAGGAATCTTTCAAGCCTACATTATTCCTAAAATCTTCCACTTCTTGAAGTGAAGGAACGTAAACCTTATATTCGCCACGTTCGTAAGCCTCTTCATCAAACCCGATGATTGGTGCAGCTAACCATCCCTTGCCATAAACCATTAGAACATAGTCCCACCAATCATCAAAATTACAGTCATTGTTATCATATTTTTCAGGTGTTTTCATTTTGCTCCATTAAGCTTTTATATTGCACTTCATCAAATACCAATCCTAACTTAACCGTTTTGTCTGGTTCATTGATTTCGCACTGAGTAATTTTACAATTACCAAGTCCCCATTCTTCATGGCAAGTGGTCAAAGTGGCCCGTCCTGGCTTCCTTAAGGTTGCCCCATTTTCTAATGTGCAACTAGCTTTCTCATCTTTATAATACTGAATAATCTTGTCCCTTACGATTTCAAATTCTTCATCGAACTCTTTGATTTCTAACATTTCCCAATGGGCGTGCCAGGGGTGCCATGCATCATCAAAGAAAATTTCGCCTATTGTAATATTGGGTCTTACAGGCTTAATCGACAACTCTAATACATCATTCTTTATTGAGTACAATTTTAGTTCCATTATTGGGTTCCTTTAAATATTCGGGGTCAAACCAACCCTCTTCCTTTAACTCTATACGTTTCTTGTTCGCTTCGCAAATTTCGATTTTTTCAAATTCGATGTCTATGTCACCGCCACAACAACATGTACATTCTGCGTGCTTTATTACGCCAGGAACCACGTTATACAATCTGAAAATGTGTTCAAGTGTATAAGTCTTCCTGTCATTTGTATGCCACGTTTCAATGACCACCTCCGAAAGATCGGGCGGTATGGCTTTCACTCGCAGGTCTTGGCTACCACCATAGAAGAAAGTGGACAAAAGATCACAGCGAAAGACCATGCCCATTAGTGAGAGGCGACTTGCCGATAGCCCTGGCATATACACCGCTGAAGTGGGCGAAAGAAGATCAAGATGGCAAGAACGAACCCATATCCGCACATCATCACGGGCCAAGAAATAGGTGTTGAAATTTTTTACTGTTTCCATAAAGTTCAATAGAGTAAGGAAATACGCACAAATTGGGCTAAAATCGGGGCTATGTGTTCGGGCTTTTGGCGCAAGAGTTGCAATGGTATATAGGCGTTGAGGAAATAAATTCAAAAATTCTGTTGACATTAGGTTTAGCATAACAAGAATAGTCGTGTCTCGTCCCTGTTACTCGCTAGGAGATATACCAATGCTGCTACGCACACCCCACAAGGATGACTTTTTTGAATCAAGGATTGAACCAAAACCCAAGCCTCAGCTTGTTGACCTCACGCAGGTCGTTGAATCTCTTGGCAAAGAGATATCTGAGTGCGATCAAGAGATTGAACGATGGAATTGGAAAAAGCAAAGAATCAAAACCATATTTGGCAAAATTAGAAATATTGCATAAAGACCTAAAACTAAAGCCCTGGCTAGCCAGGGCTTTAGTTTTTTACATGCACTTACCGCAAATGTCACACTCGTAATACGAGTCGCTATTGCCAGACGGGTCTGGATGATATGTCTTTGACCAGTGTTTGCACCGCTCTTGCAATTCAGTCATTCTTTGCTTTACATTCTTGACTTTAGCTTCATGCTTCTTGTTTTCTTCTTCTATTTCTTTATTCAAACTACGTTTAACATTTGCAATGTCTTCCACTTCTTTAAGACTACTATAGATGTATTCAGCATTACAGTTTGCCGCAGACGCCATTATGCTAGCGATTAGCTGCTGTGTTATCATTTAAGCTCCTCAACACCTTCTTATATTCCAAACTATTCAATACGTCGCCCAATAAATTATTGCACATAACATCAAAACAGTAGATTTGTGCCAATTTCAAAAGGTACTTTTCCGACTTGTTTGCCTTCTGCGGCAGGTTGATCTTTTCAAGCTTAATGGTCGGCTCAGCCTTGCCATCTTCTATCTTAACCAGAGCATGAATAGTAAAAGCATATACTGGATGCTTTACCTTAATCGTCTTTCCAACCCTCAACTGATCCCGTAAATTTACCTTCATTTCACGTCTTCCTCTCATAAATAAGATGTGAATAAATTCAATCAGTGGTTAGAAACCGTGAATTACCGCATCAACAATGACCTCATCGCTTCACTCAAACAAGCGCGTGACCGTATTGGCCAATATGGGTCTATGGACTTTAAAGCCGCAACAGACGCTGATGCCATGCTCCGTGGTGCCAGGGGCTTCTTAAAAATGGCTCACGGTGCCCAAGCGGATCAAGACATGGTTTTCAACCTAACCCGTCTAGCCAACGCCTGTAATCACCTAAGCCATCTTGATCCCCAAAAAAGAGAGAAAATCAGCCAAATCCAGACTGATATTGATGGAATTATTAACAAATTGCAAGGCTAATCTTTCATTCTCGATTCATATTCTTTCTTGGTCAGATGCTCGACCTGAATATGAACGTAAGTAACCTCTGGTGATGTTTCAGTTTTGTTGAATTGACCAAGAATCCTACCGCCAATATACAGCCGCAACGTATGCAAGAACCGTTCCAACGCCTTTTGCGAGTATAACTTGCCAGGTTCTTCATGATTCTTGATAATAGCCAAGTTAAATGAATCCTGAAAGTCCTTGTCAGAAAACATAGCCAAGACTTGCTTCTCTTCCTTGAGAGTCATCGGCTTTTCTGGCTTTTCATCAAGGTCGGTGCTTAATACACCATGCAGGATCAGTTTCTTAAGATCGTCGTCCTTCATGTCCATTGTAGTAGCCTCTAGGTTTAGATTATGTCCCACCCTATACATTTACTACAATTTCTTCGATTGTCAAATCACAACTTTGTCGTTAACAATTCCTGGCGTCTTAACACATACTATGCTGCAATCCTCTAAGAATATAGGGCCAGCAAGCTCAAATGGCCTAAGTATAAATATGTCACCACTATTTAACTCCTGCCCCTGAATTATCATCCTGCCCTGGATCAACAAATTGATTTCCGTGACCTTTTCATGATAGTGATAATCCCACTTCTCGTCCTTCTTATGAATCTTATAAGATACCTCAAAGTCTTCGGTTTTATAAGCCGTTGGCTCAAAATTTCCTATAAACCATCCACCCTTCATATCCTTGAACTTAAATATTTCCATTATACTCCCTTCCAATCCACGTTCTTAAATCCTTGATTGGTTATAACATTGATAGCCTTCGCCCTGTCTGGAATATTATCATTGATCTTATCATTTATCATAACCCTTACCCCGCTAGTCAATCCCATCAATAAGATATCCCAACACAACCCAAGACGCTTCAGATGAGCCTCAGTCATCTCTCTGGCTGATTCCTTCCTAGCCGTACACAATACGATCTTATAGCCGTGTGAATCCCATTCGTTAAACTTCTCCAACACCCCATCCAAAAGCGTTTGATTATTGTTCTTCAAATCGCTGAATTGGTGTGCGTGCTTTAATATAGTCCCATCAATATCACAAAATATCGTCTTAGGCTTATCCGTGAAGAACTCCTTAATTTTACCTATGTAAATGTTCAAATCATAAGGAGTTCCGAGTGGAGTGTATGCATTCTCCTCTATCTTGTGTATCTTGATCCTTTTGCCATCCTTAATTAAGTAATTATAAGTCTCGGAAATGTAGCACTCTTTAGTCCTAGCAAATTCTTCTAATAGTGCCTTTGCAGAAGACACAAAACTCTTGCCAAACTTCCAATAGTGAACTCCGACTAAGGCATTGTTGGAAATAGGATTCTTTTCATGCAAACTTACAACAAAGTCATTTTCAACAACGGCATAACTGTGCTTAGGATTGCTAGAATTGTGGGTTACAACAGCCCCATCACAATCTTTTAAACTAGAAATGAACTTACTAGCATCCCACTCCAGTCGCTGATCGCAGTTAGTTATAATCAGACCCCTATCATTATCAATCAGATGTTCAGCGTGTAGGCAAGTAGCCACACTGCCTTGCGTTGGCTTATCAATTGTAATCTCTATTGAATCTGGCTTTAGTCTTTTAAGTATAGAAGATAAAGCAATATTATCATTCTGATTATCATACTTCCTGGTTATAAATATGTATTTGCCATCAACTCCTAGAGACTCTACAGAATGCTCTATTAGGGTTTTGCCATTTACGTCTATTAATGGCTTCGGTAGCAAGAATCCTTCTTGGTAAAAACGAGTCCCTAGTCCCGCCATTGGAATAACTATATTCATACCATATATAAGCTTATGGAGTCATACAGCCAAGCTGGACAAGACATTTTTGTTCTAAAATGCCTTGAAAATAAACGTAATGGCGTCTTTTTAGACCTGGGTTGCAGCGACCCAATCATTATTAATAACACTTACTTGCTAGAATATCAATATGATTGGACTGGTCTATCCGTCGATATAGACAAAACAATGACCGATCAATATAACCTTAGAAAAACTACGGTTTGGAATGCCGACGCCACCCAACTAGACTTTGACAAAGTTATTAACGTGTGTGGTGATAAGATTGATTACTTGTCTTTAGACCTGGAGCCAGCGTCAGTCACCTACGAATGTCTAAGGACAATCCCCTTTGACGAAATAGAGTTCTCGGTCATTACCTACGAACATGATTTCTGGAGATTTGGGAATGAATGGCGAATCAAATCAAGAACTTTGTTATACAACTATGGCTACAAAATCATTTGTTCAAACGTTCTGTCATTTGATGGACTTGTTTTCGAAGACTGGTACTATAATCCGAAACATATAGAGTATGACAAGATAAAGAGCCTTGAGAGTGAAGGAACCCGCTGGCAAAGTATTCTAGGACTTTAGTTGTTGCGTGGGCCAGCAGGCAACATACTCATCTGTGGTATCCTTATTACCTCTACCCCTAGATGCTCAAGGGTATGCTTCAGGTATCTTTCGGGATGGAATATCTTCCCTTGGCTAAAGAACATCTGATGGGTCAAGTATACCGAGTAGTATTTTCGCATCGACTCATAATTGCCAAACGCCATCAAGTCATTTAACCCTTCACGCCAGTCAGTGCTTGTAGGAACATAAACACGACTGTCAGAAAACTCATAGCTTGCCAGGTCTATTGGCTCACTAAACGCTATGTCGTAACGCATTTTGACGTATATATCAAGCCCTGTAGGTGCCTTACTGAATGCCTGCCACATGTTATGCCACATGTTCAAGACACGGCATGGCACCGTTTCATCATACTTGTGAGACGAATAACCAAATGCGTCACTGTTATAGAAGTCTAAGTTAGCATTGTTTTCATTATAATGAACTTCTACAGCATCACCAAGAATGTCTTTATGGTGCTGTTTCTGTCTGGTTTCCCATTCACGGGTATATCCACTATAAATAAAACACTTAAACATCCTTACTCCTACACTTATTACATAGCGTTAAAATCCAACTGCCTTTTGTTGTTACATCTTCTTTAGTACCACAATGCTCACATATATGATATGATTCTTCTTCCGCTTTTCGAACTACCTTAGATATCTTTTCATTGCCGCCATCATAGTATAAGTTTAGACCGCCAAACTTCTCTTTAATCTGTGCAAAACAGAACGTCCCTTCCTTATCAAGTTTGGCAATCTTCTTACAGGTGCTATACAGGAGCTTAAACCAACCATCGCCGTGAGCGCATCCCCAAGCCATACAGGTCTTCATGGGATCGCCATACATGTCTTTGAAAAAGGTTGGAAACTCGTCAATCAGTTTTTTCTCAAGTTCCTTATTCATTATTCTTCCTTTTTAGACTTAAAATACCTTTTCATTTTGGCGTTCCACGCTTCAATAGCCTTTAAGTTATTATATATTGATATAATACTATCGTAAAACGGGTGTCTTAACTTGAATTTAATTAAATTCCAGAGAAGAGTTTTAGGTTTGATCTTTTTAAGGCACTCGTAGCCGTAGAAGTTCCATTTAAAAGCACAACCACTACAGAGCGGGAATAACTCTGTAGTGGTTGTCCTAAGAACGGAATTTGATTTATCTGACCCACAAACCAGACATACTTTTTTCTTACTGCCCATGAAGCAGTAGGTTTCAAAGAGAGGCTCTGGAAACTCAAATGTTGTGTTCATATAAGTCAAACCAGTCCTTGTCTTCTTCTATGTTTGTGTCGTAGAGACACAATTCCATAGTGCAATCTCTGCTCACACCAGAATGCCGCCAAGACAAATCATCATACTTATCCTTATCATACTCTCTTGCTGTGCAAAGAAAAGAATCTTTTCCTTGGTTTTTACTCATTGGATAAGCATTACCCACGGCGTCGTAGTGAACTTCAAAGTAGATACTTTTGTCAATGTAGCTTGGGTAATAAGGACATTCGATTTTCACCCGCACTATATTGACGCCAGCCGTCATCAACTTCGCAACAACATCATCAACCCATTCCTTGCATTCGTCATAGCTGTCAAAACGACAAACATGAGAAGTCATGTGTTCTGTGCGAAAGAACGACCTATCAGGTTTTACTAAGTCTATGACAATTGTTCTAATGTTAAGAGACTTAGCTGCTTCAATAATGCTTTCATCGCCAGTTATATGAACTTCAAAAAGTTCCATTTTTTACCCCAATGTCAGACCTGGAGGTGCAACTACAATACCACCGAATTGTTGATTATAGCCATTAACAACATCTTCGTCTGGCTCGACAGTAAACATAATGTCCCGCTTATGTATAGTTATTTTTGCGTTCTCTTTCATGAAAGGTGAAAGCGGGATCATTGCCACACCCTTCTGTTGTAACTGCAAACGTACTGGATTCTCCAATACGAGAGTATCCCCGACTTCCTCACACTTAGTCAATACCTCTTCACCAGTTACTAACTTGACTAACTTCATCATATTAAAACTCCTTAGCTAAAAGCTTTTTATCTAGTTCAATGATATAATCTCTGCCATAAGTTCCATTCTCCAAACCATCAATAAGACAAGCTGGAATATCACAGGCCAATTCTTCGCAGAAGCTCGCTGGTCCCATTGCTATTGCACAAATGGTATCAGTATCTCCAGCAAAATTAACCCCATTAACAAGAACTTCCGACAGACTGTTACTTCGCATAATAGCATCAATCGCTGCGATCACACAAGGCCAACCTTCCACTGGAATGTGGTCCTTGTGTTTCTCCAAAACGCCTATATTGACCCTTACATGTTGGTTCAACCAATTCAACAATTCTGACTTTGGACCTATTTGATATCTGAAATAGTGAACCATCAAAGCCGAACATAGACCTGAATTACGACCATTCTCTGTATTGTGAGTTGTATTGGATTGAATATTGCACTTATCTTTAAGTTCGTTTATGTCAGGTATTAAACCTAACGGTCCAGCGCGCATAGCAGCGCCCGAACGCTCGCTAGTTGGCTTTATATTATCAAGGAAATCCTTAGCAGACTTAGTTGACTCCATAAAGAGTTGAAATCCTGGTGCGTAGCCACGCCTTGGGTCACGGTGAAAGCACTGGCCGAACTTATGCACCAAGTTATATGGAGTCCATTCATCCCCTTCAACCATCGCTTCTGCAATGGCCAAGGTCATTTGAGTGTCGTCGGTATAGTTACCTGGCTTAATGAGAGACGGATTCTCTTCTAAAGTAATGTATTTTAGCTTATTCTTGTTCTGTATAATCCACTTATCAGTCCACTCAAAGCAAGCTCCGTAAGCATCCCCTACAGCAATTTCTAATAGCATATTATTTCCAAATCTTTTCAATATGTTGTTTATCGTACCAATTAATGTCGCCAAAGCCACCAATATAGTGAATATGGTCAACTTCCATGCGATATAAAGAAAAATCCTCTAATTCAAAAAGCGATTCAGAAGCTGGATACTTCTCTAAATATATCTTTTTTACTTCTTCAATTTCACCGTCAGGCACCTTAGTCATTTTACCAATAAATGTCACTCTGGCACTGTTAAAAATGTCCTTCTTGTCCTCTTTGCTCGCCATCAAGCTGCACTTACTGACCTTGCTTAAATTCTTTGTGTGCATTGCCAAATCACTAATAAAAATGATTGGCCTGCCCTTGCTATCCATAGCATAAGGGACAAGGGATGTGTAAGGATATTCCTTATACATTGTGGAAAGGGATGCTGTTTTTGACTTGTTGGCTAAATCCTTCATCTGACTGTGATCTTCCATAAAACTCAACACCAATAATGATAATAAATATAGCATCCAATAAATTAGTTACTTTGTTTGAAGAACCTGCGTTAATCTTGGTTCAGCAACGCCAGTCCCATACACCCAAGCAAAATCATCGGTGTAACGATAGCCATAAGAACCTACTTCTACACCCCTGATTGTAATATCATGGTTTACCACAGAATTAGGCATTGGAGCGTTTATCACCTTGAGTTCATCCTCTGACTCATAAGCATAGATTCGGAAGTAATCCAGTGCCTTACGAATAACAAAGTTAAGTAACGCCCAAGGAACCTCCTCCTTATGCTCAAAAGTATGCCAATTAATGCCGATCAACTCATTCTTCATAAAGTATTGAAGATGTAAGTCATCGGGATTAGCCTCATCCCTAAAACAAGGTGTGACACACTGATATAATGCTGGGAATCCAGTGGCCTTTAAAAGCTCTTTTCTAATCTCAAGGAAAGATTGCTCGCCAGAAGCGACTAACTCCCCAGCAAAAGTGCTGAAGAGTCTTGCTGTTGGCGGTGCAGTAATCATCATAGATTCCTTGGATATGATCCAAGGAACATCAATGTACTTGAAGCCAGCTTCGTTATAGTGCCTTACCGCAGTAAAGATTTTATGATAATCAATCATTTTATTTCTTCATACTCCTTAATTTCGATGGTCTTTACCGTTGGAACATAAAAGGCTAGACCGTCAAAACACATTTTTGGATCAGACATGATCTTTATTTGAGTTTTGTCAGTGAAGTGCAAAATTAAAGTGTCATTTGGAGCTTGCCAAGACTCAAATGCCAAACTTTCAATAGTCTTACCAAGCATGAGTTCTTTTACTTTTTCAATCATTTTCTGTGTCCTGATGTAAAGGCTCTTTTTGTTGTGAACGCCATCGTTATAAGATGGTCTATTGTAAGCTTTTCGCCATAGTATTTGTCCATATAGCCGTCAACGGCACCAAGCAGGTCCGCTAACTCTATAAGGATCATTATTCTGTTGCCTTGTTCCATAGCGTCTTTTAGTTCGGCAGCTTCTTCAAGAACCTTGGAGATTTCCCCATAGACGCCACGGGGAATTTCCTCCAGATGATAACCAGGGTTGTCGTTCATCTTTTATACTCATAATTTACATTTGGTTTACCACAGCGACAACAGAAAGGAAGTTGTTCCCATCTGTATGTATGAGCGTTATAAGCATCCCCAAACCAGCCATAGATCACACATTTACCCACAACAACCTTTTGGACAAACTTATGTCCAATTAACAAGCATAGAATGTAGTTAATCATAATAAATAGATTATGCGCACTTTCAATGAACATGTAAATAGAAAGCAGGACGAGAATATACAATTCTGCGAAGATCGTAAGAAAGGTGCTTCCAAAATTGCTATGGAAGCACGGTCAAGAGGTGGTCCTGCACAACTCACCGCCTGGCATTTCGCAGCCAAACTACCTGAATACGACGAATGTATCAAGGCAATTAAGGCTGGAAAACCAGCATCCTACTTCCAACAAGAAGAAGTGAAGTTGCTCCATCGACTTACCAGCATTCGTAACCAGAGAACTTTTCAGGAAGTGATGGGCCGTGCCGAAGTGTGGGGAGAAGTGTTCATTAAAGTCTATAGTTAATATTGCGCTATAGTTAAATTCAGTATAAAATGCTAGAATGAAACTATCAAGAAAGAAAATCTACAAACTAGCCCATAAAAGGTGCTTTTTCTGCGGAGAAGATGACCAAAGCCTACTGGACGCCCACCGCATTATTCCTGGCAAAGACGGTGGCAAGTACATCGAGACTAATATGCTCTGTATATGTTCGAACTGCCACCGCAAATGCCATTCAGGTAAAATCATTGTAGATCGCAAGTATCCTTCCATGACTGGTAAAATTGTTGTGCATTACTTTATGGAAGGACAGGAATTTTGGAAAGAGGAGACTTTCTAGCATATATACAGCATAGTTCAAGGAGGAATTATGAGTGGATTGATTCACAGAATGCCAACAACCGTTGCCGCCAACTTCAATTTAGGCGCAAACGTCAACCTAATTGGATTGCCAGAATTTAGCCCTGGTATCGACAACACAGGTATTACAATAAGCTTGCCATATGCTGGCACTTATATGATCTACTTCTCAGCCGTCGTCCAGCATTCAGGTGCTGGCGCTTTTGACAATCGCTGGGTGGTAGGATATCTTTATGACGACACAGCCGCCGCGTATATTCCAGGTGGTTTTGCTTACCTAAGCACAATGGAAAACCTTAGCTCAAATGGCGATTTCTGGCCACGCCAAGGGACTATAGTTGTCACTTATACAACTACAACACCAAGGACTATCAGACTATTAACAGCCCGACACAGCGTTAGTGCAAACTGTGCAATTACCAATGATTTTACTCATTGGGGATACACCTGCACATATTAATAGTAAAGGCCACCTTGCGGTGGCCTTTTTTTTACTTAGCTTTGACTACTTTTAAACCCTTACTTTGCAGCCAAGGTTTAGCTTCCTCGGTAGTCATTTCTGAATACTTTCTCATCGCTTGCATCTTATCATACACTTCCTGACTGACGTTTGCAGAACAGAAATAGTGCGTGGCAGGCTCATCACCTGTGGCCGACAAAGCAATATTCATCAGTTTGCTACGATCAGCACCTTTAAAGGCGTCCAAGGTAGCCGCTGAATCGCGGACCTTCTCAACATCTTCTGCTGGGACCAGAATGCATACGTTCATTGTTCATCCTTTAGCTAACTGGAGTCACTGGCATACCGTAAACGCCGCTCAAGTAAGCAAATGCTGTATCCAACTCCGCATTGCTTATTGCTGTATCGTAATAGCCTACCCATGCAATGCTTCCATCAAGGTAGTTGTTTCCTACTGTAGACCCAATTGTGAAAAAGTCAAGACCAGTTCCGATTGGGTCCATTGCAGAACTTCCTGCTGCTCCACCATTAGACCAAAACTCGACTAAATTACCACCAGTTATTCTAAAAGCAAGTGCCTGTAAAGGTAGAAAGGCTTTTTGCAAGGCAAACATACTGCCTTGCAACTGAACAAAAGCGTCATTTTCAAAAAAGAGTTGCATTTGGTTCGTATCAAAATAAGCACTGAAAATTGTGCCGAAGTCATCTACAAGATTCTGAAGCAAGTTGCCACAAACCATTATGATTGTAAAACTTAGTGTTGCTTCTTCGTCAAATTCAAAAGTACCCAAATAGTTGTTTATGCCATTAAAATTTATAGCTGGCTGGCCACCAAGATCATTGGTCAAATAAGCTGGAGCCTTTGACACATCAGGATCGAAATTCTGATTTAATATCTTGCCTTGGTATATGTCTCTCCACTCAACAACAGCAGTATCATCTAAAGTCACTGATGACGTGACTCTAGCATCCCATATGAATTTAGGTCCAGCTAAAGGTGAAGGACCATCATTTTCATCATTGTGGTAAAGTATGTGGTTAGTCCAATACCTGTTTGAACTAAGCTTTGATTGGCGGATTGTTCCCATGTATTATATATATTTATTAAACAATTACTCTCTTCGCCAAATGTTAATTCGATTCTCTTTCCTACTGAAATCCTTCGGACGCTCCAAATCATTTTTTGAGTAAGCGGCGATGTAAAAGTCCCCATGCAACTCATATATCCCCTTCAACACTCTGCCATTATCCCCAATCAAATCAATGGTCTTTGGAGTTGCTAATGGATTCAAAACCGCTTTGCCTGTGGCAATAACCTTGCCATCTTTCCTCATGATGAAGTTATCTTTGACGATAAGTAATTCATAATTGGCAGTGTCTTGTTTTCCATAGGCTTCCCTATGAATCATTGACCATCTGCCTTGCATCGCATCCGTATCTTGTGGTGGAAGAATACATAAAAACAAAAATAAGAATATGTTAATCATATTCTTATTTTAACATCTGGATGTTTATAGTTTATGAATATTGGAAGTAGATTTGATTAAATTATCTATCGTAATTATAACTCTCTACAAAATCCTTCAAGTGCTTTTCGTAGTCTGTAAGTTCACCAAGAGCAAACCTTGGAGCTACTAAATCACAATAATTCGCTAGTGTCTTGCAGGCGTGTGCGTAGCTATTAAAGATGCCAGGGTACTCTGATCTTTCATTAATACGCTTCGCGCGTGCGTTGCCCAACCATTCATCATGTGAAATAAGCATTTTGTTCCAGGTTCCATTCCTGTGCATTGACCATCCTGGCGTCTCGACATTCCAGTGGAAGTAATCTTCGCCACCTATATTTAGAACACCTGAGCCATCGGCAAGTTCTTGGAGGGTTATCGGGGGCTTATCTCCATGTTTCTTATCCCACACTTCTTGTCGTCTATCATCCCATATCTTTTCGTATTTTTTGTACAGACTACGCTCATCCTCCCATTCTCCTGAAATGGTCCATTGTCCAGGCCATAAGTGCCTTGCGTCTTCCACAATTTTCACATGCCAAATTTCTTTGAGCCACTGTAGGTAAGCTGGGTTCCTCCATTTATTCTCACCCCACTGTTGATCTTCTAACCAATGATTTTTCATATTGTATATGAGTATATAAACTGTTGTTTCTCTTTGTCATAAATTTGACACAAATCTATATTGTATAATTGTTTAACTCTTCTGTTAATTGAGTGGAAAAGTTTTGTGTGCTTCTCTTTACATTCATCCAAATTATCTATTACTTTTTCTAATGCCACAATATTCATGTCTCTTTTTCTCAATAAGTCCAAAGAGAGTCCCGTGATAACACTTAATTCACTTAACTCCTGTTCATTGTAAAAATCAACTGGAAATGCGTCTTTTTTGGCATTATTACAAACCTCACACAAACAGGTTGCATGTTCATCTAAAGGCCATAAATAGCTAAATGGCCTTGTGTGGTCAATAAAGCAATTTTCAAGCAAAAGCACCTTCTTGCACTTAAAACATGACTTATTAAATTTATCCCATATGTAACTTTTAAAGCCACCCCCAACTTTCTTGAATTTATTTAACACCATATTCTTTCCAAGCAATTTGGCACGTTCTCTACTAATCACTGATGATTCGTGCAGTTGATCCTTAGTTCTTTTATTGTTTAAAGAAGCATTAATTCTAATTGTTTTACAAGCAATACACTCATTTTGATATCCTGTTCGTTTTTTAGCGTGACCATGAAAAGCAATACACTCGCTCTTGCGGGCTTTTAATTTGGCTTCTCTGTTTGGATCAATCGGCAATGATCTGCCGCATTGAGAACATTTTTTTCCTGGGGCAAGTCTGTCTGACGTTTCTATAATAACATTCTCACAGCAGAAACTAGGGAAATTTTCAGAATGCTGGAGATAATAAATCTCTGGCGCGTGAACGCTGATATTTAATTTTTCTGATTCTAAATTTCCAAATGCTAATCCCCAAATATGCAATTTTTCTAAATTGAAAAACTCTAGACTTATTGACGCTCGATTGTTGAATACCTCGGCAGTAATCCCAAAACGAGTCCAATACAGTTGGTTTTGTAGTTTTACAACCTCAAGTTTATCGTTTATCTTGACAATAAACTTCTCACAATATCCAAAAACATAACCGCCTAAAGCAAATATGCCATTATCCGTGTCCACTTCCAAAGTCAAACGTGATGTAAATTTCTCAAGAGCTATGAGAGATTTTGGATTCCCAAGGTTGATAATTGTTTGGTAATCTTTCTTGGTTACATTGGGTTGATTTCTTGTGTTTGTAACATTCCTTCTCATCCATTTAAATTATCCAAAATATGTTATTTTGTCAATAAAAAAGGGCCACTGGAAACAGTGGCCCTTCTCTTTATTTACTCTCCGTTATTAGATAACGAAGTTGTGGATTGTCATACGGGCGTAGAACTTAGCGCCTTCTCTTAGTAGCTTCTTGCCATAGCGAGTCAAGATACCCTTTCTTGGGCAGAACGACTCTGGATCAAGCACTACTGGAGTCTGAGTTAGAGGAACATATGGACAGTAAAAATATCCTGAATCCATATATGAGTCACCCTTATAACCCATTAGAATCTGATTGGTTCTAAAGAGTGGGTCTTTGTATAGTCTCCAACGGTTGTTGATAGTACCAACGTACTGAATACCTAGCGAGCTAGTAAACGTTTCCGAAGGTGCTGGAGCAAAACCTGCTGTGGCTGTTTCAAAGATAGATGCAACTTCAGGTGAAGTTACGATCCAGTTTGCACCACCACGAAGAGTCTTACGATGGATGACCGCTGACATTTCAACGATCTTAACATATAGAGACTCATACTTTTCCTTGATCGTATCACCTAGAGCGGTGCCGAAGTCCCATGCACCAACCGTACCTGCGTTGAGCAAGAGGTCAGTCAAAACTTCACGGTCGATTTCTAGGTTGATTTCCTGTGCCAAGACTGCTGTTAGTTCAGCTTCTGCGTCCAAGTTGTGCTGGGAACGCAAGTCCTGCTGTGCTTCGTAGCTCCATACTGCCTTCAACTTACGAGTCTTAGCCGCAATTTCTTCGGATTCGACAACTAGATTGATTTCTGGCAAGTCCTGGTTGCACTCCATGTTGTACTCGTAGGAGAGTACCAAGTTGTTAGCGCCTGCGGCTACGTTCCATGTTGCTACCAATTCGCCTGTTACTAGGTTCAAGGTCGCTGCAACGATGAAGGCTGCTGGTGCGCCAATTGGAGTGAAGGTGAATACACCCGCGCTGCTGACTGTGAAGGTCTGGACGGCTGTTGCACCGACGAAGACAGTACCAGTCATGGTGCCTGCTAGGATTGGAGTATGCTCTAGAGGAGCATAAGCCGATACTACAACCGCACCTGGGTCAGTGTTGGTTGATTCGTTCTGCACAAACTGGCTTGAATAGAAAATATCCAAGTTTGCTGTGCCGTCAGCCAACTGCTGTAGGGAGTTAATATCATCTGCTGGGAAACCGCCATTGTTATCAGCACCACGGCGAGCGCCCTTGTTGCTGGAATAACGGAATCTTAGGTAGTACACCAAACCAGTTGGGCCAAGCAATGGTTGTACGGATACAATCTTGTTAGCGATCAACTGTGGGTAAATTCTACGGATCAACGGAATCGAAATTCTCTTAAACTGTGCGATATCGCCAGTGTCAGTTGCAATTTCGTTGAACAATCTCTGATTTTCTAGAAGAACTGCCGCGCAGGAGCGCTCATATCGTGAGTCGATACCTTCTAGCAAACCAGTCTGGCCCCACTTGCCTTCAAGTTCACGGGCTTCATTTAAAAACTTTGCGTTTGCGTTCATTAAAATCCTCTATTATAAATCTATAACTTCTATTAAAGTTATTATCTCTTGTTTCTAGCCGTACCCGCTAGAGTGTTCAATGTTGCCTGGTCTACGCCTGGGATCAAACTCTCTACAAGTGCTGCTACATCTGTGGTATCTGTGTCGTTAGCAGATGCTTGGTTATGTTCCGCAATAACCTTAGTATCTTCCTCTGCTACAACTTTGCCTCTCCCCGATACGCTCTTGCTATTCTGCACTCTTTCTTTCTTTTCAACTCTACGAGACTCAGTTACAACAGAATGTGTTGCACGGACGTTCTCAGTTAACTTCTCGTTATCTCGCGCTAGGCGGATATTACGAGCTTCCATAACCTTAATCTGTCCCTTCATCTCATCAAGCTGCTTGTATGCTTCTTCTAGTTTGCTAGTTGTAGCTAAAGCTACTTCTTCGCCACTTAGATAATTAGCTGCAATTTCTGCGATCTTATCCAAGGCAACCTTGTGTTCTGCATAACGTGGGTCGTTGACCAAATCGCGTCTTGCCTGCTCGTAAATTTCCGCACCCTTGTCGTGTAGGAACTTGTCAAGCATGTCCACAAACTGTTCCTTAAGATCGAGATATTTCTTTTCGTATTCTTCATAAAGATCGACTTCGAGAGTGCTATTCTTAGCACGTTCAGCCAACAACATCTGGTAGGCTTCTTCGTACCCTTCTTCTAGGGTCTTCTCAAACTCTTCTCTCTGAACTTCGAGCCTGTTACGGAGGTCAGTAATAATTGCATACGCCTCTTCGTAACCCTGCTCTGCAATCTTTTCCGCACTCTGCAATTCAGATGAAAGTTCGTTATAAGCGTTTTCCAACTGCTTATTAAACTCAGCTTCCTTCTGCTTTGAGATTTCGTCAGTAGCTTCTTTGAGCATCCCGTCAATGGCTGCGGCTACTTCCTTTAGTTGATCTTCTGGTAGAAGATTCTTTAACGCCTCAACTATGCTATTTTTCATTTACTTAGACCTCGCTACTAAATATTTATTTGTTGACTCTCTAATAACGCCACCTAAAGCGGCTATTACAACTTCTTTCTTAGTAGTATATATACGCGAGCCATTATTTTTCTCATAACTATCATAATTATTTTGAGGAATATAACTCTCTCGCTTACCAACTACTCTTTCCTGAAAAGCCGCAGGAGTTGATGGATCAGCAACGGCATCAAATGTAATTAGTTTATAGCCTTCGCCAATAACCAATACGCCATTCTCATTTACCTTACCGTTACCTACGCCACGACTACTCATACCAATTCTTATATTTCCTTCTAGCAATGCTCGCAAGCATCTACCCATTGCTGTATTTAATATCTCGCCCTCACCCATCAATATGTTGCCTTCCCACCATAACTTAGTAATGACGTGGGATGCATCTTTAAAATGAATGATGCTGTCCGTAGGATGATCTAATTCGCCTAAAAGTCCACGGGCTTTTACAATCTCCTGTAACTTATGTACATTCTCATCTAACACAGAGAATGGATACATACGTTTGTTCTTATTTACACATTCTGCTTCCTGAAGCTTGCCACGGAATTTCAGAAGGTTCTTTTCAAGATTTGACTCTTTAAGATCAATCTGAAATCCGTAACAATCAAATTCGTTAAGCAGCATTACACCTTCGCTCATTTAGCTCCTTATACTAGGTTGTCCTGACCCTTATCAACAACTAGGTTATCAGACTTCATCTTGTAACCCTTGCCGCCGACACCGCCCGCTTCCTTTGGTACATATGGGTTTTCCAATTCTGGCCAGGTGTCCTTCGATGTGTAACGGCTCCAATCACTGTCGCCTGATACATCGGCACCCTTCTCGCCCTTCATTGTCCATACGCCTGCCTTTGGAACATATGGGTTGCTAATTGATGGCCATGTGTCATCGTTAGCCCAATTACCCCATGAGTCCTTACGCATTTCATCAGCTAGGCCACCCTTATAGGATTTGCCGTCACTAACAGGAGCTACATCACCCCAATCACCACTGAAGTCAGAAGATGGGGTGTAACCCTTAGCTGCGTTCTTAGCCATCTGTGGGTTGTCACCATTGATTGTCTCATGTGGCTTGTTGGAAACATTCCACTCTCCACTCTCTAGGTTAGTTTCAACCAACTGGCTTAACCATGCTGCTACATCGCCAGCCAACTCCAAAGTTGGCTCAACGCTCTGATCTACTACGCCCTTCAATTCCTTCAAGAAACTTGATGCTTCGCCCATTAGGTACTCATTGCCCTCTTCATGGCCAAGCTTATAAACTTCAACCAAAGCATTGTATAGGTCTACATAAACCTGCATTTCTAGCTTGGTGTTCTGATCTAGGAATGAATAGAATCTCTCGACAATGTTCTGGAAATCTAGGTAAGCGTCATCTGTACCCTCTGACTTCATGCCAGATAGCTTGATGACTCTCTGTACTCTTTCGTCGTATGCTTCAACTGCGGTTCGCAAAATGCCTTCCGCCATGAATGCACAAACCTGATCGTCGTAAGATGATTCGCCTACTGTGTCCAAAGCGTTTGCGATAGAACCAGCTAGCTCAGCCTGCGTTAGATAAATAACATTTGGCCATCTGACTACGATTGCTTCCAAAATTTCCTGTAACTGCTTGTTATCAGACATTGCATTGCACTTTCTGAGGTCTGCCATTGCCTTGCAGAAGTTAATGTCTTCCGCTAGATTCTTCATCTTGGCACGAAGTACCATGCAGTCAGTATTTAATGTCTTCCAATTGAAGGACAAAATCTTGCCTTCGTTGCGTGAGTTAGCATCTGGAATCTTAATGCCGACTACGTTACCGTGATCGTCATGCTTAACTTCTGATGCCTTCGCGGTTGGACCAAATTCCTGATAATCAATGTAATTGAAGATGTTTTCAGTTAGATTGCGCCATTCCTTCATCTTCTTCTTTGTCTGTGGCTTGAAACGGAAGTGAACGTGCGTGCCAGGACCGCCACGCTTCTTCAAGGTGTCAGCTTCACGCTTCTTCTGTGCCTTAATAGCTGGGCTAACCAACTTCTGATTGCGCTTCTTGGACTCCGCTCTCTTCTGAGCTAACCAAGGTGGCTGAGGCTTGCCCTTCTTCTTTGGCTTGTTTGGCTGCTCGACCCACGCCTCTGCGCCTTCTTGTAAATCACGACGGACGAAAGGCAACGCAATGTATTCTTTAAATAAAGAATCAGCCCCACCCTTATTCGCCTTAAGACATTCATCAAACATCTTGCGGAGAACTTCGCGGGACTTCTCTCGCGCTGAACTGTCGTCAATAACCAACTGCTCAACGTTTTCAAATACAACATTATTGCCGTCTAAACGATAAGAAGCATGAATGTAAGACTTATCCAAAGTCTCGTATGTTACAGTAGACTCGTCAAAGCAGTGAAGAACCAACTGTTCCTCGCCCAATGCCTTCGCCAACACATCTTCAGCTTCAATTAGTTCTTTTTCCGATTTGCTAAGTGACTCTTCGCTAATTTTTTGGAAAACATCATAATTGATTAGTTTTCTTCTCATATCATCTCCTAATAAGGATATATACCTTGTGTTACTATTCGATATATAGTGCTGATAGCAGAATTTTATGCACTATTAATTCGCCTAACCATAGATATGCAAAAAGGCTCAAAAAGTAATGGACAAATTTAAAAGATTTTCAGAGTTCTATGACGCACGCGCAGATCAAGACAAAGATCAAGAAGATGAGAAAGGTCTTGGAGATATCGACGCGATGCCAAATGAGGACGAACTATTAATGAAATTAGCTAATTTAGCCATTAGTAGGCATCAGGAAAGATTCATAGAGTTCTTTACTACCCTTGGCAGACACGACGATGATATTAAAAGAATGTTAGGCAAATACAGAGATAAGCGCAGAGACTACCTGCCAAACGACTTGCGTAAGGGAAGCGAAGAAGCGGAAAAAGATGTTGTCGCGCCGAACACCGCAGATATGAGCGGACCTGTTTAAGAATTGATTTGGTAATATAAGTTAATATATCTGTCAGCACTTATATCCCATGTATTAGAATTTATGTATTCTTCAGTTTTCTTGATGATGCTTTTCCTGTAAGGCTCATTACTAAACACTTCATCTATTTCGTCAGCCAGGTCTGTAAAATTGGCAGGACGTGGCACCACACCCTCCAAATCATCGAACTGATGGCAAGCACTAGCAATTACAGGTGTACCACACGCCATTGCCACCCGTATCGCCCCCGACGCCCCATATACCATATTCTTTGGATCACCCACATAAGGGAACACAGCAATCTTAGCCGTGCGTAAATAATTCTTAATCATTTGCTCAGTCTGAAACTTGCGAATAATAACCGCATTATCACGCAAGTCTAACTCATCAATCTTCTTAATAAGAAAGTCATAATACTGAGCGTGAACCACACTGGTATGATAATTGTCACTGCACAAATAACAATAAAATATATCCTTGAACTTAGGATCAGATTTCTTCAGATAATGAATCGCATCCAAAACCTTATCCACACCCTTGTAAAAGAACCCAAACCCAAACTGAACAATAGGGTATGGCGTCTGGAAGATGTTCCACAATTCCGTCTTTTCTTCATCACTGAACTTAATACAACCATGTGGTATAACATAAATGTTATTTACGTTGCCCAACCTCTTGAGAACATTCTTTCCTTCTTCACTGTGGACAACAATATCCTTGACCGCCGACGTACAAATAGCCTTATCCAAGTGTTCGTAAACGGAATGCATGGTTACAACGTAAGGAATATCTTCGATACCCTGAAGTAGTTGTAGGAAGAAAGTTGCTTTGGGGAAAATACCAAATTCATGTTGGATAATGATGAAGTCGGGCTGCCAGGCAACTAATTTGTCAATCAACCCTTTGAGGCTGGTGCCACGTTGCCAGCACCGCGAAACATAAGGTGGGTCATCAGTTCGATCTTCACCTCGTTCGGAGAAAACGTGAAGTTCTTTTACCTTGGCTCTTAATGAATCAACTAAATAGCCACTGTAAGTGCTGATTCCACAGTTATCATTCCAGTTACATACGAACGCAATTTTTAAATCTTTGACTTGTTTAGCATCGCCAAAGTTTAGTTTTTTACCAATCAGGCTGTGCCACTTTTCTTTAGGTTCCTTGATTTCCAATTTACGAACAGAATATCCCGTCATTGCAAATTGGTGTTCCGAGAGTGCGGCCACTACATTTTTTTTGTTTAAAGCTACCCACATAATGTTGTTTCTCGAATATCATTACATATCGTCAGCAGGATCAGCTAAGGTATAATCTACCATCCAATGTACAGTGGCGTAATTACACTTAATATCGGCATAAATTATAAACACATTAGCGCTTTTCCTGATTGAACCAACCATATCAACTGACCCAGCGCAAACAGGGATGCCTTTAGGTTCAATGCAAACATAAATGTTTGTCGCTAAGATGAGCGGGTCCAAAGTTATTTCTGTCTCCGAGTAACCATACGGAAGGGTAATGTTACCCTTCACTTGATGGAAAATGGAAAAAAACAGCGCTTTGAAATACTGCCACCACCAATTTCTTCCCCTAATAAGTGCCATAATTATACTTCTTTATATTCGCAATGCCACCTAATCAAACAGGTGTTTGTATTAATGTCGGCATGGATAACAAACCCACATTTACCAATAGTAATACCGATTTTGTTTACGGCCCCATGACAAGTACAACACCCATCTATAGGGTCTTCAATGTCAAAACAAACCTTACAAGGCTTGCCTGGCACCTTGATTTCTATTTCATGACAACCGAAACCAAGTATAATCTCTCCTGACACTTCTCTTTTGCAACAGTGACTGTGACAACCGAAAAAGCTCATGAACCACATCCATATGTTCATATGACTCCTCCTGCAACTATATACATTTATTAGAACCAATATTCATGAACTTTTGTCAAAAAGGCGATATCCTTCTCGCCTTCTTCATATATTGGTAGCACAGCATCAATTGCACAATAAGGACATACCGCCGTGTCTAACTCCTTATCCACCCACTCTTTAATCTCAGACGGAGAGAACACTTTATAACAGTAGTAACAAGCGCATTCTGAAACCTTTTGCAATTTTTGCTTGTTGTGTATTGCAAATTTAGGACACATCTTAATATCCATTATCCCTCCGTATCTGTGTAATCAATATCTTCCACGTCCTGCTCAGATTCGTAATCCTGAATCTCCATGTCATACTTGACAGCTTCCTGATCCGAAACCTTCGGCAATGGCTTTCCTTGCTCTGCTGGTGGAATCATTCCAGGTGCATCACCTTCTTGCGGTGGTGGCGGCATTGGTGGCATCGCTGCTCCTCCCGCTGGTGCCCCGCCTGGAGGTGGACCTCCTGGCACTGGTGCCCCGCCTGGCAAACCGCCAGCGTCTGGCCCAAGATTTGGATTCGGGCCACCTGGCTCTCCACCAATTTCCTGTTCACCCTGACCTGGCATTCCAACACCCAACAACGTTGGATTCTGTGCAAGAATTTGTAACTTCAAATCTTCAAGCTTTTGCACCTTCAAACGAGCTAACATTTCCTTAGCTTCTTCGTCAGTGTATTTCATCCACCTCGTTAGAATGTCAAAGTCGCCCATCAACTGTGAACCCTTCAAACTGTTGGCGTTATTGATTCTGTTAGTCACAATTTCCGCACGACTTAATTCACGCCAATCGCTCGGCGGCGTCATCTTGATTATCAAATCCTCATAAGATTCTGGTGGGAATCCACGAAGCTTTAAATGCTTGTCAGCAATCTGATACAACGCTTCTTCAATGTGCGACTGCAATCTTTCGATCATGCGGGCGAACTTAACGTCCTGCGCACTCAAAGTAATTCTTGTCGCGTTTGGGTCTTCCAAGCTGAAATAGTTTTTCGGGAAATTCAAAGCTGTAAACAACTTGTTGCGGAAATATACCGCATCATCAATTTCACCTAAGTTCTGAGCGCCAGGCAATGTCTCAATTCTTGTATTCGACTGAGGACGAATTGGAACCCAATAGTCCTCATCCTGTGCGGGCGCGTGCCATTTTTCTTCAACTGCCGACGCACCACCCTGAGCATACTGATTCCTTGGAACCTTCTTCTTTCTAAATTGATCCTTAATACGATCCATGAAAGCTTCTGCCTTATAAGGCGGAAGTTGTCCTACGTCAATATAGAAACATCGACGCTCTGGCGCACGGGTTAGTCGGTAAATAACCATCGCATCTTCCATCATTCTTAACTGATGCGCAGGCCCGCGAGCCGCTTCAATAAGACTTACGCCATATGGGTAGAATGTCTTTCTATAATCACCAATACGAATGTGGATAACCTGTTCTGGTGCGAATCGAATCGCCATAGACTGCTGCAACTCTGATTCAGTTGCACTTTGAATAGGCGACTTGATGATTGCGTTGTAATCAGGTGCATCCTTAGACTGCTGGAACTCTAGTATCTTGCCCTTAATTGTTTCAATGCGGAACATCGTTTCGCATGGCAAGTCGTTGATTCTGTAAACGCCTTCCTTCGGATTGTCAGGATTAATGACAACTTCCCAAAACAAGTCGCCCTTAATGAATAATCGTTTTGCTTTGTCCCACATAGTTCGCTGGTCTAAATTCAGCATATCACGGTGGAACATGACGAAATTAAGTTCATCTACAATATCGCTGTTAGCACATTGAATCTTAAAACACTTGCCATCTTCGTCTTTCTGGCAATTGTGCATGATGCAGGACGTAGTAGCAAAATTCTTATGTTCTTCTACAGAAAGGTCATAAACCGCCATTGTCTTGTGTGGCCAAATGCCAATAATACGTCGGCGGTCAGGCTTCTTTACAAGCTGTTTTAACTCACGCGAAGTAAAACCTTGCTTCCTTAACCACTGTTCTATAACAATTGGGTCGTGACCAACTTGACGCCCAATTTGTTTCATGTTAAACCCTTGACCTAGCAGACGCGATATGTAATTAGCGCGTTCATACTTGTCCTGATCTTCACCCAAACGCCACTCATCAATAAACTGACGTTCGTGAAGCCAACCCTTGTTAAAGGTGAATATTCTTGGGAATTGATCTGTCTTTAATTTACTGTAATTTGGATGGCATCTGACCTTATAGAAAGGCATCAACTCATCCCCAAACTTTAAATCGCCAGCATGTGCCCAGCCACCGTCACGTTTGAGTAACTCATGGTCTGGAGTCACTACTTCAGTTTGGCCATTGTCAAAAATGATTTGTACTGTTTCAGCGAATTTGACAAACCTTGGAGCATAAGCCCAACCAATGGTGTAATCTTCCTTCTCAAAATCGTAGCAGTAAACAGGAAACTTCTCGTCCTTCTTATTCTCAGCCAGCCATTCGATAGACTTGGACCCGTAATAAAGAGTCTGAATTTCTGTAGATGCCGCTACGCAAGCTTCGTCCGCAAAAACCGTCGTAGCCATCTCAATTTCAGGACAGCTTAAAACTAAACGGTCGTATTCTTTGTAACGGTTGGTTCGGTTGGTGGCTGATGTTGTATCAACCAACTCGTTCTGGACGCGGATAAACCCGCCGCCCTGCGACATTGATTCTAAATTTCGTAAATCTAGTATAGAATCAGGACTAGATACACCTGCCGTTGGAAAATCCTTTACGTCGGATTTTTTCGCCAACGGGTCTTGCGTAAACGCATAGGTGAAAATCTTAAATAAATCGTACCATGCCATATAAATCCCTTTACCTTTCTAATTATATTAGTTATGGCTATATGGCATAATTTTCTCCAGTTTAGTGTCACTCTATTATTAAAATCATGAAAAGAATCATTTTAGTCGTCAGCCACCTTGGATCAGGCAGTGCCAGCCTGTGCTACTGTTTAGCACAAACCAATATCGTTCAATGGATGCAGGATGGAATTATCTACGATGACCCTACAGCAACCGAATCATTGCTGTCGGCCAAACATAAGTTTAGCAACAAAGTTGGATTGTATGTAAACGAAGTGCTTTATAACTACCAAATATCACATAAAGCAGTTTATCATTCTTGTGAAATCGTGTATTTGATACGCGATCCCAAGACCTCAATCAAGTTTTTGAAGCCTAAAGATGCGGAATATGCGTTAAACTACTACATCTTCAGATTACGAAGAATCTACGAAATGACGAAAGAAACTGAGGGAGCGGTTTTCTTGACGTGGGATGATTTGATGAATAAGAAAGGATTGCAGCTTCTAAGCAAGAAACTAGACCTTCCCGATCTTGAGTTCAAAGAATACGGAAGCGAGAAGAAACTTTTTGACTTGTCGAAAAACATGCTCAACGAAGCTGAACGTGCCTATGAACTATGTCTTTATCGGGTCAGGAGCAACGCACAGGTCTTAACGTGTTGAGTCTTATAGGCGTCTTTTGTCCATTTTTTGATGAAAAAATTATTGTATTCGCCGTCCACTTCCATTCTTTAAAATAATCCCCACCTATAAGCTTACTGTATTCAGATTCCTTTTTCACATAAGCAATTGTTACATGGGGGCGGTAAGTTGAATAACTAGAGGTGTTCAATACGTTGGCTTTAAGTAAATGGTTCATATAAAATAAGCTTGGGCCGATTGCTTCAATCTTTATAACATCAAATTCTTCATTCGACGTAAAAAGTGAAATTCGCCCAAGCTTAACTTCAAAAGGAGACTGTCCTGACAGCACTGATTGAATTTCTTCAGGTGCTTGCGCGTGGACGCCATAAAGCAATGTTACATGAATCTCGTCTTCGCGTCCGTGAATCAGGTCATTCGGAGGACAGTATATATCTTGTTCCCGTACCATGTCCTTGCCCCACCGAATGATCTGATCGGCCAGAATGCGGGGAAGATTTATTTGGACGGACGAATAGGGATACAAACCTAACTTCTTATCCCCGAAGGGTCTGTAATTCATCATCTTCGTCATCATCCTCTTGTTGTGCCACTTGTCCCTTAGCAGTCTTTTTTGCATGAATGTTTTCAATCACTTTCTTTTCTTCAGCGATCATCTTGTCCAGTATATCAATAGTCTGCTGTAATTGGGAGGGAGTTTGATAAATTGGTGGCATCCAACTTTGTGATTTTTTCTTTTCCTCGTCAATAAGTCTTTGTTCTTCAGCTTGACCCTTCTTTACTGCTGCTCTTTTTTCTAGTGTTTCCAACTTTTGCAATGCTTGGTAAACGTGAAATCTCACTTCCCTATAAGCAAAGCTATTCGGGAGGGAACTAAACCCCTCTTTTAACAAATCTCTTGTAGTCTTCATTTTTTGCCTTTCTTCTTATATCTACTTATAGCCTGTGCTGCCTTTCTTTTTTCACTAAATTCATTCCAGTATTCAGCAGCTTCTCTAGACTTTCTACGGTCTAGCCAGTAGTTCTTCATATCGTATACTAACTCCTTAATAACAACTTAAACAAATATAATGTCCACGACGGGAATGCTTCCATTTTCCACAATCATCTTCGATACGACAATTATCCCTAATAAGATAAATTGCTGTACCACCATCCCCACCATAAAACCAAATCTCATCGTTTGGCTGTAAGTTAGTCTTCAACTCTTCCCATCTCTGGTTGCAATAACCAAATGGCAACGGAATGCCAGTTTCCCGAATGGTAATCATATTCTTACGCTCGGCATGTTCTACCGAATCATACTTTAGAAATTTGCCACGCAACCCAAAACGTAATTCCCAGCCTTTCGGCAGGTCATTAGCTGGATCATACGGATGGTCCTGTAACCATTTCTTAGTCATTTCGTTTAAATCTACCACCCGAACTCCTTCAATAATTCATCGTTATTGCGAACGGGACGCTTTGGGAAATCAAAGTCTATTTCCGTCAATGTAGCCAAAGCATGTTCGTGTTTTCGATACTCTTCCTGTAACTCTGAAATAGCCACTATAATTTGAATATGAGCAAGATGCACATTAGGCGGGTCTTGCTCTAATAGAGCTTGAATTTCTTTTAACTTCTGAATTACCATCCGAACTCCTTCAATAGAGAATCTAGCTTTCTTCTAAAGTCGAAAGCTACACCCGTCATGATTTCTTCGTCCGAAATATGCAATGAATCCTTAAGACGTTCATTCTCTTCAAAGAAATCCCTTGGGGCACCCTCCAGAATCTCTTTCTTAATCTCCTCATAAGAAGCCGACTTGAGTGGATCAGTTAATTCCTTCGGTACGCTGGTTCCTAGTGGCAAGTCACGCAAGATACTATCACGAACGAATAAAGCTATCGCCGTAGACATTACTGCATCGTCATGCTCTCCCTTGTTCGCTCCAATCTTGCCCGTCTGTGGGCTGTGAACGAACGTTGTGATTTCCTGTACCAAACGACGGCTATTGATTTTAATAGTACCATTAATGCATCGCTGTTGCAATGCTTCCAAAACTGTTAAGCGATTGCCAACTGTAACCTTAATGCCAGCTTTAGGCGATTTGCTAGTCGCTTTTTCAAAGTATATGTTGTCATAAAACAGGTGATGCTGAAGATTCGTCAAGACTGCACCACCAGAACCCATGTTTTCTACCACTACCAAAGCGTGGTTATAGTAAATGGCTATTTCGTTCAATACCTGAGCAAATTGATAAGGCTGAATCTTATTGCTGTAAAACTCAGCACATTGTTCCATTGTTTGGTTATCATATACTTCAATCACGCTATTATCACCATCTTCACCAACGCCTTCAGCGGTATCAACGCCGATAGTGTATTCGTGACCGTCTATTGGTTCCCGCCAGACCCACATGGCCCCTTCACGTTCCCAGCTATCGTCGTATTCCAGGTTTTCATCGTCATCATCTTCGTTGGTCAGAAGGGTGTTTACCCATTTCTTAAAGAGCTTACGCTTTGGTGGGTTATTTTGGGTTTTTTCTACCAAATCCGCAACGATATTAGCTGGAATGTAAGTTTCACCCGAACCAAGAAAGGATCGTAAAACTTCTTGGAGCCAACCCTTTTCGCCAAGCTGGGATTTCTGGTCAGCCACCCACACGGGATCATTATATTCAGGATGTTCGGTGTATTCCAGTTCCAAGATATGGAATGGTTTACCAAGTCGCTTGGACTTGTGGAACATCTTTTCGTACCAGTTGCCTAGACCGTTAACCGTGGAGATAACGATACAGTTACCACCAGTGCTTAGCATTGGGAACATAGCCTTCCAATGCTTGTCCATGTCAGGAATGAAAGCCGCTTCGTCTAGGATTAAATACGTTACCGATCTACCACGGGCAGCTTCAGGGGTGAAGAAATATAAACTGCCGCCCGTGCTATAGAACTGCTTATGGTGGTCGTTCCATTTACCTTGGAGGTCGGGCTTTAGCCAGGTGGGAAGGTGTTCTACTACACGATTGATGATTTCACCAGCGGCGATAGCTTCACGGTCAGTCTTTGAAAGCAACATGATTTGCTGGTCGAGCTTGAACATGCAACGCCACATACCCCAAATTTCGGCCAGCGTGGTTAGTCCACCCTGACGGAACTTTGAGATAAGGTTAAAACGATACTTTTCGAAGTCGCCAACGACTCTATGCTGATATTTGTAATTTATGAAGCGGACTGCGCCTTTTTTCGGGTGTAAAACTCTGACGTACTTGTTGGCAAAATAAAAGAAGTCTAATGCGCATTTTGCATATTCTATACGTTGCTTATTCCCATCGTAGTTGTTATAATCATCTACTGTCTCGTCGGGGTCGATTTCTAGTTCATACCTTGAGAGGGCGTAATACTCGGAAGGGTACTCAGCCTTGTAATACTCTTCGAGGTTTTTGTACTTGCCCCGCCAGATTGACTCACCAGATTTAACCATAATTTCACAAAACCTTTCTAACTAATTATCTTTATATATTATGCAAACTGCCAAATTATGCTTCTTGGTTATAAAAGAATGTATGCACAAGGATTTTAACTATCAAACTATATTATCTAAACTCGGAGACGCTTGTATGAGTTATTTCACCAGCAAGACACTAAGACGCTGGTGGCTACAAAAAGGAAAAAATGAATAAATCAGAATTAATCAATAGGCTAAATGAAGACCTAGTAAATGAATACACCCACATGCACTTCTATCTGCACTCATCGTTCATGGTAGAAGGCGTCTACAGGGCAGAAGTGGCTGAATGGCTAGTTGAACACGCTGAGAGCGAGTTCAAGCACATTCAGGAGTTTGCCAAGGTGATTGTTGGGCTAGGCGGCATACCTGCTACTAACCACAAATTGTTCCCCAATCTGACTGATCCAAATGAAATCTTCTTGTACGCGCAAAAGCTTGAGAGCGAAGTAGTTACGAACTATGTACATCGTATGGAGGACGTGGATGGTAGTTTGTTACTTGATTTAGCAGACAAAAAGTATGTACAATTGTTCCTTGAAGACCAAGTGTTGGATAGTCGAGGTGATCTGGACGAAATTGCTCAATTCTTGAAAGGCAAGTAAACAGGATGCCAACTGAAAACGAAAAGAAATATGTTTTGAATCTTGATACTGAAGAGAAGTTCCAAAAACTGGCAGAAAGTAAAAACCTGATTTTACAGGGTTACTTATTTTCCACTAAAGGAACTTCTCTTCGTCTTCGTAAGATGAAGAATAAACATTATTTAACTTTAAAGTCAACAGTTAATGGACGAGTGGTAGAAATTGAAAACCAGATTGATGAACGAGATTTCACTGACTTATGGACACAATGTATGAATAAGTTAGAGAAAATTCGTTATATTGTGCCAGACAAACAGGGACAAATTTGGGAAGTTGACTTTTTTAAAGACCACAATGGCACTAATTACTTTGCTTTGGCTGAGTTTGAAATGCCTGAAGGCAAGTTAGCTCCTGACTTTATGCCAAGGTTTATCAGGGAAAATTTACTGTTTGAAGTTCCATTGACAGATTGTAGGTTTGCCAGTAAGTTACTTGCTGACATTCGTTATGCGAGCGACCTTTACAAACTTTTTAAGGAACTTACCAATGAAAAATTACAAACTGGTTAACACTCACCCTGTAGCACGCTTTTATTACAAGGGTAGTCATAGTCATCCCGTACAACGAACCGTTTTAATTACTGAGTCTAATGAAGATCGAATTACTGGCTATGAAGTTCGGGACGGTAAAATTGTAAGACCCCCTAATTCTGCTCCTGTAAAGTCTTATTTGCGTCGAAAGATTGCAAAAGTGGAACAGATGCGGCTTTCTAGGAAGCGGGATTATTTGATTATTGCAAAGGGACCGAAGGTGTCTACTTTGAAGCGAACTCGTCTTTACGATTACCTATTTACTGGTCCATAAGTATAAAGTGGCAAGATTGAAAATAATGACAAGCGACAAGCATATGAAATAAGTGTACTTGTCGCTTGTCCTTTCATCTTGGATATGCACTACCAATTCTATTTTGTGCTTTAAATCCCCCATTTGTCCCTCAAGCGTTCCAAGAAATTAAGTTTGTTTTTCTTGGCTTCTATCAACGAATCCGCCGAATTTTTGAATTTATAGGTTTTCTGTAGCTTTTCAGCCGACAAATATATCTTCAAGATTATATCTTCCCATTCAGGATTCGGTGTGAAGATGTGTAAATCCCCTTCTGCTTCCAAGTAGACTAAATAGCCTTTGTAAGATACTTTCAACACTTTGGAAGCGTCTTCGTGGATGGTTTGATATTCACTTAGTTTAATGGGTATTGACCCGTTCTTCAAATAACTAAGTTCGATGTGATAGCCGTACTTCAATCCGTCAAAAGTTTTACCGATTTCATGGATGGGAGTATCGGGGTCTTGTTCTGGCAGTCCTTCCTGTTCTTCCACATCATACACGTCTATCCAGTCGGTAGATTCATAATTAGCACTTCCTTGTGCCATAATTGATTGTCCTAGATACTTTAGGATAACACCGAATTTACCTTCCAGTCCCATGTAGTTTCTATCCACGGCTTCGGCAACTCTTTGTTCTTTCAGGATTTTTTCTTTATCTAGCATAGTGTTATTAACAATATATATGTTTAGAGGTAAAATATGGCTGACATTACTTATGTTCTTAATGATCCTTCTACACCTAGTTTAGTTATACCAGTGAATTTACCACCGAAACCAAACGGTATGGATTTCAAAATTGATGGTTTTCGTGGTGCTACACCTACGATGTATACTCAGGAGCATCAGGCGGCTTTGTGTCATTACAACATAACACAAGGTATTACGACGATGCGCAAGCATTTGAAGCATCAATTATTGAACAACTGGTCCGCGACTCAGACTCTCTACGTTCAACCAAGAGCGGGTAAGCAACTCAATGCTTATTATGATCGTAAGGCACTGCGATTCTTTTACGCAATGGACCCAATCACTAAGAACATGGTTTACTCAGTTAATTCTTCTGACGTAGTTCTTCATGAATTGGGCCATGCTCTTTTAGACGCTTTGCGTCCTGATCTGTTTAATGTTCAGGCTTATGAAGTGTGGGGTTTCCACGAAGCTTTTGGAGACATTAACGCCATTATCAATGCTCTCCAACACGATGCATTTATTGAATTAATCCTCAATGAAACTGGCGGCGATATTTCGAAGCCTAACACTCTTACCAAGCTGGCTGAAGAGATGGGACAAGCCATTTACAACCTTACTGGTGGCCGAATGGGTCACAGTGCGGGTGCGCTCCGTAATGCTATCAACAATTTCACTTATATCGAACCAGAAAAGCTTCCGCGTAATGGCATGGACAATCAATTGAGTAGTGAGCCACACAGTTTTTCCCGTGTGTTCCTTGGTGCGTGGTACGATTGCTTGGTTGGCATTTACACCGAACAAAGGAAGACATGTCAGGATGCGAAAACAGCATTGATAAATGCGAGAGACATATTGACTTCGTATACGTTTAATGCTATCCCTAATGCACCTGCAACCATTCGATTCTACGATGCATTTGCAAAAGCAATGTTGGTGCAGGACAAACTTAACAATTACCTTTACAATCAGGTAATGAATGATGCGTTCATCAAGCGTGGAATACTTCGCCAGGTAGTGCGTCCGATGGTCAGCATGGGTTGGAGTGCTTTCAAGATGATGGTGGAACCATCTGACCAAATCGTGGAAGACCCAGCGTTGGCGATTGTTCGCAGTAAAAATATTGAGCAATTGACATTACCTGACTTTATGGTTAATGTCGAAGTCCCAAATGACGCTTACTACGAGTTCGATCAGCAAGGAAATTGTGTCGATAGCGTAGTAACTTCGGCCAGCGAATTGATAGATCATGCCCGTGATTGTGTTGACTTTTTGCACGAAAAGGGTTTGATTAGGCAAGACCGCATGACGCCGTTTGAAATTAGTGATGACGGTAATCTAATAAGAAGTCATTTTGCAGGATGTTTTACCGCCAACTGCACCAACCCAAACCAGATTGAATTTCTCAAATGCTGGAAACCAGAAAATAATGCAGGTTGCGGTTGCGGCGGCAAGAAGAAACCAGTATGTAATACCAAAGGAATTACTGCTGCCAACGGAATTGTAATCATCGCTAACACAAGATTTGACAAAAAGTAGAAATTCCTAATTTTTTGATATATTCCTACTAATTATTAAATGTTAATAAGGAGATATTACCATGAATTATGATCCTGTGTTGAGGAATCTAAAAATGCTCGCGGCAACTCGTTATGGCGATGACGACGATGATATAGACGATATGGAATGGAATGACCTAGACGACGACGATGAAGACGAAGAAGATTGGGATGATGATGACGAAGATGATCTAGACGATGATGATGAAGACGACGAAGATTGGGATGATGATGACGAAGATGATCTAGACGATGATGATGAAGACGACGAAGATTGGGATGATGATGACGAAGATGATGAAGATTTAGACGATGATGACGGCTATTAACGTTTCATTTGTTTTCTAGTTCTCTTGGCTTTTATAGCCACAAGAAGCGGATCATTTTCTGGAGCTTCGTAAGAAGGAAACGCTCCATTTTGTATTTTGTTTAGATTTAGCGGAGTTTGTGATGCTAATTCACCCTCAGGTCCAGCAGAGCCAAATATAGATTCTGCCCAATGTTTGAAGTACAGCTTCATATAATATATGTATGAAAATTGACGTATTTATATTTAACTATGGCCGTTTCTACGATGCCAGAGCTTTGTACGATACATTTGATAATCTTGGATACGAGACTTATTTACTTAATTGTCAAAGTCCCACAGACCCACCCTTTAAAGCCACTGATAGGATACTTAAACTCCCGAACATATTTTATTCGGGACAGTGGAACGAAGCTTTAAAGTTGTCCAAAGGGGATGTGTTATTTCTTATAAATTCTGATGTTAAAGTTAATCATCCTAAAATGATTATGCATAGGATGAAGAAATTCTATAATCACTATGGAGATAGGGCTGGTATTTATGCTCCCAACCACTATTGGACTCCCTGGACCTACAATCCAGATTTACTTAAAACAGTAGAATTTGGATTGAAGAAAGTGCCAACACCAGATAGTACCATTTGGTCCTTGAGCAGAGCGGTTGCTGATGAAGTTGGTCCAGTAGATACAAAGATCAATGCTTTAGGTTGGGGTATTGAGATTGTAGCTTCTTTTTATTGTTCGAAAAGTAATAAACTTGTGGTAAGAGATTACCATGTCCATTGCAATCACCCACGCAGCACCGCGTATAATCGAAATTCGGCAGATCAACAGTGGCGAGCTTGGATAAGTAGCATAGGATTAGGTGGAGAGTTCTGGCACTATTATAATTCTCGTAACAACTTTGGATTTGGCTGGCAAGGCCATCATTTCGCTTCAGCAAACGAATTGAAAATGCTATGAAATAGTCTTTTCCAATTCCTCTATCGTCTTGATTTCTACATAGTGAATTATATCGACAATCTTCTTGTTCTTTTTAGCCTTGCCAAACTGCCTGAACGCTATCCACTCAATTCCACCGTCCTGATGATCTATTATGTTCTTTAGCGTTAAAGGGTTTGCCCTATTATCTTCTGGATTAAAGGATTTTTTAGGCAAGTAGATTTCGTACCCTTCATCGTTATGCTTTACAAAGATTTTGTATTCTGTAGGTATTAGTTTATATTTACAGAACACTTCATTGCCAGGTTCGGAAGTCCTTCCCTGGTAATACCATACTGGAACACTAACGCCCACGCAACTAACCTCTTCACCATTGAAAAGGTCATAGCGTTGTTTGCGTTCCAAAAACATGTTATGTGATACGCTTAAAGTTAGGCTCATATTAAGTTAAAGAATAAAATGGACAAATCTTCCTATAGTTACAACGGCTGCAATGCTGGCCGACATTACCTAATACACCATTAGGGTTTGTCTTGGCAATGTCATCATAACACTTGAGTAGTTCAGCTTCAACTCGATCTAACGATTGCTCGCTAAAACTAGCACCTACCAACTCAGCCCCTTCAAGGTAATATAACGCCGCTTTGATGTTTTCAGGCTTAGCGTTAAATTCCTTTTGCACAACCCTGGCATATGTCTTTAACTGAAGGTCATTTACGATATCCTTTTGGGATTTTCTCCACGGACCCTTCTTTGTGGTTTTGTAATCAAGAATCCAGAACTTATCACCCTTCTGCACCAGACGGTCGATATAACCTACAACAAGTTTCTTGTGCGGCGGGTCCAGGTCGAACTCAAAGGGCCATTCCGTCTTACCTTCGAACCCAAGCTGATCGGAGATTTTTTTCACCGCACGAATATGGTCCACAACCTTGTTCTTATATTCCTGTGGCAATTTAATGTTCTTCTTGCCTTCACCAAGGGGAATTTTGCCGCTGAGTACGTCCTCGGCAATTACTGAAATTAAAATTTCGCCTTTTGTTTGTATGTATACTTCGGCAATTTTGTGTATAATTGATCCGTAAGTAAAATAGATCGGGTCTTCCTCAAGGGAAGGGATTTTTTCGTGGTATTTGTATTTGTATTGTTGCTGACAGAGTTCCCACACACCAACTCTGGACACGCTTAAATGGTCTATTTTCATTAGTTCTACTTTCTTCATTACATGAGGGTACAATAAAAATGAGTTACAATCAAGAGTTTTTCGATGAATATAAAAATTACTTGCAGGAACCAACGGTTCGTAACGTCCACGATTTAATGTTACAAACATTTAGTGACAGTTTCCCAAAATGGAAATATCCATTTAATATCATAGATTTCGGTTGTGGTCAATGCTGTGAGTATCTGAATTACGGACAATTTTCAGGATATGCTGGCTTGGACCTGAATCCGCCGTTACATCCTGGCTGTTTCAAAGCAGACTATACCAGGATGCATGGTGAGGATATGAAATGGTTTGCACCATACGCATTCCACGGGTTTGTCAGCTTGTTCTCCACGGAATGCTGTTTGACACGGATTGGTAAATATGAGTTTTATCGTAAAGTATTCAGAGAAACAGACGTGCAAATGGGGTTGGTGGCTGGCTTTTATTACAAAAGTAGGATACAACAGGAAAAGGTGGAAGAAACTGGTGGAATCGTTTCCTTCCAGTCCACGGAAGACCAGCGAGATTTTATGTGCCCTGAATTTATAGAATACAGGACTTATATCGACGTGCCATCCAAGATGTTTGGCCCCGATGTGGTGGAAGTATGGAAACTGCTAATTAAAAAACCTAATCATGGCAATTGACTTTGATAGTTTTGTTCAATGGTGTGAAGATCGCTTTGCTGGTGAAGTAGTCGTCAAAGGCAAAGAAGTACGAATTAATTCCATCTTCTCGCCAGACAATAAACAGCATATGTGGTGTAATCCCTATGGTGGCAAACACCATAGGGATGATGGAGTCTATCGGTGTTTCTATACCGAAAAGATCGGCACCCTTGTCGGTCTAGTCATGGAAGTTGACAATTGCAGCTATGAAGAAGCTAAAGAACTACTTTCTGGCAATACACCAATCCGTATCCTTGAAGATGAACTCGATAAGTTCTTCCAAGAGAAAGAAGTTGTATTTCAATTGCCAGAAGAAGTGCAGATCAAACTGCCACTGTATACCTACTTAATTACAGGCTTACCCAAGAGTAGTCTGCTCAGAATGGAAGCCGAAGACTATTTGACGAAAAGAAAGCTATCCACGGAAGGATTATACGTCTGTTCCACTGGAGACTACAAAAATAGAATCATTATCCCTTACCACGATGCCAAAGGTAAATTAATCTATTTCAATGGCCGTAATATGGCCAATAAAGGATTAAGATATCTCGGCCCTGAAAAAGAAATTGGCGTAGGTAAAGGTGACGTAATATTTGCATCTATGTGGCCCGCCAAAGGGTCAAAGATATACCTTACCGAAGGTGAACTAGACGCCATCACGCTTAAAATGTGTGGATTTGCTGGGATGGCTTGTGGCGGTAAAAGCCTAAGCGATAAACAAATTGAATATATCAGAGATTACAAGATTTGTTTGGCGCTAGACGAAGATGAAGCTGGATTTGCTGGCGTTCTTGACATGGGCAGGAAACTCATAGCTAATCAAATATCAGACATTACTTTTGTCAGACCGCCCGTTGGTCTTAAAGACTGGAATAAAATGCTAGTTCAGTTTAATCCTGAAATCATAAAAGCATGGATTCAGGAACATGAAAAACCTTTTGATGACTTTACAACATTAACTCTATTGCTTAATAAGACTTAAGGCATGTCATTGCCGCCGTTTAAGGAACTTATAGACATACCGCCACTTAAACCAATAGACATTTTCTTAGACTTCTTTTTGTCTCTTTGCTCGACGTATGCGGCAAAGGATTCGTCCTTAAACTCAGCTTTCTTTTTAGGTGTGCCAGATGTAGTTTCTGGTTGTTCTTTATAGTGTGGAGTGTCGCCTTCTTTTTTCTTGTTGGTAAAAACGGCATAAGGACATAGTTTGCCTGAGTCTTTACCCTTGCAGGCTTCTTTGCTGAACTTCTCTGGATGATGCGTTAGGGCGGCTCTAATAGTACCCCGCCAACCTTTATAAGCTTTGTTGTCTGGTCCTGGCATAATAACTATTTACGATTACTATATTGAATTTATGAAAGAGTATTTCCAGTATTTCAAAGGTAAAGCAGTCACGATTACGACGGTGCAAATCAATTTTCGCTTTAAAGAAGAGGCGATGGCTGATTACTTCTCTGGTTTCGTTGAGATTCTTGACGAAAAGGGCATCTGGTTACGGCATCCAATCACCCATTCTTTGAGCTTTATCCTTTACGCCTACATCGTTTCCGTTACCGAAGAACAAACTCTCTATGAAGATAACCCCGAACATGCTAAAATCATTGAGGAATATCGAAAAGAGAAACCACTGACCGCTGCAAAAAGAGCGGTAGTACCACCCATTAAGGAATCTTCGGCATATGTAAATCCCGCTGCCTTGGCTGAAATAGCCAAGAAAGCGAAACAAGCTTTTACCGAGGATGAAAAAAGATGAAATTGCTAGGGCTTGATTTAGTCCGTTCTACCGAGAATGCGGCAATAGCAGCCTCTCATTGGATAGGCAGCGGTGATAAGTTAGAAGCTGATAAAGCCGCAACCGAAGCCATTCGCCGCCGATTAAACAAAATGGACTTTCGCGGTAAAATAGCCATTGGTGAAGGCATTAAAGATGGATCGTATGGCCTGTATTGTGGAGAGCATGTTGGCTTTTATAAGGATGATGATGACCGTGCAGCAATAGATATTGCTGTTGATCCCATCGAAGGCACAAGACCAACGGTAACATCTGGTCCAGAAGCTATGTCAACTATCGCCGTTGCTGACGAAGGCAGTATGTTTCGCACCGAACAATTCTACATGAACAAACTGGCCTTTGGCCCGTTTATCGCCAAGACTGTTCAATTGAATATCAACGATCCTATTGAGCGAACAATACAATTAGTATCACTCGCCAATGGGAAGAAAATCACTGATATTATGGTTTGTATATTGGACAGACCACGCCATGTTGAAGTGATTGAGAGAATGAGGAAACTAGGCGTCAGAATTAAGCTAATACAAGACTGTGATGTTTCTGGTGCCATAGCAGCTTGTTTACCAGATAGAGGTATTGATCTGTTATATGGTGCTGGTGGCTCCCCCGAAGCGGTTTTAACCGCCTGTGCTGTAAAATGTTTGGGCGGCGGTTTTCAAGCTCAACTATGCGACAAAGACGGTAAGATTTTAGATGATAAGGTCTATCGCCAAGATGATTTGGTAGTAGGTAATTGCGTATTTGCAGCAACTGGAATAACGGACGGCAGCCTTCTGAAAGGTGTACGATTTAGTGAGTTTGGTCCTATCACAAATAGCGTATTTATGCGTTCAGAAAGCGGCACTGTTCGTTGGCTGACCAGTTATCACGGCAATTAAGCTCTTAATAATGCCTTGAGGTATTCGACTTTTTCACTTATGGGCAAAGAAGCCAGTTTGTTCTCTTGCACTATTTTTTTGTACTTTTCAACTACGGATTCCTTCTTTTTCAAGTTTGCATAAATGTGTGGATTGCTGTAATAGTTCATTATTGTGGCAATGTAATCGCTCTTAGTAGAAGTGCTATCAAATTCACCTTCTAATCCTAGTGATTTAGCTAAATCCTTAAGTTTCTTCTTGCCACCCTTTTCAGCAACCATCTGATTGAGTTCATCTTCAGTATACTTCTTATCATTAGCTGGTGGTGCGGCAGGCTCTGATGCGGTAGCAGGCGGTGCCGCTGATGCTGTTGGGGCTTCAGTTGGTGGTGCGGCTACTGGTTTTGGAGCTTCCGCTGGAACTTCTGTTGGCGTCTCCACTGGTGGCTTCCAACCAAGTCCTTGTTTCAATGAATTAATTGCCGCAAATCGGTTAGGACTATTGTGCCCACCGTAAAATACTTGACCTTTATCATCCTTTGGCAAAAACTCAGTTAGTTTGTTCTTGGCAACAAAGTTCTTGAACTTTAATGTCGGCCACAGCATTATCTTCTCTTTGTCGGCTTTACCTTTATCCTGTAGTATATCTAAAAGTTCTTCCTTGCTTGGGGTTGCGACTGGCGTTTCCCCAGCGACTGGTTTATCCCCAGCCGCCAATGGAGTTTCTTTTGGAGTACCAGAGCTTGCCAAACCCTCAGCTTCTTTCTTTGTTTGTAAGTGGTGAATGTAAGCGTGAGCCAATTCCCTATCACCCTTAGCTTCATCAGCGTTGTCAGGGTCACGGGAACCGTCTTGTAATTGTCCGAGTATATCAGCAAGTGCCTTCGTGTCTAATGGATGGTCCTTATCGCGGACTACAACCTTTTTATTGCCATCTTTATCCTTTTCTACTCCATATTTGTCCATGTATGTCAGTGCCACGCCTAATCTGGTTAGCTTCTTTTCGTCATCCTTAATCTTATCATAATAGTCGATAACACCCTTATCGTCGTCAATACTTGCTTCTGGCGATTTTACTTCTGGTGGCGTTTCTGCTGGTGGTGTTTCTGCCGCTGCTGGAGGCGTGGCTACAGGAGGTGCCGCAGGCGGTGTTGGAGTTGGTGTTGGTGCAACAGGAGGTGTTGCCACTACTGGTGGCACAACAGGTTTAGGTTTACGTCTAGGCGGCTTTGGTGTAGGAGTCGTTGATGAAGGTATAGTTGCTGGTGATCCTAAACCAGCATGAGTCACTGGTGGTGCCGCCGCTGGCGCATGTGTTGGTGTTGGTGTTGGTGTTGGTGTTGGTGTTGGTGTAGGCGAAGGAGCATGTGTTGGCGCATGTGTTGGTGTAGGCGAAGGAGCAATAGGAGGTGCAGTTGAACTAGCGGTTGGGGAACCTTTAGTTGGTGCTGGGGCCGTAGGGGTAGGCGTTGGAATCCCTGGAGAACCTAATGGCATAGGCGCGGGCGGTGACGGCGAGGAAGATGGTCCACCTGAAGATGGACTTTTCATTGGATTGACCGCCATGCCAGGCTCAGGAGTTTCACTATCTGGCATTGATGTTGTTTTAGGTGAAGACCCAGCTACACGATACGCCCTGGCTGATCCTAATTGGTCAATCATACTATCCAAAGATTGTACGAAGTTTGGGTTCATGTCAAAACCCTTGGACAACTCTTTTAATTTCTTGAGGGAGTCTAGTGCCTTTTGCTTTGTCTGTTCGAAATTACGTTGAGTCTGACGGTAGTGCCAAACTCGTTTTAGCAGATGGGAACCACCACCATATAGACCACCCATTAAACCGCCAGCTAATCCACCCAGGCCCGCACCCGCGAAGGTGCCAGCGCCACCTGTAGGAATACCACCAGCCGCACCGCCAGCTAAAGCGCCATAGCCTGCACCCTTGCCAGCGTTTCTCCAAACATCTCCCCAAAAATTTCCTAACTCTTCGTTAAACCTTTCTGGTGGAAGATTATGAGCATCTTCGTACCAAATAACAAAAAGCTCTAATGGGAATTGTTTTTCTTCTACTAATTCTGCTGTGACTTCTAGTTTAAGGTCACTAGCCTTAGATTCCAGAATCTGGTGGTAATCATTAACAAATATATTTTGGAACTCATTGAGAACGAGGTTCTCTTCACCGCTATTTACAGCTAGGGTGTTGTTTAAGCTTTCAATCAACTTCTTGAGGTGAGCGAACTCCTGAAGAGATAGTTTTAAAGAAGTATCTTCCTTTATTTGGCTGCTAGCCCAACTTTCCAGTGGGTTTATCCATTCGCAGCGAGGAACTCGCGCATTGTTTGTGTTACTATGTATTCTCGCAAACAACCCGCGAACTTCTTCTACCTTTTCTTTATATAACTTGCTTCTGATCTTTGACCACTTATTCATACCGATATTTAGTTAGTATCGGGCAGTTTCTTCAAGGACATTAAGCAAGAATCGAATCTATGAAATTCGCTATTTAGATATTTCCTATACAGCCTGTCAAATTCTTCTACATCTTTTTCATCTATTTCGAAGTAAATGACCTTGCCCTTTTTGCCTATTGCCTCATATTTATGCATCATGTAATAAGCCGCCGCACCAAGATCACTAATCATTTTCTGTACACTCATTCTATTCCTTTCTATAATATTAAATAAGCCTTGGGATGTTATCACCCCAAGGCTTACACCATACTTAAATGAATAACTCTTTAAGTTTTTTCGTAACAATATTACAGATTACGGCCTGTGCGTTTAATTCCTCTGAAATATTTAACAACCCCTGATAAGCTATAGCCAACTTTTCCATACTAATTTTAGTAGGACAACGATTAATCGTTAGAACTGGATTCCACGATTCTTCGCTCCAATTTAGCTCTAACTTGGGGAAAGACCTATTGAGTTTAAGGAGAATATAATCCATTAAGTCTTTGGTAGGACAGAAAATGTGTGGGTCTAAGTCATTGCAGCCAACTTTTACATCAGCCAACCTTCGCCATAAAGCGAACTCATCCACGTCTTGACGGAAGCCACATCCTCTTGCACAGTTCACATCAGGCTGACAAGCATCACTTAATTCCTCATCGAAAGTAAGTCTAGGCTCTTTACTTTTCTTGCCACATGCTTCTTGGATATTATCCAGTGTTGCTTGATGCTTTTGCTTGCGTCGTTCTTCTGCGGCCTTTTCAGCCTGTGAGATAATTTTTTTGACTTCTTCTAAGTCTTGGTCGTTTAGAGCAACCACTTCGGGTTCCTCTGTAGGATGTATTGCTACATCATCATCATAAAATTCCATATTTGCCTTTCTAATTAACAAAATGCCCTTATTTCGTCTAGCAACGAGGATCAAACATAATGGAATCATTCCATACAGCCTGAACAACTATAAGGCTTTGCGTAATTATGTATGGACAAACATATAAATTTTACCACTTTATTGTAAAGAATTTTCTGCGGCGACTAAGCAACCGCGAGCAACGCTGAACAATGGATCATTAGGTCTAACGATATTACCAATCTGAATTGGCAGTTCTGCCTGCTTAATTATATCCCTAAACAGATTATCAAACCCTATGGGGAGTGATGTTCCACCCGCGATTACAATGTCAACTGGCTTGTCTGAACGAGCCTTTTTACCAGCCTCAGTTAATCCCTTTTTGATAACATTGGCAGTTTTCTCAACCATAATCTTATATTGTGTCTGAATTGCCCTTTCAACTAAGTTCGCTGGATCAGCGGTTAGATTGATTTTTGTTTTTTCCTGATTGATAAAGGTGATACTTTCCCCTGTGGCCTTGGCTGCCATTTTGTCAATCCAGTCGCCACTATTAACAATTGCAAAGGTGAAAACAGGGACACCAAACATAGAAAAGCACAAATTAACCATACCAGCACCAAAGGAGATGCCGATACCAGTATAATTATCAGCCTTTAATTCCGCATAAACTAGAGCCAATCCTTCATTAATTGGGAATGCCTTGATCTTGTGACCTTCATCCGACTCAAATGCCTGGAAGATTGAATCTAGTACCTTGGTATGAAATTCGGCATCTGTTTCTTCGTTGATAGCATTGGCTGGAACGCTGTAGTAAAGCACGTCTCGATCTTTCTTGACGTTTCCTTCCAATAGACTGTGCAGCATGATACTCATGACTTCATAGGCATCATGTTCCTTTGAGTTTACGCAGCCATCCTTCATCGGACGCTTTAGTTCCAATTGAGACAATGTGTAAGCCATTCGGACAGCTTTTTCCCCAAGAGCATAGGCTTTCTTGGAACGCTCAATTAAAGGAACACCAACTGTCTTCATCATCTGAAATACCAGCCGATCCTCTAAAGCAATCTCAAGGAAAGCATTTACTTCTCTATCATAAACGAAATCATTCTTATCGTCTCTTGTGCAACACACAAGGTTATAAGTACCAGCGTCAAATCCTATAGGCATAATTACTCCTCTTTTCTTTTGCCAAACTTTACTTTATCTTCCGATTTGAACTTAGGTATTGCCCAAACCGTTTTCTCTTCTTCTTCCTGTTCTACTTCTTTTACTTGTTCTTTTTCAATTTTAGCTTTGCTAGATTGTAATTCGACAGTACCAGTATTCAGGTTAATGTTCAGGTCTATTGTTATATTTAACTGACATTCACCATCTTTGGTAACTACATGAACTTTAGTGGGCCTTATCAAATCTCCCATAACTTATTATATAGGCCACTTTAACATCATTTTATCAATACCTGCTTCTATTTCACCTGTAGTTAATTCAGTAATGCACGGGCGTAATCCCAAAGCATATCTCTGATTATTTGGGCCGACAACAGGTGCATCGCAGTTAGGGTGCGAACAATATAGATAATTGTAGCAAGGACCACCACAAGGCCAATCTCCGTTATCCCTGTGCTTTTGAACAAGCACAAAGTCGTAGAATTTACCCCTTAATTTACCGTCTACATGAGTAAAAATGCCAGTCAATGGCTTTCCTATCCCGCCCGCGTAATGGAAAGTCGATGTATCCACCGTAACAACATAATCTGCTGCGTGAATATAACCCATCCAATCCGCCAAAGTTCTGCCAGTCAGGACAGGTACTTCCAGAGTATTTAATATGCCGATAGGATTATTGTGAGCCGAATAAACAAATAGTCCCTTTTTACGCATGTATTTGACTATTTCGCTTATCTTCTCCTCCGACAAAGACCTAAGTTTCTCAAATGCCAAAGGTGAGAAAAAGACACTTGGCCCATTTTTGTTGTGCCTGAGTTGCGATCCATCCCTTAACTGTTTAACTGACAAAACCCCATCAAGTATTTTTTCTTTACTGATGAACGGCAATTGCATGTCGTGATCTTTTAGAACTATACCACAATGGTCAGCCCATATTTCAGCCCGATGTTTAATATTCCTGCTCATTTCGCGTGACTCGTATTGAATACAACAGTTACTAATGTCGTATGAAGTCATGTAATTGGTTTTATCTATATTTTCAACGCTAATCACATCATCCAGACAAGGATGATCTTTAACCAGTTCAAAGTATTCATCAAAGCAGGCGAATGTTAAATGCAGGTCAGGAGCTAGGGATTTGAAGTTTTTGAATAGCATTCTACAGTTAAGAATGTCACCAATGCCCCTGGCATTACGAATAATAAGTACCTTGTTGCGTTTGTTGTATAGGTCACGCAGGGTAGGCTCTGGTGGTCTTTGTTTCTTTTTGAGTCCTAGTATCATGTAATAAGATAGTAAACAAAAAAAGCCCTATCTTTTGGATAGGGCTTTTTTTATTAGGATAAATCCTTAGCTGTTGCACTGAACAGTTAGCGATAGAACGATCTGTAGAGTTGTCGCTACAGTGCCACCGTCAAATGCTAGCTTGGTCAAAGCCAAGTCGCCAGCATTGAAAATCTGTGTGTCGCCAAAAGCTAGCAACATAACTGCTGAAACGTCGCCGTTTAGCTGGACAGTTACGTTCTGAGTTGCGGCTGTGCCCAAGTTCGTCATCTGGACGAAAGTAGCTGCTGCACCATATGTGCCAACAATGTCGATAAAATTGGTTGCAAATGTATCGGCAATAGCGACTGGATATGGATAGAAAACCTTCGGGAAGGTGTTTTCGCCTGGAATGTCTGAGTATACGCTTCCGTCATCCGTTAGGACTTCGATAAAAGCGATTTCCTGTGAACACTGTGGGTAAGCAAATCTCTTCCAGTAGTTACAATCCGTAAATACCTGGCCGTCAAACAACTCACGATAGATGCGATTTGGGCCTGTGCAGTACATTGTGCGCTGCTTGGAAGGCTGCATCTGATTGCCCAAGAAACCTGGGCTTGCAGTGGCTGGGTTATAATCTAGATAACCCTGCTTGCCTGGATAATTAACATGTACCTTAAATACACTCATTTTAAACTCACTCCTTGTTTGGATCGGTTTTCTGTCTGAGTGTATATATGCCCCATACTTTAAAAATCTTTTGGAATAGGTATTTTTGAGTCTTCTAAAAGTGATTTTAAGTCCTGTAATTTTTCCAAATTACATGTGTTAGCTATTTGGCCTTTATATTCAGCCATCTTCGACTCCAAGATAATGTTGGCGCGATCCTCGGCAATTTGTTTAAATATGTCTTTACAAGCTATGAATACCTGCAAACCAGGCAATTCTCTTTCAATGTAATGTCTGGCATCTAAGACTTTTACTAGAAACTGTTCATCTTCCCCAAAATAACTAAGGCAATAGTTGTCTTTAATATCTAAATATTGTGTAAAAGGTATAGGCATATGACAGAATCTCAAGAGAAAACTAAATTAGCTTATGAAAGTTTCGATTGTTTCTTTAAACAATTTGAACCTTTCGATTATCATAGTAAAATGGTCCTAGAGATTTTCTTTAAGGTCGTTTTGGAGAAAAAATATGGAAAAAGTGTATCTCTACCTTCGCAAGAGAAATAAATCCGATGCCAAAATCATTGGCACATTGCTTTGTAGCCGTTCAATACCAGCATCAAGATTGACCAGTATTACAGATTTGGGACTGCCTTCGCAGGAGCGAGCAGACTTAGAAAAAGTAATATATAACCATCGAATTGAGTGGGAACCGTGGATCGAAACTTCCCCTGATTACCATGTTTTGAGAGAAAGTCTACATAAGGCAGGCGTATCTGCACCGCCATCTCCTAATGCACCGCTAATTAACTTCAAACCACTAGAGGTGTCTAAAGTTGCCGAAATCAAGTTGAATAAGAATAAGACTATGATTCGAAAGAATTAAGTATAGTCACAAAGAACTTCGGTATGCGAAAAGTCCCTGATCTTACTTCCACCAACAGGATGTTGTCATTGTCACATTCCAGTATGGTGCCCCCACGTCGCTTGAAGTCTTTCGCCATTTCGTAAAGATCGCCTTGGTCCACGTCCATTTTGCCTGGAAGCCTCTTTAGACTTATTTTGGACTCGACAATGCATCCACGGTACTTCGGCTTACGAGACTCAAACTTCTTTTGTTTGCTCATCCACTTTCTAAAATCATTTAGTGAGAAATTAGGTTCCTTCCCGTTATTTTTATCCATCATTGAAAAACCTTTTCAAATCAGCCAAGTTTATATATGTAGCAAACTCGTAATCTAAACTTGAGTCAGTGTAACCCACATTAATTTTTGCCTTTTGCATCCAATAAAGGTTAGCATCAATTAATTCGTGAGCCATTTTCTGCTGGGGGTAAACCCATAGGCCATTTTTAACCTTCTCAGTTCCAGGTCGCTCACTTGCATACATCTCTAAAGTAGACATAAGTGCTAGCTTTTTTACTTTGTACTTATATGACAATACGATAGCCGCACATACCGCATTTCTATAGTCATCAATTAAGTTATTAGTAGTTTCTTTATATGGTCCACTATACGCCTCTCCGCTTGTAGGGGAGTAAGTGTATAGTAAACCTTGATAAACTTCTAGGAAATGCGCATTTGTTCTGGTAGAAGCTATACATTTCGGCCACGATCTGATAATCTGAGGATAATAATACAAGCATTCCTGGTATGGATTATTGACAATGTAGTAGTTAAGTCTTCTCTGACTGCTCCACTTAGCAAAAGATTTGTTAACACCCATCACGATTACATCAGGCGGCAATTGCTCTATAGCTTTTACACTCTCTTCAAATCCATAACCATCCCCGATAATGACGATTTTATCGTGTACAGCATCCTCCATGCTCTGATATCTTTTTAATCCATTTTTAAGCTCATTCTCTAGGATTAACTTCATATCATCCAATGGAGTAATATCATTGATATCAACAGGCTTGATTATTGGCTTGGTAAAATTCCTCACCCAATAACCGCACTTGGATAAACAATATTCATTCTTGTTTATATGATTTTTAATTAACATAATTATCTCTGTGGAATAACCAAGTTAGTAAACATCTTTTCTAAATCTGGACTTGGTTTTAATTCCACTGGCACACCATTCCATCGCATTTCGATGACTGGATTCTCAGGCATTACTAATTGAATAGTCCTTGGTATATTTTCAATAATTTCAATCGTTTTTGGTATGCCCGTAACCTGAAGCGTCTGTGGCATCCCCGTAACTTCCAACTTTATAGAACTTGGGAAGTTAGGCGCAGGTTCTACCAAAATCTTACGCGGCACATCCGTCGCATCCAACATAATCTTGTCTGGAAGAGTATGAACCAACTCAATAGTCTTAGGAATATCCCCGCGAATCATTATTGCGTCTGGTATCGGCATCCCCACAAGCCTAATTTCTTGTGGAATGTCATGCATCACCTTAATGTCACTGATCTTAGGAACCACCAGCTTGATTTCTGACGGCAACAATTCATTTAAGTTAATAGGAATGTTGTCATCCACTTCAACATGATGTGGCGCTGGACTATTAAAGTTCATTGGTCCCACCATAGGAGCAATATTGCTCGTAGATGGACATACAACACTAATCTGACATTGAACGACTGGTGGCGTACCCCAATTTACTATCACGCTTGGCGCTGGACCAAACGTAATTGGTGGGAATACTGGCGGTGGACAGAAACTAACACATTCAAATGTCGGTGGCGCACAGAAGCTAATGCAAGCTGGAAACACAGGAACATTGCAGAAGCTAATGCAAGCTGGTATCTCACCGCATATACTGATACATTCAAACGTCGGTGGCGTACAGAAGCTTATACATTCAAAGCTTGGCGGTTCGCAGAAACAAACAGGCTCCATGCTCAAATCTATTATAACATCAAATGATACAGGATTAATGTTTGGAAATGCCGCAAAACTAATCGGTGGCACTTCAGGAAATGCACAGAAGCTTATGCACTCAAATGTCGGAACACCACAGAAGCTAATGCACTCAGGGAATACAGGAACGTTACAGAAGCTTATGCACTCAAAGCTAGGTGGTTCACAGAAACAAATAGGCTCCATGCTTAAATCTATCGTTACGTCGAATGTAACAGGATTAATGCTTGGGAACGCCGCAAAACTAATCGGCGGTACTTCAGGGAATGCACAAAAGCTAATGCACTCAAATGTCGGAATACCACAGAAACTAATGCATTCAGGGAATACAGGAACGTTACAGAAGCTTATGCATTCAAAGCTTGGCGGTTCGCAGAAACAAACAGGCTCCATACTCAAGTCAATTGTTACGTCGAATGTAACAGGATTGATGCTTGGGAACGGTGCAAAACTGATCGCTGGTACGTCAGGAAACGCACAGAAGCTTATACATTCAGGGAATACAGGCAAATTACAGAAACTAATACATTCAGGGAATATAGGCAAATTACAGAAGCTAATGCACTCAGGGAATACAGGAACATTGCAGAAGCTAATACATTCAAAGCTTGGTGGCTCACAAAAGCATATAGGTTCTACACTTAGGTCCAAAGTGACGTTAAATGTCACTGGAGCTATACTTGGGAACGGTGCAAAACTAATTGCTGGTACGTCAGGGAACGCACAGAAGCTTATACACTCAAATACAGGTATATCGCAGAAGCTAATGCAATCAAAACTTGGCGGTTCACAGAAGCATATTGGTGCCAAACTAACATCAACATCTACGTTAAAAGTCACTGGAGCTATACTTGGGAATGGTGCGAAACTTAATGCTGGTAAATCAGGGAATGCCGTGAAACTTAGTGCTGGTAAATCAGGGAATGCACAGAAGCTAATGCAATCAAAACTTGGCGGTTCACAGAAACACACAGGCTCCAGACTTAAATCAATAATTACATCAAATGATACTGCATCAATGATTGGGAATGGAGCAAAGCTAATCGCTGGTACGTCAGGGAACGCACAAAAGCTAATGCACTCAAAACTTGGAACATCACAGAAGCTAATGCAGTCGAAGCTCGGTGGCTCACAGAAACATATAGGCTCTAGGCTCAAGTTAACAGCAACATCAAAAGACACCCTTTCCAAACTTGGGAATGGTGCAAAGCTGATCGGCGGCATATCAGGTAATGCGCAAAAACTAATACATTCAAAGCTCGGTGGCTCACAGAAGCATATTGGCTCAATGCTGAGGTCTACAACCACATCGAATGATACTCTTTCTAAGCTTGGGAACGGTGCAAAGCTAATTACGTCGAAGCTTGGCGGTTCGCAGAAACATATTGGTTCTAAACTTACATCAACAGCAACATTAAATGTCACTGGAGCTATACTTGGAAATTCCGCAAAGCTAATTAAGCCAAAACTTGGTGGTTCGCAGAAACATACTGGTTCCAAACTTACATCAACATTAAATGTCACTGGAGCAATACTTGGAAATTCCGCAAAGCTAATTAAGCCGAAGCTTGGCGGTTCGCAGAAACATACTGGTTCTAAGCTCAAGTCTATTACTACATCAAATGATACTGCTGGCAACGGCGTAAAGCTAATCGGTGGCATCTCAGGAAATGCACAAAAGCTGACACATTCAAAACTTGGAACATCGCAGAAGCTAATGCAATCAAAGCTTGGTGGCTCACAGAAGCAAATAGGCTCTAGGCTTAGGTTTACAAATGCTTCGAATGATACCGATGGGAACGCTGCAAAACTGATTGCTGGTACGTCAGGGAAAGCACAGAAACTAATACACTCAAAACTTGGTACATCGCAAAAGCTGATGCATTCAAAGCTTGGCGGTTCACAGAAGCATATTGGCTCAATACTGAGGTCTACAACCACATCGAATGATACTCTTTCTAAGCTTGGGAACGGCGCGAAGCTAATTACGTCAAAGCTTGGTGGTTCACAGAAGCATATTGGTTCTAGGCTCAAGTTAACAGCAACGTCAAAAGACACCCTATCTAAGCTTGGGAACGGCGCGAAGCTAATTACGTCAAAGCTTGGTGGTTCACAGAAGCATATTGGCTCAAAGCTCAAATCTACTGCCAGGCTAATAGGCGCGAAACTTGGCACTTCGCAGAAGCATATTGGTTCAATACTAAGGTCGATAACCACATCGAATGATACTCTTTCTAGGCTTGGGAACGGTGCGAAGCTAATTACGTCAAAGCTTGGTGGTTCACAGAAGCATATTGGCTCAATACTGAGGTCAATGGTTACGTCAAATGACACTGCACTAATAGTTGGGAATGGCGCAAAGCTAATTACGTCGAAGCTTGGCGGTTCGCAGAAGCTAATGCACTCAAAACTCAGAGATGCGAAGCTAATTACGTCGAAGCTTGGCGGTTCACAGAAGCATATTGGCTCTAGGCTTAAGTCTATTACTACGTCGAAGGACACAATGCTTGGCATACAACAGCCAACAAGTGATATGACGCTTGGTATTTGGCAACCTTCTAGGGAGATAACGCTGATTTTGCAAGGGCTAACAATCTGAATAACCTGCGGCGTTTTGCATGTTTCAATAATAGACACTATCATACTTGGGCAGCATGATGCGATTGATGGTGTACCAGAAGGACATAGGTTAACTTCAGGCAGCAAAATAGGCGGCAGGTTCAATAGTGGCCCTGGACAAATTTGTTTAGGGGCTACGAACTCTGGAAACGCTGGAATATCAGGAATATGTACCACGAATGGTACAGAAGGATTTGGTAGGTTAATACCACAACAAAATTCGTCAGCGGTTGTTGGGCTTTGGACTATGCAACAATTTGGGGCGCAGACTGTTACTGTTGGGTTATAAGGACCAGCACTAATGTATTGGTGGACTCCAGATAGTTGTGCGTTTTCTTTTATACCGTCGCCAAAGTCAATTTCAAAGGAATTATAATTTCCGAATATTCTTATACAGTATTCGGCTAGCTGGCCAGCAATAGTAAACTCAAATTCTACATCGGGACAGGAATCATCGCCAACTTGTGGGCAACAACCTACCATTGAGGATAAAGAAGCATTTAGTGGTGCGGCAAATACAGCATCAGCGGCGGCGAGTGCCATTTTGGATGCTGGCAGCAGGTTTTTTCTGATGTTTTGTTGGACCTTTAACTGTGGTCCTGCTTTTAATATGTCACTAATATCACCAATAGCTTCTTCAATTGCGATTACCGCATCAACTAGCTGGTTATGGGTCTGTGCAATGATATTTGCTAGTACAGGCGTGCCCGTATGGTAGAAATTTACACTTCCTTCAACTCCACGGATGCAATCTTTTAGTTGGCATACTTTACCATTCTCATCAACCCCAACTGAGTCGTAGTATATTAATTCATCTCCAATGGTTACGAAACCATTTTCAGGCCATATGTCAACGGCATTTTGGCTCTGAGGAAAGATTTGGATTATGTCTTCTGTTTTTTCTAGATTTTTTGATAACGTAGTCTGGCTGCTGTTTTTTACTTTAAACAGTGTATAATCTGAATCTAACGCAATTGGATATACTGGCTTGGGTATTCCCCTTGGCACTTCTACTCCTTTATCTTATATATCAAAAAATTGACATTAACCATTGCCTATTTAGCGGGCCATGATGGAATGTGACATAAGACATATCTATTTCGTTGAACTTGAAGAATGACGTGTCTTCAATACCTATATAGGCTTTCGATTCTGAATCCGAGGCTGCCAGCAAGCTATTTAATTCATTTCTGGCAACCTTGTTATGGGAGTTAACCAGTTCCCATGCTCCGCTGGTGCCATTGAAGCAATATGCACTTCCATGATTGTTAAAGAAATAGACTCCGTTGTTTAAAGCCACTAAAGAACCTTCCTTATTGCCGTCTCCAGGCATATCAGGAAGTTTGACAATGTTTCTAAATGGTAAGCCAAGAGTACCTTCTGTTTTGTAGAAACCCTGAAAAGAGAAATACTCCCCTAAAGTCGAGTTTCTTAATATGTATCCAGTATTATCCTTCCAAGTAGTGCGGTAAGCCGCATAGTGACCATGTGGAGCTTCATAAGTCGGCGTAAACACTCCAGGGTGTGTCGTCAAATCATGGGCACCATTCTTGAAGTTTTTGTATTCCAACGTATCCGAAGACCGTGCGCCAGTTGCAATGTTATAAGTTAACTTTGATTTATTGGTAAGTGATACTGTTGGCAAAGGCTCCTCATTGGGCAAGCCAAATACAAAATGAATGTCTTTATCCGAAACTAAAGCCGCCCAATTCCAAGGTCTATTGATGGAATGCTCAATCTTGTAAACATCATTAAAGGCATTGTAATTGGCGAAATGTATCTGCTCGGCGGCAATTGGATCGTTTGCCGTTCTTCCGCTCGCCCAAAACAACAAACACTCCCCGCCTTCTCCAGACTTGGTGTTACCGATTCTTGCAGCACCGTTATTTCTCCAGAACTCAAACTTCTGTCTATCATCTTGAAGGAAATCATCTGTCGCCTTGATAACATAGGTATTATTCGAAGTCTTTAAAACCTCACTCACTAAACCAAACTCATATGAACGAATCCTTTGCTTATCCTCGTTTTTCCAAATCCAAAGGTTAGTAGGCTCAACTACGTCAATAGCATTTTCATAAGTTGTTACCCTGTAAGAACCTTGGGCGGTATCTGTCCTTAGAACCAGATCATAATATCCACCTACCGTGTAAAGAGCTTTAGTCTTATGGGTATTTGTATGAGGTAAATCATCATGTAAGTTCCATGTATAATTTGTTACTGCATCTACAGTTTTATTGGTTGTTGGATTGATTAGCTCCCCAGCAAATGTCTTCTTATTCTCCATTGACTTCTGTGGAACCTCAACTAATACAGGCTGGTTAATTGGCGTTCTGATTTTAGGAATAAAATCGTTAATGAATATTTGGTTTTGGAATGGCAGGAACTTGACACTTGCCTCTTCTGGCGCTTGTCCCTTGATTTTGACCATATCGACAAAGGTGACTGTATCTTCTCCGTAATGATTCTTTACGGTCAAGGACACGGTATAATTGCCTGGATCAAGAAAGGTCTTTTCAATATTTGGGTCTATTGTGGTGATTTCTTCATCGTTAAATCTCCAGGTGTAAGTAACATTTCCAACTGGCCCATAGGTTCCAGCACCCGCGAAAACAAAGTTCGTCGTAAATGGGGCTGCACCCATTGTTCTTTCAACCTCAAACCAAGCTTTAGGAGCAAACAAAATCTTTTTAAGAAAGTTAAGTCTGCCAAAGATTGTGTCACTACGCGGCTGGTCCGCAACCTCATGTTTAGTACCAAGAAACTTCTCAATTGCTAAAATAGCATCCTTAAGAGCTTCTCTATGATTTGCCATTGCCTGTAATGTTATTGTTGTGATTTTCTTAGGCTTCATGCAGTCTATGGAATCTGGCAGCAGTTCTAGTTCTGTGAACTCTCGATTTGTTCTTGAGCCATAGTATAAAGATACAGCACGCTCACTAGGCGATCCTTGTTGTTCAACCAGTGTGATGATGCCCGATGCTGGGAATTTACTTAAATCACCATCAGCCATGATGTTTGTGTTACCAGGGTAATAATCAAAGCCTAATGGCACTCTTAATGCATCATGAACTAAATATAGATTCTGGTCCCCATCTAAAGCTTCTGGATAATTGCTGCCTTGCGGTATCATATTACTTCTATTCCTTCTGGTAGTGCTACTTTCTTAATCTTACTGTCAGACAACCTAATGATTAATGATGGCTGATATGATCCTTTTTTACTGTATTTGTGCGTAACGCTGTGTATATTAGGATTACTTATAGTGATATCAGTCCCATCCCCAAAAAACCAGTGCCGTTCAACGATATCCCCATCACTCTGATCCACAAATGTAAAGTCAGTAGTTGCTGGACCCTGAAGCGGCGTGACATAAAAGAAAGAAGGGAGTTGCTCGTTATTCACCTCTATGTAGTCTGGCTTTTCAGTTAATCCCTGACCATTATTAACAGAAGTCGTAGTTAATCTAACCGTAAACTTACCTTCAGTCGAATAGGTGTGTATAGGGTGTTGCTCACTGCTAGTCTCTCCGTCTCCAAAGTCCCAAAGGTATCTACCGCCGTATCCCATTGAGAAGTTGTGAAAGGTTACAGTCAAAGGCGCAGCACCCATTCTTGGATAAGCTTTGAATACTGGCTTCGGAGCTAGCCACTTGTTCTCCAGGTAATTCAAAACTCCGTTAAGAGAGTCCGCAGTAGGACTGTTCTTCAGTCCTATCTTCTTCTCTATCTGCACGATTGCGTCTTTGATAGCGTTATGATGTTCAGCCATTAGTGGGCAAGTGACTTTACTGCCAGCAGGCCATGCGTTGGTAGACGTGTTACTGTAACCCCTATGCAATAAGTGTAATTGGTCGCCTATTTTTCTACCATAAAACACCACTTCATTTGCGGTTAGAAGATTATCAGACGACGCTGAGGTAATCTTGATTATGCCACTGTCTGGAAAACTGCTGGCGTCATTCAAGACGATATATTTGCCGTTTGCGGGCAAGACGTGTCTGAGCGTATTTTCTGCCTTATTAGTGGCATAATGTAGGTTAAATGGTGTGTCTTTAGCCTTTGGGAATACCGATAAAAACCCTGGTTGTGATGATTTATTTATCGTCAATTTGTTTTCTGGCATTATTCTCCTCAACACTAATCTGCATTTGAGACTTAGAAAGTTCCAACATTTTAATTACTCTAGCCTTAACTTCCGACTCATTATGTAGTGATAAAGCTGTTTTTAACACATCGGTAGGTACTGGCTGTCGCATTAAGGCTCTAAGGTTAATTTCTTCCGCAATTTTAGCTTCCCAAAACTCTTTCTGTACTTCATAATCATCGTAGTCTTTCAGAGGCTCGATCTTCTCCAAAGATTCGTAAGCCTGAAGGAAGAAATTAGCTTCTTGCATCTCAAATATAAGCTTTTTCTCTAGCTTATTTATATTGCTCAAAATGGATTCTTCTTTCCTTTTTAGCATTCTGGATTTAATTGCTCGTTCTCGCTTACAAATCGCGTTCAGTCTAGAATTTTGATAAACAGTGGTGTCGTCCTCGGTATAGAACTTCTCATTGTCAATTTTCAATAGTTCCACTTCGTCCTTACAGTCTTCGATTTGTATTTTAATAACGTCAATTGTTTCTTTTCTTGATTGTAGTTCCCGCAGACATTGCCATAATTGTGCTTGTGTGGTAGGCTCCTTACCCAGCACGAAATATTTCAACTGATAATAGCTGTGACGGTTTTCAGGTGCTTTCTCCAATACTTTGTCGATCTTCTCAAAAAATTCATCTTTATTTGACATTTTATTGTCTCCTGGTTATTTATTATAGTTTCGGAGGTTACAAATGGCTACCAAGACAAAAAAGAAGTATCTCGCTGGCAGACGATGTTACCTATCTGGCCCCATCGAAAATGGCGATAGCGGTCCTAATTGGCGAGTTGAACCTAAACGCATCCTTACGCGGCGTTTCAAAATCGAAATGTTTGATCCCTTCGCTGATCCGAAGCAAGTCTTTGCTGACCCACTTTACGATGCAAGAGATGCTAAGGATTACGATACCATTGCAAAAATCGCCAAGGGCTTTGTCCGTAAAGACTTGGCGATGGTAGACCGTGCCGATTTTCTGATTGCCTATTTACCTTACAAGGTTCCTACCTGCGGAACTCATCACGAAATTATCAACAGCAATAATGCCAAAAAGCCAACGTTACTCATATGCCCGCAAGGTAAAGAGTTTGTACCGCTATGGTATTACGGATTTATCCCGCATGAATGTATGTTTGGTTGCTGGAATGATTTGTATAAGTATCTAAAAGAAGTGGATGACTACAAACATGTTGAAAATAACCGATGGCATTTTATCTATGGGCTAGTTTAAAAGACCTTGCCGCCTACAATTCCTTTAAACCTATATCCGCATTGAATGGCTCTTGTCGCCCAAATTAATTTACTGTCATCTAAAGAAGTCATATCGGGAAAATCACCCACTTCCCGATATGACTTCTTGTGTAACAACAACCCATTATTGATATCCGCTTCTGCAAAGTTCAAGTTTCTGTTGATTATAGGAAACAGTATATCCTTCTCATTCTCTATAAAATAGGAGTATTTAATATCTATCCGATTCTTAATCCATCCCTTACAGAATATTATGAAGTTCCACTCAGTAGATGGAGCATGACTCAGGCCAATATTAATCATTGAAGCTGTTGTCTTACCACCCTTGTAGCTTTTTTTGAATTTAGATGCTGTTTCTAATTCTTCTTTAGTACAACTACTAGGCAATACGATAACAGACTTAGCTTCTGGAAAGCAAATATCCATAGAGCTAATTGTATTTTTTAAATGACCGATGTTAATGTTTGGGCACAAAACAATGAACCCAAAGTTTAGACTTTTATATTGATATAAATTACTCATACGAAACACACGAACCAACTCCAAGAAATTTCCATTTGGTCGGTCTTATTTAGATCAGAGAAAGTGGCTAAATTGAAAAGTGTACCGTCGCTCAGTTCCAATGCCATCTCATTCAATGGGAAATTATTCCCTTCATTTTCACCAATGATTACGCTAAAGATAAGTTGAGTAGGCATTTCCGAATCAATTGTCGCTACTACTGTTTTCTTTACTCTTGTTACGCCATTCAGTTTGTCCTGCATTGGCGAAACTTCTCTAGGTTCTCCGTCTACAGTACCGCCGTCGCCAAATAACATATGCTTAATATGAAGCTTTGGATATTCTTCTAATAAACACTTAGCCAGAAACGCCTTACCGCCATCCAAGATAGTATTGTTGAACTGGATCAACTCTGTTTTGCCAGTATCTTTATGCGTAATCTTAGCTTTTATAAAACCTTTGGATTCAACTAAATCTCTCATAATTCTCCTAGACCAGTCTTCCGTTTTCTATATTACCATTTTTGTATCTGATTTGGCAGTAAATAGACTCGCTACAACTAACCTTATCGCCCGCAACGCTTTTCTTACTGTTTTTGACTTCACTCTTGATTTTTTCAACTGGCGACATTACAATTTCTGTAATTCGATTAGCTATTTTCATGCTATGTAAAATAGCATGAAATGGTGCATAATCCACAATGATTTCTTTAGCTTCTTTTATTTTATCGTCATCAGCTTGATCTAACTCTAGATGGATATTAAACTTGCTGCTTTGCCCGCCACTACAAGTGTCTACGAAATCCTTATCCATATCGCAAGGATTATTAGAATTATACAGACTACCATTGTATGTGTCCATATTAAAAGCTTTTTCACTGTATAGAAAAGTGGTTCTAATCTTACCGAAGGTCACTGGATTCTGGAAAGCATGTCTCTCTGGTATCAAAAGATCAAACAAAGGATCATCTTCCTCGATCAACTTGACATTCCAATTCTTAACTGGACATTTTATCTTAGTCTCATCCCTTTGATCTGCCAGCGGCAAACTCTCAATATAGTTTTCTAGGTCTTTAGCATCACTAGGGATGTTGTTGTAATTGTACCGTATCTTAACAACGTCACCCTTGAACAACTCGATTGGGTCTTTTTGCACACCACCATTCCAAATAACCGCAATTTTTGGCTCTGGAACCATAACCTCTTGCATTATTATGATGTTGGATGGCAAGCTGAAGTATTCCTTTGTTTCGGACGACTTAATGAATACCTCTAAATCCATATCCTCAGTAGGCTTCTTGCTTAAATATCCTATAATATCACTACTACCAATGTCCTTGCCAATCACGAACCCGTCAGTCCAGGTATAAGGTGATACCACTTGCCACAGATTGGTCAGCTTGAGCAATTTGATGCCGATTTTATCCAGTGCTTCATACAATCCCTCGAATGTACCCTTCTTTTTAAACAAAGGTAAGGCGTGTTTAATCTGGTTGCGCCAAGCAGCAGGATTTTTAGACCTTAATTCAATATTGAAGAAGTTAGCCATCACTGGCAAGAATCCTTCAGGAATATAGGTCGGATTTAATATGTCGATCAACCCAACCGCTAAGTCATCCAACTCAAGTAAACTTTGTGCTACAGCCTTGTTCAGTTTAACCAAAACTTCTGGCGTAATGTCATTTGGTGTCGTCTTTACCCGATACATCGGTGGAATGTATTTATCGAATAGGAAGTTGTACTTTTCCCTTGGGGCAAATTTCTTATAAATACTACTGATCTTTTGTTCACTTGGATACAAGGTGAATAATTTTTCCGCTGCTCTTGTCTGGCCATCCTTGGAGTTCTTCCAATACCAACGAATCAAATAACTGCCTTCTCTCATATCCTTTGGAATCCAAAAGAACATGAACTTGCCATCAGCACTATCAATATTCGATATCTTGCGAACTGTGCCGTCACTGGTCCATAACGGAGTTGCAATTTCCATAACCACAAAAGCATTGGAATACGAAAGAGTTTGTACCTTTGCGGTTTCTTTCATTTTTGACTGGAGAGCCATCAACTTGTTAAGATTGCTCTCAGATGGATCGTTCTGTGTTAAGTCATGCTGGTGATCGTGAGCTTCTTTTAAATCTTCATTGAAATCATGTGTTACAATGGTTCTGTCGTTCTTGTGAGCATTCTTCTCGATGTAGTAAACAGTTACTTTGTCTAGAATATACGGATTTTTTAACAGACCATTATCACCGTAGGTTTCTAAAACAAAACCTACCGTATCATCTATCTTAGGACTGTCCGTATATTTTACATAATTCATTGATCGTCTCCAGTGTCATATGTAAAATGTATGTTTACGTTGTCTGGTCTTATAATTTCATTATATCTAGCGGTTATAATGTTTTCTATACTTTTATTACTTTCAATGGTTTTGTTTGTTATAAATCCTATATCAAACTGTTTGACTTCCTTGATTGTCGATATAAACTTAATTATATCCTTTTCCTTTAATGATTGTCCAAACTCCCAAACAGCTAGATCAAAATACTCGCCCATTTTTTCTACAATCTTGTTTTTAATTTCATTTTCAAGCTTTTTGAATTTAATGTTCAAGTGAGCATTAACATTTACATCAGCATAAATTACTTCGCCATCTTTGACACATAAACTATCTGTGAACATTTTCTTCTTATTCAAATTTTTTAACAGGGCTTTCTTAAGAGCGTCATTGGCTTTAATCAGTCGGTGATCCCCTGTTTTGGCAAGGATAATTAGATCAATTACATTCCCTGCACACCCATGATTCCTTAATACTATGTTCGACTTGCCAACCACCCCGTCGAATGGCGTTGCAAAGGTGTCCGTCAGGAACTTGTAATCAGCGCCAGTTACCGCACGATTTTGTGTTCTAAGGAAAGCTGGCAATTTCTTTCTAATATCCATGATGGAATCGCCAGGATACCCATACTCACTCTTCGTGTAATTCTTTACGTTAATAACGATGTTGTCAGAAGCGTTAGGCAATGCTCCAAATACTTTTGTATCAAAAGCTCCACTGATAATCTCGGAAGTTGACTTGTTCGGTACTCTAAACCTAACGACGATTTCAGCGCTTGGCGGTGGCACACGTCCTGCCTTGTTGTCTCCAAATATCAATGACGCTTTGTAATACGCATCATATTCAACAATATACTCTGGTCGAGCCTGAGATTCTGTAAAGTAATCCACCTCATCCCAAGCAATACCATTTACTGTAACCTTAATTGACCCTAGATAGACGTTTTCAAATGGTAAGGTTAATATCATGTTGGATTTGCCAACACTGTTATGGGTGTATATTTTCGTCACTCCCTCTAGGCCAACAACAGACTCGGTAAACATGCTGCCCGCTGGTATTACTATGTCGGCCCCAAAGACAGGGCTGTTATTTGCGTCGGCTGCGTAGAGTTCATAAGCTATATCAAATCCCATACCATCCAGATTTATCAATATAGGTGTCTTAAGTGTTAAATCGCTGTTATATACTGTGTTTGATCTTGCCAAAAACATAGCTTTTGCAGGAAGTGGTGGCATTGGCTTGTAACCCACCAACTTAGCCAGTCGGAAAGCATTTTCTAATTCAGTTACAGTGTCAATGTAGAGTTCGTTAGCCAATTGGTCGATCTTGAAGGATAGCATGTCAGCCATACCCGCCCAGCATTCAATTAACATAACCGCAAGCGAAGCTTCGCTTATGTCGTTAAATTCTTTGGCAAAATTAGACTTTAACAACTCTAAGGTTCTACTCCTTATTGAGTAGAAATCCTGGTTCGTATAATTTAAACTATACACTGGTAAGTTATTAACAAATCTAGGTATAGCTAATGGTGTTACCTCAAAAGGGCATGTGTCTGCCATTAATTCCTCCAAGGGACTTATAAACAATTAAACTTTCTATATTTCTTACATTTGCTGGATCAATAAACATTACATTGACTTTTAATATCAGTCTATTGTTTTCTTTATCCTGAACAAAATCAACCATAACATCATGAACTTGAACCCGTTTTTCCCACTTTTGAAGTGATGTAGCTACCTTCAATTTGGCTTCACTTTTAGCCATTTCTACAGGAACATTGAGCTTAACTTTGCTTAATCCTGTACCAAAGTTAGGTACGAAAATTCGTTCTCCAGGTTCAGTCAAAATGATCGCTGCCATATCCGCTTTGATCTGGTCGATATCATTCGCAGCGTTATGGAAATAACCTTGTGGGTGTTTAACAATAGGATAAGCTATTCCTCTATATCTCATTTATTCTCCGCTAATCGCTAGCTATTCCTTCGCATGGTTCTGGCTCATGAAGTGCCGAAGCAAATACATGTTCGCTTGCCTTAAGCCCCGTAACAGCAGAGACATACTCAGGAATTTGCTGGAAGGCTACGACAACTGGATATACACAAGGTTGTCCCTGTCCAACAGGACTTTGTGGCTCGCAATCCTTCCCAGCTAGTAAGAATATATAGTCGTCAGCCCAAAATACATGAGTGCCAGCACGGTTATAATACACATCTTTAACGCTTACTAACTTATGGCGAGAAATAAACTCCATCTTGTCAGAAGGATTGTCCTTTTCTTCACCAACCACCTCAACAAACTTGTCGTAAGAGTAAGTAATATAGTCGCCACCAGCACGCAAAAATATCTGTCCTGGTCCCTGCGGCCTTTCCTGCATGTGGAAAACGTGTGGACCACGAACCAAATTGTCCTTCTGTGGTGACATAATCTGGAAATACTGTTGATCGGTCTTCGTCTGATCGTGGAAATCGCATAAGGTCACTGTTATGCCATAACCACTACGCAAACGGATGAATGCCTTCTTAGCATAGGCTCCAGTTTTGGAGCAACCGTTTCTGTCAGCACTGCATTGTTTATTAAGCTCGTCAACCATGTCAAAGGTATGATTGGCGGTGCTTTTCATGTGAATGCCGCGTAATGGCCCAGCTACACACCCTGGTAATGTTTCATCATTTAAGCAAATCGAGTTACCACTTGCCGTAACAATGTTAATACCATTTCTCTTGCCTCTCAAGTGTGGTTGACTTTCGTGGTCAACTAATTCAATATAGTGCCCTGTTGCTGATCGCCAGTAAGTCCTACCACGGAAATTACCTGTGCAACCGTCATAATCAAAAGGCTTCAAAGTTCGTTCCCATTCTGGCTTTTCCCTTGGCTCCTCCACAGAGTCATCAAATACAATTGTAGCCCCCGAACGAGAACGAACTTGAATGCCCGACTGATTCAAACCACAGTCTTGACAAAGATAAGGATAACAGTCATGTCTATGTTTTTGGTATTTGTTCTTGCCGTAGTTGTTAAACTTGAAACAAAAGTCTGTCAAACCATCTATAGTGCCATTTAAACAATCTCTAGGTATTTCTGGCAGAATAATGTCAGGGAATGGCGTCTTCGGTGGACACCAATCCTCTCTACCCACCACCACTGGAATACTGGTTCCACCCGCTCCCTGTCCTGTAACCCCGCCATCTGGAAATGAGTAACTTCCAGCCCCAACATATTCTTGGTCAACCGTTAAACTTGGTGTTTCAGGAATTGTGTTACAATTCTCTGGACCTTGTGGACAAGTATAGGGAAATGGTACGGGTATAAATGATATGGTGTTGTTGATCGGGTCAGCTAGTACCGTCATTGAAACAGCACAAACAGAGGGAACAACATCAACATAGGAAATAAAACACTGCGGATTTAGCCATTCGCCGCATGGATGGTATGGGTCATCTTTCATTAGAAATAATGCACCCATACTGGATATTATTTCTAGTCTCTTCCATCTTCTATTGCACTTTGGATCACCGTCGTCCATGATGACGCGGTGCTTATCTGGTGTGGATATACTGTAGGAATGTGGCCATGTAGTCTTGTGAACAGAATCAGGATTAAATTCAACATCAGTCTGAGTGTCTATGTCATAACCCTGATAGTTGTCTGTATTATTGTGTGCGAACACCTGTGATTCGTCGTTCATGCCTACCATGTAGCCATTGCGGTGTCCTTCCCAAATCTTATAGTATTCTTGGATATGGTAGTTCCAATTGTCGTGCTGAATTGGTCCTTTGTCTCGATACCAAGTAGTGCCTATGTAAAACACCATGCTTGGGTCGCCATGCAAGAACGTTAAGCATAACATAGACCCAGGAGGTGGCACCCAATTCAATCCGCAATCATCAAAGCCGCCCATTGAGGAAATCGGCCACGCCCAATCCAATTCTTCTATTTTTGTTGCTACGCTTTCCCCTGGAACGTTGTTAGGGAGAGCTTTTTGACTATATCTTAATCCTGAATGTAATACTGGACTGAAATATTTGACTCTATTTTGTTTTAAAGGATCGCGGGTGTCTACGCAGAGCGCCATATGAACGCCGCGATAGGCGTTCCTTTGTGCCATGAAGTTGATTTTACGCTTGAATATCTTCTTGAAATTCTCCTGAAAGTTCATTTCGCGGAGTCTTTTTTCGTGTCTATCAAGCAGTTTGTATATGCTATCTAGGTGTTCTTTTAAACTACAAGGATTATCCATATTCTCCTATTAATCAGGCGGTAGAGGCTCGCCAGTATCGACATAGTTAGTTCCGCAAGGTGTGCCGCCGCCAACCCATACATTAGTCTCCTCTTGTGACCACGCAGCAGCAGCAGAACCAACTAAGTATTTGTTCAAACAGCCGAATTGACCGCCATATGGCATTGGCACTGCCTGATCCCACGCACCAAGTCTAACAACGGAGCCAGCGGGATTCACTTCAGCACCTGGAGCAAGTAACTTCAACTTTAAAGTAGTTATGTAGTTACCATCTTTTATCTGATGATCTACACCCATGATAAACCAACCCTTGCTCGTCAATAACTCGTTACAAATACTCTTGAATGCTTCTTCTGGACTATCTGGATCATTTGCTGCCCAAACTGGACAATCAGTGTCGGAATTTCCGTGTACCAAAAAATATGGATTTATAAACACTATACCCACACATCTTCCATAACCATCAATAGGAGTACACAGCCAACTAGAAGGATCACCCTGTACTCTTAAGTCGGCTTCAATAGCTCCAATAACCAAGTTTGTCATAATATGGTGATAAGTAGCTTCTTGAGTCTGAACTTGTGGATTTCTGACCTTCATAACCGCGCCTGTTCTGGTGGGCACGGCTTGTCTAATTGGGCCTGGCGATGCCGCAATTGGACAGCCTGTTTTCACAGCACCTTCAATTTGGTTTACAATTGCCTGTCCAGATGGAACGTTACCACCACCAGCCTTCTGTGCAGCCATTGAGTGCCATCTAAAAGCAGGAGCAAATTGCATCACTGGTGAACAATTGCCACCATTGACTACATACACAGCTTTCATTCTAGCGTTGATTTCAGAATCATTAAAATTACCCTGGCAATAAGGAATACCATTTGCCCACAATAAAAGTCTTCCATACTGTGGTTGGTCAGAATTACAAGTAGAACAAGGTTCTTTAATCGCATCTAACTTAAATTTATAAGTAGGATCGTAATTCATAGTAATGCTAGTTCTTCCCAAGTTACTTGTTATCTTACCTGTTAAATCTTTGGCAAATACACCATTCTTTAACCATTCGTGAATAATAGCTAACGGAGCCTTTTGATCTGCATACCATTTGTCATATGGTCCCCAACCCTCACAATCTATATCATACTTTTCACAGTCCGCACCATTTCTACATGTTCGATCCTCTAACTGACCATCTCTTTGAACAAACTGCATGTCTACAACTGATCCATCTGCCCTAATCGCCTTGAACTCAGGTCTAAATGGTGGGAAAGAAAACTTGCCAAGTAACTCAACAGCCTTGGTAAAATACATTTGCTTGCCATCTCTACCGAAAATCTTGTTAATCATTTGTTCCTGACCACGAACAAGTAAATCAACACCTTCTAGTTCATATACGAACTTGCCACTGTCAAAGTGAACGTTAATCCAGTCAGTAATAAAATACATAACTGGACTGCATATAACAAAGGCACTGTTAAATCCTTCGCCTGGAACCGTAATTCTTAATGTCCCACCCTCACTTTGTTCTGTGGTTAATGGCATTGGTGGTTGACCACAAACATCTTCTTGTGCGCCACCAGTTACATACCAACCAAATTGGACTTTCATCCTGTATTTACCCTGAACTGGAACAGCATCGCCTTCAGGGTTAATACCCATTCTTTGAACCCACTGTTGGAACGTACTGCCCTTCTGATCTAGAATTGTAAATCGGCAACGATTACCACGGTCTACCGATCCCCAACCGTATTGAAAAGCCTTAATCGTAGCCATACACTTCTCATCGTTAAATGGCTGCGATACATTGCCCATTGTCAATATGGTCTTCCATGTTTCTTCTGGATTTTCTACAGCACCTTCGTAATCTTGAAATGCAACTTTAACCCAAGCGGACTTAGTAGTTCCACCAAGAGCAGTCTTGTACATTGGTTCAAAGTCATCATTAAGTTCTGGAAACATCATGTTACACCCAGGCGGGCCAATAACACAGTCTCCAGCATCACAGTAAACGAACTGATTTGCGTAATCGCTGAAATCTTGATCCCTAAAGCAACAATATGTTCTGGCATAATCAATGTCGCAGAAAACAGGAAATTCCCTATCAATAGGGTAATTACAATCAGGTGGTATTTGTACTGGTGGTAGTGGGTCGCCTTCAGCCATAGTTCTCCTTACTTCAATAAATTACTGCCAGGGATGATTATATTTCTTCCCGCTCTAAATTCTAATATGTCCTGCATACGGTTCATTTCCATGATTTTCCACCAGAAATCAGGTGCGCCAAAAAACGCATTGGACACTAAATCTGGTCTGTATTCCATATCCTTAGTTATCTCATAATGTTGATCTGAAGAACCAAAAGATAACTTCTTCTTTCTGTAAATGGGATACGCCAGCTTACCTTCATATTCAATTACAGGTATAGTGGCATACCTGCTTGTCGGTGGCACATATCTTCGGCCTTCTGATTTGGTATAATGTATTGGTTTAGGCATGATAAATCCTTTAACTGAAATTAGGGTGTTTATTCGACCCGTTGTAATATTGACTACCTGGACTTAATCCATCAGTATCTCCAGGCTGGAATACATCAGCACCATTCAAAATACACTTATTAACTGGCAGTTTATTACATGGATAAACAACTTCCCAAGTGCAGCTTATGCTAAACTTGTAAGGGATGTATGTAACAGCATCCCATGCAACATCTGTAGGATAACGAATACTGTAGTTTTTAAGTATCAAGCACAAGCCTTCAGTACCGTCCATCAATACACCACAAACAAATCTAACAACAGGCGGTGGTGTAAATGGGACTATACCAGTCTGAGGTCCAGGTAAAACAAGCTGTTGGATAATTCTGATTGCTTTTAAATTAGCTTCTATGTCTTCAAACTCGGTTATCATGAAGTGAAGTTCAGTAGAAATTGTTCTCGGATCAGAATAAGCATAGGTTAACATCGGGCTTGATCGGCCTGGAGCGGGGTCGTTGACGTAGGTTGCCCCTTTACTGTCAGAAATATCTGGCAATATCTTTAATGTTATACAACCGCAGGGAGTTTGTATTTCACACTTCCCGCCGCCACTATTTGCATATTGTAGTGGGGCTAATGCACCACTACTTTTAGTTCCTCTCGGCATTCAACTCCTTATGACAAATCTGTGTAATCAATTTCTAAACCTACGGTTCTGCCTATACGCGCACCAGGCCATTCCGTACTCAATATTTCATCAAAAAAAGCTTCTGTAGGATAATCTACACCCTGGACACCCTGTATACAATTGCCGTTATTTCCTCGCTTCGCTAGTAGTCTTCCTATCCGACCTAATAGCTTAACCATAGCCCTTGTGTTAGCAGCGGTAGTTCCAGTGTTTGCTTCAGTTCTTGCCATATCAACATCACTACCGCTTGATTCCGCCTGACGCCTTCTCATCTCGTCTTCAGCACCTTTAGCTGAACCTGGAAGCATCGAACTTACCGCAACTTGGTTGCCGTCAGTCGCTGGTGTTATAAATGCTGGACCCTTGACGGCGGTTATTTCCATCCTATTCGCCAACATATCTTCCAACAGTTTTTCTAGGTGGGTATCATGAGTGTAAATTGAGCCTGGATTTGATGCTTTTTTGGCCATCTCTTCAATTTCTTTATTAGCGGTTGGACTTATCGACTTGTCAATTTGTTCTTGAAGATTCTTTGCCATATTGTCTAGCACTGTTTTACCGCTGCCAGTTGCTTCTCCTGCTCGTTTCTTAACATCAGCTAACTGATCCTTGAGAACATCTCTTGCGCGTACCAAAAAGTCGAGTTGTTCCTTTGTAAGTTTTACTGTTTCTGGATTTTGTAAGACTTTAGCAATGTCCTGCGTATCTGGAGTATCAACCCCACGCTTTCTTGCCACTTCTCTTGCTCTCAAGAACTGCTCGTCTGTTAAACCTTCCTTTTTCGGATCAATCAAGCCAGCCGTAACCGCTTTCTTAGTTAAATCATTGTAATCCTGTTGTGCAAAAGCCGTCTTGAGATTTTTAGCCATTTCAACTGGTAGTTTAGAACCATAGACATTAAGCATTGACTGAACTATATCCATGTTTAAAGATTTGGCATTTTTCTTGATATAGTCCATCGCCGCCTCTGGACCTTTCTCCCATAATATGTCAGCCAATCCTTCATAATCTTTGCCAAGTTTCCCACGGTCTACACCTTGTTTTCTTTGATCGACCGTGCTAATTCCATATCTTTGTCTTACATACTTCTGGTCTGCACTTTCATTACCAAGCATACTAAGTGCTTTATGCCATGTGTTATCGTACACCCTCTGCGCATCGTGCTGGAATGGCTTCCACAATCTCTTTTGAGTTTCTTCAAGAGTCTCATTTAATTGATCGCGTCGTGCAGCCTTTTCAGCACGCTCTCTTTTCTCAGCGCCAGTCCACCATGTCATATCGTCTAACTCAGCTACTCTTTTGTGTAATGCATTCCTTTCTTCTATTTGTTTGTCTTGTATGCCTTTTTGCTCTCTTTGTTTCTTCATCATAATGTTCCAATAATCTTCCATCTGCTTATTGGCTAAATCACTTCCCTTCATCGTCTTCATCTTGTCAGCTTCTTGTGCTTTCGCCACCTTCAACTGTTCTTCTAAAGCCGTCTTTTCTTTGTCAATCTGTGTCTTTCTAGCACGGTCAGCCGTAACTTGCGCCACTTCCTCTGCATTACCACCGAATAAACCAACCTTCTTGTCCTTGTTCTTTTCGATTCTTGTTACAACCGTAGCTTCTTCTCTAAGTAATGCCGCTCTCCTAGCTTCAAGAGCAGAAACATTGCCTTGTAGTGCCAAATCTTTATTGTCTGTTATGCTTTTGTCTGTTCTCTTTTGATCGAACTCAATGCCCTTCTGGATTGTCTTATTCAAGTTGTTCTTAGCATTGTCTAAATCCTTAAAAGCTAATGCTAGTGCAACGATACCCGCAACCAAAGCACCACCACCCAATGCCAATAGTAATCCTCCAAGACCACCAGACAATGCTGTGAGTCCTAGAAGCAAGGCTCCACCAACAGCTACCGCCGCACCAATCGCAACCAATGCTGCCAGGATCATGCCAAGCGCCTTACCAACCATTTCCCAATCCGTTTCATTGAAGAACTTAATTGCTTGTTCAAGGAACTTAGCTATTCCGCCAGCGTTTTCTTTAATGTAATTTCCAATAGCTTCAAGCAATGGCTTGGCAATTGTTGCTATGCCGCTGACGAGTCCAGATATAAACTTCTGGAAGCCAGGAGTGTCTGCAATGGAAGCAACCTGAGCCATCGCTTTCTCAATATCCCCAGCCATGTTTGCAAGAAATTCACCAAGAAGTTCGACGCCTTTCTTTATGTCGCCTTCTTTGAAAGCCTTCCAGAATGGAGCTTCATTCAATTGCTTAATAGCCTCTGTCAAGAATGGCAATGCCTGGAATATGGCACTTTGCATTAACTGTTTGAAATGAGCCTCAATCAAATGTACATTTTGTTTAATGTCTTCGACTGGATTAGATGCTTGCATACCCTGCTTAGCTATCAAACCTTGCACTCTGGTAAACTTCTCCACGATGGCAGTCATATCTTCAGGCTTCTTGCCAGCAAGAGCCTTCTGAATCTCCTCAGGTGTTGGTAATATGTTGACAATTTCTTCCTTGCCAAGTTTTTTGGCTTCTTCTCTCATCCTTTTTGCCTGGTCAGCTAAAACTTTTTCTATTGCCGCGCCACCATTAGCAACATCACCACCGATAGCCTTGAGATACTCTTGGAAGTTTTTGCTGCCTTGCGGACCAGCTAACTCCTTAATTGCTTCATCAAAGTCCTTACCACCATCCTTGATGCTGGCATTAAAAGCATCAAGTAAATCTGCACCTGTTTTTAGGAAGAGTTGTTGCTTCTGGAAAGCAGCTTGTTGAGCGCTCAATTGACCCTCTAACTGTTTTCTTAATTCTTGTGGCAACTTCTCCATGTTAAGCATTTCATCTATTGCCTTGCCTATGTCACCCTTCTCTGCTACTAACTTGTCAAATGTCTTTCTCCATTCGGCACCGCCCTTGTCCATTACGCCTTGTAAATCCTCAAGGCTCATTGTTGGACCTCTTGCCGCCTTGGAAAAGTCTGCAATTCTTTCACTAAAGCTCTTGGTTGTCTCTTTAATGTTGCCAAGAAGCACACCCATTTCATTCAAGCCTACACCAACAGTCTGTTCCATGATGGCAGTATATCTGGCTCGCTGTGAAGGAGTTAATCTCTTAATGTTCTCTTCTAAAGACTTAGTAGGATCGGCCTTAATCAACTTCCTTGTCCAATTCTCAAGATTTTGACCAAATGCCTTAAAGTCTTCGTCAGTATCCATTAACGTACCTTCTAATACCTTACGGGCTAAATCTGGACGACCACCCGAACCAATGGCTCCTAATGCCTGTTCCTTTGGCCCACCACCCCCACGAAGTATACCCTTAGAGAGAAAGTCTAATGTTCTTCCAGTTGCAGCTTCTGTGCCTGTCTTTCTACCTCTTGCACTCAATTCAAGAATGTTCTTGGCGGCTGTTGTGCTTAAATTGCCAGCCATTCTCAAGTTTTCCATGAACTGATGAGATGATTTAGCAATTTGCACTAATTCATCGCCAAAGATGCCTGTGCTTCTACCAATTTGGGTAAGATTTCTCTGCATACCACGAAGGTCGATTGTAGACATACCCAACCTCTGGTGCCAATCCGCAAACAATTCAGAGGTACTTTCCGCACTTGCGCCAATCAAATACGCAGTCTGTAAACCAGTCTTTGTAACTTTGTTTAAAGTCTTAGTGTCTTGAATACCGCGTTTGAAATTTCTAAGAGTGGTTTTCTGTATGACGTTGAAGCGCTGGCCAGTTTCTCCTACATCACTCATGTAAGTTCCAAGCTTCTCCAAGGTTCTTGCAGAGCTATCCATGTTTTTGTTGGACTCTGCAACTCGCTTGGCTATGTCTGACCATTCTTCGCCAGTGCCTGGAGGTGGCGCACCGCCCATTTTAATGCCAGGTATAGATGTGGTTGCACCAGTTGAAATATACATAGCCTTTGTTGCTTCATCCATGTATTCAACCTGCTCAATCAATGGCGTAAGTACGAAGTTTATCAAACCTTCCGCCAAACCACCTAATGCCGCACCAACGAATTTGATGACTGGCCCAAGAGCCGTTAAACCTGGAATTGTAGACTTTTCTACTAGCTCGCCCAATGCCCAAAATGGCCCTTCAATTACCTTGCCGCCAACCTTTGCAACGCCCTGAGCGACACCAGCCAACATAGATTCAACAGGTTTGTCACCAAATACCATCCTACTTGCCGCTGAAGCTCCAGAGATTGCTTTGGTTCTCGCACCCTGTCCTGCTCTGGCAAACTTTTCTTTACGTTGCTGCTGTAGATACTCACGCATCAAAGCTTCCTGACTTTCCCCGCCTTTACCTCTACCCAACAAACCTTTAATGCCAGCCCCTATTGATCCTAATAAGCTAGCTTGCGATTTTGCTCCTTTGCCGTCTTCTTTGGACTTGGCTTTTTTGTCTCCTTTAAATAGCTTCTCTACAAAACCACCTGACTTCTTTTCGGCAGCAACACCCTTTTCAGTAACGCCCATTAACTCATGAATACATTTACAAATACATTGACATAACTGTAAATCATCCTTGCCCATTTCATTGACAAGAGTTTCAGCCATAGCCTCCGCTTCACTTGTTGCCCCGCCTTCTACATCTGCTTGGCCTCGCGGTCTGGTTTTACCAAGGCCAAATAGGTCTTTAACTGTACCTGCTGTGGCTTTTCCTAAAGTGCCAACAGAACGTGCCAAGAAGCCTGCCCCCTTCGCTACTTTCGCCGTTTGTTGTCCAATCCAGCTATCTGAAACTTTCTTTGCAACACTGTTCCATAAACCAGATACCTTGTTGGTAACTCCACTCCATAGACCAGAAACCTTGTCCGTAGCACTCTTCCACCACCCTGAAACCTTATCAGTAACGCCAGACCATAAATTTGAAACTGTGGTGCTGATTTTTTGCCACACTTCAGTTAATATGTTCCTAGAATCTTCGGCAGCCTTCTCGCCTGATTTCTCAAACCACTTAAAAGGGTTCAATTTCGCTATTCTGTTTCTGAATGCTTCGCTGAATGACCTCTGGAAGTCTTTGCCTATCATTCCAAAGGCGGTACTAAATCTTCTTTGGCTTCGTTCTAGAACCTTGCCAAAGGTCATAGTTTTGTCAGTAACATTTTCAAATGCTGGGGCCATATCTTCAATAGCGTCTTCAATGGCCTTTTCTATGCCATTTCCGACTGCTGGATTCATACTCTTAGCAACAGCTTCCCCAAAAGCCTTTGCCTCTCTGTTTACGTCGCGGCTAGACCTCTTGCCAGCCATGTCTTCACAACAATCAGCAACCTTTTTGATAAGTTTATTAAGAGCCTTTAATTCCCTGTCGAGTTGATCGCCAACAATGCGTTGTAAATTGTCGTTTAGCTTCTTCAATTGCTCAGTATTTTCGTCTTCTCTTTGCGCACCTTTCTTGTCTTTGGCAACATCACCAACTAAGGCTGCGCGCAACTCTTCAATACTAGCTTTAACTTCACGATCAAATACATCGACTGCTGCCATAATGCTATTTATCTTTCTGTAGTAACTATTAAACGACTAAAATGGATTCAAGAAATGAATTACCGTATCTATGCAAGTGGAGTCTGAATTTCCCCAGGTTGTGCAACTGGTTGATTTATTTGGTATTTTATTAACTCTTCTATTTGCATTCGTATTTGGTCTAACTCATTAGGGTCTAAAGTTCTAGATAGTTCCGCAACACCCTTTAAGAAAGCACTGTCCATCATTCTTAATTGACTGATTCCATTTCTCTTATAAGTTCTGAACGCTCCTGGGTTGTTTGGCCCTCCAACTATATAAGGATCACCCTTTATCATAGAATAACTGAATGGTTTATCCAAAAATCTTTCTAACATGTTCTTAACATAAGGCACCGTTAGATAGTTTAGATTAACTCCCCTGATCGCATCACTAAATATATCTGATACTATAACCAATGGGTAAGGGTCATGTATCATCTTGCCAACCCTCTGCCCAATATAATGAAAGTTGATGACGCTGCCTTTGTGAACTATCTTAGGTGTAGCTACCGCTGGGGTCGGATAACTAATAGCCTTGAACAGACTTCCTAGTTTTTGTAAATCTTTTGGATTAATAGGCGGCATGGTTTATTTAGCCTTATTAACCATAACTATTTATATGATTCAGTTAAACCCGCCATTGCCGCTGGAAACTCCAAAAGGTAAGGGTTATGCTCACTTTCTAATAGACTATAGCCAGGAACATAACCTATTATGGGTAGTTTTTATTGACGAAACAGGAGAATGCTGGACATTTCAAAATCCAGAAATAAGATTACAAACCAATTTCACTATGGGACGAACAGTTAAGCCTTCATGTAAGTAAGATTGCTGTAATCCATACCATAATCAGAACTACGGACAACAACCTTGCCCCAAGGATCACGGTCAAACTCTTTATCACGCAAGTCCTTCTCCGCAATTGCACTTCGGTTAAAGAATTTCTTTACTTCAGTAGTAACAGCCGAAATGATCTTCTTGCCAGCCTCCTCAGGCTTATAGTCACTTATCAAATCCTCGAACATGGTTTCTATGTCCATTGGGTATGCGCGTCCGAAAGGTTCGGTACTCGCTTCCTTCTGCACCCTGAAACTAATTTGATCCCCAACCTTATAAATTCTAATGCCTTCGAAGAAGGTATTCTTGCTTGGATTATAGACGAAAAGGAACGGATCATCGTCATCCAGATGGTTTTTGACGGTCATGCCGTTAGACAAAAGTATCTGCTCAATGATCTTGAGTTGCTTTTTAGTCTCTCTTTCCTTCTTGTCTATAAATTCAATGAACTTTATCATGCTATTACTATTTAGGATATTGACACGTTTTTCTAATTAGATTATATTTTGCTATGAGACAAGAGTGGAATGTTAATAACCAGAAAGTAATTTGTAACGATTGCCTTCCTGAAATGAGAGCCATGCCAGAGAAGTCTGTGGATGTTGTCGTCACCAGCCCGCCATACAACCTTGACATTAAATACAACACCTACGACGACAAACTGAAGTTCGAGGAATACTGGACCTGGCTGTTCGTCATCGCCAAAAACATATTGCGCGTCCTGAAAGACGATGGCTCATTCTTCCTGAACATTGGTAGTAACTGCAAATATCCTTGTTTCGGCATGGATGTTTGCCAGATAGTAAGAAATTCTGGATTCGTATTGCAGAATAATATCGTTTGGGTAAAATCATTAACCATTGGTGACACTAATTATGGTCACTTTAAACCCATCAAGGGTGAGAGATTCCTGAACAATCAGTGTGAATCTATCTTTCATTTCACCAGAAAAGGTGACGTGAAATTAAAAAGACTGGATATTGGCGTGCCATATTCCGATAAGTTTAATGTCAAGCGGTGGAAAGGCAAAAAGGCCGACGTGCGATGCGGAGGGAACGTCTGGTTCCTGCCTTACAAAACATATTCACCGTATTCAGACAGAAATTGGGAAGTAAGAAAACACCCAGCAGGGTTTCCAATTTCTCTGCCAGAGAAGTGTATCAAACTTCATGGCATAAAAGAAAACATGCTAGTTCTTGATCCCTTTGTGGGGGCTGGAACGACCTTAATGGCTTGTCAACAACTTGGTGTTGCTGGTATTGGCATGGATTTAGATTTGGATTATTGCCTAATAACTTGTAATAATTTGGGGCATAATGATGTTCAAAAGTAAATATGATAAGCGTGGTGCTGGCAAAGAAGGAAGCTTTGCCGATAGCATCTATAACCGCGTGCTACAAGAAAGCAACGTAAGCTTTCGAGACGCTACGGTGAAAGAGGATTGTGCGGGTAAAGACAAGATTCGTGCAAACGGAGAAGCCGACGATGTGAAAGGTCGGAAGAGTGCGGGAACCCATCGAGTTTGGTTGGAAGTCTGTGCTGCCAATAACGGGTCTATTGGCAGTGGGTGGACTTATCATGACGTTTTCATCGCACAAATGATGATCTATGTCGATGAGAATAAGAACATAACGGATATCATCTTCGGTCGCTATTATGCTCCCGATGCCGTTAAAGAAATCTTAGAAAAACTTGATTTGACCAAGGAAACGAGAATCAACAATGAGCTTAACAAGCTCTATTCGAGATGGTCGTTTGACCCCTACGATAAAATGCAGAAGCATCGTGGGTCAACAGTCTGTGTGACCTACTCAGACCTCGAATCTATAAGTTCATTCGAGCGCATCCAAGTGCCACGCAAGTATTGGCCAGAAATCATGAAGTTCTACAATGATCTGGCCCTTGACCAAGCCAAGGGCAGAAGTGTTGAAGTGCCATACAACGGCATCGTATAAACTAAAAAGGCCAGGAGTAAAATCCTGGCCTTTTCTTTTACCCACACTGTCTCATTAGTATCTCTGGTGCATTTGGCACACAACGCTGCAACGTCTTCAAATCACTCGGATTACCAGTGTATGGCGTCTCCCTAATTACTATGCCAGGGAAACTAGATGCTGCTTCCTTGATAATCTGTGCCGTCGCCGTCAAAAACAACTGACCCTGACGCTTCGCTATGAACTCATGCTCCTTCTTGTATGGCTTGCCGTCTTCATCCAACTCACCACTGTCCTTCATATACATGATCTTTACATCAACGAAACTAATAATTTCACCATCTTCATCAATCATTGCCTCAGAACCATCGTCCTGCTTCAACTTAACCATCAATGTCCCATCCGTGAAAGCTGCCTTCAAAGATGTAGCAATATCCCAACCAATGGTGTAAACTGTGCCGTCAGTTCCAGTTACGTTGATAATGAATGCTCTAGTCTTGAATGTTTCTGCAATAGAATCTACTACGATACGCTTGCGGAGAGCATCTTTTTCTTCAGGACTACCTTCTTCCAATCTTTGGATTTCTGGTGCTTTTAGGTATCGCTGTGGGTCATCTGTTCTCAATGTCCAGTTACCGATATAAACATCACCAAATCTAGCATTGAATCTGGTAGACATACGAATGGAGAAATCCTGTTCGTTGTAGATCAGGTCTTCGGTTGAACCACCGCTACCGACTTGAACGGAGCCAGTCAAAGCGGCAATAAACTTACGGTGTAGATCAGCTTTCATGCTGTATAAACCAGTTAGCTTAATGTAGACGTTGTTCAAAAGTGGCTGGGTCTGTAGCACATCTACAATGTGATTTGCTACGGATGTGCCTGGATTGTTATGGTCCAAATCGTCCTTAATCATTTTCTTGATTTCTTTGGACGCTTTTTCAATGTTTGAATGTTCTCTAAGGAAGACTACCTGGAGGTTATCTTCTACGAACTTCCTTTGGTAAGCGTCAAGGTGTCTGTCGCGCACATCCATGATAAGACTTTTCATTTCTTGAACGTCGCCTTTGATGGCTGAGTTCATAAATTCTTTCTTCCACTGCTCGAAGTCTAGGTGCTTCTTTTCTTCGGGCATGTCTGGATATTGTGGATCGGCGGAAAAGTCTTGTTCGCCTGGTTGTGTATCCATTTGGTCGGGTGGCATATTAGCTACGTTTGGATCACCGCCTGGAGAAGCAGCAGGAGAATTTGGACCCGCTGGCGACGAAGGATCACCCATAGAAGAACCTACAGACGGATCACCTGGACCCGTACCCGTGCCGTAAGCTTCCTTCTTAATCTCCGCTTTCTTTGAAGCTGCTTGTTCCAGCCAATCCTCAAGATTTATTCTGTCCGTCATTTGCTTCCTTTTGTTTTTGTATCTTCTGAATCTGCTTGATTAATTCCCTTTTACTAGAGCTATCACCTAAGTTTATAGTGTTATTTTGGTGTGCTGCCAAGTATCTAGGGAAGGTATCACGTTCTTTGAGCTTAACTCTAGTAGCTAAGTCAAGAACTTTAGTCATTTTTTCAGAGATGCCAGCCTTAATTTCAAACATTTTGGTCATGGCTTCTTTACTAGCGCTGGTCGAGTCACCTTCGTTAATAACCATCTCTATTAAACTTTGTTTAACATCGTCTACTTCTTGCCGCTCTTGGCGAAGATTGTTCATAACTTCGTTGCACCAACCTAACCAGACTTCATCAGGGATTAAAGCTTTCTCCTCTTCTTGGGGCGCTGGGACATTTACGTTAAGTTGGGGAAGTAATTGCTCAAACTCTTTGTTTTCATCCATAATAATTATTTATGGTAAAGGTATGTATTTTACTAGAGTCAATCTTATTAAAGCTATATAGTTTAATACCAAAAAGGAATGTATGGAAGAAAAATTCTATAAGGAAGTGAACGATTCTCTTAAGTTAGTTTTTGATATTACGTCTCGTATTGACGAACGCATGAAAGTTTTGATCGAAAATAACAACGATTCGAAAGAGAAAATCGAGAAGCTATACGATCAACATATCGTAATGCTCAATCGTATAGTCATCGTAGAAAACAAAAACAATGGACAACTACTCAATGATCTTAAAGCTGAAGTTAATATAATAGAGAGTAGGGTTGAGCATTTGTCCGAGCGACTAATCCATGTTGAAAAGGAACTGACGCAGACCACCCACAAGTGGACGACGGTTGTTGATTTTATATTCAAGGTAGGAGTAGTCGTAATTGGCAGTATAATTTTGTGGAAATTGGGCATTAAACCGTAAATATAATAATAGGTGAAAAAGGGTATGAGAAAAACATTTTTAGAATATGTTGGATTAAAAGAAAACACTGAAGCTAAAAAAGCTTCTTCTGAAGTCAAATTGGCTGACGATACGGACTTTAAGCCATTTGTTATTGATGGTGAAAACCATCCTGGGTTGAGAGTCATTGTCAAAGCTTTCTTGGACAGTGATAAAGTTTCGTTGCCTGGTCCTGATGGCTACCCACAAAAGTTAACCACCATCGACCCAGCCAAAGGTGAGACTTCGCCACGTCTAAAGAAAAAGGGTCTATATCTTGTCGGTGGAGCCGTTCGTGACCACCTTCTAGGCAAAACCCCTAAAGACTATGATCTAGCAACAGACGCTGGACCTGACGAAATCCGTCTAATCCTTAGAAGCGGTGGTTTTACAGAAGTCAGACCACAAGATGCCAAAGATAAAAAGTATGAGAGATATCCAGAAGCAGGCCAAAAGAACAAGGTCTTCTCCGCTAAAGGCTGGGACCGTGGCGGCAAGGAATACGTTTTTAACGCCAGAGTTAATGGCGAAGAATTTGAAATAGCTACCTTCAGAAAAGATTCCAAGGGCGGTGATGGCAAGACTCCAGACAGCATGGAGTTCGGTGGACTTGATGACGACGCTGGAAGAAGAGATTTCACAGTTAATTCCATGTATATTCCACTTACTTCTGCTGACGGAGCCAACGCCAAACTAATCGACCCGCACGGTGGCGCTCACCACTTACGTCGTGGTGAAGTTGAGTTTGTAGGTAATCCAAAGGATAGACTTGGTGAAGACCAGTCCCGCGTCTTGCGATATATCCGCCAAATTGCAACCCACGGCAAGAATACCAAAGTAGGCGATAACGTAAAGTCCGCTATCAAGGACATTAAGGATTTGCCATCGGTTAGCCGTGAAAAGATTAAGGAGGAGTTCCTTAAGGGTCTACAACACCCCGACGTTGATCCAGTTCACTACGTCAAGATGTATAAGGAACTAGGATTGTTAGACACCGTATTCCCTGACATGCAGTTCAAGCTAGATGGTCCAGACGATTTCTCCGACAAGAAAGAGAAACGATTGGCTATCGCTTGGTTGCTAAGAAATAACCCAACAGAAAGAGTAGAAAAGATGCTCCGTCAGGGCACTTGGAGTGATGAAGAAATCAGAGACACTGTTATGCTTATTAAGCTTTCAAAATGGCTGAGTGAGCATGGCAAGAACCCAAGAGTCTTCTTGGATAAGTTCTTCGACATGAAGAAGGACTTCCATAAGACAGGCATGGTCCCAAGCCTAATGAAGCAGTGGTGTAGTATGAATAAACATCCAGAAGATGTTACACATCACTTCCTAAACCATGAACTTGATACCAAGGGTTATGTTGATGATGAAAGTGGTAGGAAAGCCATTAATCCAGAAATTGCCAAACTGTTTGGCGGTCGTACCCCACAAGGTTCAGAATTTGCAGATGCCATCAAGTGGCTAGAAACTGATAAGTTCCGCAAGAGATTATCAACAAAAGCCGAAGACTACAAAGATGATGAAGAAGATCATGATGATGACGACAAAGATCACGAAGATCATGAGGGTCATGAGGAGTAATGATGTGCTGTAAACATGAGGTTTATAAATTCATAGCATGGTTGGCTTTTACTTTTTCCCTAGTGAATAGCATTGCTATGGGTGTTCGCGTCTTTTGGTGGGGCGGCTACAGCGACTGGTGGATGAACTATTTTGTGTGGTTCGCAGTCGCTTCTGGATTTTATATTTGGCATAAGCTAAAATGATACTAGAGTTTAGAAAGTTTATGGAATCCGTACCGCCTGGTTTCAAAAGAATCGTAATTTTCGATTTTGATGATACGCTGGTATTTACTCCTACGCCAGAAGAAGGCGCACCTAAATACCAGCAAGCAACTGGTCAGCCCTGGTATATTAAAGACCCGCAAACTGCCCAGGCCCACGGCTATCCGTCTAGCTATAGACGGGAAGGCTGGTGGGGGAATCCTAAAACAATAGAATCCCCAATCTTCGACCCACATCCAGATAAGCTTAATCAAGACGTAGCCAGAGCTTTTCAAAGCTTTAAAGATGATCCACATACTTATACTGTGGTAATGACTGGCAGAATTGCTAAAATGGAGAACAGGATTAAGGAAATCCTAGCCCATTATAACATTCATGCAGATGAATATTACTTCAAAGACCAGAAAAACCTCACCCAAGATAAGAACTATCCCCGCAAAGGTGACACTTTTGACTATAAAGCCTTCGTTATTATTAACCGCTTGGTTAATCAAGAGACGCAATCGGTAGAAATCTTTGATGATAGAGCCGAACATATCCCTAAATTCGTTGAACTTGGTAGAAATTTAAAGGAAAAGTGGCCGAATATGCAAACTGTGATAATTCATGATGTACGCCAGAATAAAAACTACAGTTTATAAGTGTAGATAGAGCTACAATCTTGTTTTCGGGGTGACTATGGCTTATGATTACTTCCGAGAAGTAGCTAGTTTCTTTAAGAACTCAAATCTAGTTGATGAACCTATTTCCGTTAGGCGTATGAAGATACGAAATGGTCTTGATGGGTTGTGCGAAAAAAGGAATGATAAATTTGTTATTAAGGTTAGTTCAAATCTAGGTGAGAACTACTCCATTGATGTGCTGATACACGAAGTTGCTCATGCGGTAGCTTGGGATAAAGACACAGATATTCACGGACCAAATTGGGGTAGAGCCTACAGCAAAGTTTACCGATTATTCCTTGAAAAGTTTGTGAGCGACGAGTAGGATAAAATATTACCGAATAAATGGTAGCAATTTCTTTCGCTCAAAGTAAATAAACATCAAGGAGTAGGAGATGGTGCCAGCACTGTTTATAGGGGATAAGGTTGTTACTGGCTTGCATCATGGCGATGCATTTTCAAAGTTGACCGAACAAGAGAAAAGCAATGACGAACTCCTAAGTGGCTTCCTTGATAATGACCACCATAAGTTCGTCACCGATACCGAAACAATCTATCTCAAAGATATCATCATCCTAAGACATGCTCAAAGTGATCTGCGGGCAGAAGATGGTCCAATTACCCCAAGTGGCCGTGCCCAAGCATTCCGTGCGGCAGCATTCTTAAAGGAACTTCACTTGGCTGGCTATGCTGGCTATTGTAGTCCCTATCGCAGATGCCAGCAAACTTCCGCTATCATTAAAGAAATATGTTCAATCCCTTTTGAGACAGAACCTCACCTTTGTAAGCAATCGCCATATGAGAATTATCAAGACTTCACCACCAGGATTACAAATACGCTAGATTTCCTCCCGCCTAAATCAGTCCTAATCACACATACCGATTTCATCCAAAATATTCTGTACCTTACTAACCTTATAAAAGAACAATTGAAATTCGTTGTGAATTGTAGTATAACCTATATTCACCAGAATAGACTTATATGGCTAGCGAAGGAAATCAATGCTCAAGAAAATAGAAGTTGACCCCCGTATCAAAGTTAAGAACGTAGCCGACCTAATTGAACAACCAGTCGTTATAAGACTCAAGAAGTTCAATGAAGAAAGCACTGATAAATTCTCTGAAGAACTAAATAAAGCCCATGAGACAGGCCAGCCTATCATCCCTATAGTTGTAGACTCATATGGCGGGCAAGTTTATTCCGTATTGGGCATGATTTCAGAAATTCAAAATGCACTTTTACCAGTAGCCACTATTGTTGAATCCAAAGCAATGTCTGCTGGCGCAATTCTCTTTGGGCTAGGAAACGATGGCTTGCGATATATGGCACCACATGCTACATTAATGCTTCATGAGGTTTCAAGCTTTCAATTTGGAAAAATAGAAGACCTGAAGGCAGATGTGGATGAAACCGACCGTCTCAATAGCTACATTTTCGAAATTCTGTCTAAGAATTGTGGGCTGTCTAAGAACTATTTCCTAGACATAATTCATGAAAAAGGTCATGCTGACTGGTATCTCACAGCTAAAGAGGCCAAAAAACATAACCTGTGTAACCATATTGGTGTGCCTTCCTTTAATGTGAAAGTATCTGTAGATTATAAATTTAATTAAGGAGCGACAATGGAACTCGAATTTTGCACTACCGAAGAACTTGTTGATGAATTAACTAAACGTACTACATTTGCAGGCATTGTAATTCGTTCCGAAAGCGAAGCTAGAGGAAATGAAATCGCCGTTCATCAAAATTGGGATATTACTTATTCAAGTGGCTTCTCCAATAGACAAGTAGCCGAACTTCTGGAAGACGCCGTTGGGCACTTTCATCAGTTGGCAGAAGCTGAAGATGAATAAGTTGCTTTCATTGCTGAGTTTTGATAGGATGGGGATGCCTGTCCTCTCGAAACGGAGAAAACAATGCCAAAATACTATGTGGACGCAGGTGAATTTCGCAAAGTAATTGACGAAGTTGACCCGAAAACCGCCGCCATAGAAGCATTTAGAACTTTAGAAGAGAATCCAGTTCCTAGCCTGAGCAGCGTCACCGTCGTAAGCGAAGAAGGCTTCGACACCAATAGTGAAAATGATTGGTGCTTCTCTACTATGGATATACTTGAACAAAGCGACCAATTGGGTCAATATAAACCCGATTACTAACCATAGATAGCCTTTTACCCTTGGAGTAGCCTATGCCTATTTTTAGCGGGTTCGAAGGTGAGGAATTTCAATTTAATGGGATTCCCAATAAGATTTTCAATCTGTTAACAGATGAAAATATACAAGTAAATGCACTCTTCAACTCGCACAAAAGGATCGACCTGATCGGCATAAGAATAGGCAACTCCAAAATTAAATGGTCAGCACAAGATGGAAAAGCAGAAGTCAATGGAGAGAAACTTTATCATCGTGCTTATGTCACTGTTGATAATCAAGCTTATCATACTTATGTCGAAATGAAACCCCACCTGGCCTCACCAGAAACAAACTCCCTGTTCATCAACGCAGGACAATATCATTTTAATATCGTCAGAAATAAGAATTGCAGCGTCGTTCTACCCTACTTTTTTAAATTTGACGCAGTTATATATAATAGAAATGCTCGCCCACATGGTATAGTAGGTCAAACAGCCGATTACAATGGTGCCCCAAGAATTGACTCTGGAGAACAAGGCGAAGGCATCATCGACGGCAACCCACTAGATTATATGGTAAGCGATCTATGGAATAAGGATTTTAGATATAACAAATTTAAGGAATGAAATGGACGTTTTTTATGTAAAACCTAAAGACTTCGCCGCCTGCTCTTTTGATAATATAGACGAAGCCTTAGAAGAAGTAAGAATGCACTTGGCAGATGGAGTCAAAGAAGTTAAAGTCATAGTTAAAGAAATGACCCAAGAAGAATATGAATCCTTGCCCGCGTTTGAAGGATACTAATATAAGGAATACACAATGGATAATACCATCCCAATAGACCGTGATATGGCCCACGTTATCTTAGCCGCTTTCAACGTTGCCTCCTTGGAAGGTATGAGCAGCCTTAATTCAAAAGACCGCCCAATCAAAGGAAAACCCGAAGGCCAAGACTACGCCGATGCCGAACTTAGAGTCCTAAGAGTCCTTACCGTACTCTATCCAGATATCGCACATCAATACTTCGATATAAAAAAACAATGAATAGGAATGTAATATGAGAAATATTTGGGATACATTGATGGAAGACCCGTACACAGCCATCGCAACCTTAATCTGCGCAACCATCCTCGGTTGCGTGCTAGTCTTCGGTGGCGTAAGCTGCGTTAAAGCCGAATATGAATACAAAATTAAAAGACAAGAATTACAAAATCAAGGCAGTAAAGAGTTTTTCAATAAAGAAAGATAATGGAATCATACTGGACCCCTAAACTAACCCTCGAAGAAGCCTGGAATTACTCTGAAAACGGCATCGCCATCTTCGGCAACCCCGCCATGCGTGATGTTATATGGGAGAAAGGTTCCCCTCATCCTAAATGGTGGATCAATAAAGGCTACAGGGATACCAAACCTGAAAGATTTGTTAACCGCATAGGCTGGTATCCAGATAAACCCACAAAGGAGTATGACGAAATGGCAGACAGGGAACGAGAACTCTTTGAAACCAACCGCCCTAAAATGAACACTTGGTATACCCAAGGCAAAAATGGCGGCTGGATAGAAGTAATCCCCAAACCCATTAACCACTCCAAATGGATACTAGACGAAACCCGTAATGTCTATCGCTATGAGAAAAATGGCAATTGGGCCGAAGTTTCCGCCGCCCTAGATACTACCGAAGGCTTCTGGCCCACCAAACTCTGCATCAAAGGCGAAATCAAAGAGTTTATAGACCACGGCTGGTATGACCGCGAAGGCTCAATGGATTATTGCGAATGGCAAGTAGATCATCCAGACGGAATGAAAATGGGCTGGTGGGGTTCGACTTGGAGATTGTTGGTCTTTGCCTTGTTGGTTTTTACCTGTTTCTCCTGGCCTTTGTATTCCTTCATAGGCTACTGTATCTTTACCTATACTGTAATGGGCTATCTCCTACTCAGCGGAGAACTAAGCTCCGTAGGCTCAGTACGGAAACAAATCATTAGCGGCTTCTTCCTCTGGCTTCTCTCGCCCATCGTGTTTATCTTCCTTCTTATATTCTCTTGCTTTGCAATCCTATGACAAACAAAGAACACTACAGCGACTATAAGTGGATCAAAGTCAAACGACATACCGATGACCCCACCAAATCGTGGGAAGATCGCTATAAAGTCCTAGACGAACACCACCTAAAAGAAACTACCTTCCTGATTGATGAAGTCAGAAAACTAGCCGATAAACTAGACACAACCGAAAAACAAGAAACCGAACTTAAAAAGAAAGAAATGAGAGCAGATCGCTTCCGATCATTCCTAATCTTCTGGTTCGGCTTCTCTTCCATCCCTATTATTATCCTAGACTTCTTTGTTGATAAACAAACTCAACTTTCATATCATCCTTGGATATTGATTAGTACGTTGTTATTTGGCTTAGGTTGTTCGTCGTTATTAACATACTGGAGAAAAAATGCCAGCCCCAAATGACTTTCAAGAATGGTGGGATAATTATAAACACAAGATTCCTGGTCCTAAAAGGAACTCAGTAAAACATTGGGCGCTCCTCGGTTGGAACGCCCATGTTGATTATCTTGAACAACTTGATTTGCAAAGTAAAGAACACGATAAAAAGATGATGGAAGAATACCAAAAAGCAGGTTGCCCTGCTGGTTGGTGGGGCGACCCCGATTAGATAATTACATTAAATGGATTCGATGTAACACTCATAGTCTCTGGTGGTATCACTACGTTTCCGTGAACCGCATTAGGGTCTAAGAAACTCTTAGGAAATACGTCACCAGATACTGGTGGATTGTAAAAATATCCAGCCTGGAATGACCCAAATGGTGAAAAATTAGCACAACCATTCTTCTGCATTACCGCAGTAGCCACTAACGTATAACCATCACCCGATGTAGCAAGCTCCAAATCATCAAATACCGCTACACCATTAACAGCCGCTACCGTCAATGTCCCTGTCAGTACGCCAATGCCAGGATTCGTGCCAATCGCAATCGTTACAAGATCAGTGCTTGTTGGATTCTCTAAATCCACAACAACACAGTCTATCGTCTCTGCCGCTACTGTTTCACTTATTACTGTTGAAAACTTCATAATCTTTCCTTCCTTAAAAAGATACTGTATATATTACTTCGGTGGCATTTTAGAATCTTTCCCGTGCTTCTTACCCTTCTTGTTATGCTTCACAATCGCATCCTTCTCCCAAGGTGCCGCCGTACTACGACTGTTAATCTCCGCATCAGTTATGTCTGGTCCTAAATCCTGTGCAGCCGCACGTCGCTTCCTAGTAAATGCACTAGATTCCTTAATCTTCATCCAATTTAAAAATGTTTTAACCATACCTTATATATTAACTCCTTCCTATTTCCCTAGCCTTCGCATCACCACCATAATGTATATTGTGCAAAAATGTCTGAATCGCTGAATCTACTAACTCTGGACCACTCACCCTATTCAATGCATCCAAAGATAATACCATCTTCTCTATATTAACCAACCACTCATTCTCCTGTGACTGATATGCAGGATTCATCGTGTCTATTACATTCTTCGCCGCAGACTTAATCCCAGCTATCAACGAAACAGGTAACGCAAATACATTACCTAATGTCGTTGGCTGCTTGCCTACCGTTACACCCGTCCCCGTAATCTTTTGCGGCTGCTGTGAATGGAAATGATTCTCTAAATCACTCAACGCCTTATTCAATACCGCAGTCTTTTTCTGACGTGCCTGCGGTACTTGCTCCCTGGCAACATAGTTTAATAACCACGCACTGCTGTCATTAAATGCCTTGCCAGCTAATGCCTTGGTTTGCTGTGGCGTGTCCGAAATATAAGGATTGCCACGCGACATCGAACGATACTTACTAGCAGTCTGACCCAATCCACCCACAATCGCTGGACCAGCACCCGCAGCCGCACCAGGAACATGACCAAAATACTTAAGCAAATCCCCACCCTCTCCACCTAATGCCTTCCCAGCTATCCCGCCAAGATTACCACCCACCCCTACATTGCGAAAAGGATTGTAACTAGCCTCGTCACGCCTATCTACATATTCCCTGAAAGTTCTCATGGTTTTATCTATTGTTCCCAACAATAAAATCGTATTTTATTAATTTAACCATACTCCTTTATCTCATGGAAACTAGACTCATTATTGTAGCCGTAACCGCCGCCGCTGGCTACGCATTCGGATACATTCTCGGTTCTATCCTCAGGAGAAACAAATGAATATCATTATCCAATTCCCTAACCATCACCACATAGGTCAAATTACGTTAAATAGCGAATCTTTTGAGAACGGCTTAATAACTACCTTCCCAAGCATCAATGAATGGGATGACAATAAAACCCAAAGCCTTTTTGGTATCTTCGTAGACTTCTTTAAATTCGGTGCCGATTACTTTGAGAAAGGTAAAGTTAACGGCGAAGACGTGGCCGCTAAAATCAAACATCAACTCGGTGAGATTTGGCTAGATGATCGCTGGCACTTCTCTGGCGTCTGGCCACACTCCGTTAACTTCGGTGAAATGTGCTACTCCTCAGACCCGACCGTTGACCTGGAAGTTACCTGGCGTTTCCAGAAATTTGAACTACTAAATCCATAAGTCCCTCACTATTTCTTCTGGTATCCCATGCGTATCCCATAAATAATGAACCGTCTCATCACTCCGACCACGCTCCTTCGTAACCTTCTCTACCACCTTCGTTGACCTCTTTAATAACCTGAAATACATAATCTCTTCATCCTTGATGCTCCCCGCTACATCCGTCCTGACTAACCATTGCTGATTGTTAATAAAACACGTCAACACGGGCGATAAAGTCATACTTAAACCATCAGCATAAAATAACCTGGCAGCATAGTGATCCTTGCCGCCACACGGACATTCATACCAGACCAGATGCCTGCCCATGAATACTTCACGCTTTACTTCCTGAACGTCCCGACAATCCAATACCGCCTGGAAATGCTCAAACCAAACCTTATAAAGATCGCTAATTACCACGTCACCGTTAACCTCCAACGACCTTCACTCCATTCCCGCCCCGTTACATAATCCACATTACACGCTTCCATATAATTGTCGCAACGTATCATCACCGAATCTATACTAAACTTATAATCTTTGTTGTGTTTCAATTGAGTAATGGCACTTTCCCATACAGGGTTAACGGTATGGCCATCACCATATTCCAACTCAACCGACCGCTTCGCATCCTTGATTGCCCCAAGAATACACTCTTCAACATACTTAACCTTTTCCCTAATCTCTTTAGCAAATTGCTTTTCTTGCTCTTGTTGTTTCTTAACCTGTTCTTCCCGCTCTTGACAGGCTTTAATGGCACCTAAACGCTGTTTCTCCAACTTATTCTCTTGGAGCATTCTTTCTAACTCGTCTTTGGTGGGTAACATGATTCATACTCCAATGTTTCATAATGAAGTCTAAGCTCTATTATATCTTCATTATAAGAAGGTATAACATCCACACTTACACCATTATAATTAAATCGGTCAGTGTTCTGCCTCTCATAATGACCCCCTAATAAGGGGGTTAACTCATGCTGGCAATTTGGACACTTAGGCGGAACCTTAATATAATGCTGAATACTTGCCTTCCCTTTCGGGAAGGGCGGTACTGCAAAAAAATTCTTTATATCGCATTCCAGATCAAATAACATAACGTGAATCTCGTTCTCCTCCGTGGGAGATATCGTTATATGTGCCTGCCTTGGCTCTATCTTAAAATCACCAAACTCAGCCGCAAACGTGTATTGCATTCCATATCCTCTTAATAGTTCTTAAATCGTGACCATAATCATTCATTCTCCATGTAGTCTTTGGCAAACCGTTTATATGATCCAAAAACCGCTCCTCCATCGCCAAAAACTCCTCTGGTATATTATAAGAACGATGTGGCAACTCCAACGCATCAGACCACAAAAAATTGAAAAGTAATTCCTCTGGCCTGTCAGCCCTGTAATAAAACAAATTAGGCCCAATCGACATGCTGGGATACTTCTTTATAGCATACGGCGGCTCGTTTAACTGTTTCGCATGACATAATTCTACCAATTTGATCTTCTTAAACTTTTTGAAACTGGTTCCTTTATAGCGGAGGTCCATATGAGTTGATCTACCGAGTATAGAGCCAGGATGACCACTTACCCCCACAAATTCCGCCGTATGTATAATCCCACTCCGCTCATCATCATTCCGATTTACCTTACGATCCGATTTAGCGTCAGTTGGATATAAAGTTTCCTGTACCCGCCACCATGCATCAATCTTCCCATAATAATTCTCCTCGAACGTTGACTCCCGCTCAAAAACATATTGTGGATACGCTAACGGCAATGCAATAATGTCAGCCCGCTCTGTCGTAAATCCGTAAGCTAATGATTCAATGTCATACATGCAATCACTTCGGGGTTGTTAACAAAGTTTATCACCAATTCCCATCATAATCCATCCCAGCGTAAATTGGTATAAAAAATCTTATAGGTGGTGGAATTTTTGGGCGGCGGGAATTTTGGGAATTGGAAAAATTAGTTTTCTTAGATTTGTGCGGGGGAATCAAAAATCCTGGCGGCGGGAATTTTGAAATTGACTCTTTAATAAACTCACTGGTATGGCGTCCAGGTAGGGTATCCCTATGTTACTTTTTTAAGGAGAAAATGAAATTAATTAATCATATTTTAACTCTGCAAGCCAATCATATTAGTATCATTGGGGCATCAATGATACTAATATGATACTGAGCATTAGCACGTCTGCATACGCTTGGCCCATCGTATGCTGCGACGATAGGCATAGCTATCGAGTCGTGCTGTCGTGCTGAACCGACGCTTCCGCTTGCTACCATCGACAGTCGCTTGCGGCTTCTTCATCGCGGGTTCTCCGTTAGGTGTTTGGGCACCTTATAAGGTACAATCGCAATTGTATCATAATGGGGTTGGGCGAACCCCGCTTGTTACTTCCCGAAACAGCAAACGACGGCGAGAGCGATACTGCGTTTGGTCGCTTCGATTTCCCTTACGCGATCCGTATGCCAGGTAGTACCTTCCTTCCATGCTGGCATCTTGGCCACTTCCGCTTCGAGCGCTTCGAGATAGTCGTACTTGGCTCGCAGGTTCTTGTCCATCGTTCGACTCCGTTAGGTGTTTGGGCACCTTACTAGGTACAATCGCAATTACGATATGTTAAGAGAGTGGGCGAACTCTCTTTAGTTTCAGCCATCGCTGAAGCTATCGAGCAGCTTCCGCCGCTGTTTCGGCGTGGTGAAGATCATGACCATCGTGGCGCAGATGATGAACGCGGGGACGCAAGCCAGGCGGATCAGTGTTTCCTTCATCGTCGTTCTCCGTTAGGTTGATTGGGCACCTTATAAGGTACAATCGCAATTACGATATGAATGGCAGGGTTTGCATTCCCCTGCCCCTCCCCTTTAGGGGAGGATTGGCTTATCGTAGTCCCATTGCTCTTGCCAGCCCTCGCAGACCCGTATGTTATGGGCTTTGATGCCCCTATCTTCCCAATGCGCTGCCTCCACTTCAGCGCCCTTCTGCGTTAGGTGATAGCTGGAAACATGGTAGTCGGGCGGCGAATCCCAATAGGCGTTGCCCTCGTCATCGTAGTCAAGGCCGTCATCCCAAACGTAGACAATCCAGCACCACTGCGGTTCAAAGTTATCCCAAGGGTAGCCTTGATAGCGGGCCTTGCGTTCGGCTTCGCGTTCGGCAAGCAGCTCGGCCTGCGCGTCGAGGTCAAGGTAGTTCCAGTGACGCACGTTCAACCCATGTAGCACGTCGGTCATGTGGTCAAGGTGGCAAGCGGGGGCCATCGGCTCGCGGCGGATAGTGACCATTCGACTTCTCCAGTTGGGGGTTGATTGGGCACCTTATATGGTACAATCGCAATTGTATCATAATGGAGTGGGCGAACTCCAAGCGTTACGCTGCTTCCATCGCGGCGACGGTTCGCGGGAACTCTTGCCGCATCATGTCAGGGCGGGAGAGAAGCAACTTGCCCGCATCCGAACCCATGAACAGGTAGAAGAAGAGACGCTGCTGGTCCGCGTGACTGAGGCGATACTTGCGGTTGTAGGCGGCGACCTGGAAGCGGAAGTAGATGACAGCGATTGCCAGGGCGACGGCGGCGAGCGCGGCTTCGAGATACTTCATCGCGTTTCTCCGTTGGGGTGTTTGGGCACCTAACTTGGTACAATTGCAATTAGAGGAGGATTGGGGAGTGGGCGAACTCCCCGTGAGGTTAGCTGTCGCTGTTGAACATACTGCCGATGACAGCGATCAGTGCGGTCAGGACGTGGCCTGCGCAATCCATGAGGTTGAAGGCAATCCAGAAGTTCCAGAAGCCTCCCTCGCTGGCGTGGTGAAACCAAGCCACCACTAGCACAGCCAGGACCAGGACCAGGGCGATAACCACTAAGACTTCCACCATGACTTCCTCCGAGTTAGGTGTTTGGGCACCTTACTTGGTACAATCGCAATTAGAGGATGAATGGGGAGTGGGCGAACTCCCCTTCCCTTTACCTTGGCACTATGCTAAGCCAAGCCTTGCGGTTGCTCTCCAGTGCCTCCAGGTTCAATTGCACGGCACGGTCGAGGTCTGCGGTCAGCCCGCCCCGCCCATCGGGGTAAAGGGTACGGCCCTCATGGACGATGGCGTATTCGATGCAATCCAGGCGGGTTTCGGCGGCGGTTGCGACTTCGGGCACGATGGCGGTCAGCATGGTTCTCTCCGTTGGGGTGTTTGGGCACCTTACTTGGTACAATCGCAATTAGAGGATGAATGGGCGAACCGCCCTTTACGGGCGGCGGTGGTTCTTGTAGCGGTCGGAACGCGGCTGGCGGGCGGTGGGCTTGTCATCATAGTAGTTCGGCAGGTTCGCCATGTTACGGGCAGGGCGGGCCATGCCGTCAACGCTGGCGCGGCGTTCTGCGGTGGTCTTGGGACGCTTCAAACCGAACTGGCTGGCCATGTTTGGACTCCGTTGGATTGGGCACCTAATATGGTACAATTGCAATTGGGGTATCATTAGGGCATCCTTGCCCTTGCCCTTTACTCCCCCTTCCATTGCCGCTGCTTGCGGGCTTGCTTGACCTTGCGGCGATTGCCACGCTTGTCAGCCATCGCAGCTTGTGCGATTTGGACGCCAATCGGGAACAGGTTGCCAGGCTGCACAGTGGCGATGGTGATGGTGAAGCCATCGCGGGACAGACGCTTGCGGGGTTCGGTGGTATTATGCATGTGTTCCTCCTACCTTAACTGGTACAATTGCAATTAAGGTATGTATGGGCATCCTTGCCCATTTCCCCTTAGTCGGTCGTGCGGCAATAGCACCTGTAAGCCTTGCCGTCGTTGGCGTAGACGATGAGGTTGAAGCTATTGCCGCTCCCATCTTCCCGTTGGATGCTGGACAGCGTGACAGGGATGCCATTGATGGAAATGACGGCGTTGCGGTTGCTCATTGCGTTGAACAGGGTGAACTTCGTCATGGGCGTTGCACAGCGGGTGAGGCGCTGTTCCATCGTGAGAGCCAGGGTAGCCGAACGGCGAACGGTTGAAGTGAGCATCTGCGTTTCTCCGTTTGGGGTGTTTGGGCACCTAATATGGTACAATTGCAATTAGAGAAAGCGGGGTTGGCTTTCCCCCGCTCTTGCTTTACTCCTTCTCGAACAGGATGATACACGGCTTGCCATCGGGATCAGTGCTGACGATAGCATCGTCCACGCTGACGATGGGGCCATCCTTGCGACCCAGGTAGACACCCATGCCATCGGTCGCGGTTGCCAGCAACTGCCGCAGAGCTTCGACCTTGAGCGTATCCATTGTTCTCTCCGTTGGGGTGTTTGGGCACTTTAAGGGGTACAATCGCAATTAGGGGATGATACAAAAAAGGCAGGGTTTCCCCTGCCTTTCCTTTAGACTACCTTTTCGCACAGTTCATTCAGCTTGCAGGCGAGGTCGGGGGAGAAGCAATCCCACCGATGTTCGCATTCCTCGGCAATGGCCATGATCTGCCAGGCCACGTCTTCGGGGATATGGAACGTAATGTCCTCATCGGCGTCCCAATCCAGTTCATTGTCGGGCGGTTCGCAATGCACCCACAGCAGCTTGTAAAGGTCATGCCCGTGGGCATAGCGGTCGCCAACCCAATCCAGAGCCTTACGTTCGCCAGCGGTCAGAGTCAGGTGATACATGGCTTTCTCCGTTGTTTGGGCACCTAATATGGTACAATTGGAATTAGGCGGCTCCCTTCTTTTGCCATTCCCATGACCATTCACCAGAGCGCTGTTCAGTGCCGCTGCCCCTTGCCCAATTGCGTATGGTATACATGACGAAGCTGGGGACTTGCGTGACGTTCTGCATGTAGATTGCTCCCGCCCTTGGGACTGGAACATTGGCGAACTTGACACCGCGACGATAGATGCTGATTTGTTCCATGTTCGACTCCGTTGGGGTTGTTTGGGCACCTAATATGGTACAATTGCAATTTAGGGGATGATAGGAAAAAAGCGGGGGTGGCATTCCCCCCGCTCCCCCTAACGATTACGCTGCGGTCTTGCGCCACGGCACGCTACGGCTGCCACGGGTGAAGCCAGTGGATTTGGCATCGGCAAGCCACGTTCGGCCTTCCTCGATGGCGTCATGTGTGCTGGGGAAGATGCCAGCGCTCTCCCAGCCTACATTGGCCACGCCACCGTCGCGGACATAGGCCACGTTGAAGTCGAATAGCTTGCGTTCGGGGTCGATGAACAGCAACAGTTCTGCACGAAGGTCAGGCATGATACACTCCGTTGGGGATGTGGGCACCTATATTGGTACAATTGCAATTGGAGATGATTAGGGCGTCCTTGCCCTGCCCCATTAGGCTACCATGTCGCTGAGTTGTTCGCTCTGCCCCTTATTGGCGTTGAAGGGGTAGAGGTAGAAGCCGTGATTGATGGTGTTGCCCATCCACCACGTCTGCCCCATGTGCGTTACCAGCATCATATAGCCATTCTTGGCCTTGCGGTAACAGAGGGGGCCGAAGCTGCGGGCGCGTTGCCGACTGATGTAGACTCGCATGATACTTCTCCAGGGGTTGCGTTGCACCTAATATGGTACAATTGCAATAAGGGAGAAAGGGAGTGGGCGACTCCCTGCCTTACGCGGCGAGCTTGGCGTTGTCCTCGAAGACGGGAAGGGCGAACACCGTGAAGCCCTTCGTGCTACCGTCGATGCTGGTGAGCTTGTCATGGGTTGTCCAGACTTCCTCGCCACCGATGGCGAGCTTGATGTTGCCGCTGTCCGTTTCGGCAATGCACTTGCCGATCTTGCCGTTGAACAGAAACCGCTTGTTCACAAAGTAGGTCGTGACTTCCATCATCTGCGTTTCTCCGTTTGGGGTGTTTGGGCACTTAACTTGGTACAATTGCAATTAGGGGATGATACAAACGAAAAAAGGCAGGGTTTGCTGTCCCCTGCCTTACCCCTTATTCCTTTTCGGTCAGTTGCGCCTTATGCTTGGCGATGAAGGCGCGAATGTCGGCCTGCATATCCAGCACCTGCTCCCATTCGTCGCGGTAGAGCGTGACGGGGAATCGCCGCAAGCCGTCAAGCTGCACGGCACCCTTGGGAGATACCTTGAGGGTGAGCTTCTTCTTCGTCGCGGCCTTGACCTGTTCCGCCGAATTGTCCTCGATCAGCTTCGCGGCCTGCGCCTCGGTGAGCTTGCCATCCTTGACCTGCTGCATGATTTCGAGTACGTTCATCTGCGTTTCTCCGTTTGGGGTTGATTGGGCACCTTATCTGGTACAATTGCAATTAGGGGATGATACGAAAAAAGGGAAGAGAGGCGAACCTCTCTTCCCAATGGTGAGTTAGCGTCGTCGCCTTGACTGCCATTTTGTGTCGGGCTTAGACCGCCAGTTTACGTCGGGCTTAGACGGGCCACACTTCGCAGGCTCCCCAGCTACGGGACGTTTGTAGTGCGGGGTAACGTCCCATCCGACCCCTTCACTACTAATCTTGGTACAATTGCAATTAGGCCATGATGCAAACAAAAAAAGGCAGGGTTTCCCTGCCTTAGCCTTACGCGGCCAGCGCCTTCAAGTCCAGCGTACAGGTGGGGCGCTTGGCGAAGCGGTCGGGAAACCGCCTGAACTCCCGCAAAGCCTGCACCTCATCCCACCTTCCAGGGATGGTACGCTCCGCGATCACCTCCTTGCCCATGCGGACGTAGATCGTGGTCAGCGTCTTTTTGACGCTGCCGTTGCGCTGGGTGAAGGTGGACACGCCGACGTTCAGCTTGCCGATCAACATGCGTCAGACTCCGTGGGGTTGTTGGGCACCTAATATGGTACAATTGCAATTTGAATCATATTGGGAGTGGGCGAACTCCCAATTGTTTAGTTCTGGCGATACTTGGCGATAGCTTCCGCCAGCGATGCCTCCATCGTCTTGCCAGCCTGCACGCCAGCCATCGTGTCATTCCGCAGCTTGCCGAGGTCCATGATGTTGAACTGAATGCAATTGCCCTGCGTGCGGAACGCATCATCGAAAGCCTTCTCCAGCGCCTTCTCAGCCTTGCTCATTCGTGCCATTGTCTTTCTCCGTGTTGGGGTGTTTGGGCACTTAACTTGGTACAATTGCAATTAGGGGATGATAGAAAAAAAGGCAGGGTTGCTGTCCCCTGCCTCACCCCTTAGACCTTTGCCAGCAGCTTCGCCCACTTCTCATGCTGTTTCCAGTGGGCGCAGACGTGTTGTTTCTCCCGCAAAGCGGTGCGGATACGCTCACGAATCTCATGCGTCTTGTAAGCGTAGGTGCAAGTCGCCCACAAGTCCTCGGAGAAGGCAAGCAAGGTCAAAGCCTGCTCATACTCCTCATTGTTGACCAGAGCCAGGATAGCGTCTTTCTGGCGGATCAGAGCGTTGTCAAGTTCCATGTTCGACTCCGTTAGTTGGGCACCTAACTTGGTACAATCGCAATTAGAGGATGAATGGGGCAAGGTTTGCTTTCCCTTGCCCTTCCCCTTTACTTTAGGTAGACAATACCATGTGCGGTCAGGCACTTGCCGAAGTCATCGGAGAACACGCTGCCCCGTGCGTGCTTTGCGGGGGCTTTGAAGCCAGCCGCCTTATGAATGTCGCCCGCCTTGAGAGCGCCAAGCGTTTTGGTGAAGCCGTCTTGCAGGCAGATGAAGCAATAGACGCTAGTTGGTTCCCGCTTGCCGTTGCGTTCCTCCAGCACCACGACACGCGCCCACTTGTCACTGATGAAGTCAGCGCGATGGGTGGGAGGTGCGGAGTAAGTGTAGCCCATCTGCTTCCAGTGTTCCGCCGTCACTTCGTCGGCCCGCGTCACAAAGGCGTCGATGCGATCTTTCATGATTCTCTCCGTTGGGGTTTGGGCACCTAACTTGGTACAATTGGAATTAGGCCACTTGGTATTCGTGTTCCCCAATAACAATCATACCACCGAAGAATTGCCACGTTGGGCTTGACGCCAGTGCCGCTGTATGCTCTTTCTCCAGAGCAGGCATATCGGCCTTGATTTGTTCCGCCGTCAAGTCCTCACGGGTGTCACGATGATACGCTGCGATGATCTTCATGGTCAACTCCAGGGTTTGGGCACCTTACATGGTACAATCGCAATTAGGGTATAAAGGGAGTGGGCGACTCCCTGCCCCTAATCCCCTTCGTAGTCTGGCCCATAGTGATTCTCGAAGTCCTCCATTTCCTGGCGTTCGAGGATAACGTCGTGCGCCAATTCCGCATCCCAACTATCCTCGAAGTTGTCCTCATCGTCATCATCGTCATCATCGAAGATGGAAGGGCCGTCGCCATCGGAACAGCAAGGGCAAGGCGGGTCGCAAACGTCGCAGCGATTGTTGCCGTTGCAATCCTGGTCCAGTTCGTTACCGCAACCACAGTAAGGCATGGCGTTCTCCAGTTTGGGGTTCGTTGCACCTAATATGGTACAATTGCAATTAGGGGATGATAAGAAAAAAGGCAGGGTTTCCCCTGCCCTTCCCCTTTACGCGGCGGCTTTGGCGGCTTGTTTCGGTGTCTTCTTGGCATGGGATGCCAGGATGCCTCGCACCTCGACGGATTCGAGTAGGATGTGCCGCAACACGTTGTCGATGTTGCCGCGACGGACTAACTCCGAACCAATCGAAGACGCCAGAAGCGCTTTCAGCTTCTCCAGTGCCTCGCATTCCGTTTCGTGGCGACGCGCTTCATCGCGGTTGGTGAATTGCTTGCCGTCAGCGGTCTGAAACAGAGAAACAACCTTCATGGCAAAACTCCAGGGGTTTAGTGTTACACACCTTTACTGGTACAATTGGAATTAGACACCAGCTGCCAGTGACGCCACATACTGGAAGCGATAGACAAACCATTTGTCGCGGCTGTCTTCGGGCCGCACGCGGATTACCTTGCGGTCATGGACGTAACTCGCGTGCAGAGCGGCAGAGCGGGAGCAACTGGCCTGATAGATACCCTTGTAGCACCAGTGCCGACCGTACTTGATTTCCACTTCAAACCGCATGGTAGACTCCGTTAGGTGTTGGGCACCTATTATGGTACAATTGCAATTAGGGTATTATTAGGGCATCCTTGCCCTGCCCCTTAGACCATTGCCTTGCCACGCTTGCCGTCGATGCAATCCTTTGCGGTGCGATACCATTCCGTGCCATCGGACCATGCACGCCATTTCTTGCCGTAGTTGTTCGGGTCGGGATGCCCTGACAGCATGAAGAAGCCAGGAACGCTCCAGAGGTAGACGGTATCGCCATTGGCCAATGCTGCTTCCAGGTCGGGAGCAAGGGCCGCATAGGGGCGCTTACCGCCAGGGGAAAGGTAGTCACGCAGCTTGAAGTCTACTTTCGCCATGATTGACTCCAGTTTGGGTATCGTTGCACCTATTATGGTACAATCGCAATTAGGGTATAATGGAGTGGGCGACTCCATTGCCCTACGCTGCCTTTTGCTTGGCAAGAAGCCATTCGTAGGCTTGTGCCCAGGCATATTCGCGGTCGAAGCGGCCCCAACCGAAATCCCCGCAAGGATGTGCCTCAAAGTAATGCGGGCTTTTGTCGAGAGTAAACTTGATGCTGCATTCCGCCATGCCGTCGTTGAAGATGTGTTCTTGCCACTGATAGCCCGCTGCCAGGAACGCTTTCTGAATCTTTTCGATCATGACTGACTCCTTTGGGGTTGCGTTGCACCTAACATGGTAGCCCTTTGCGTCACACATCAGAAGCCATCGCATTGCTATTCTCCTTTGCGTTGCACCTATTATGGTACAATTGCAATTAGGGGATGATAGGAAAAAAGGCAGGGTTTCCCCTGCCTTCCCGTTAGGCGGCGATTTTCTCGGTAACGTCGAAGAGAAGCCATTCCTTGGCATTGGCTGGCGTGATGTAGAAGAAATCCCACAGACCATGCTTGACTGGCAACTGCCATTCCGTGGGACGAGTTTTCCACGTTTTCAGCTTGCCATTGACACGGCAGCGCTTGGCCGAACCATCCGAATTGCGGGCGGTCTTGTGGTAGATCGTCTTGCCCTTGTAGAAACCAGCGGCCAATTCCTTCGTAATCATTCCATTCTCCAGTGGGGTTGTTGGGCACCTATTATGGTACAATTGCAATTGAGACGGGAGTGGCGTAGGTTTGCCTACCTTACGCTGACAGCACCACGCTGCCAGGCCACTCCCGCCTCGTTTACGCTACATACAACCCTGTTTCACCCTTGACCACGGTGACGCAATCCGCTTCCGTTTCGAGCAGGGACGCTTCATTGCTACTCACGATATAGCTGCGCCACTTGCCACCTTGCCCTTCGTTGTAGGGCTTCCACTTGTCCCACATCTCCTGCAACAGTTCATCGCGTTCGTCAGGCATTTCATTCTCTCCATTTGGGGTTTGGGCACCTAATATGGTACAATTGCAATTAGGGGATGATACGAAAAAAAGCGGGGTTGGCTGTCCCCCGCTCTCCCCTAGATATTGTTGCCCCTGCTCCCGCACCACTCATTCTGCGGCCCGTCATCATCGTCAATCATGGGGCAGGCAGCACTCCAGCGGGAGTATTCTTCCATTGCCTCATTGTATTCATCGTAGCAAACCTCATCACAGAACTCGCGTTCGCCGCAGGGCTTCTGGCAGAATCGACAGGCCATTGTTCTCTCCAGGTTAGGACTTCGTTGCACCTATATTGGTACAATTGGAATTACAAGTCCTTTTTCCGTGGCACGTCGTTGATGGTGTAAGTGAACTTGATGCGCTTCCGCTCACAGTAACGCCAGAGTGCCTCCTGCTTGTTGCGGTTGGGCAGCTTGCCGTTCTTTTCAAGCCAATTGGCTGCGGAGTCCATCCAGGCGCTATCATACCCATAGGCATAGTCCACCTTATGGGCTAGTTCATCGTCAATCATGATGACGACGGAATGATAGGTCTGCCCTTTGCGCTTGTTGAACCAGCGGCAGCCGTGCAATTCGAGCGTTTTCATGTTAGTTTCCTTTGCAATGCGGGCAAGCGATAGCACCGACGCCAGGGACAGCGGTTTTGCCACGGTAAGAATTGGCACGCACCCGCGTTTCATTCTTGCAGGCACCGCACTTATAGACGAACACGGTTCGCCAAGGCGGTTGGAAATCGCGGACACGTTCGGAGCGTACTGGCGTTGACAGGTTCAGAGTGTTCATTTGGTTTCTCCTTACCTATACTGGTACAATTGCAATTAGAGGACAATTGGGCGATTGCCTCCTTACAGTAGAACCACCACGTTCATTCCGTCCAGTCGCCGCTCAACCCACTCTAGCACTTCGGCCCGATACAATTCGGTGACTTCGTGTTCTGCAAGCAACACCTCGCAATAGGCGTTGATGCTGTCATCGTGTTCCTTGATACGTTCGTCCTGCCCATCGGCGTCGAAATGGGCATCATACTTCAAGACGGCATCAGCGGCATTGTGGCCAGCGATGACACCTTGGACGCCATCACAGTTCTTGACGTGGAACACTGGCATTGTCATTCTCCGTTTGATTGGGCACCTAATATGGTACAATTGCAATTAGGTTTGGCCAAAAGAAAAACCCCACGGGATTGTTCCCGTGGGGTTTCGATCAGCCTTCCCCTCCTATATCGGTGTAGAGGTCATCCAGCCACTTATCCTGCTTTTCGTCGCTCGGCACCGTCGTCTTCGTTTGCGGGTCGCTCATTGGCGTTTCGTTCCTCGAATTGTCGGATTTGTTCTTTCTCGGCACGGGTCCAATCCTTTTCGCCACGGTGAACGGGTCGAATCTTGCCACCACTCTTGTCATACTGATTACGGTTCCAGCCCATGATACTCTCCGTTGATTGATCGCCACTCTCTGTTTGGTACAATTGGAATTTACAGTGCCTTGATACAGAACCGAATCAGGCCGTAGGCAAAACTGCCCATCACCACGATGTAGAGCAGGACCAGACCAAGTTGATTTTCCATTCTGCACCTTTTGGGTTTGAGTTCGTTGCACCTTATCTGGTACAATTGCAATTAGAGGATGATACGAAAAAAGGCAAGGGGTGATGTCCCCTTGCCTCAAATTTTAGTTAATTGCCCTTTACGGGGGCGGTCTTGCGGCTTTATTGCTACGAATTGAGGTCGGCAATGGTGTAGAGCCATTCAGACTTAGGAAGGCTGAGCGTCTTGGATTGAGCAATGCCAAGCTCGGTTGGCAAAATACTCCAGTAGTTCCCAGCGCTTCCTGTTTGGCGTATGAGGCCAGCATCGGACAAGTGCAACAAAGTAAGCAAGCACTTACGAAAACAAACACGCCAACCAGAAACATGATCGCGGTGATTACATTCCTCCCATGTATGCACAAGGTCAAGTAGGATGCGACTCGCCAGACGGTTCTGAGCCAAGTTGAGCATGTTAGCCCTTTTTGCGTTTCTTCTTCTTGCCACACTCATCTTGGTACAATTGCAATTCCTGCTCGCTCACCTCGTCGTCCGTCCATTCAGGCACCACCACGGGCGGCACGGGCTTCAAACTGGCGGAACAGTGGACGCCATTAGGCCGCAAACCCCCGCCCTGATGATCGACAAAGCTCTTGTCTGGAGTGTAAGACACCAAACTCCTACACTCCAGACAGTAGGCCACGCTATAGACCATCCTTCAACTCCTCTTTGAAGTCATCCCAATAGTCGTCGGGCAAGTCATTCTCTTCGGGCGGATACAACTGAGCCATGATGAAAGCCGTGTACGCCGCCGTTCCAGGCTGAGGCCCATTCGGACCAAAATCCGTCTTGATGCCCTGGCAACACACGCAGTCCTTATGACAGGACACAGCACGATCTTCACACGTCTCATGATCGTTATGATCGGGATGTTCGCATTTCATGTTCATGCCCTTTTTGGTACAATTGGAATTTAGGCCGCTTTCCCGATGACAACCTTTGCCATACCCATCAACGTGCGGGCAATGGCATCCTGTCTGTCAATCGCCTGCACCTTGTAGAGCGTAATCAAGGTAGGCGACAACGCATCCTGCACTAACTTGCGGAACACTCGCACCTTGTAGCCCTGGCTTGGATAGCACGGATGATACACTTCGACGTAGAACTCTTTCATGTTTGTTCTCCTTACCTAAACTGGTACAATTGGAATTAGAAGGGGATTTCTTCTTCCACTTTGTTCCACGTTGCCCGATAGGTAGCGACTCTGGCGACTTCATCGCTCCGAACCCATTCGCCCTTGAGTTGCGGGGGCTTGCAGCACAGTATCAACCGATGAAAGTTCCCTTCCTTCTGATGCGCCACCACGTCATCCCCGAACTCATCAATCGTTTCGTGCATGTTTGTTTTCTCCTTACCCAAACTGGTACAATCGCAATTAGCCCTAAACGAAAAAGGGCGGGATTGCTCCCGCCCCACCCCTACTTCTTATTGAATAAACCCTTCAAGATGGAATCTTCCGCCTTCAACCATACCTCCTTGAGCGGAACCTTATGCTTGCGGGCATTGAACAACACGCCAGTAAACACCGTCTCACCCTCAATCAAGATGGCAAAATCCTTCTGGTTCTCTTCATCCTTGACGCAGTGCCACAACGATTCCAATTCATTGTAAGCACCATCTACCTTGCCCTTGTAATGCTTGAAACAATCCGTAATTTCAGGATACGTCGCAAGCAATTCGTCGCCTTCACCCTCCAAGATGAACGGCAACAGAGTCGAAGGATTGTAAAGCGCGTCACCATTCGCACCCTTCATCTTATGCAGCGATAGATAACGCTTGTTCTTGATCTTCCAACGACGGTTCGCGTCATCCTTCACAACGCAACCTTCCCACGTCGCTTCTGGCTGCGAATTGACGTAATCCGTTACGTCGTCAGCACTTCGGAGCGAATACTGGCCAACCGTCTTGAACAGTGGGACATTTTGCGGGCCAACTTCTTCTTCGCCACAGAATGCGGAAAGCTGGTAGACGCACGGCTGAGCATACTCCCGAACCACCTTGTTCCAAAGGGAGCAAAACTCGCAAGCGTAACTCAACGAAGGATCAAGGTACAATTGTAATTCTTGCAAGTCCTTGATGCCCAGCGCCTGTAAGATACCTTCCTTCCAGGTGAAGGAAGCTGGCATCTTATGGTAGTTCGCCTGCCATTCGGTGTTGAACATGCCCATGTTCGCGTAGGAACCACGGGTATTCACACGCCATTCGCCATCGAAGTGATAGAACAGCAGCAAGCTGCCGTCTACCTTCTCCAGCGCAACAGACTTATCCCAATTGAACAGCGGCATTTCGTCCGCTACTTCACCCCAATTGAAAAATCGGGGGAAGGCACGCGCCACCAGCGAATGGTCCTCAGTGTTGAGAACTAAGCCACGGCATTCGCGGACAATGGGATCAGTCTTCGGAGAGTCGATTTGGCTATAGTTCAGGATAGCCAGGGGAAGCGTATCATGGCGATTGACGGAGATATGTAGTTCCGTTTCCAGGTCCGTCAGAGTCTTGCCAGAACGCAGATAGTCGATAGTCTTCATTTTCTTTCTCCTCTAATCTAATTGGTACAATCGCAATTAGAGGAGAAAGGGACGGCCCCTTATTGGGGGCCATCTTCCTGCTTTCTCCTCTTTTTGGGTGTTGCCAGTGGCATCATGGGAGGCATTCCGCCTTGCTGTTGCTTGGCACCGTCCTGCTGCGCCTTGACGAACTCTTCCGTAACACGCATCAGGTTCAGGTATCGACAGTCCAGGGTCAGAACAGGTTCACTCGGATCAGACAAAAGTTTGCCCACAAAGTAGGGCAGGCAAATTGCCTGAATGTGCAAGCTCTGGCCCATGATCGGCGCACCGTCTTCCGTCTTTTTCAGGTTGTAGACGCAGACGTACTGGCCAACCTCAAGATCGTCTTCCGCCAGCATCACCCCCACGCGCTTGCGAGGCGTTTCTTCCATCGCGTCGTCATAGTCTTCTTGTTCTTGTCCAATCATCGCTTTCTCCAGTTAAGGTTAGTTACACCCTAGATTGGTACAATTGCAATTAAATCGCCATCCGTTCTGACAACCAGTTAGGAATGGAGTCCGCTGAACCGTTGTATACATACTGCCCATTACTAGACCACTTGAAAAAGTGAAAGTTGTCGTTCTGGACATTATAAACGGCAATGCGGTCTAAGTCAACCACGTTAAAGTAGCGGACGCCATAGAACTTACAAATCCCTTCGACCGTTCTTAAAGCGTCCACCAGCTTGATTACTTCTCCCAAGGGGCTTTCGACGCTAGACACCGCTCAACCGTTAAAGGTTCACAGCGGTTTCGCATCGCCTCCACCTTGTCCTGCGGCACCCCATGCACGTTCTGAAACGAACCGTGACAAGGGAAGAAGAACACTGGCACCCCAAGCTCTTGCGCCATCTCGACATACGGCTTGGCTTCCCATGCCTGCGTATTCGTATTGTCGATAATGACCGTCTGACCGAACTCCAAGGCTTGCCGTGCCATCTTCTGATTGATAGCGTGATACACGCCAACCTTCGACGGGTCGAATTTATAAACGCCGTCCACCTCAAATTGCTTATCGGTGGAACAGACCTTCACATCATGACCCAGCGCCACCAGCATAGCCCGAATCGTCTCAGCTACGGTGGACTTGCCCGAACCACTCGGACCCTGCATGATTGCGAGAATGTTCATGTTTGCTCCTTTTGATTGCCCATTATATCTGGTACAATCGCAATTAGCAAGAGAGGGGAAAAGGGCGGGTTTGCTGTCCCCGCCCGCATCATCAAAGCTGTCTAATTAAGTGTCGGCACTTGATTTCGGGCGCTAGAGGCCAACCCCCTAGCGCCCAGCTATCAGCCGCAGAATAGGTATGTTCCTTGCATTTAATATCATTTAAGGTTTCCTTTGTTACGCCGCTGCTCGACGTTGCCCGATGTGATCGTTCAGGGCAGAAATGGAGCAGCTATGCCAGAACTTCTCAATCAATAGCGGACGCCAGCCCTTCCCATACCAGATTTGCGCAATCGCCAGCGCCGTCTCACGCTCTTTCGCCGTAAACTCCTGATAGAGTTCACCTTCCACTGGATGCGTACCCTTCAAGCCATACAGCATTGCAAGCCTCCGAATAGAGAAAAGGTCAGTACCGCTAGGGGGATTTGAACCCCGCATTTTCTGGTTGAAAGCCAGGTGTCCTATCCAGATTAGACGATAGCGGCATAACAGTGAGCCGAGTAGGAGTTGAACCTACAATGCGCTAGCTAGGCGCGCCTGGGTTACAGCCAGGTGGACTTGCCAATGTCCAATCGACTCATTTGGGCGACACCTAGTTTGGTACAATTGCAATTACGCTTCCTTGTAGTAATCGTCTTGCGGCTGCCGCATATCGAAGGGAAAGTATTCCCGTCCCGCCAGCGGCATATCCTCACTGTTAATCGGGTCGCCGTCTTCCGTTTCCCACTCAACGCCACCATGATCGTGAATCTTGAACTCTTGCTTGATACATTCCCCCGCGTCATTGAACGTCTGTTCCACAACGCCAGGGGAAAACTTCTTGAACAGCATGTTAGCTCCTTTATTTGCGAAGACGCTCTTTATGGTACAATTGCAATTTCTCTTCCATCTTCGCCACCAATTCCGCTGGTGCCTTCACCCATTTCAGCCAGTTGATTGTGTTCTGCCCATCATTGAACCAATCGAAGCGTTCGATCAGTTCAGGATGGGTCAGAACAGCACGCACAATCATGTTACGCCGCCTTCTTTGTCTGCTGCTCCATCACAGTTAGCTCCAGATAGATCGGGAGCAGGTAGACGTTCGTGGGCTTGCCCTTCTGCCCTTCCACCTTGCGGGGCTTGCCCATCTGACAGTGGCCCAGCTTCACCAGCGTTTTCAGGAAACCCTGCGCATCCATGTAGTCCAAACCGTTCGCATCAGCCAGTTCCTTGATGCTCACCTCATGCACGCAGTCATAAGGCTCATTCACTTTCAGCTTCTTCGGAATCATCGTTTCCCCTTGTTTGAAGTTCGTTGCACCTTAACTGGTACAATCGCAATTAGAGGATGAAAAAACAAAGAAAGGGGAAGGGATTTTACTCCCCTCCCCCCTTAGACGTTACGCGGCGGGCCGACCACGCTTGAACGTGATGCCCTCGGCTTCCGCAACCTGTCGGCACAAGGTCAGTGACACCTTGAGCTTGCGTTCCTTGCGGAGAAACTCGCGGCCCTTCGTGTAACCGAACCGCTTCAGCGCCGCTGCCACGATTCGACGGTCAGTGCCGTTGTAGACGCGGGGCCGACCTGGACCACGTTCACCCTTTGCCTTCACCTTGACGGGCTTGACCTGCTTGCGGGGGCCACGTTCCACCCCCTTATCGACACGCGGCATACGGTAGACATAAAAGCCCTCCGTAGTCAGCTTGCCACGGCACTGCGGGCCGACTTCATCCCGCACAACCCGCCCACCAAAGTTCAGTTCGTTCGCAGCCATGAGAAACCTCCAGAGAAAAGAGAAAGTTTGTTACTCGCACTTAGTTTGGTACAATTGCAATTGGAATTAGAACCTTACCTTGTTCCAAGTCCAGACGAACGGATACGCAACCGCCGTCTTGATTCGTTGCCACGCAGCCGCCTTCATCTCAGCGATGATTTCGGCCACCATCCCCCGCACCACTTCCTTGTTCACCAGCGCCGCACAATGTTCCTTCACTTGCGCCAGCACCGCTTCCTTGATGTCATCATACTTGCTCTCAATGCAAGTCTCGATTTCATCCTTTGCCTTCACCTCGATTTCATCCCACCAGTCGTAATCCCGCACCGCATCATGGATTGCGTCGGAGAAGTCGTGGTCATTCATCGCCTTCTCAACCGCATCGTCCACGTCGATTTCGTCGCGGATAGCACTCTTCACCTCGTCGGAGAAGTCGTGATTCTCCAGAGCCGACTCCACCTCATCCTTGAAGTCACGCTCACCAAGATACGCCTCGATGCCTTCATTGATGATCGTTTCCAACTGCTCGCCAAGTCCGCTCATGTGTTCCCCTTGCGTTTGAGTTCGTCACACAATCATTCTGGTACAATTGCAATTAGGTGGGATTCCCGTTTTCATCCACGTCGTTCCCGTCAGCATCTTCGATACTGAACACGTCGAATGTATCTTCGACGTACTTCACTTCGTCATCTTCGGGAATGTTCATGTTCGCAATCAGGTCCGCAAGGTCTTCGGGCTTACAACGTATCGTTGTCTTGAGCCGCACTTCGACCTCGACCGTGTATTCTTTCTCCATTTGCTCCCTTTCATTTTGAAACTCGTTGCACCCTTACTGGTACAATCGCAATTAGGCACTGTACAAAAAAATAGGGCAGCCACCATTGGCTGCCCTACACACAAGGGATTGATTTACGCGGCTGCCTTGTCCGTCCCGAACAGCAAGTCCTTTGCGTAACCATACAGACGGTTCAAGACGCCTAGCGGACTATCACTCACCCCTACCTTGAGGTGCGATAGGAAGTGAACGGGACGCAACACCTTGATACAAGCCAAGATGCCTTCCTTCGAGGGAACATACATCGCCAACCGCTCGAAGAATCCATCCTTAATCTCATACTTTTCCACTGGTGCCAGCATCAAGCGCCGTTCGTCATCGCTGAAATTGTCCATCAGCAACTTCATCAAGCGGCCCGCAAGCTCTTGCTCAATCGGCGCACCCTGGATAAGCTCAGAAAACGGACGAATCGTGGTCTTATCTTCACACGCAACCTCATTCGTCACCAGCTTATCCGCCATATCCGCCGTCAAACCCGCCTTGACCAGCGCCGATACCAACTTCTCTTTCGCCCCGCCCTGGCATTCAGGATCAGCCTGCGGATAGAACTTGGCCTGCACTTGGAACAAGCCCTCAATATCCGCCTTGCCGTCCCGCGTCACAATGAGACGGGGATTCGTCGGCTTGCAACGTAGCTTGGACAAACTCTCAGCGAATGAGTCAATCAGACTCTCTTTCAGGATACCCTCTTCCGCCTTCATACGGGCCTCAGCCTTTTCGTAGATTTGCTTCGCATAAGCAAACCGCTCAAAGGACGGCAGCAACGCGGCGGATACAGGAACCTGCGGACGATCTTGCTTCTTAGCCATCGGTCGTTCTCCCCTTTTGGTGAAAGTGTCGGAACACCTAGTTTGGTACAATTGCAATTCAGTGGACCAGTCGGGAATTGAACCCGATTCCAGTCGATTTGCTGACAAACTACGCTACTTGTGTTGAGGCATCTTTTCGCGTCTGACCTACCACGGTCAAGCCTGTCACTTGGATCGCTGTCGAAACCTGTCTGGCCCGATTGTGTAAGTTAGCCCCTAGCGGTTATCGTCGCCGCACCTACCTGCAAAGCCTAGCGTACCATTGGCCACTGGCACGTCCTACATGGCATGTATACCCACCATTAAGAGTCGGCTCCAGGTCGCACTACATTATGCGATAGGGGCAACTTAACTGGTACAATCGCAATTACATCATGCCCTAAAAAAGGGGAAGGGCTTTCGCCCCTCCCCCTCGGCCCCCTTAGACCGCAAGCCCGCTGGCCATTTCCACCGCTGCGGACAGCGCCAGCTTGTTCATGGTGTTGTTCTGGCCAAACCAGAGCGAATTGAGTCGGTTGTCCTCATTCCGCCCGTTGACGTAGCTGAGATACTCAGTCACGCCATTGTAGGCACTCCAGTACGTTCCCCGAACGCTAGGCAGGTTGTTCCCCTTGCCCGCTTCACAAAGCTCAATCACCTCTTCCAGAATGTTCTTCTGGCGTTCGGAAACCACTTCCTTCAACTCCTTGGAACGCTCCCCCGCCGTCCAGATGGCGCTATCCTCCGCGTCCACCTTGAACACCCGCTTGACATACTTGCGGAGGTCATTCTGGTTAATGCTCTTATTAACCAGCAAGCGATACTGCTCAGCAGTCGCCTCGAACTCCGCATTCATCAAGTTCATAACGTCCCGAAGATTTTCGAGATTCGTATGAATGTTCTTGCTATGCTTCAAGCGAATCAGCTTGGAAGCATCAGCGGAATGCGCCATCGAAAGCGTATTCCAGCAGACCACGCGAATCGGCGTGAACCCGCAACGAACCGCCAAGCTACCGTCGTGGCTATGGCTGAGAAGAATGTACTTCTCAACCACATCCCCCGCCGCAATCTCCATCGGATCACGGTTCAGCTTAGCCAGCGCCCAAATGCGGCTGCCTTCAAACAGCGCCCCACCAGTATGCAGGGCCGCTTCCTTCTGGTCCAACCACGGTTGAAACCAGCCGAACGCCTCTTGATTCTGGAGAATCGTGTAGCGCTCACCCACCATGTTCGCCAACACCTTGCCATCAGTGGAACGAACCACTTCCCACGCATCAGCAGGCACCCACGCATCATTCACCTTGCGGGCCAACTGACGCTTCTCCGCGTCCCAATTCAGGCCAGCTTTCTCGATGAACAACTTGTGGTCATACATCGCCGCCTCTTCCGTGACCGCCGTACCCAAACCATGCCACGGCGTTGCACCCACGAAAGCCATCGACTCAACTGCTGCAACCATGTTTCTCTCCCTTAAAGTAAAGTTTTCGGTTCCCTTGTGCCTTAACTGGTACAATTGCAATTTGGCCAAATCCAACTTCCCTTATCTTACCCCAAAAAACACCAATGTAAAAAGGAAGTCAGATTACGCCGCCGCCTTCAAATTGTCTGGTGTACATGTTTCCAGGTCCACCACCGCAGCCAACGGATTGTCCACCCTCGGCTTTAACCACGCCAAGAACTGTTCCCTTGTATAGCTTCCTTCCTTCACCATCTTGCAATCCTCAACCTTGATCGGCGTCTTGTCCCACCACGGACGCTCTGGCTTCTTACGTTCCTTTACCGAATAAATGTTGCCAGCCTTCCTTTTGACCAAAGTAACGCGGAAATAATCCGTGAAAACGAAAGCCCCATAAATGTGCATCTTCCGCACATCTATCGCCATCGTCTTCGGATTACCCGTCTTCGTAAATTCCCCCGTCTCTATGAAATAACGCTGGCATTCCGCCATCCACCGACTATTGTGCTGCTTCATCTTCCTTCCCCCTTGTGACCGTTGTTTTGCCCAAATCGAACTGGTACAATCGCAATTTGCAGCCTCCTCTCTATTAAAGAGAACATTCCCCACCCTACATCCTAACTGTAACCATAGCAAGAGCTTAGATAGGGACATAGAAGTAGCCATTGTCCATGTATCCTTCTCCTTTGTGCCAGGCGGAATTTATTATGTACTAGAGCCATAAGGGGTTACGTCTATGGTACAAATAAACCAAGACCTCCCTGAGATGAACTGAGTTCAACGGGAGCGTTCATAACGGTGAACGCCAGCGTTTGTCCGATTATTGGCAAGTTTTATGTGCTAGAGCCGCAATGACTTAGGGACAATCTTTTTTTAGGGTGATACGGGGAAGACAAGAATACGTCCTCTGCGCCCCTCACGGGCGAGTGCAGGTACACATGTGCATTATTCCCCGTGCGTAAGGTACGGGCGTCACAGACGGTTAGGGGAAATAATAATTTGGTTGTCAGAAAGGAGAGATGAGCAGCGTATCTGTTGAATGTGGCCCTGTGCAAAAACAAAAAATCCACTTTACTTTTGCGGTTTGCCTGGTAAAGTAATTGTAGTGCAGGTCAGTGATTGGGCGACACTGACCTGCACAACGGTATAGTCTGGCTACAACCCAGGCTATACCAATACAGGTAGCTAGGCTACCGATATGCAACGTCGCATACCCATAGCTTGCCCTAATTAAAAGATGCCAGGTCTGCCGACGAAGCATATTCTTAGCTACAAGTCCTTTTGGTTTGGGTTCAAACAAGCGAGCATAGTTTTGCTCGCTTGTTTGTTTTAATGGTACAATCGCAATTCTCCCCCGTATGTGCATATGAGAGCATATACGCACATCACACATCCACATCACAGATTATAAACGCTTATACCCACCCGCACCACATATCCATCCCTTAATTACCCTGAAATTAAATTGGAATCTTTTCCTGTGACGTAAGTGCTTATAATGTAACGATTTATAACATTTGGAAACTCTTCCACAATGCCTGTGAAATTAACTCACAATAAAACGGGTTAGACCCCATATTCCCCCTCCCTGCCCCAAGATTTAAGCCAAGCGACCTAACACGTTTCATCACAACGACTTGCGCCATACATTACTTCGACCTTCAATTTGACGATAATTTGGTGTTCCTCACTTGTGTTAGGGCAAGTTAATAGCACAAGCCCTACAGAGCGTCTACAATGCCCCAGGACGAGTCCGAGCATTAAGGGTGGGTTTGTGGTGGTAATATCCATTAAGTCTTGCCAGGGAGCGGATATGCACGTCCATAGATACTTATTTGGGCATCGGGGATAGTATCATGGTGATTCAGGAACTTATAGGCGACTTGTCCGTTGCTCATTTTGCATACAGATTCTTCGGTATCCTTGTTGGGGTCGAAGGGGGTGATGAATTTTTGACCAAACTGCAAGGATTGGAGAGTACAGTATTTCATAGTATATCCTTTTTAAGCTGGTTTAGTTCGGATTGGATGATACGTTGGGCATCGCCGCCTTGGTACAATGGTAGAATTATTTCTAATTCGATGATTCTGGCGAGTTTGATGATATGGGCATCGACTTGCCAGACGGCTTTATCGCCGTATTTTTTGGTAAAGGCATTGGCTAGTTCAGTGGGTTTCATGGTGTTCGCTCAGTGGCGGGCAACAGCGGGATTCAAGGACGTAGTAATTGAGTCCAGATTGCAGGACGACAAATGAGTTATTAGCTTCTTTGACGAAGGTATAAATCATTTTTTCGCCTTTCTTCATGATCCAATTAACTTGATTGCCGAACGTGACCATAGAGACGTGGCAATCGTCTGTTAATATGAATTGTTTTGGCATATTAGTTACAGCTAAACAGTGGTGACGCTTTGCCTTCCTTTAGGACATTATCATTAGGGTCGAGTAGGCGGAATCGACCTACGGAGTAGAGTTTGAGTTGTTTCTGGTAAACATCTTCGGCGTAGTCCTTATTAGGATTGGAGCAGACGGTTTTCCATTCGCCTGCGGCGAGTCCAGCGCGTTGCACTTTGAAATCCATGATAATCTCCTTTTGTTCTATTTAGAGCGTGACGACTTCAATTCGGTTCAGGTCGGGATGATTATTTGGGCGAATCCAGGGATCAATACTGCCAGTATAGTGACGGGCGACTACCTTTTTACCATTTGCTTTAACAAACTGGTAGGTAGGGGAACCGTAGTGGTCTGGCATGGATTGTATCCGATACTTCTGGCCGTTGTCTAGTCCTTTGGTCATAATCCAGCCGTGGACAAGGATAACGGAGCCGACTTTGAGTTTGTTCATACTTCACTTGGTACAATTGCAATTGTTGGATAGATACAGTTGTGTCTCAATTCAACTTCTGGTTATATCGCCGCCACAACCGTCTTAACAACAATCGTATATTTGATTACAAGTATTACTTGGAGCGAATCAGGTTATATTGGCGTGGGCGTTAGAAGCGTTCTTTTATAGCTTCTATGAGTGTATCGGGTTGATTAGTTTTGATATAAATATCCATTATACCATTACCAGCGTATCCTTTTATTTTAATTCCGCCGTTTGCGGTCATTTGGAATCTTATAAAGCCAGGTTTATAGGCATGACGGGCGGTTTCGGTACGATTAAGGATAACACGTTGGACGTATGGAAGGGATTCGAGCCAGCGTATAGCTGGTTTGAGTTCTTTCATAACGGTTTGGTGTGATCCTTTTTTATTCATCTTGTTAATTTAGCGCCAGGGTGTCCATTCATTCCCTTAATCAATTTATTAACTTCTTGACATTCTTTATCCTTCTTATATGGATATTTAGTCCAGCATTGGGCGATAAGGTGGGCGGCATCATCGGGATTTTCTTCATCGGCGTGGGCCTGAGCTTCGTTAATAAGCTGTTGGGCGGCTTCGGTACGGATATAGTCAAGGACGTGGTGGAAGTTACTGGCATCGGCGTGGGCACGTCTGCCGTTATCCCAGGACGGATTACAATACTTTTCCAGGTAGTTATTGACCATACGGTGATCGACAACGGCGGAAGTGGGGTGATAGAAGCAGATTAGGTGGCCGTTTAATTTGGCCCAAAAGAAGGTAACGACGACGGGGCAATCTGCTATTTGGCCGATGGTGGAGCAGGTTCCCATACAATCTTGTTCCCAGCGAATTGTATTTAATTCGGTGGGGTGTAGTGCTTGGGTGGAGTAGCGTTCCCATAGGGATTGACGGGCGTAGTCATCGGCTTCGACAACAAATTCGGTATCTTTGAAGCGTGGGTCAACTTTCATGCTGCCTCCAATAGTTGTAGGACGCGCCAGCCGCCTTTATAGCAGGCTTTGACTAATTCGGCAATAGGGGCGTTTATGGGTGTATGCCAGCGGTCACTAACCCAGCTGGTTCGGAGTAGGTAGCGCCAGACAGGGCGATGATACGATAATTCTCATCATGGGTGAGATTATTACCGCCAGTGATTTGTGGGTGGGCGGTTTTACCGTCGATAACTAGGAACATTTATTCTCCAGTGGGCAATCGCCGTAATGAAATAAATCCCAAACTTCTCTGACGCCATCTTCCCAATCGGACTGACGACCATCGGATTTAACGATAAAATCGTCACCGAAGTAATGTTTCAGGATAGTGAGGCAGCCTGTAACTAGGGTATCGTAAGGTTTTCTTGCTGTTTTACAGAAGGTGAACAGTTTGCCATCTGTTTCTTGTCTAAAGCTAGGTTGAAAGAGTTGTTCGACGCTAAAGGTTTCGTGGCCATCTTCTTCGATACCATTGAATCGGATGGTATTTTCTGAGAAGACGGGTGGTTCGTCTATATCGTATTCAAACTGGACGGGGATATTCAGGCTTTTGGCGAGCAGGGAGCAATCCTTGCTGGCTTTCTTGAATTTATCGGCGTCGAGTTTTTCGGGGCGATACCAATAGTGAGTGTAGCCCATTATTAACTTTCCTTTTCGATGTTAATAAGCTCTTGGAGAGCATTAGTGGGGAAGGGAATATCGAATGATTCGACTAATTCGTTGCAGCAATCGAGGTCGATTGGGGCTTTTTCGTTGGCTAAAGAGAACAGGAGCATGGCGAGTTCGCCTAATTGCTGGGCATCCATTGGGACATTGTTAATAGCGAAGGTATTATCTTCGCGGTTACAATAGATGTTGATTTTAGTTTCTTCTTCGACGTTATTGGGGTTAATAGCGGTGAAGAAGATGACTTCATTATCCATGATTGCACCTTTTGGGTTTTGGGCACTTAGCTTGGTACAATTGCAATTAGCGGGCCTAGCCATTCGCCGTCGATTTCATCTAGTTTACGTTTATCATAAAGACCTTCGTGGCACCAGCGGGCATAGAAGACGCGGTTTTCTGGTTTGATATTAGTGATAGACTCATAGCGTGAGACATTGGGGTTCGATTGTCTTTCTTTTTCGATGGATTGATCGTGGTCGGTGAAGACGTAGTAGATGGATTCTGCTTTGTATTTATTTTTTCGCCACCAGTAGTAGCCTGATTGGGTGGGTTTGGTAGTGGTCCAGTCCATTATTATCCTTTCACGGCTTCGCCAAGGAAGACATAGGTATATGTGTGGCCTACCATAGAGCCAGTGTGTTCATAGCGGACGAATTTAACACGGATAGAGCAGGATGAGCGGTCCCAGCCTTTGATCGTGGAGTGACCGTTTTCGGTCATGCCGAGTAAGTGGGCAGCCATAGTATAGGCTTCATCGCAGGCGCGGTCGAAGTTAGCTTCTTTGCGGGTGATGAAGATTTGTTCGCTTTTAAGGATTTTCATTGATTTGCTCTAATTCGTATTTGATTTGCTTGGCCAGGTCTGTTTCGAGTTTGGAGTACCAAGTGTTAAAAGCGCCTTCTTTATTATCTTCTTTGGAGACGAATTTAACGAAGTCTTTAGCCAGGATGCGTAGAGCTTCTTTACGGGACATATTCATCCTTAAAATTAGTGGGGCAAGATTCATTTGGGCAGAGTGAGCCTTGATCTTCGCGTTTGACATAGCCGCAATCGGGGCATTCATCCTCGAATACGACGGCGCATTTATCACCGAAGATATTATCCTCGAAGAAGGTTTTAATTTCTTTGCGGACGGTATTACGGTCGGCGTCACGCCAGATAATAGCGTCTTCGATGGTTCCAGGGAGTTCGATGCTGGCGTGTCCATCGGGGATACCTACTGAGCTATCACCACGGACGGTAAGGTAGATTTTCATTAGAATGGGATTGTTGGGTCTATTGTGGGTGGTTTAGGGTTATCGAGGTAGTCGATTTTGGTACGCATATTATCAATTGCGTCTTCGGTATCGGTTCCTGTAGCGAACAGTTCTTTGCCGTCTTTACGGAAGGTAATTTCGGTCCAGTATTCTTCGCCGCCGTAGTTAGGGGCGTGTTTACGTTCGGTATGGAACCATTTCCAGCCTTTATATTCATTGCGGGCGGCTTGTTGGGCGGGGATGGCGAGGTTTTTCATGATACCCATTAGACGCGCTCCTTGAGAATCTTGATAATTTCTTCGAGAATGTATTGTGCCTTATAGGGCATACCTTCATCGGGAGCGTTGTTTGCGGCGAGGTTAATCGCCTTGAGGGTATCTTGGGCGATGCGGTCAGCTTCGGAGTTCAGGTGTTTGTATTTGGTATTCATGCTTAGTTTGGTACAATTGCAATTAGTCGTCTTCATGGCAGAAGACATGCCCGCAGGTGCATTCTTCGCCTTCGGTGGCATCAGCGGGGATTGTTTCCTTACAATCAGGGCATTCGCCGTTTTCGTAACAGTCTTGCACTTTACGGGCGGGCAATTCGCTTTCCAGGGCTTCTTTCCATTCGGGGGAATTTTGGTCGGCAATCCAGTTAATAATGGCTTCAATAGCGCCAGGGTTATCTGAGAGAAACTCAATCAAGTCGCCGTGGCAGCCATCTTGGGCGAATTGACCACGGTGCATGGCATCTTGATAGCCCATCGTATTGACGAGGCGGCAGAGGTTTTCGACTCCTGTAGAGCCTTCCATACAGTGCATTTTCTTTTCGTCGCGGTATTCTTCGATCAAATTGAGCATATCCATCGTTATTCCTTTTTTAGTCGTGGGAGCCGACGCAGGTTTTGCCATGTTCGGGGCATTGGAAGCTAATAAAGCATACGCAATTGCACAATTCAGCTTTCTCGCAGCAAGCGTAGCGTTTCTTGTCTGCGGCCTTGATACATTCGCTGGAGCAGTTCTTTTGTTCTGCTTGATCCAGGGCGCGGGCGAAGGTATCGTCGTCTAGTGGTTTGCCGCAGGTACGACAATTAGCATAGCGTGCGATCCAATCGGCGCTTAGGGGATATTCTTCTGTCTTCCAGCCAGGATAGACCCAGCGGGCGACACCAGCGTTGCGGTCGATAGTGATGGTTTTCATACTTACCTCTGGTACAATTGCAATTTCACTTTGCAAATTGGACAAGAAACAAACCTGTGCGGACGATCTTCCAGCCATGAGCCTTATACCATTCGGCTCGTTTCAGGCCAGCCAGCGTGCTAGTGTCAACGGTTTTATATTTCACTTGGCGCACTCCGCAAGCCATGCTTGCATAACGGCTTGAGCCATTGCATTGCCTTCGCAGGAATGCAAGACTTTATAGTGGCCATTACCAAGATGGCGGGAAATATACTTGCCATGAACGACGCAATTGGACGGATCATTTCCGAGTAACTGAATCCAGGTCTTCACTTGTGTTCTCCTGTTGGTATGCTTTGATTGGTACAATTGGAATTTTCTGGCATACCTTAATCAAGGCATCGCGGAGTTGTTCAGCGATGATACGGGGGAGCATCATACTGCTACCGTGCCTGAAATGAATCCAAACGTCATTAGATTCGCTGGCGTAGCATGGTTCGACCATGATAAGCGGGCCAGTTTGGTAATCATTTTCAGGTGGTGGCAGGGATTTAGGGTCGTGGAGTGGGCCTTGATGTTGTCTATGATCCTCAAATTCTTGCCCATCATATCGCTTGCCTGGGAAGCATTTATGATCGTAGATATAGGTTTCAAAACCAGTTGGGTTGCTTGATGGCATTATTTATCTCGATTCTGGAGCATTTTGATAAAGATAGTACGGTCTTCGGGTGGTAGAGACAGGGCGAAGAGGACTGCATCGCTCAGCGTGTTATTATGGATCAATAGTTCGACCACATCTTTGCGGTTGCCATTGGTCCAATTCTCAAGCATTTCGTCCATCATTTACTCCAGATAGGGGCAGAAATCGCCTTGGGTACAGCCAGGGACGGGGATTAGGGTATTGCTACCTTTAACGTCACAGCCTTCCAATGCGGCGAGGGCTTTGAACCAGTTAGATTTAGGTGTATTGGCGAGTAGGACTAACAGGTGGAAGCCGCCGCGAGTTTTAAGGATTTTGAACGCATTATCGGGCAATAGTTCCTTTATTTTAGGCAAATGGAGAATGGGTTCGATGTTATCGTAGTCAAAATCAACGAAGACTTTACGGTTAGTGGCGTGGTGAACGGCGGTGCGGGCGATGGAAAGCGGGTTGAAATCAGCTTTTCCATCGGCAAAGCACTTGGCGAGTTCGACCAGTAGTTCTTTGTTTGCCTTAACTATATTACGGGGATTTAGCGCAATGTAAAGGGCGAGGGCTTCTTGGGGAACGTCAATTCCGTCTCTTTTGTAGCCACCGAAAGAGCATTCCAGTCTAAGGATATGTTCTTTTAGGGTATCTTTGCTGCTGGTGAAGCGGGCGAGTTGGTTGTCTTTGAGGTTCGGGACACTGGAGCAGTATTTGTGTCTAGCGAACAGGGCGAGATAATAGACTTCATCAGCTTCCAGGTCGGGAAGGAAGCTAATGAAGTCATCTAGTTTAGTTTCATCGAGCAGGACTTTGTAGTGGGTCATGCTTACCTTGGTACAATTGCAATTCTTTTTGCTTCTTGATCCAGTTGCGGTGCCGCTTGCGTCGTTTCTTTTTGGTTTTGGTTTCAAACGAACTATGGATTTTATGTTCTTTATCAATCCATCCTCGTTGTCTTTTCCATGCTTTGAGCATGTTTTTGAAAGCGTCAGGTTCCTCCTTTCGCTCTACTCTGAGCCGAACTATATTTGCCATTTATAATGAGGGGTACGTTTTGCCCTCATTATCATTATAGTTACTCTTGCGCAATTCCTTCCAGAGCGGCGACCAATCGGGCCTTGGTAGCTGGATCATTACGCAATTCCTTGAAGGTATTTTCAAGGGAGAATGATTTGACAAGTTCATTGACGAGTCGCTTGCGGAGCGCCGACTTCAATTCATTCTTAAACTCAGGTTCCTGAATGACTTCATGGACGGTTTCTTGGAGAAGGGACGACAGCCCTTGCATCTTGCTTACTGCATCCTTAATAACGCCATCAAAGGGGCTATTATAGCCGAACAGATTACGTTTTAGATAATCTTTCAGCCCTTCGTTGACGGCGCTGATAACAGCGGTGTGGGTCAGGTCCACGACTTCGGTTTCAATACTCATATTTGATCCATTCTACGGCTGCTTGGTTGTTAGCTGGGAAGAACGAGATAGCGTATGCTTGGGCTTCGTAGAAATTAGCGAATGATTTAACGAAGGCCGTTTCGGGCAACAAAGGTATTTTATAATCTTTGGCGTAGACGGCATTAACGGTAACATAATAGGGAGTTGGGCCATCGAGTATGGTTACTCTTCCTATTTCGATTGGGCCAAGGCGTGCGACATAATACATACTCTATTTAGTCGCTAGTTTAATTTCGGTGATGGACAGGACGGCATTTTTGTTAATACGGATGGTAGTGGTGCCCGTCAGGTCAATCAGGGTAACGCAATCGGGTTCAACGGCGACGATTTTATGGGTGCCAGCGCCGTCGAAAACCGTGATCTTATAGCCTGCCGTAACTTCTTTCACAGACACATCTTGGCCCTTTTTGAGTGGGGCGAAGAAATCAGCGAAGGAGGTGGAAGCCAGGGCAAGAATCAGGATAAGGGAAGCAATCTTAGCCATAGACCAGTTCTCCGAAAAGGGCGCATTGGAGTAGAACGTCAGCGGTTTCGGCGTCGTCATTTTCATCCACGATGTTCTGGAAGTGTTGTGGGTACTTTTTGGCCATAACATCGAAGCCAATGAACAGTTTTTCGCGGGTTAAAGTATGTTTTGTATTTTCGCTATCCACGATACCCATAGCGCCATCCTTGATGGTAGGCAGGATATAGGCGGGGTGCCAAGTTGAGCCAATGGAATCGGGCACTGAGCGCTTGCCGCCTTCCTTGAAATCATCCAGGGTGGTGTCAGGGGGACAAATGTACTTGTCCAGTTTCATCCAGTAATTGCTGCCGCCTTCAAAGGCACTGACCAGCAGATTGCGGGTGGTTTCCAGGGTGACATTATGCTGAATGGTGACGGTTTTGAAGGTTGTTTCAGGCATTATATTTCCCCGTAGTGGTGAGACGCATTACCAAAGGTTTTATCTTGGGCTAAATCATCGAACAGGGTGGGCGGTGTTCGGATATTAAGTTCAGCCAAGACAGTCTTGACTTGCTCCAGGGTCATTGCGGGATTAGGAAGATTAAGGTTGCTGAAAACATAATTATCGTTTTCAGCATATAAATCCTTTTCATCTTCCACGACGAGGAAATACTGTTGTAGTGGGCGGTCCCATCCCGTCATGATGTGGAGGTTATCTTGCTTAAACCGACGCTGGGACATTCTTGTTCTCCAGATAGGCGTTAATACCCTTGTAGGTATAAGGGATATTAAGGCGTTTGCAGGTGGCTTTGATTGCGCGGCCATCCTTGTTATAGGTGCCAGCGCGGAACGCTTGGATCATTTTGGCGGCGACGGTTGGGACATTTTCAACAGGCCAGACGTACTCTTCGGGGTACTTGAGGACAGCCTTTTCAAGTTCCTCGGTGTAGGTCTGAGCGAAGGTATCGAAGTTAGTCATTTGGTTCTCCATGCTATGATTGGTACAATTGCAATTAGGGGGCTAGGCAGCTAGAGAACATTATGCCCCTCTAGCTACTCAGCTAAGCACCGCTTACCCCCTAATTATTCTGCTCCCCAGCCCGCGAGCAAGGTATTAACCTCGCCATTTCGCTTGAAATAAACCGCAACGACGGTTTCCCATTTCTCAGCCTGATCCAAGCAGAACTCTTCGGCTTCCTTGAACGATTCAAACTCTTTATGGAGTTGGTAATCGACAGAGCGAACCGTCTGGAAATCACCGCTATAGCCTTCCTGATGGCCATTTTCGGAACGGTCATTGTCTTGGCGTTGGCGGAAAGCCTTATCAATATCGGTACGGGTGGCTTTACCCTTAATAACGTGATTGATATTAGTTGCGCCCATTATTAACCTCCTAGAATTTCGTAGGCTGCTTGGACTTTAAGGAACATTTTCGCCGCATCTGCATCGCCAGGGTTACGGTCGGGGTGATATTTCATTGCCATTTTGCGGTAGGCAGTTTTAATATCAGCCATCGTAGCGGTATTGTTAATACCTAGAATGTCATAGGGGCTAGAGCCGCCGACGACTTCCTTTGCCTTGTTAATACCCATACGGGTATTGAAGTTAGAAACCCATTCTTCGGGTGAGCCGTGGCCTTGGCTAGTATCATAGCGTTTCTTATAAACGCCCATGAAATCTTTCTTTTCCTTCATCGTGCCTCCAACTTAACTTCATGGGGACGTTCGTAGCAAGGAAGACGCAGGACTTCGAGGTGTTTACAGTGGCGATAGCGACGATAGCCAGGGCAAGAGCAAGCGAAGTGTCGCTTATTCTTATTCTGAGCCACGATATAAACGCGGTCAGACGTTTGGGACCGAATCTCAAAGCGATTGGTCCATTGAGCGTTATCGGGAAGCACAGAATCGACACGAAGGACAGGGACATTGGTACGAACAGCGGGAACAGTGTTCATTGTTACTCCTGTTTAGTGATCGTTGCCCCTAGTTTGGTACAATTGCAATTCGTCTTGTCTTGCCTTTATTTCCTTTTGGAGTGCTTCCAATTTAGCTGTATTCAAGCCTAAATGGGGAGCGAGTTTTAGTTCGCGGGCCAGACATTCATCGTCCATCTGGATCAATTGCATTTTGTATAGCAATATACCTGATGTGGGGATTAGAGTCTTTTTTGCTGGTCGCATGGTAGCCGCCTGAAAACGAATTTATTATTCAATAGGGTGTAGATGATAAGGGTATTACCATTTTCCACCTTAAGTCTTGGCTTCATTACAAGGTCATTAAAGCCAATGCCGTCTGAATAGAAGACAAGGTTGGCGCGTTGGCCGAGCAAGTCTTCAAATTCATTGTCGCTGACTGCGGTTAATTCATACATTAGGCTACGCGGCGAATAACCGCCTCCGTCCAGTTGTCGGTATAGGAATTACGACAATCTTGATAAGATTGGTGTTTAACGATTTCGATGATACCTTTGTCTCGCAGGGCGATCATGGCATTGAACTCACGATTGCCGTAGCTACCGTTTTTACGGTGGGTACGATAGCCGTGGAGGACAACGGTGATTTTATGCGGGTTGGCGTCGATGCGGCTTAACAGGGCTTGTTCTGTTTTGTTCATACCTTGACTGGTACAATTGCAATTACAGAGCTTCTGCTTTAGCCTTAACTTGAGGTGTTAATTCGCGGGATACTAGCACCCATTCGCCCGAATTGAGCATATTATCTAATGGGTTCCATCCTTCTTCAAACTGGACGTGATTTTGTTTCTTATTAACGGACTTCACCTTACAGAAATAGCCGTGTTTATATCCCTTATTCTTGGGTAATACCCATACATCGCCAGGGAAAACCTCTCCGATGGTGAGCGGTGCGGTTCTGACCTTACGTTGTTCAGCCTTGAGTTTGGCTTTAAGAGTTTTGAACTCTTTGTTTAGTTCAGCCAGTTTTTGCTCAAGAGCTTCCATGATTTAACCCCAATTGATATAGTGCATTGCGCCTTCTGGCAACTTGGAACGGGTGATGCCTTTGATCTTCAAAACATCCTCTGACCGATCATCGGGAATTTCTCTCCAATCGCCAGTTTTATGAAAGCTGAAATATCCTTCTGGCATGTAGCCAAGAGTACGTTTCAGCTTTTCCCTTGATCGGTGAGAGGTGGTTTTAATTATCATTAGATTCGCCCTTTAAGTTCAGGATACAATTCAGCCAGAGTTGGCGTGCGGCCCAATTCGGCAATCAGTGCCCGTTTTTCGGCATTCAGCTTTGCGGACATTTGACGGACATGGGTTGCCGATGCTTCGCCGTCACAACAGAGATTTTCGGGACTTAGCCCATTCTCAACGGAGCGTAGTTCATTGAGAATTTCCGCTTCGGTGCGCTTGGCTGCGGGTTTCTTACCCAGGTAGAGTTTCACACTTGCCGCTGCGAATTTATATCGCTTCTTATCGCTGAGCGATTCGGCAATGACGGGGTAGCGGGTAGAGCGTGGCTTGAGGCCAACGATACGATAGGTGCGAATGCCATCCCGAAATTCCTTGCCCAAATCATCGGGAGCAAGGCCATAGCGATGTGCCATGTATTTGAACTCATTAGCGGCGCGAGTCAATGCTTCGCCACTTTCGGCCAATTCAGCCAATTCAACCTTGAGCGTCAAGGTGGTGGAATCGAATTTACCACTGCCGATAGTAACCTTAATGTCATGTTCCTCCTCGAACGCTTCGAGGTGGGTTTTCAGTGCTTCGGACAGGGTGCGAGCGGTGGTCTTATCCATGATATTCTCCTATTGGTTGTGCCTAGTTTGGTACAATTGCAATTTCAGACCAGCCCGCCATTTCACAGCGGTAGAGTTTATTGTTTAGTTCCAATACATCGCCTACGGAGGTAGAGCGGCCTTGCTTGACGCATTGAACGTCTTCATTGAGCCACCATTCATTACTAATATGGTTGGTTAGCTCAAAGGCCACGTCTAGGTCATCCGTATCGACGTGAGCAACTAGCTCATAATCGGTAGGGAATGCTAGTTGACTAAAGCCGAATGTAGGCTTAATAGCGTGCCAGACTTTAATCACTTTACTTTCTCCAATTTGACATTGGTGCCGCCCTTGGCCTTAGCTTCTTGAGCCAGGGCCAGAGCGTCCTTTTTATACCTAATCTGGCGTGGGAAATGGTCAGCCTTGAAATCCCAGCCCTTATTGCCGCCACGATAGGGAGCGGTCGCATGAACAAGATACATTTATTCTCCTTTAAGTGCCAACGAGGGTGCCGTCTTTGCGTCTGATTGTCCAAGCATTTTTGCCATCATCGGAGCGTGGCCACTTACGAGCGTAAGCAAAACTCTCCAATGTATTCAATTCCATTTGCAGAGCAAATGAAATCATATTTTCACCTCTGGCACGGAAGTAGGCTAAGAGACAATAATGGACTTTAAGAGCCTTGAATAACTCTTCATCGGTCCAAGCAATCTTAGTTCCCAGGTCTTTCGCCACTTCACGAAAATCGTTCGGTGTCATTAAAACTCCACGACTGGAAGATGTTTGACGCTATGAGTTTCTTCAACGTAGGCATTTTCCGCATTCCAAGTATGGTCTTGGCTGCTGCGGTTAAATGACCGTACAATTTCTAATGCCTTTTCAAAAGGCATTCCCTTGGACCGTCGTGATTCTTTGTAGTTCTTATGAACCACTACGCTGTAATTCATCATGCCCTCTTTGGTACAATTGCAATTAGAGCATACGACGCACTTCGCATTCCATGCTTTCATTATGGCTAAGATTGCGTGCTAGTTCATCTGCCGCCTCCCTAGTCAAATCCTTCTTAACTGGCACTGCATCCATGTGGGCTTCAACAACATCTTTAGCGTCTTTTAGGCCAGCACCAGTAACGGCACGATAAGCCTTAATAGCCTTAATCTTCTGGTTGGCGCTCCAGAACATGACGACTTGCCACTTATTATCGTTCAGGATAGTAAGTTTCTCAATAGGTACGTCAACGTGGAAGTTACCATCAAGATCGGCCACGATGGTCATTACGAAGCCATTCTTTTCATAAATGGCACGAATCTTACCAGTGGTTTCGCCTTCGCCGCCGACGTGAAAGGCATTGGTTTTGATGGTGGTATCGAGCAGATTAGTAATCATAATTACCTCTTATTGGTATACACTTTGAGGATAGTATATTCGCAATCGCCCATCAGGTCAGCGGGGGTTTTGTCGATATAAGCGATACATTCGCCTTCGGTATCGGCACGGTGGACTTCATTCAGGCTTTCGCCCCTGATTTCGGCCACGATATACCTAGTCTTCATTGTGCCCTTCATTTAGTTCTCCTATTGAAGAAAGGGCGGGTTGGCATTCCCCGCCCTGCGAGTGTTTACGCATCCTTCATGGTTGGCATGAGCCACAGCTTTTTAGAGCCGAATACAGCATTAGAAATAAGGCTGAATCGCCCCAAGAGAGCAAGCGTAGCTGGAGTATCATTTGCAAGACACTTATGCAGTTCTTCCCGCTTACGTTCATCGCTGACATTAGCCAGCCGTTCCGCAAGCACTTCATTTTCAAGACACTGCACAATATCTTCGTGCAAATTGAAACCCTTAACAATCTTGAAGCGAATCGCCCTAAGAAGTCTGAGCGAATCTTCAAAGAAGCGGTCATACGCTTTGCCGACGCAACGAATGAGTCGGTTATCAAGATCAATTCGACCGTTGAACGGGTCGATATATTCGCCAGAGATTTCGTCCACGGCGATAGCATTCATGGTGAAGTCACGACGCGACAGGTCATCGTGTAGAGTGCCTACACTAACGCTATCGGGTCGGCGTCCATCCGAATACTGGCCATCCTTACGGCAGAGAACGAAGTCTGCTGGCAGCTTGCCCTTGATATGGGCACGAACGGTCCAGAATTGGGGAGATTCAAGGTAGATTTCGCCTTGATTCTTAACCCATTCGACCATAGCTTCGTAGGACGGCGCTTCCACGGCGAAGTCTAGGTCTTTGGAACGGACGCCCAGGAGTTCATCCCGAACAAATCCGCCCACTCGGTAAATTTTGATGTTCATTGTGTCCTCCTTGCTCAACTTGGTACAATTGCAATTCAGTCCCAAAAACAGGTACGCTTGCATTTGCCGCAAGTGAAGAAGGGATAGTTCGGGTCATTCTGCGACTTGCCATTCTCATATAAACACGCCCCGCAATCGCAAAATGCGTTATGTTCGTGCATTTCCTTGCATTCGGTGCAAAGTTTCTTGCGTGCGCCTGATTCTACAAATTCCTTGGCATGTTCATAATCAATAAAGCCTTGCTCAATGATTTTAATATCATCAATCAGGCCAGTATTGACGCGACAGTGCCAGAGGTTGAATGTAGTCAGACTATTATCCCGCTCAATGGTGCCTAAGATAATATCGCCCCGCTGAGCCTGATAGTGGCATTCGTGTTTGCCTTCGGCGTTTTTAATCCACTTAAAAGGACTCTCAGTACGGGTCATTATTATCCTTTCGGGGGATTAGGGCATCATAAAGACAGTCGGTGTCTTCAATAATACGCACTTTCATTTGCATTTGGTTTTGAATGAATTTGGACAGGGCATCAATGTTAGAGCCGCGCCGTCCAACTAACATGCCAACACGTTCTGTTGTAATACAGAGAGCATTGGCATTGATTTCCAGCTTTGTAATACGCAGATCGGTCAATTCCTTCTCAGTGGCGACATAATCGCCTTTATTCTTATTGAGATAGAATTGACCGATTGCGGCTGCGGCTTCTCTGACAGGTAGTGGCAGCATATTTACTCCAGCCAAGATTCTATAAGTGCTTCGGTGGCAATGTCTTCGCTTTCTACTTCGACATACCAGCGGGAGAACGGCACTTCATCCTTAAACTCATTATACTGAGCGAGGAATTGTTCCTTATCCTTAAACTCATAGGACTTGACATAACCAGCCGATGAATCCTTATCGCACGCAGTCAGAGTGAACATTCTTTTCCCCTTGTTCAATGGTAACAGCCACTTCATGCCACTTGAGTTTCTTCTGTAGTTCAAGCAGCTTGTCTACTTCCTTGTAAAACTCGCCCGTATTTTGGTGATTCTTACAATTCAGATTGATACGATGGACGCACATTTCAATCTCGCCCCAAACGCACGCCTTCTCATAATCAGTCAGTTTACGCTTTTCCAGGTCCATTAGATTATTCCTTTCTCTTTGAGCCACTTTTCGTAACCATTTGACTGCAAGAACTTTATGGCATTTTGTCTAGCTTCATCGGGAACATTGGGTTGTTCCGTAAAGAAATATGTAACGGACATTGAGCCTTGATAACCAAAGCTACGGTTGATACCGTAGGAGATATGGAACTTATGGTTAGGCGAGTGTTTGGGGTCGCCTCCATTGCCCATATTACCAGGGAGCATACGGTAGCGTTGTCGGCTACTGCGTGTTTTGTTGAGTATCATGCTTCACTTGGTACAATTGCAATTCAGCACATGGCATAGGATGCCTTAGAAGAAATCACGATCTTAATGGACTTCTTATATCCAGGTTTAATATCCATGAATATAGTTTTCTTAACTACTTCTTCACCGCAGACGTAGCGAATTTCAATTTCTAGGCGAACTGGCTCCGTGAGTGGTTGCGTCTTATAACAGGTGTTAGCTTCGATTTGTTCGCCGTTTATAAAGAGTGAATAGGGTGTACGGCTTTCAACAGCAATTTCAAATTGTGCGGGTTCGGCTGGAATGAGACTTGCGGCCAGTAGAATTAAATTGAACATATAGACTCCTTCTATTCAATTATAATCTATTTGTTGTATTTAATCAATCCTAATCCACGGTTGATCGTAGATGCAATTAGGCTCAAAATCAATTGGCCTTTCATACTCAGGGACAGGCTTATCACCTACTTGCCAGCCAACTTGCCGCAAATATCGCTTGCCATCCTTCGTGAAGACTTGATAAACCTCGTTATAGGTGTCTTCAATGACCGTTGCGCCGTCAGGCACCTCGTTCCAGTGATTGATATACATTTTAATCCTCAATTTCAATTTCTTCGTCCAGGTCCAGGGAACCGCCCAGGCCAGGAACGCCATGAATCCATTCGGCGGTAGCAACCGCAATGAATGCTGCTCCATAGGTTGGAGAGAGTCTAGGAAATTCTTTAACGTGGGTGAGTTCGTAAACCTTTTTTTGACCAAATTCACGCACTACTACCTTCGTCCCTATTTTTAATTCTTTTGCTTTGACAACCACGTTTCCACATCCTTTGTGTCCAACATAGATAGCACCGCGTCGGGCTTAGCGCGGAAAATCGCCCTTAATGTTTCCGCCGTCGATTGAGGAATGGGTTCATCCTCTTCAATAACATACATTTCGTCTAGCTTGTCGATAGGGACGCAGCACTTACTGGTCACGTCATCGACATAAATACAGCCACGCGAACAGTTTGCGGGGAGAGTTTCATCGGGCCGTGCGATGATCCGCATATCACTCATGAAGATATTCGTTCCTCTTACGCAAAGATACTGTTCGCCGCTGTCATTATCCAGGGCAGATTCAGGATTCTTTGCATAATCAGTCAGTCGGATATGGAGCATGGTTCCCCTTAGTAGTCGAAGGTTAGTCCGTCGTGTTCGCTAAGACGGTGGCCATCGACCGTAATATATTCATCGGTCAGACCATTGGCATCATCGGCGTCTTCGGCATTCTCGGCGTCTTCAATATCGAAAACTCGCCGTTCCACGTCATCATACTTGGCCTTAGAGACGCAAGTAATCGAATCATCAAATACGCTGGTGTAGGTGACTTCACGAATCATGCTTTTGCTCCAGGTAGAAAAAAAGTGTTGCGGCGTGAGAGTTCTACTACTGAGTCTTCACTAGGTTTCGCTATGATTGGTTTCCCAGGTTTCCTAGCTATCATTCAGTCCACTCTCAGCGGCGGTTTATTACTCGTTTATATTGAGTTGCCTCGCCGCAACACTTAGTTTGGTACAATTGCAATTCTTAGAACGCAATCTCCACGATAAGACGGAACAGGTAGTCCTGCAAATCGCGGCTCATATCGGTCGCACCCGTAGTATGATGTGCTACTTCCTCAAGCATAGCCTTGAGCAACGTATAGCCCATCGTGGCATGGTCAGTATGAATGTATACGATACCATTCTTATACATTCCGCCCGTTTGTGCTTCCCCGCTCATAATGGGATTGAAGCACTTGACAGGCGGCTTTTCCCGACCGTTCAGCTTACCATAGGTTTCGAGCAGATTCCAGACCATATCCAGTGCTTTGAGGGTATCTGGAGTAGCTTCGGATTCGGTAAATCCTTCCTTTTCCAGACCATCCAGAACGTCATCTTCCGTCTGAATGCCCAATTGCTGGAGCGTTTGGAACCAATTACCTTCGATCTTAACAGGCTCAAAACCCTTCTTTTGGACGAAATCGCTAACAGCCTTCTTGCCTGAAACAAGAACAGCATTATCACCAGCAACCGTCTTGAAAGCGGCCTTGAACTTGTCCGAACGAGTCTTCTTAACCTCCTTGTTATCATATTCATTATGAACGTAGCTGGTTTCCAGCTTGCTTTCAAAGACCTTGCGGCCTTCAATTTGCGACTTGAGAATCTTGGCCAAATCGCCAGCTTCTGCCGTGCTAATTGCCTTGGAGCAAGCATAACGCACGTCCCAAACTTGCGCATTACGCGATTCATCCAGGGCCAATTCATCGCCCAAGTTATAATCGAAGACGCTTTCCTCTTCGACGCGGGAGACAAGCACGCCCTTCTTATAGATTAGGACATTCTTGCCAGTGCCCAGCTTCGGGAGAATCTTCGTGTTCAGCAAATGCGGCTGAGAGTAGTGAAGGAAAAGAGTTCCCAACTGCGTCCAACATTCCTGAATTTCAGGAGTCAGCGGCAGAAAGACAGCGGTATGTCCTTCCTTGGCACGAACCTTATCCACCACTTCAAATTCCACGTCCTTATAGCTACCACCAGCGATAGTAGCACCGTCGATGGCATTGGCGACAAATTCGCGGAACGCCATTGCGATCTTAGTCCAATCTTGGACACCCCATTCCAGGGTAAAACCCAAATCTTCGGTAGCCGACTTCAACGTACCGTCGAAATCCTTGCCACCATACTTGACGCAAACCTGATTGAATTGCTGACCGCTCACCATACGCGGCTTAGAGAAAAAGAACATCTTGAGGGTGCCAGGACAAATGGCAACGTCATGATTCTTACGCAAAAGCAAAGCCAGACCATTCTTGCTGCCGCTACCATACTGGCCGATAGTACCAGTCGCACCAGCGGAGCGAGTAGTAGAAACGCCCAGCAAGGTAAATGCACACGGGTCAGCAACGCCAGGATTGCGAATCATCAGGTACTGGTACTGCATTGTTCTATTCTCCATTAGGGAAGTGATGCGTCTGCCTAGATTGGTACAATTGCAATTAGACTTCTTCTTCCTCGTACTCTTCTTCCCGCTCATACCGTGGTTCGCAATCCAACATATCGTGATAGTTCTTACGATATTCGGTGCGAGACTCGATATGCGTAATGATCTTCTCCAGCGCACTCACCAGATGCTTTTCGTAATCTTCGTTTTCGGTGCAGTTGCTGTTGTTTAAGTCTTCCCGCACGTCGGGAATGCCAAACTCACGCAAGAAAGACTCAGCGGGACCAGCGGTTTCGATGCCGTAGCCATCAAACCAATAGTCACCATCGTTGTAATAACGATAGATGATACGATTGATAGCACGCAGCGTTTCACCTTCCAGCGTTTCGCACTTGCCGCTTGACGGAACTAGCTTGCTGAACAGCACTTCATTCCGCTTTTCCAACACGTCGGGAACCATGATAATCTCCTGTTTGTGGGCAACAGGACTGGTACAATTGCAATTAGTAAACGCCGTGCCCAATGGAAACGTGAAGCGGGATTTCTGGTAGTCTAACTAAACCTAGCTCCTCTCTTATATCCAGAGCTAGATTACACTCAACGGGGAACCAGTAGTAATCCCCATTAGTACCTACGCATGGGATAATCTCAAATTTCACTTCCTGACCGTTGTACTTTTCCCAGGCTGTCTTATTGGGCGGTTCTTCATCGCGGACAACGGTGATGTGGGATTCCCATGCTGGCCGCTGTAATTTATAACAGCGATTGGTCATCAAATAGAATAGGTGGCGGTAATACTTCCCCAATGCGGGGTCACAGTCAATTACCAGCCACCATTTAGACGAACTAGCCCCAAGTAATTTGGGGCTATATCTGAGCGTGCCAATCATGTTATAATCCAGTTACAACGACTAATGTACTCCCTACGCGATAATTAGCCCGAAATTCCGTGCTTTCTTCTGGCCGTAAATGCTCATGCGGCACAAACCCAGGCACCGCCAGCGACAGATAATCAAACAATTCTCTCTGATTATCAAACTGCCCCCAATAATCAGGCTCATTGGGAGTGTAAATGCAAAAATCGTATTTACTCTTGCGCATCCTCTTCCTTCTTAATTAGTTGACGTAACTTCTTACTGGAGTGGCGTTTAGCACGTTTGATCTTGCCGCGTTTAGAGCCAATAGAGGTTGCGTCGTTGCTTTGGGTAATGGTTTTAGTTTTAATTTCCTTGCGTTTCATAGAGCCTCGTAGGGACGGTTTGCTTGTAGTGGTTAATCCACTTAATCACAAAAAATGGCCAGCCGAAGATCATGATGATGTAATTAAGGATGAAATAAGGGACAAATCGCCAATCCTTGACATGCTCCCAGCGCATATCGACCAGCGAAATAAAAGTAACTACAACGAACCAACAAGCGATCACAGTATTCCAGTCCATAGTTAGTCGTTCCAGATTGTTAATTTGATACTATGGCTTATGTTCTCATAATGCCATGCCTGAATATCGCCTTCGTTATCCTTGTCTGTTTTAAGATAACGAAAGACGCGAGACTGCTTGGTATCGGGGTTGTCAATCGTAATGAAGTTAGGCACAGAGAAAGCGCCCCATTCATTACGTCCTGGCAGATTAGACAACTCAGTAGTGAGTGTCCGTGTATCCTTATGCCAGTTGAAATACTTCAAGTCTGTTCTGAGGTCTTTCATGCTCTCACTGGTACAATTGCAATTGTTTGTCGATCTTCTTGGCCAAGATAGTTTCACACCTTTGGCAGCGATTCTCCATACGGACAGGGAAGCCGCCGAACAGCAATTGGCGTCTGGACGGTTGTAGTGTCACAGTTTTCTTTTCTTTGCCGCAGATGTTACATTTCATTTAGTTACTCTCTTGCGTGATAATGGTACATTTGTTACATTGGAGACTGGTAATGGAACAATACAGATGCAATATTTTGGTGGCAAACAGCGAATCGCTAAGTTTATTATAGCCTATCTGAACCGTATCAGAAAGCCAGGGCAAGTGTTCTTAGAGCCATTCGTCGGCTCAGCCAACATCATCATTGGCATGGATAATCCCCGCATAGGCTCAGACTTCCACGAAGATTTGATTATGCTGCATAAAGCTATTCAGAGTGGGGAATTTGTATACCCGTCTGAGATTAGCGAGCAGCAATATCACGATCTTAAAAAAGCTGGACCTAGTGCCTTGCGTGCATTGGTCGGGTTCGGTTGTTCTTATTCTGGCAAATGGTTTGGTGGATATGCAAGGGCGGGCCAGCGTAATTATTGTCTTAATGCGGTTCATAGCCTACAAAAGAAAGCTAAGTTCTTTGATGGAATAGAGTTCCATTATAAAGATTACCGCGATTGGGAGCCTGTTGATTGTTTGATTTATTGCGACCCGCCTTATAGGAATCACACTAAGATTCATAATAACAGTTTTGATTCTGATGAATTTTGGGATATTATGCGTAAGTGGTCTAAGCATAACACCGTGGTTACATCGGAATATGAAGCACCAAACGACTTCACTTGTGCGCTGGAATTTGCTACTAAGACGGACATAAGAGGCAAAGAAGGCAAATTCCAGCGCACGGAGAAGTTGTTTATCGAAGCGGCGTTGTATCAAAGCCTAGCTTTGTCAGACGCATCTTGATAGCGGCGTCAAAGCGTTCGGGCTTGCCACCGCTGGCGTTGGCCTTGTTGCGACAGAGCAACGTCTTAGCACGTTTCCAGCCCCGCATCTTATCGGGGTTGGCCAGTGCTTGCGGATACTCACCGATGAGAGTATCCAGGTCATGCGAAGGCAGAGCCTTCTTCTTAGCAAATCCAACTGCGCGGCCAGTGTTGTGATTGACCATTGGTTTCGGCCTTTCAGAAACTCGGTTAATAGGACAATTTGATTCCAATGTAAACAATAACATTGGATTACTGTTGTCCCGATACTGGAAATAAGGCTTCTCTTCGACGGGAACAAAATGGACTGAATCTCCAAACAACTCAGTGAAGATACAGATATAGGTTGCTAGGCGATAGTCTCCATTGCAATAATACATATACGAAGTTCGCAAACTCTGTTGCGACTCATCAAACTCTTCACAGCGTTCATCAAGGAAAGGAACGCTTGGCCTCCAGGCATAATTGAAACAGAAACTAATCCTGAATGGATGCACCAAATGGGGAATCAATTCTGATTTAACCCACTCGTATAATTTCTCATCCATCGAGCCAATACAATCCAAATATGCGAAGTCTACTTTGGAGTGTAGTTTCAGCGTATGCAACTCGCCTATATGGAATTTGTAATCATTAAGGTGATGCAATTGCGGCTTAATGATACGGGCGGTACTGGCGTTATTTTCAACCAGATATAAGTTCTGGTATGGATGAATTACGCCTTTATCCAGGGCTAGATTCACACAGCGGCATTTTGCTCCAGGCAAAAAGATAGCTGAATGCTGGGAACAAAATGAACCCATTGCAATATCGCGGGCTATTTGTTTCTTTTCACCATCCCATTCACTAAGCATTCTTCACCTTCTTCTCGAAATGCCCACCGAAGATACTTTCAGTCTGCGCTTCGGGATTGGAGCCAGTGCTGATTACCAGTGGTTCGGCAAGAGCAAGGTCAATATGCAGGATTTTACCAGTTTGAATATCGAAACTGATATGCGGCTCAATACCACGTCGCTTGCCTTCACTCTGCTTCACCGAATTGGTAGCCTTATCGGTACGAGCGCTACGCAAACCGTTAGTGGTCTTGCGGAAGGCGATAAACACTTCGTTCTTAACTCCAGGCTTACGCGGCTGGACGTTATTGTACTTATAGGAAACCGCATCCTTACCCTTGGCAATTTCAGACAAGTAATAGCTCGGAACCTCATCCAAGCGAAGCAAGCGGCACCCGTACTGGCTTTCCAGACATTGCATAACGATCTTGGAGAACAGGAGGTCGAATGGCACCCATACGCCACGCGGACGACTCTTTCGCTTAGCCCTAATCTCAGCCGCCTGCTTAGCAACAGTCTTACCCAAAACCAGGGAAGCATTCCTGAACAGAATAGCGGCCTTTGGATCACTAGCAACGAAGGAAATGAATTTACGCTCATAAGCCTTATTGCGAAGCGCCCGTGAGTGTGGCTTGAGTTTGTATTCCTTGCCCAGCGTGCGGACATAGGTATCCAAAAGCTTCTTATTATGGGCGCTCAATACCACGGTGCGAGGTTCACCATAGATGGCGGCACGGCCAGCCAGCCCTTGAATCATGGCGGCGGCGGTCGAATACCTCCAGGTGAAATCCATAAAGATTTGGACTTCCTTGGGGAAACGATTCGACATACGGCCCTTAGCCGTCACCACGATCAGAAACATAATCTTGTTCTGAGCGCAATGACTGATTTGCTCCCGCAATTCCTTATAGCTCATTTGCTGAGTATACTTGATTACGCAGAGCTTACCGCCAAACTCTTCCTTAACCTTTGCTACGATCTTATCCGTGCATTCATCATTGTTGATAAAGCGTGCGCAAAATCCAGACTTGCCAAGGGTGACATAATGACGGAAGATACGATTGATACGCTTCATCAGGAGCGTGAAATAGGTATTACAATCCTTCACGCCGAAGTCAGCCCAATCAATACCATAGGTATCGCCAATCTTCTCCAGGGCTTTATGAGAGAAAGCAGCCTTGGGATAGAGTGGAATTAGGTCTGAACCTTGCAAATCATCGAAAGAATAGATATGCGGCGTGACAATCGCCACGTCCACGTCTACATGATGACCGTTAATCATATTGAATCCAGTGTACTTCAAACCCAGCTTCAAATAGATGGGTTCGACATACTTGGACCAATGATAAGTAAACGGCGTAGCAGAAACAAAGATAATCTGGTGGTTCTGATTCGCAAACTTCTGGCGAACTTCAACGCCAAAGATAGCGTCGGCAATCGACAGTTTGTTCTCTTGGACGTGCGCTTCGTCCCAAATAGTAATGAGAGTCTTGCCTTGCTTCGTGAGCGAGTTCATACGCTCAATAATTTCACGCTTCAAGGAAGCCTTGTTGGTCATGCTCCAGATATGCGGCTTGAAGCCACCGTTCTTACCAGAGCCTTTATCACTATCACCATTCTGGATGACATGCCCATAATTCCTAATTTCATTGCTGGAATTTTTCATATCAACCCGCTGGAGCCACTTCACGAACTTATGATAAGTGTCAGCGGTCATTTCCTCAATAGTCGTGTCGCCAGGACAGACATAGAGAAATTCGCAGTCTTGCTTATGAAGGTCATGCCACATGCGCTTAAGCCAGAGAAACAGGATGCAAGAGCCATTCTTGCCACCCTGAACAGCATTAACGGCACTATACAAACCATTGGCTGGCTTAAATAGCGTGTTAATGCCCGTCGTCTTGACAAGCATCAAGACAGCGGATTCAATTTCGTTATCATGAATTTCAGGTGGACCGCCAGCGGTCATATAGATGCTTACTTCGTCAGTAGTAAGCTCAGAAGGCGGCATAGTGAGAAGCGGAACATTGTATTTCTTCAAATACTTGTTCACTCGTTCAGTAAAACTAACAAACCACTTCTCAAAGATTGGCTTTAGTTCATCGTACATAGAATTGTCCAAATCGGTAAAAGGAAGTTTTAGTTCGTTCTACGCTTATCATAGCCCAAATTTCCAGTTTGTCAAAAGGAATCTTTGGGCCACCAACCACAACTTCGGGCTTCTGCAAACTCTGGTACAATTGCAATTACCGCTCCAGTCTTTCTTGAGCAAGTTTAATCTCTTCGGTCAGCGTGCGGCCACCATATAGAGAATCCTTGATCTTGTCGTCGCCGTGAGATTCCACCCTAGCCTTGAGCTTATCAATGTATTCTTGGATGATTTCTTTCATGGTTGATACCTGATTATTTGGTTTTTACCCCAAACACCGAACTGCTTATTGTTAGTCAAGTTAAGGTAAAACCAATCACTGTTAGCTGCTGGCTGGATAGCGATTGTTAATACCTTTTCCCATGTCCCTTGCGGGGTCGGGTCGCACGGATTGCTCTTACAGTGCATTTGAGCGCATGTATCGGGTCTTACGCAGCCCTGCTCGCATATACACTTAATAATGTCGCCAGGGCGAACTAAATCAGCGGTTATAATTTCTTCCATGATTTATTTAGTGTTTTAGGTACATATCATTATGGGTGCAACAAGTATAACAGGTGTCGGTCCAGGCGACTCGCATAAAAGAATAGCATATCTCTCAAGGGATTTGCCTAAACTTGAAGTAACTGAGACAACTAGCAATCCACAAGACCTTATTACAACAGAAGTTTCTGGTGGCGGTGATTTTGGTACTCAGTGGGAGCTTATGTATTCTCGCGCGGTTCCAGTTAGTGACCCCAATGATGGTTCGCCAGTGCCGAGTGGCGTTCTTTTTGATCCTTTATATGAGTGGGCATTTGGAATACATGCTATAGTTTATCCTATGGTTTTTGCCCTAGTCCCTATTACCACACCACTTCTTTTGTCAGTAATGAACCTCAATACTACTCTGGATTATGTTGGTATGCAATGGTCGCCTGACAACGGTACTACGGTATTCAATTTTTTGTCCGAACTTAATGAAATAGCTTTCTTAGCTGTTGGAGCATTATTGCCGCAGTCCACCGTCGTTCTAAATGAGGCGGGGAGTGGTCCTAACAGAATAACTGTAGATGGCACAACTGGAGAGTTTTACACTGATTATCAAGATGCGGTAACTGCTGATATTTATTTCGTTATTGCTCGCCGTAGAATTGTTGCTCTTTAACATTATTCTGACCTCATGGTTCCGTATTCTGACCTCATGGTTCCGTCCGCAAGACAAACATGAATACCACCAGGAGTTCGCAATGACCACATGCTTTCGTCTGGCTTCCAATCATCAAACCTTTTGCATATCAATTTGCCGCCCAAATCAAAGCTAAACGTGGTTGTTGCGTCTCCATCTATATCAATGGACTCTAATTTCTTGCCTTCGAGTCGATGGAGCGCAGCCTTAATCGAATTAAAACTACCTTCATAGGGTGAATCAATCGTAGCTGCTATATCATCATCTTCCATAATTATCCACGAAGTCAACCATAATTGAAGGCCGCATTCACCCTTAATACGCACCCATCGAGTACGATGGCCTTTATGTACTCTTTCTTTATGGGCAACCAGGGATGGATTACCAAACTCAATGTTGGTGCCAGCTTGGTTGTCCCACCACGTTCCCCAAGCATAAAGACCAATAGCAGGTTTGAAGATTTCTAGCATGAGTAGATTTTTTCCAAGTATTCCTTAGCCTTCTCATATCCCCAAGCATGAATATAATTTACTTCTTCATACTTGCCGCTCTTGGTTACATCTTCATTGGGGAATAGTTCTTCGGCCTTCTTCTTCTGATTGGTGCGGGTCCAGTCGATCAGAAGAACACGCTTGCGCCAACCGATCTTAATATGACCAATTGGCGTAGTGACAATGAACCACGGCAAGCGGGAGCAACATGGATCATTACAATAGCCGTTGGGGATTTCTTCAACAAAGATATTCTTGCCATCGAATAGAGCAAGAATCTCTGCTTTTTCCTTGACGGCACGTTCGCCCATGTTCTCATCAATGGCAACATTCTGTTTCCAAATTGCCTTAAACATCTGTTCACCTAGATTCCAAGCCACTCGTTGTTCTGCTTCGGTAGGCTTAGGACGGCCAGTAGCTATGAGAATACGCACGCCCATCGGCCTTCCATTATCGAAGGTTTCGTGGGAGTGCGCTAGAACGTAATCAGTGTCTTTAAGCATTATTCGCCTCGAATGTAACCACGCCGTTTTTGACAGACACGATAACTGGAATATTCATTCCGCGCACGCCCGACTCACTTTCAAACTCGAAGTTCTGGTCATTTATGGTAAAGCGAACATTGTAGCCGCCCCAAAATCCCTTATACTCACCATCAGGCGGGACTACTTCCGTCCAAACCTTACCTTTAGCATTCTTCATATTGTATCCTTATACGCTGTTGACAATTCGCAGATGCGCCACCAAATTCTTCCAACGGGGAATATCGAAGAACGGTGCGCCGTCTTTAATGTAGCCGTTAATCAGGCCCATGCGTTCAGCAACCTTCCACTCACCTCTTTCGAGCAAATCGAGCAATTCAATGCCATTATCTTCAAGCAGCATCTTGAAGAAAAACTCTTCTTTGGTTAGAGTAAGATTCTGCGACTCAGCGGATTCTTCGGTAGGCTCAATAGAACCACGCAAATTGTCCAAGAAATCTTTCATTAGTTCCTTTCAGGCTCCAAAGCATTGAGCGTATTTTTGTTGCTTAAAGGGATAATCAGCCATTGCCGATTACGGATTAGACGTTCAGCCTTTAGCGTCCATGCTTCGGCTTCTTCGCCTGTATCAAATGGACCAAATACCTCATTAACTTGCTCAGAGAGTTTCAGTGTTTCGCCCTTGTGTGCAGGCTCAAACATCACGACGACAAACATTATTTAACCCTCGGTGGGTTGTCGCCATAGCCGCCAGCACGCCACGCTTCGCTATAGGCTTTACGCTTGAACTTCTCGCCTGTTGACGGACGAACGGTATAAACCACCTTCTCGCCCTTAATACCCTTACGTTGGCTTGATCGTAGCTGACGCATACGGTCATTTACCTTGGGAAGAGTATCCGTCATCATGAGGGACTCTTTGCCCTTGCGAGTCTGGATTAGGTCAAACAACTGGCTCATTTTTATTTTCCCTTGACTTGAACAGCAAGTGAGATTCATCAAGCAAGATATAGCTGCCCAGCCGTCCTTTTTCAATAAACTCAACAACGCCATCATAATGCTCAGTGCCAGCATAACGGCATTTAAGAGCATGTTCACTGACCGCAGCGTGCATCAGGACTTGTCCCATCGGGGACACCATAATAAATTCATTCATTTTCAGTTACCATAGGTGTTCAGCATCATGACGCCCCAAGCGATTATAATAGGGAATAGCACCATTATAATCGCTACTGCTACACGGTCCCTAACCTTAGTGTCCATTGACTTCCTTTCGCCATAGCTCAATTAAATATACGTTATCTTCCACCAAATGCCCGCAAGAGAATCCGTAACCAATTAGATCGTGAGGATAATCTTGGGGAAGACAGTTAATGCCAAAGATTTGACCCAGGATACACCGACTCCAGGTGCGAATATCAAGTGTATCGAAATTGATTTTAGCACGCCAATCCGAACTATGTGCATCAAGCCACTCACGGCCCTTTTGCACCGCTAGTTCATTCATCTTCGTCGTCCTCCTCTTCCCACTCATCCTTGAAGTCTTCATCGAAATCGGGAAGATTGAACTTCTTAACCTCGGAAATGACTTCGGCCTTGATAAGCTGGTCTTCAATGATGCTGAGCGCACCCTGTACCTGATTGTCGAAATCGACATAACTCAGAACCTGTTCCTCAACTTCATCAGCGTCGATTATATCGTAAATGTCGCCGCTGAACTTAACGCCATGCGCATCAAGGACTTGCTTCACGTCGTCTTCGGTCACTTCCCATGCCATGCTCATTGTTCTATTCTCCATTGTGTACCCTGATTGGTACAATTGCAATTACTCGTAGTCGAACGTCTTCATTTGACCGTTATCGAATACCCGTAGGATATAATAACGACAATCAGGTTCTTCTCGCTTCAAGTAACGCAGTTGGGCCATTGCTGCGCCAGGTCGCTTATAGGGCACGATGGTATCTCCATCTTGCCCAAACTTAATCAGGTCCATTTGCGGCGTTACTTGGACGGCCCAATAGCCAACGATTTTTGGCTTAGTTAGCACCATATTATTCTCCTCGGCACATACGGGCGACTACTTTACATGCCTTCTTAGCCCATTCAGGGTTCATAAACATGACAGGCTCAGTTGTCAATTCTTCCTTGCCACGCCGAACGCACCGACCGACTCCGATGGTCATGTTTGTCAGACCATCCGACATTTGAATTGGGCAGCTTTCAATGACGGAATTAGAAAGGTTATCCATCAAATCAAACCATACTGGTGCAAGGAAGACTGTATCGCCTTCCATTTCCTTGAGAACGCACCAGTAATCATGCGGCTTCGGCTTGCCACCATCGTCATCGAAGGTCCAAAAGCCATCATCTTCGTGGGCAAGTTGCGGGTTATTATAGATATAGCCTCTCACTTTAGTCCATCCTTAATAGTGTGATTGGCGGTACGACGCAGGCGGCGGGTCAGAATACGTTTACGGTACTTCTTGCCATCCTGCCCCCAAACTTCATTGCCAGGGCCAGCAGGATCGCTCTTAGGAATCTTGACGTGGCCACGCTCAACGTCCACGGTATCACCGTAGGTTAGCCAGCCAGGAATGTTGCGTTTTGTGTTGCTCATACTATCCTCTGGTACAATTGCAATTACCTAATGTAGCCAAGAAGAGTGCTATACCGCTTTCTAATTATTTTTCTCTCGTTGACTTTAACGCCACCATGCGCCCATAGACATAAGGCAATTTCAAACAAATTGTTGTCTACTTTATGGATTGATTCTACTTCCCAATAGCCGTCTTCAAACACCAGTTTCATTGTCGGCTTAATATCACGGACATGAATCGCTGGCACCCTGCCATAACCCGCAATGGCAATTTCAATCTCATTGCATTTTGCCAGCAATTCTCTTTCAAAGGCGGTGAGTTTGTCAGGGGCAGCCCATTTAAGCGTACCTTCGGCCCATTCAAGGATTTTAATGGCACGGTTGCCCGTCATGCCTTTTCCCATAGTTGTCTCTCCGCATCATTACAGAACTTCGTGCGGACAACGCCTTTGCTTTTTTCAAACTTAAAGCAAGCCAAATCATGGGCTTGCATTCCTTCGTGGTCCACCCAATTAAAGCCGCATTCACAATGACGGACTGGCGTATCGCAATTAAACGTATCGCCAGCTTGTCCCCATTTAAGCACTTCATGCTCAATGGTAGTCGTGATATTCTTACCGCCGCATTCAGGACAATCCATGTTCACCTTTCATCTTAGCAATATGTTCCTTAAGCCAAATTAACCGTTCTTTCTCATCCATTAGCTTTGTCTTAGCCTCACGCATTGCGCGGCCATTAAGACAAATGCAATAGTTCAGACGGCCAGCCTTGATGCCAGCACCTGAATTAGCAGTTTCCCGCGTGTCGATCACGCCGCTATTACCGCACAACGAACATAGCCCGCCGAAATCGCAACAGTCAGTATTGTTGTAATATTTATCGCAATAGTCATCAATGACTTTGCCTTGGAGTCGCTGAATGTCAGCGTTAGATAGTTCCTGGCGGTTCGGCATTTGGGATACTCCGTGGTCTTGTGTTTACTTTGTTTCTTAGGACGTTCATGGCGCGGAGCAATTCGTTTTGACACCGCATGGCTTCTTCCCAATTATCTCCATAATCACCGCCCGTCGAGGCATCGGTTACAGCTTTCTGGAGAAGAACGTAAACATTTTGAGCTAGATTGTTAGCTTCTTTCGTTAGTTCAACGCTCATAAAGCTCCCAATGATGATCGAACCCGTAATCTTCGTGCGAATCGTTTAGCTCTGGAGTTGCCTTTGCCTTACTTGGACGGAAGAGTTCCTCTTCGTCTTCACCGTCTTCCTTGGAGAATATCTCTTGCAGACAGTCGGCACAGAGATTAACCTCTTGCAAACCCTGGCCACGCCTATACTTATTGAGACAATTCTGGCACGTTACGGTCTGCTCGCATTGTCCGCAAAGCTGGTCCCAGGCTAGCGACTCATTGCCACATCCGTTACAAATTGCTGGTGCGTTTTCCATAATTACATTCCTTGTGATTAATTATTCTATTTTCTAATTCTTCGGTATTTAGGACTATTAACTCGTCAATATGCCAGTCTTTTTCTTCTGGAGTCTCCGTTCCAAACTCAGGATCGTGCATACAGCCGCAAAACAATTTTACCTTATAGACCTCTTGCGGCGGGTCATACTCTGAATCAATTCTTCGGACAACCTGCCCGAACGAATTAGGCATTCAGGTAAATAAATCGAAATCTTCGCAATGGTTAGGAGTACGGGCAACCCATTTGCCTATCATCGCTTCCTTCCAGTCTTAAACCAGGGCAATTCAATAGGAGCAAAATAAGTATTGAACTTGAAAAGTTTGGATTTCAATACCTTGATTGCCCACCTATATTGCTCCTCAAATAGCGGGTAATAGCACTTAGGAGATTTAGTGCGTTCGGCAACGAAATTGACCGAATTAGCCCAGCGGTCAAAAGTTTTACGTTCCGCTAACTGAATCTGCACGTTTTCTTCATTGTCCAAGATACGAATATAGAACAATGGAGTCATAAACGTGGCATAGCCGCCTGTGCTATAAGTCTTAGTGCAGTTTGGGATGGCTTTAACTTCCTTAACTGCTTTCTTATAGTCATAGGACGGCACTACGCTAGTTTTACTTGCGGACACGTTCATGGACAAAACCTTATATTGGGGTCCAAATAGTGTTTATAAGCAACAGGCTCAGAGACTCCATACTTAACTATGTTATTCATAATGGTCTTTTTAGGAACCATTACGCCAATATAAACTGAGTCTAGGCTATTGCTTTCAATCTTCTGACGGGCGAGTGACCTGTCCCGTGCTTCAAGCGTGAAATCTACTACCTTACCGTCAATAACGATCCACGCATGATGCACGGGGATTAGACTATCGTAACAATAACCCTCAAAGTATTCGCCATGCTCGCAAGTTAGACGATACATTTGAGCATTATAGAAACATTCTTTGCTCTTGGGCCGACGACGCTTCTTCCATTCGCTGGCTTCTTTCAGAGTCTTGGCTAGAATAGACTCAATGAAAGCGGTGCCTTGTTCGAGGATCAGGGTATCAAACTTGGCAATAGCGTGACCCTTGAACGCCGTTGAAGTTTGCGTAAGGTAGTTTCGCAGTTGCTCAAGTTTTTCTTGTTTGTCCATACTATCACTGGTACAATTGCAATTACTTGATGATTTCTTCGTCAAAGATGGTCAGGATTTGTTCTTTTAGCCTAACAAACCTGCACGACGCCTGCCGTGTATGTCGCATCCCCGATGATCGGCTTACACCATAGGTCTTGCTGGGTCGATAGAACATAATGCGACTCTTATCAACATACTTCAAGCCGCAATGGGTCGGTGCCTTGCTGGAATAGATGAAGTAATCCAATTCCTTGTCTTCATCAAAATACTTCTGAGCAACCGTAGCACCCCTTAGTTTAGGATCAACCCGCCCACGAATGAATAGTTCCTTTAGGAACAATTTATTCAATTCGCAGAGCAGAAACGTATCATTACTACCCAGCCAACCAACACGCACCGAATCAGGCAACGCCAACCTATCGACCAACGCGGTCATTTTTTTACCTTCTTCCATTGTTTTACCCATTCCAAGATTTCACTTTGTTTTATAGCCTTGCGGCCTAGCTCACCCATTCGTTGTCGAATAGGTAGCTCATACATCGCAATGGCAAGCCAACGGTAGCCAGTAGCTGGACTAATTTTATACTTTTTGCAATATTCCGTCATTTGTTTTCTTGACGGTGGTTTATTGTTGTTTTCAAGCTTATAAGTGTCGCGTACATCAATTATCGCACACCCCCATCTGACCCAACAATCAAAATCTCCCCTTCCTACAATATGATATTCCTCAGCGGCTTTCTCGAAATTAAACAGAGCCTCTTTTATTGAAGGAACGGCCCGCAACGAAGCACGAAATATAGCAGAACTATCAAACATTTACTTAATCTCAATGTTGGTTTTAATCATCTTGAACTCACGGCCACTATCAATGTTTGATGGAGAAGTGACCACAACATATTCGCTCTTATCCGTATAAAGGATTAAGGCTGGAAAATAACTCATACTCCCTTTCCTTACTTGTATGTCTTGGGCAATACCTGAATCGACAATGGCAGACAATACATGTTGTCCACCAACTAGATTGTCAGTATCATCAACGTCGATGAATGTTACAGCGGGATCAAATTTGCCCGCTCGCATTGCACATGCAAGTTCATGCGCCCGTCCAGCGGACAGAGGGCGAGCGCACTTATTGCGACTCAGATAATACAGGGCAAGTGATTTTGTAAAGTTCATTAAAACATTGAATCCATAATGTTGCCGCGTCGAATACTCATAAGTTTGCGGGCAATGCGTTCAACTTCTACTTCATCCATAACACCACGCAATCGCCCGCAAGCCGCACCGATGGACAATTCACGCACGTCTGGACTCATGGTATTATCAAGCAGAGCCTGGAACAGTGCCATTAGAACGAGCCAACGCTTCTTGGATGATACGTCTTCGGTCGGTGTTGAATGGGGAGCAACATCCTGCACCGAATGCTGGAGAGAACTCCCAGCCAGGGGAATCAACGATTTGTTCGTAGATTCCGCATTCGTATTGCCCATTTTTATCCTTTACAAGATGTTTACATTGATGTGCTAATTCATCCCAGGTGCCAAACCCACATGGAGCTTGCTTACAACAGAACCCGCTCCGCACGCATTGTCTAGCCCCTGGATAAAGCGGTAGTGGTTGTTTCATTCCAAAACTCAGGATGATACTTTCTTGACCATTTATGGGCGCGTTTAAGTTGCTTCTTAAATCGGCTCATTCTCCGCTTCGGCTTAACCTTTTTCATGTTCCCCATGATCTATAAGCATTCTGTAAAGCCATTCTAATGTTCTGCGCACCTACAGGATTCTGACTATGGACCCTACAGCGAATACTAGGAAGCGTGCCATCATGGGCATGTTCCTCTATCCACTTCGCAACATCGTAGCCAGTTTCAACCTGATTACCCAGGTCATGATCCAATGAACACTCAATCACTTCTCCTGTTTGGAGAAGTTCAATGGCTTGTCGGGCGGTCTTGGCCCAATGCGTATAATGCGCTGGCATTTCACGCACGTCATCCAACCATAGGATAATGCCTTTAGGTTTAATACGATCCTCATACGGCGACCTAATGCAGTTGTCCCACGGTTTGCCATCAATCTTGAAGTCACTCATGTTTGGTACAATTGGAATTACAGACTAGGTGTTCCAACAGCAATGCCAACGCATCAGGGGCGGCATTTGCAATGTCTGGCCGATCCTTGGCAAACAGGTCCATAAACATTTTATAGAAAACCAGAAGGCTTGTAACGATGCCTTCCCCCATCAATTCACGGAGAATAGCTACCCGCTGGTTGTTGTCGATGCTCATGTACTCGGAGCAATAGGGGTCGAAAATGTCCCTAAACGCAACCATTGAGCTACGCTTGACGGGATGATTAACGTCATAATTGAGACACTTCATCCGAATGGTGTTCAGCATTTCTTGATGAAATTCACTCATATCAGGCATATTAACTCCTAAAGTATAGCCAGATTGCTATGCCGACAGCGATTAGGACTAGCAACTTAAAACACCCACAGCCGCTCCGTCTCGCCGTAGGTACTAACGGCTTAACGGGCGGCGGTGGGGCCATAGTCGCGGTATATTTTGTCGGTGGATCATTACGGTCTAGTTCAGGTTGCGTATCCACCTATTGTCTCCAAAGGTCCGCATGGGTATCCAAGTCATTAAAAGCTGATTTACAATCCTGTCCTACAGCTTTAATGGCTTCCTTGAACACGTCAGGTTTGTTCTTGTTAATCCAGAAAATGAAATCAGAGATACAAAGCAAAGAGTTTCGCTTGATGCCTTCTCCATTTTCAGGGATTAGTGGACTCAATCTGTTTGGCATCTTCGACAACCCCTGGATTCTCTCCATTCATTACCAGCAACGTCACGATTAAATGCAGTGCGAATGGGAAGTCTTCATGTTCTTTATTACGGATAAAAAGATTCCTTTTCAGCCAATGCAGATTAGGAGTCGTTAATTCCTTGCGGCCTTCTGGTACGTCCATCTTATCCAGACTCATTCGCAGGTTTTTTTCGATGGCTTTCATTTTTGATTCTCGCGTTACATTTTCCACAACGAAGGCATTGAAGACGGACGCAGTTTCCATACACTTCAACCACCTCGTATTTATGTCCAAAAATACGGCAGAGTATTTTCATTTCTTTGCATAGTCGATGATGTTAAGGACCAGTGCCGTCACCAACAGCACACTGAATCCAAGGTTAAGAACCGCCGCAAATAGGAGAGCATAGATACCCTGAAAGAAACCTTTATCGGTATCCAAACTCATGACGCGGTTCATGCGAGAGACTTGGTTGTAACCACCATAGAGCATGGTTACAACCGCGCCAATCAGCCAGAGCCACCAGAGATTAGCAATGCTATCCATTACTTCTTGCCTTTCTTGGCCTTAGCCTTGACCTTAGCGACAGGCTTCTTAGCCTTAGCCTTGACCTTTGGCTTGACCTTCACCACCGTCTTCTTAGCGACGGGCTTCCTGTTATTCTTGAGAACCACCACCTTGACCTTGCTCTTGAGCTTCGTCTTCTTAGCCTTAACAGCCTTAACAGCCTTAACAGCCTTAGCCTTTGGTACGGCCAGCGGCAGGACCGTCATTGACTGCGGCACTTCTTCTTCGACACGCAGCCCAGCGGCTTCGTTAGCTTCATCAAGGCTCATATTGTGGGCAAAAACAACCTTATTGTTGTTGACAATATAACCCTGATTAGTTGGGAACATAAGTGTCAGAATTTGGGCAGCTTTGTCCACGTCTACTGACGTGCAGGTTCGCTTGCGGTCCCCGTTAAGAATGAAAAAATTAATCATCTTTTTGCTCCATGTTGTTTGCCAGTTCGTTCAATTTAGTTTGCACTTCCGCAAGATCGTCGCTCACTAGAGCGATTTTCCAGCGGGCCTTGCCCCGATCCCTGATTTGCTTTTTGTCTGGCTCATAAATCAATTGAAGTCTGCGCTTTTTGGTAAAAAGCACGAACTTCGGATGTTGCGCCAGCAACTCAATGTAGTCATGCGGCTTAGCCATCGTGAAACTCCGTTAGTCGATTTCATCGTAAAATTCACCAACGTTGATAGCCTTATGTTCGTATGACCCGTCCTTAAAGGATGCCATTTCAATCTTGCCATCCTTGATTACGTCTACGAACACCCAACAATTTCGTGGGCAAAAGCAACGGACATATAAGTATCCGTCTTTCTCCATCGCCCAAACAGGGATATTAAACCTGTCATAGTCAGGGCGATTATCGGTTTCAAAAAGTCGCAAGTAAGGATAGACCTTCTCAAAGTCCATTCTACCCGACCGATTGAACCCTTTTTCCAAGCCAAGACAAATGCGGCCCACCCCGCCCATAAAGGTAGATGGACGCCAGTTTTCGCAGGCAAACCAAGTATGGTTGATACCACTCTTCGCAGTATCTTGAGTGACGTTCAGCTTATACTGAGGACACTCTTGAGGGTCCGTGCCGTGGATGCAGCCTGGACATTGGAAGTTGTCAACCATTTCTAGCTGAATCTTGTTACCTTGAATGGTACAATTGGAATTAGCGTCCATCACTCAGCCTCGATTGTTTCAACGGCGTCCAGAGAAGGTTTGAGAGTAAAAAAGAACCGCTTCATACCGTTGGCATTCAAGCGGGAGATACAGAGCGACTTATCATCCCGCGACACCCGCAAGTTCGGGTCATCGCACAACGATTCGAGCAAGTAAGCCATCAATTCTTCTTCGCGTCCCTTGATTTCTTCTGGTGGAACGTCGAAGTTAGAATTAATCGGTGATTGCGTGAAGGCAATCTCAGCAGGAACATCCTTCAAAGGCGTAGGAAAATCCCTGTTGATAAATGAAACCACCCGCTGGCCCGCCACCTCCATTACATGAACGATAGGCTTATGCCCATCAACTCCAGGCTTATTCCAGGTGTAATAGCCATTCGGCACCGTTTCCTTGTTATGCTGCATTGCCGCCTCCTTGAATATTATCTTACTACGGTTTTTCACTTTGTCAAAAACTGAGTTCTACAACTTGGGTAGTATGCGGCTTGAAAACCACGACAAATTCCTTCTTAATCGAAGGGTTATCGCCATTCTCAATATAAACTGGACACTTGAACGTGTCGCCACTGTTTTCCCATGCTCCCGTATCCTTGACTACATCAGGCTCAAAGTCATATTCCCCAAACAGCCGATCAGCCACGCCCAAACGCTTAGTATAGAAAAGCGTCTCAGCATTAAGCAGCTTGCAGTTGTCGGATGGAATATACCATAGCCCATCAACCTTGCCACGTCGATCATGGAAGAAACTATTAGGGCCAACGGCGTCAGCATGTTCCTTAAACAAATCAGGCCGCTGCTTCCCCCACTCATCGCCGCTCTTAGTTTCTCCTGGCTCAGCATCATGGTCAAACTCTTGCTGTCCATCTTCAAGATGGATGAATTGAGCTAGACCTTCCTCAAGGGGATAGTTTTCATCTACGAAGTGATCGCAATGCTTGCACAAACTGTATTGAGTATTATCCATTAGTACCTCCTACCCTGTTTGGTACAATTGCAATTGGCCACTCAAACCCCATCGCCCGAAGCTCAACACGCGCTTCAGGACAATCGTTAATAAATTCGGTCAGTGCCTTGATAGTGGCAATAGGCGGGTCATAACCATGAGTTAAAACCAGCCTATTGCCAAGGTCCATCAAAACCTTTTTCAGATTCGTTTCAGGCATTCGGATACTTCTCCCTCAGCAATTTCAACTGTGCAATCTCACGGTCCTTGGACTTTTCAACTTCCTCCGCGTATGCAGCTAGTTCACCTTCATCCATCGGGCGCTCACCAACGACGTGCAATTGCTTAGTATCATCGTAGGTTTCCCGCCAATCCAAACGCAGTTTAGTAAACTTGACGGTTTTCTTATTAACGCCATCAAGATACTTGGAATACTTGCCGAGGTTAATTTCTTGTGGTTCTTCAAGATACTTCTTATAATTGCCGTATTCAGCCATAAAGCGATTCAGGACTTCTCCAAAATCACCTTCAAAGTCATAGGTGTCCATAGTGCCCAATGACTGGCTTGCCGTCTTGTTCCCGTAATTGTAGTTAATCATAGTCAGGCTCCATTGCTTGTTCGGCAGCTTTGCTACAAATACGGTTAAAATAGCCTTCTAGCTTAACGCTATCATTAACCATCTTGTCAAATTTAGCCGTAAGTTCCTTGGACTGTTCAGGAGTCAGCTTCTCTAAATCCTGAGTGATATTGCCATCTTCATCGTATTGACGATAGCCAACCACTTTGAAGATGATTTCTTCACAGCCGCCACCATCTTCTGGCTCACTGTAGTATGGGTCCGCAGTAAGTACGGCTGGGGTATAAGGAACGTATTCGTATTCGATTTCCAAATCGAATGATTCGCCTTCCTCTGTATCATACTCCCACTTCATCTGGCCTTTCATGTAGCTCCCTTCTGAAATCATCTGCAATGAGGGCTAAAGCCTTCTCTAAATCGTCCTTTTCACGCCAGATTTGACGTGCCATGTAATTGAAGGCAGATTTAGCGTAGGTGACGCCACGCTTCTCACCCTTAACTTGGCAGGCTTCAATCCACTTAGAAATCTCAAAGCCTTCTGGCATGACAGGGATTAAATCTACTTTACCCTTCTCGCCAGCACCAGTGCCAGGGGTGCATACAATCATTAGCTCACCACGATTAACAATAACCGTGGGTTCTGGCGTCTCTTCCTTCTTCTTGATTGTAAATTCAGCACCGCAATCGCATTTTGCCGTGCGTAGGGCGACTTCTTTACCACAGGATTTACAAGTCTTCTTGCCTTTTGCCATTACAGGTTTTCCGCCATGTTTTTTAGAAGCCAAATTAACTCAGTAGCCTTATTGGTCCAAAGAAGATGCAATTGCTGCTTCTTATCAGGATCAAATTCATTGAGATAATCGTCATATTTACGACGAAGTAACTCAACGCATTGCTTTAGCTTCGCCCCAATCGCTTCTGCTTGCGGACCAGCTAATGGCAACATTCGTTCCGTGAAGAGATTGACTCGCTCCACGATCTTGTCAAATTCGTTATTGGCGGCAAAACTGGCTTCTGGATCATACATGGTTTGGTACAATTGCAATTAGGGTTTCCTGAAACAAAACGAGAGATTGGTGACGTAATCTCTCACCATAAAATCAACCTGTTCGGCAACACGTCCAGGTGAGTGATTGCCGCCGCATTCTGCTGGCGTATGATGGTCTACAAGACAATTACATTCCTCGCACCGAGGACATACTAACTCGACCGCTCAGCCAAACCAGATGTAACTACATTTCCAACATCGGTATTCAAACATATTGGATTAGTCTTGTAAAGGAACTCAGTTAGCTCAGGGTCTAACGATTCCAGCCACTCAATCTGGTTGTCACTCAACTTATAAGAACCATAACGATTCTTGCCCTTGATGACTTCCAATTCGCCTTCACCGCAAGCGCACCAATAGGTAGCACTTGCTTCCATGCCCCGATGATTCAGATACACCATCGCTGGCGTATCAGCACCAGGGTCATTAGGAACAACACGCTTACGGTCTAATACGACACGCAGACCACGGTATTCCCAAATAAGGAATTGATCGTCCTTTTGAACAACCTTACTGCGGGTAAATTTCGGCATAGTAACGTGATCCCCTGAAACTATTCCAAACCTTGTCCAAATACTCTACAATGGCCTGGAATGCTTCCCTGGATGTTATCCCCTTGAGATTGATTTCGTAATCACCCGTATGCAAAGTGTATTCGGTGATTGCATCTGTTGCGTCAAGCAATTGACTACGAGCATTGCGAATCAATTGCTCAGTTTCTTTCGCAGTTAAATCCCACCGTTTATTAAGCGAATCCCCCGCCGCTGTTAGCTCGAACAGCTTACTTTCGGGATTAAGAATCAGCTTGAATTGAATCTGAACCATTTCTGGTGGCCCCTTATGCAACAAGAGCTTGTGCATAGCTCCAAATGGTTTTGGCGTCCATATCTTCGGGCAACATGCCCTTCATAGCTTTAAGATGCAATTTCAATTCTGGTTTAGATAGTCTTGGCAACAGCTTGAAGGCGTCTGTCTGGTCCTTATCTCTACCAATAATGAATTTCATAATGGTAAGGACAACTGGATCAATGATTGGGAATGAGACGCCGCCGATAGTGCCTGTCTTAGCTGTCTGCAAGACATAGTGATTAAGAGCGGTATTACCTTCATTGGCGTCCAAGAAATCCGCGTCTAATTGCGGCACGAAGATACCACCAAATTCACCAGTCGAAGCGAGTGGCTGGAATGGTATCTGATTCTTTTGCAGTACCGCCTTCACCGCATTGAGATTGGGTGTAAGGAAGTCAAAATCAGGAGTTAGTTTGCGGTCTTGGGTATAATGACTTACCGCAATACCACCGATAATAGCACCTGGAATGTTATTATCGTGGACAAATTGCATGGCATTCTGTGTCTTGGCGATGGCATTAGGGTTCAAAACCGCCATTTCCTTGAAAAGAAATTGCGATTCAAACAGCGTAGCATCAGCCAGATTGACAGTATCATTCGCCATACAATATTCCTTGAACTTCCTCATGCTATTATCTATGCTTCTAGTTTGACAACCCCGTAGATGTTTTTGAAAGGAATGAAGCCAGATGCACCATTATACAGCTTGGGATTAGGTCCAGCATCCTTCCAACAAATCCATTGAATGCCGATCTTCCTGCCATGATACTTGCATAAGACTTGCTGGCAATAGCCATTAGCTTCCTGTTCCTGATGCTCCCAAGGCAGGACGGTATATGTCTTGCCTTCTATGGAAACAGTGGTTTCAAAGCCCTCTCTGAGCGTTTTGATGGCATCATAGACGGCTTGTGTTTCTTTGCTCATACTAACTTTGGTACAATTGCAATTAGTCGCGGTCATGTTCGTGGTAGGGAACATGATCGTAGTCTGAGTCATACTGACGCCGCGATTGCCGCTGATAAAGCTCTAATTGCTGACGGAGTTGCTTAATAGTCAGTTTTAGCTGTTCGTTCTCTTTTTTTAGTTTTTCTAGCTCATCCATTATCCACACCAGAGAATTTCACTTTCTTGCCAAATAGTCTTCTTGTTCACTCGGAACAGGTATTCGTCTTTCTTCGTGCTATGCTGCTTGAGCAAAACGTATAGTTTGATGGCCATTTCTACATCATAGGTGCCGTGGACGCCTGTTTCCTGCCAACACTGACCACTGGCGCTAAACTCATGCCAGATTGCTTCCTTAGATTTATACAATTCCGCCGAAACCCAGGCAGCATCAAAACTAAGCGTATGCCAGTCGCTGGAGTTCCTGTTGCGAAACTCAATAATGTAGATTTCAAACTTGCCATCTTTGCGCAGCATGATCTATTATACCACAGTTTTTCTTGTTGGAAAGCTGTATTGGTTGGTACAATTGCAATTACTCAGGTCGCCAATGGTTGTATTTTAGGTAATCTACAATCTCCGTTTTCTTACCCTCTATAACATACTCTTTACAGATTGGACAAAATACGGAGTCAATGCCGCATGGATATGCCTCTGGATGCTGGCACGTTAATTCAACCACTAGATCAGACTTATCCAACGCCAAATCGAAATCCAATTCTAACTCTAAAGATAGTTCCTTAATGTTAGATATTAAATATCTTAAAGCTTGCTGTTCGTCTACATTGTTGGCAACCGCTAATTCAGACAACAGTAATTTTAGTTTTTCTATCATTTCTTCTTATAGGCATGAATATTCCCTAATTGGCCAATCCACCGCCAATCAGTGCCTGGACCAGTGCCTTTTTCTGATTCAGTAACGACCCAATAAGTACCTTTATTATAGTAAAAAAGCTTGCTAGTGCTGGCAGTAATCTTAGAAACGTCAGCATGAAGCAAATCGGCCAAAGTCTGGACTTTTTCATTCATTTTCAAATTCCTTAACCTAAATAGGTTTATGAGAACATTTAAGGAACACTGCGACATTATTGATGAGGGAATAGTAAGAAGTCTTTTCGACTCCGAATATAGATCACTACCCCCAAAGATTAGAAGAGACTACGACATGATGGATCAGACTGCACACGCGGCTATCCAGCAGTCAAAGGAGGCTAAGAAGATTTCATTACTCCAAGCCATACAAGAGTTTATGGCAGAAGCACCTGCCAGAGCGCAATGGAAGAAGTATAATCAAATGGCAGGGTCAGAGCGTCAAGCTTATGGGGTCAAGCCATCGCAATATAACTTCGGCTTAGATTCAACAGGTCAAAAGCCTTATCGTCCATAACGAGCTTCTCTTAATCGCTGTTTAACCCAGGTCATATCGACTTCAATAGCCCCTAAAGACAGAGCAAGCTGCCTCCTTTTAACCGTTAGGTCATAATGTGGCAGCTTTCTGTCTTGGAACCAAGTTTTCTTCATCCCTATTTTATTTGCAAACTCATGCAGTTCCTCTAATGAATCTGCAAACATATGACAGGATGAAGTCCATCGCCACCCCTTCTTAGGCGTACATGGTTTAAGAGCGTCAATATAGACCATTACCGCCCCATCATTACATTACCACTAGCATCCACGCTACCGCCGACATTACCGCACTTGACACTACCACTCGCGTCTACATTGCCCTTAACGTCACCGCAACTCACTGAGCCACTAGCATCCACTTTACCCCCGACGTTACCAGCGATAGTTGCAGAACCGCCTGCATCGACATTGCCAGCAACATCACCATTCACGGTGACACTACCACGGTCAGTTTTCAGGTTGATTAGACCACCTTCAACAACAATCTTCAATTCGTTGCTGAAAACGGCGCTATCTACCTTGCAACCATTAACAATGATTTCATTATTAACGACGGAGACAGATGCTCCATCGGGGACTTCAACAGTAGTACCATTAACAGTAACTTTCATTATTTGTTCCTAGTAGTTTGATGTAAAAATAACGGTTATAGAACTCAATGAGCGATTCCCTAGCCTGTTGCGAAGGAATATCTTTGAAACTGGTGATAATAGGGTTTAGTCCTAATATATTATTTGACTTTTTGTTATCATAATAACTATTAGGTTCTTTCATATTAAGAAAGTCGAACACCCTGCCAAGGTTTCTGCTTATGTTATGGCGATAATAGTCCTTTCCTAATGAGTTTTTTTCTATTAGTTTATTCCACTCGACGTAATACACGGCGGCACGGTCTATTGGGTTGGCATAATTCAATATCATCGGAGCGTGCTTATAAATGAATTTATGATAATCCTTCATATCTTCATTCTTTACACAATCCCGCTTAAAGTAACCAAGCCCATATATGAAAGAATTTATAACTTCCAAAGGATGCCGAAATACATGTATTACCTTTGCGCCGTCAAATGCGGGGTGCGATAAGAACGGTGCGGCCATGTAACTCGAATCAGCCTGAATATTTACAATGCCGTTGGGAAACCAGATTTCATCTTGCCATGTTGATAGTTCAGAAATCAAGCTGACCTTGAGCGGGTCTGGTTGTTCCAGTCTTTCCAGTGCCCGTTCTAAACCATGATAAGAAAAAATGGTTTCATGGCCGCAGTTTATGCCCAAACTTGTCAAAAATTTGGCAAAATAAACTGTTCCGCATCGTCCTGTTCCAGTAACAATGTATTTTAGTTTACCCATATAGTCATATATTCAGCATTAGAACAAATCCTTAAACAGCTTATCCATTTCCGCAAAGATATTGTCCATTCGCTTGAACGCGCCATCTGTCTTGTCCAACTTCTCTTCTGCCTTATTGAGCCGATCTTCGGCTTCCTTCTGAGACGTGCCACCATCGTTAATAATGGTGCGTTCACGAATGACCTTGCCATCCTTGTCAAACTCTCGGATGACTTCCTTGCTAACTTTGGTAATCTTAATCGTTTTGGTTTCAAACATGTTTCACCTATGGGGATAACGGTTGTATTCATCAATCAAGAACTTAAAAGCATCCAAATGCTCCTGTAAGTCCTTATCAGACATTTTCTCCAAATCCTTGCCCTTCGTAGTACGCACGTCCTTATGCCCACGACCTTCCCACGGCGGGCCATTGACCATTACGGAATAAGTTCTGCCCCGTGGCGTAACTGAATGCCACGTCATGGGTTCCGTAATTTCATAACGACACCATTTCGTCAAATCGAGGGTCATTACATGGTCAGGCTTCTCAATATTGGACTGAGAATAACCTACACCCATGCGATAGCCGCCACTCAAGATTAGGAAAGCACCAGGCCAAGGGTGAGGATGGAAGAATGATTCTTCTTCTTCGCAAGTATCAAACCTATGAAGACATACGCGAACATCTTCAAGCTGCGTATGCACCCGATAGGTGAATGGCTTACGACGATTAACAATCAATGAATCCCACTTGCTCTTATCATCGAGCAGCGGTAGCAAAATCTTTACCACTTCGGCCAGTCTGTCCAGCATTTTAACTCCTATATCATATAGCGGGAAATAGTCAATCCCGCTTCCCTTGCCCACTGGTTAAGCCAGTATTTATCACTGGCGTTTGCAACAGCATTGTATTTGCCGCGAGCCTGAGTGATTGACTTATTGCTGTTGCTGACTTCGATTGTCAATCTCTTATCAATTCCAGCGATAGAAACCTCTTCAAACTTCCAGATTGAAGTTCGCCCTTGGGCGCATGAGCCTGCATAGGAACCAACGCAGTGCTTCATGGTGCGACCTTCTGTAACCAATTCCTTTTGGGTACAAATCTCTTGAATCATGCGAACCACATTTTCGCGTTCGCTCTTGCTATAGAAGCCCTTAATACCGCTGGCTGGCCAGGAGGTGAAGCCGCCCTTCTTTTCCTTGCCAAGCTGCCTATGCCACGCTTCAACCTGATTAAGCATAGATTCGGGATCACGTCCCTTCATGCTCAAATTAGGCTGAGCGCAAACCATATTGCCGTTCTCCATACGGCATGGCACGAACTTCTGATTATGAATGAAATCGACAATCGGAGCATAATGCTCTACGTCCAACATTGGATGCTGGAGCAGCCAACGGAATACGCTTGTCCAAAATTCATTATTGTTGAAGTCTACAGCAATTCTAGTTTTGAAAAGCTGACGAACGAATCGTTCGTTGCCGCCCATGTTCAAAACTTGACCATATCGAATCGCCTGTGGGATATTAAAATCCTTCGGCGCTTCCATTGTAAGGTGAGCTTCCTTCTTTGTCAAAGGAATAGGCAACCCATTCATCGTGCGAATGTTATGCCCTTGCCCAATCTGAATAAACCAATTCATATACAAGCCCCCAGGTCCACCCGTCCAGGCAGAATCCATGAAAGCTGGAATATAGTATTTTGCAAACAAATGGCGGGCAAAGGAAAAAACCTGTTTTTGCAGGTTATGACTGGATGGTTTCCAGTCTTTAACAGGGCGAAGTGCATCACCTTCATAACGAGCCAGATTGGTCAATATATCAATTGGTTCGGTAGTAGCCTGTCCGTTGTATCGTGGTGGCTTATCAGCAAATTCAATTCTCAAATCAGCAAAGTGAAGGAAGATTTCCTTTAAGAATTTCGGGTTAGGGTGTCCCGCTTTGGCACTGATTACGTTTTTAATCTTGCGTTCGCCGTTACTGTATTCTTCCCCATCGAATACAGCTTCAATTGCCGCTGGGAAATTACGGACTCTTTGCGAGAGAATATAAATAGGGGACGGTGCCCTCTGTTTCTCCGTCTCTTCCAGAAGGCGGGCGCGGTCCCTCTTCGCCCGTAATTCCTTCTTTTTCATTTTGTGGGATTTCTGTGCCCTAGTGTCCTTCATAAATACTCTCTATTTACCCCTCATATAGCTTCTTAAACAAACTTTGATAAAGCAAATTCGGGGTATAATTTCCAGTATGTTCCCTTTTAAGCAGACTAATCACTCCAAGATGGGCCGAACGCTCATCCTTAGTGTAACGGTGACGGGTCCGCTTCTCTTCACGATACAGGATGCCTTGCTCTTGAGCAACCCCTAATAGAGTACGAAACTCCAGGTCACTTCTTACAATACCATCCTTAGACCCCATTATCCACCGATACAATTCATCCATTACGAAATAATCCATTATATTAGTCTGCAAACTACGCTTGTCTACATTCTTAAAGCAGTCCTGGCATACCGCAAAAGAATGAGCCTTAATGTTAAAGCTTTCGCATATCTTCTCAATATGGGGATAAGTGATAGGAAGGCAGCTTTTGTCTTTGAAGCAAATGCTACAATTTGCTTCAAAGCAACCATCTTCATTTGGCTGCACTTCTTTATCATTTAAGAAGAATGTCATACGAGTAACCTGCAAACAGGGATTGCG